ACAAACAAATTCAATTGATTCTTCACAATATAAATGGTTTGTTAATGTTTTAAATTTTATTAGTAGTAATAATAATGATATAAACCAAAAAGCAGAATTAATTAAATTTTTTCAAAATAATTTTTTAGGCTTGGATTATGGTGATTTTAATAGTAATGAAGAATTAATTAATTGGTGGCTTTCACCTGAACAACAAGAATTTATAAAAGGTGAATTAAATTCACAAGAAGGTCAAATAAATGAAATAAACATTATTAATCCTAAATATACACATTTTGCAGTAATGAAAGACAATAATGATATTGTAAATGGTTGGGATTATAGAGATATTGAACCAGTAGAACTTCGTAACTTTAAGAAAGATTATTTTTTTAATGATATTACTAATATGGGAATTGACCCACATTCAGTCAATATTGTTACTGCTAATTATTTAAAAAGTTCTGGGATTAATCCTTTTGATACTAATAATTGGAAACGAGATGCTAATGTAAATGAAAATATTAATGAAAATCAAGAAGGTTTTAAACGTTTGATTGTTTTTTCAATTTATGACAAGAATAATGATTATCTTGGTGATTTAGACCCGATGGATGAAGAAAATAATTATCATATTCAAATGAAATCTGATGTAATGGCAACACCTGAATTTCAAAAATTTGCAAAAGAAAAAAATATTACACCAGAACAAATTGGTAAAATATCGAAAGATTATGAATATACAATGGATGGTAATCCTTTAAGTACTGAATATTATGCCCCTAGTGAATCAGAAGAATTATATGATGAAAAAACTAAAACATTTTATAATAATAGTGGTCAGCAAATGCGTGACTCATCAGAATACGACAGCAGTGGAGAAGGTTATACACCATTTGGTGATGAAGGTTATTAATAAATAAGGGAGGTTAACCTCCCTTATTTATTTTTTTAAAGTGTTTATTTTTTATTTTTTCAAGTTCTTCACAAAGTTTTTTATGTTGTTCTTTTGATTGAATACCTAAATCATCACCATATTCTGAAAATATTGAAAATGTGAATAATATATATTCTTTTTCTTTATCTGATAAATAAATTCCCTTTTTTGAAAATTGATATAATGCCAAAGCAAGTAATAGAATTATTACTATTAAGAATCCTATTAATATGTATAATATTGTCATTCAATATTCTTATTATTTTTTTAATCCTGTAAATAATTCTGCTTTAATTGTTGGATGACATTCATAATTAGTCAATTCAAAATCATCAATTGTTAAATTAAGAATATCATCAAGAGAATTTAATTCTTTCTTTATGTTCATTTGTGGTAAATCATATGGTTTTCTACTTAATTGTTCTTTAACCATTGGAATGTGATTCACATATATATGAGTATCACCACCAATCCAATTTGCAATTCCGGGAATCATATTACATGCTTTAGCAAATATTATAAGTAATAATGACATAGAAGTAATGTTAAAAGGACAGCCAAGTGCTGTATCAACACTTCTTTGATACATATTTAAATCGAGATAAAATTTAGGAATATTTGTATCGTTTAAATCCTGTAACCATTGTTCATCAGTGTCCCAATTCAATTTAAATTCGTCATAAGTCTGACCCTCATAATTTGCATAAATTTTAATTCTTTCTTTTAATGATAATGGTCTTACAATAAATTGATAAAGTAAATGACATGGTGCGAGAGCCATATCTTCAAAATCAGCAGCATTCCAAGCATTAATAATATGATAACGACTATATGGATTTGTTTTAAGACCATCTAATACATTTTTTACTTGGTCAACACCATTTTGATTACGCCATTGATAACCATAAACTTTACCTAAATCACCATAATTATAATCACCAATAACACAACCTTCTCCATTTTTTATTATTTCAATGAATTCTTCAATTGTTGGAATTATCGTCTCTTTTAATCCAAGAGGGGGATTATTTTTATTATATTCTTCAGCTTTCTTTAAATACCATCTATAAGCATCAGAATTCCAGATATTTACATTATTATCGACAAGATATTTTACGTTTGTATCTCCACGTAAAAACCATAAAAGTTCATGTACAATACCTTTCCAATACATTTTTTTTGTTGTAAGTAATGGAAATCCTTCTTGTAAATCCATTCTAATTACCGCATGAGATATACCAATTGTATTTGGCATATTTGCTCTACCACTTTCTTTCTCGACACCATTAGCGAGAATATCTTCAAGTAAGTTTAAATATTCTTCCATAATTAATTATTTTATAATAATTTACCAAATGCATCATCATTATTAATTTTCATTTTTCCTTCAGCAATTAATTGTTGTTTTGCTTTATCAAGAACCATACAACAAATATTTCCTTTATTTTCATTATGATATTTAATAAATTCCTTATGAATTTCAGTTGTAGTTAAAGCAATTATTTCTCTTGCTTCTTTACGATATTGTATAGCAATTTCATTATTAATTACTTTTCTACATTCTTTAATTAGTATTGTTTTTTCTAAATCCTTAATTAATTTTAGACTCATAATTTTAAGTTTTTCTATATTAGTAATTATGGATGTCCTTCATCTTTATATATTCCACAAACACAAGGCATATCAAATTCAATTTCATTATTTTTCATAACAAAATTAATTGAACTTGTTTTATGATAAGGATTTTTAAGAACTTTTATGTTTTTGTATTTAAACATGACATCAGTTTCAAATTTAGGATTTTCTAACATTTTTAACCATTCAAATAATTCTGGTGAAGTTACAATTAATTTTAATTCATCTTTATTCTTTTCAAGAAATAAATTTAATTTATCAACATTATTTTTATTTCTTTTATAAAATTTTAATTCGTGTATTTGATTATCATTCATATAATTGAATTGTTAATAATATTATTTCTTTTGGGTGTTAAACCCTTCCAATTTAGATTAGTTTCCACCCACCACTAGTTGATATTGTTACAAAACCTTGGTGTTAAACCCTTCCAATTTAGGTTGGTTTCCACCCCATTTCAATTCCTGCCTCTACAATTGCACGGTGTTAAACCCTTCCAATTTAGATTAGTTTCCACCATCTTCAATGTTTCCTACCTCATGTTTATTGGGTGTTAAACCCTTCCAATTTAGATTAGTTTCCACCATAATCACCAATTTTTGAGCTATACAGATGCGGTGTTAAACCCTTCCAATTTAGATTAGTTTCCACCCCTGAAGGAGAATATTTGAAGGGATTGGTTGGTGTTAAACCCTTCCAATTTAGATTAGTTTCCACCCAATCTTGAATGAAATCCCTGATTTGCTCGTAGTTAAGACCAAATCTTACTTCAAAAATTTGCCAAATAAGTGAATATTTTACCCAAAGTCTGCCATTTTTCCAATCCTGCTGAAATAACCAACAATTATTATTAGAATCTGGATGATATAAACCATCTAATTTATAATAAGTTATTTCTTTTTCACCAGTAATTTTAGCTACAGTGTTATTAAACATTTCAAATAAGAAATCTGACATTGCTTTAGATTTATCATCCTTATTTACAATGGGTTTAAATTTGATTAATTCAAAAGTAGAATTATCTTTATCAATTTCAAACCCATCAGGTACGTTAATCTTTATTTCTTTTTCCATATTAATAATTTATTTAAAAGTTAATTTTATTTGTTTTTTATTTTATTATTTCAATTAAACTAAAATAATCGGTTTTCATAATTTATCTATTATCTCCACTTCCATGTATTGTGCCTTGTTCATATCTTGATTTTAATTTTTCAATATTATATGCAGCAACATCTTCTAATTCAATTCCCAGACTATCACACATTGAAGAGATATACCAAAGAACATCTGATAGCTCACTTTTTATTGCTTCTACATGTTCTTGAGTAATTATTCCACCATTATCTCTAATAATTTTCTTTATTTTACCTTGAACCTCACCTGCTTCACCTAATCCAAGACCATCATAAACAATAGATAATAATATTTTAACATCAATTGGTGTATTGGGATGTTTTTCTAAAAATTTATCTAACGATATTTTAAAAAAATTTGCTTTTTTTTGATATTCTTTAAAAGTTGTTATTATCATTACTCATTTTTTTAAGTATTCCTATTGTATTAATAATTTCTTGTTCCCCTTTATTTTGAACTGCTTCTATTTCGGCACTATAATCCTTTACTAATTTTTCATTAATTTCTCTAATTTCTTTAATTTTATTTAATGCAAAACGTGCTTGAGAACCATATTCATCCAAATCAATGGATGAAATATTACCTCTTGATTCAGAATAATTTGTTTTGTCATAGTTTTTTTTATTAGCATAAAATTCTAATGCTATTTTAAGCAATTCAATTAAATTTTCATAATCTTGAGTACTATTCATTATCTTCTTCTAATTTATTGTTTTCAACAATTTGTTTCAAATCTTTAACTATCAATTGTTTTATTTTATTTATTATGTTTTGATTAATTGAATGATATCCAGTAATACAACTATCACCAATTCTTATTTCTTTGCCAACACCATAATAATCTTCATAACTTTTATCTAAATATGGAATTCTAGTTCTAAAAACAATTTCAATTGAATTATTGGATAATAGTTTAATTAAATCATTAAAATCGTTAATATATTCATCTTTATCATAAAAGACATTATTATGAAATATATTATTCGTTATTTTTGTCATTTAATTGTGTATTTATTTTATCTTCAACAATTTGTTTCAAATCTTTAACTTCATTAGGATATAATGTAAATTCCTTACGAACTGAATGTGCTTTATTGTTATTTATTTTTTGATGAAAATATTTGCCTTGAGATTCAGCTTTTTCGAATTCATCATATTTTTCAAAACTGATATTGCTATAAGAATATGTATGTCCTCTACTAAATGCAATATAAAGTCTTTCATTTTTAGGAAAGTATGTGATTTTTAATATATTATCAGAATTAAAAACCGCTTCAATATAACCAATTGTATTATCTTTATCTTGAAATTCTTTTCGTTCTATAAGCATTATTCATATTTTATGTATGCAAATGTAATTAATTAAATATTAAAAAGCAAGAGTATTATAATTTTTTAAAACCGACATCTAAATCAAATTCTTTTATTTCTTGTTTAATTATATCTATCCCATCACAATCATTTACATATTTTGAATCTAAATTTTTTAGAATAATTTTACATGCGTCATCAATATTTGATGCAACACAAATTTTATCATCATAAAATCCGATATGATACAAGCAAAATTCTCTAAAAACATATAATTTATTCATAATTTTTTATTTTTCATTAATCATATTTTAGAATCATCATTTATTTTAGAGTTATCATTTATTTGTAAAATTTCTTTCATCATTTATATCTTTTTCAAGCAAAATTCTTATTCTTTTTGAAAGAGAATAACCATTTTTTTTACAATGTACTCTAAATTTTTCAATTAAAGAAATATCAATTCTAACATTTAACATTTTTTCCATATTGTATATTATTTGCTTTACGTAAATACTTACAAATGTATTAAAAGTATATATAAATTGCAAGTATTTATCTAAAAAAGATTATGTCACTTCCAAAAAAAGCTAAATTAACTATTGATACTAACCCACCAAAAATAGGTACTAACTATCTCGAATATGGTATGGATAGAATTGCTGATTTAATGAAAGCAACAAATACTGAAACTAAATATCTTCCAAGAACTATTTTACTTGAAAATTTAGACCAAGCACTTTTTGATTATGTTAATCAATATGGCATGAAAGCAGTTATCGATAATAAAGAAGTGCCAACATTTTATCTTGACAATGACCGTTGGGGTGAATTTAGTAAAACTTGGAGATTTATGGATGGAGACCACAATGTTCCAACTCCATATATTACTGTAAGACGTATCGATAAACAAGCTGGTACAAGACTTGGAACGATGTATCGTATTCCACAGCCACGTAAATTCAGATATATGAATGTTCCTATATTAGATGAAGGTGCGGTAATTTATTTACAATTTAAAATGCCAGAACCAGTTAATGTTGATATGATTTATGAAGTGGCATTATTTACCAAATATCGTGTTGATGTTAATTTATATGATGAACAAGTATTAAAAAACTTTGCTTCACGTCAAGAATATCTTACAATTAATGGAAATCCAATGCCATTATTATTTGAAGGATTTGCTGAATCAAATCCTATTGAAAATATTGATGGTGATAGATTTTTTGTTAGTAAATATGCTTTAAAAATCTTAGGATTTATTCAAGACGAAAAAGAATTTCAAATTGTTAAAACTCTTAGAAAACCAGTTATTGGTTATTCTGCTGTGTAAGTACCATTAGTAGAATCGAATGCATTTCCTGTTGGATAATTTTGTTTCATATTATTAAAATCAGATAATGCATTATTTATCTTACTTGCATATGAAGAACCATATAACTCAACTGCATTAATATTTGGTGGATATGCTAATGTTAAACTCCAAGTCATTGTAGTTAAATTTAATGCTGCTTTAAAATATAACTTTTCTGGTGTTTTAAGTGCTTGATTATCTAAATTATAAAATAATTGAATTACACCATATTTTGCATTAAAAAAACTAAATTTAACATATCCTGTAGTATGTAAATTAATATATGATTGCGGTATATACCAATAACTAAATTGATTTGAATGATTAGTAATATCGAGAACATAATTTGCTGTATTACCATTTCCAAGAATTTTTGTTAAATAAGTGGTAAATATTTTAGTTTGAGTATTTGTATCATATGTATCATAAAAATCTAAAATAAAAAAACTATTGCGAATTGTATCTCGATTAAAATCTATTTCATCTTGTGTAAATCCTGCATTTCTAAATAAACTATTATTGGTATTATTTACTACAAAATAAAATGATAAATTATTTTGAACCGAATTTTTAAATCTACGCACTTCGGTGTCATTTACAGGATTAATAAGTTCATCTTCAGTATCAATTGTTGAATTATCTATTTCTTGCTGATATCCAGTTAAACCCACATTTGAACCCAAACTGAATTTTAAATTCAAATCAAGATTATTAAATTTTAATGTTTCTTTAATTACTGACATGGTGCTCCTATATTACTTAAATTTGTCGTTGGTATTATATTCAAACTACTTGCATTTTGACTGAACCATATTTTATTAAATCTTGTTTTTGTGTTTAGTTCGGTCATATCAGGAACTATTGATAAAATAATTTTTGAAAATAAATACCTTCTTTCATTTACAAATGGATAATCAACACCAATTCCTGTTAATGGGTCTACATATCCTTGTGGTAAAATATCACGCCAGACAAGATTACCATTATTATCAATTGGTGTAGCATAATCAGGTATTGTTGTTATAATATCATATGAAGTACTACCAGTATTAGCACTATCAAGTTCATTAGAAAAATATCTTAAAGTAAATGGAATAAATGGATTATATTTCCAATGAAGTGTACCTGTCTCTAAACATGTTGTTGAAATATAATATGTTTGTCCCGATTCTTGTGTTTGAAGAAATTCAGTTTTATTATAATTTATTAAATCACCATATACTGTATCTCCAACAATTAATGGTGTTGTATTTAATAATGTTTGAACAGGTACTATACCAGTATCCCAATAAGTATATTTAAGAACTTCTGTTGAACTTGGAATATATTTAGCATATAGAAATAGTTCGGTTATTGGAAACTTAAATGCATCAAAATATGTTGAAACATTAAAATCTTTTTTAAAGTTAAATGCATAAGTTTGTTCACCATATATATTATTAGAAAAACCTGCTGAAAATAATTCAAAATCATCTGGAGTTGCAATTACATCAAAATATCTTGCAAAAATAGATGAAGAAAGTTGTGCATGTTTCATTGATGGTTTAACTAAATAAAATTCAAATGAATTTTTTATTGTTTTAGAATTACCGCTAAATATTGGGGTCATAAAATCTTTAAATTTGGAATAATTATTTATTAATCCATTTAATAATGACATATATTCAATTCTTCCATAAATTCTATATATTGTATTTTCTTCTCTTTCCAAATTAAAAACATCTGTTTCATTAACATCATCATTAACATCATATCCTGTAAGTTCTGATGTATGGTTAAACAATTCAATTTTATCATAAGTATCTACATTGACAGAATTAGTATTTTTCTGACTACCGAGCAATATTTGAATTTTTTTGTCCATTTATTATAAATACCTTAAAAATTTTTTCTTGTTTTTGTAACATTTTTAATGGTATTTCGTATATAATAGAAAAATGATTCAAATTGTTTAACTTAAAACTGAAAAAAGATGAAAAACTTAATTTATTTTATTCTTGCAATAACCTTACTTAGTGTAAGTTGTAGTAAAAAAGACGATGGTAATGTTACTCCTCCAGTAACTAAGCTACATAGTCAATTATCTCCCGATTCCCTATATATAGGTTATTGGCATTGTGATTCAACATATAGAAATGGTATGTTGGATTTAATTGATGATGTAAATTCCAATTTTAATTTTAATGACACTACGTGTATTGAAACCGATGATAATAATATAGGTGTGAATAATGTTTATGATAATTGGACAATATCTGGAACTACTTTGAAATTAGATGTAAATAATCCAACTATATTAACTATTGTGTCACCACCTGCTAATGGTAAAATGGTATTATGTGATGGTTGGAATACCCATTATTTGACTAAACGATAAAATATTATGACATCAAAAAACCCTCTTAGATTAAGTTTTAAGAGGGTTTTTATTATATAATATTAAAGTCAACCAATAATTGCACACAATCATTACCATATATACCTTTAAACAAATAAGCTGTTGGTAATTCATCTGCGAGAATATTAGAATATGGTGAATAATCATCCCAACCATATAAATAATAATGTTGTGGTGGTGTAATATAACCGCTTGGTTTTAAATTTCGATATTGATAATATTTATTTGAAACAGATAATTTTGTTGGATGATTTTTATAATATTTATCATATGAATTATAATCATGGTCATAACTATTCCATTTTCTAATATTAATACCTTTTATTGGAATTTGGCTTAATAATGTTAATTCTCCTGCTGGAATATTAATAAATGTTGTTTGAAATGCATCTCCTCTTAATATATTGGAGCTATCAGTTATTCCTGCAAATAATTTTTGATTATTTGGTTGAATAAAAAAATCGTCACTAGTATTTGGAGGACAATGATAAACATCAGCAACAACTTGAGTTCTATCTGGTATAGTAGGACTAAATGCCCAACCATAACAAGGAAAACATAAACAAAAGTTTAACCATTGTGCACCAAAATATTTATTACCTTTATTTTTTGCTAAACCAGAATTATCAAAATGAATAACATTAGGTGCAAAATCGTATGTAAATTGACGAAGATTAGGATTTGTAGAACCAGTTGTAGGAGTACAGCCAGTAATATAATTTTGTTGGTCTGTTAGTTCCTTTTGTGTTATATAATCAGTACCCGCAGTTTTAAACCAAGAACCTGCTACTGAACCATAAACACTATTATCTGTTGTAAATATATTTTCAGTATTAGGATTATAAGGTATTGCTATTGGAGCACCAATTGCATGTTTTGTTGGGTAAAATTGAGCTACGCTATATACGCCACCACCAGTAAATGTATAATATTCTTTTCTCCATAAATCATTATCTGGTATTCCAGTTGGTGAGTTAGTCGGATTAATTGATTTATCTCCATTTATAAATGTTTCATCATAATGTAATGGAACTTTTTGTGGTATTTTAAACCAACCCCTTGCTTTATATTGTGGATGGTCTCCATTATAATGTGTTGACCAAGAAGAATTTTCAGGTAAATCAGTAAGGTCAGGATATTTAATTAATATCATACCAAAAAACTTAGTAAAAACACCTGATGTTGAACTATCATCAACAACTGTTTTTTCACCAGTTGGACTTGTTATTACTTTTACTCTATTACATGGAATGTTTAATAAAAAATCACCATTAGTATTATATTCAACATATTCTGTTTTATCTAATTCTCTAATTTGACTATTTGGGTCGGCATTTACCCAATCTATATCAATATCTCCATTAATATTAACAACAATTGGTACGTCAGTGGTATATGTAAATACACTAATAATTGGATTAGCTGTTCTATATGTTCTAATATCCATATTATTTTGAATATCATTATCAGAATCAGATAAACTATAAAATCCAGAATTTGTTGTACTTGCATTGGGGTTACCAAAAATATCATACAATCCCATTGTCATGGTTGTGCCAAATATAGTGAATGATGATGATAATATTGCTTTTATTCTAAAATTCAATTGAGTTATACCGATTTCAAAATTCGTAGTATCTCCCCAAAAAGGAATTATATTGGCAGTAATTTCTTGTGTTTCAATATTTGGTAAATCTGTTAAATCAATTGCTGGTTTTACTGCAGATGCATTTTTAGTAAAAAGATTTGGCGAATATCCGGCATTTATCATACTTGCAGGTGACATACTATATTTACCAATATCTGTAATATCAACACTAAGATGAACTGTTTGTGTACCTATTGGTACACCAAAAATCATATAATCACCAGAATCATTTGTTAATGCGGTATATTTATAATATTTTTTATAAACATTTAAAAATGATTCATTTATAACTAATTCAGGTTTTATTGGAAATGAACCGAAAGGTTGTTTGGGTTTATATGTATGAGTTTCCTGATTGAGTTCCGAAACACGTGGTAGTAAATTATATCTTTTTCCTTCATTATTTTTATCTCTAGGTGTTTTATATGGATAGATACTATATATATTACTATCTTCTGCATCTGCATCGGTTAATGGAATAAAAATACTTATTTTGGCATTAGGAACACCAACGCCATCATTTGCTGTTACTCTACCAACCAATACACCATAATCAGCATTAAAATTTTGATAAGCATCTTCAGTACCAAGATTTAATGTCAGAAATTCAAGTGTTTCAACATCTTGTTCAAGTTTTACTCTTATATATTTATCTTGACCTTTAGTATTTGTATTGCCTGTGCCTAAAAAAATTCTTTGTGATTTATTCATTTATTTATAGTTTTTCATAAATACTATCATCAAGAAATCCTTACTAATGTAAATTATTTTTAAAAAAATCTATGAGAATTTGATGAAAAATAATAATTTAATAAATTTTAATTGAAAACTTTATAAGTATTTTTAGATTTACTTAATTCATCTGCAATACTATTTTCTTTTCTGGGTATCCATTGAAGTGTAATAATATTTTTCTTTCTTAATGCTCTGTACAATTCTATTGCTTGATGTGCATATGGAATATATAATCCTTTCTTTATTTTCCATAATTCCAATGTTTGCATAATAACTAGTTTACTATCACCGTAAATATTAATTCTCACACCTATTTTATTTTTCATTAATTTAAAAATCATTATTAGTGCAAGATATTCCGCAATATTACAAGTATTACCAATTTTTGCTTTATAAAATCTAGATTTTTTAAATTCTTTATCTTTACTTGTAATATAAACACCCAAACCCATGTTTCCGTTGGGATTCTTGGGTTCACAACTACCATCAAAATAACAATTATAGATTTTCATATATACTTATAAAAATATTTGATTAAATATTAATACCAAAAGTTTTTTCAAATTTCATGTTACCACAATCATAAATTTTATATATTTTATTGTCTAAAATGTTTTCACAAATTGATTTATTTTTATCATAATTTTTTAATTTAATAATATTTCCTTTTCTAAAATTAAAACGATGCTGTCTTAATTTTTCATTTATATTAAAATATGTATATGTTGGTTCATTAACACTAATCAATTGAAATCCTAATTGTTTATATAAATTACCTTGACTATATCTTCTATCAGCAAAAGATATTATATTTTCGGGTTGATATGTATTTATAAAATATTTTAATAATTTACTTGCACCACCAGTTATTTTAGTGTTTAGTTTATTACAAAATCTATTTAAATTATAATAATTTTTATTATTTTCGTGATTACCTAATCCAATTCTCATTTTTTCAAAAGTCATAATCGACACCAATTCATTATTATAAAATAATCCAATTTTAATATTACTACCAACAAAACCTTGTAAATGATTGTTATTTAAAAAACTATGAATTAATTCATTATCATTAATTTCTTTAATTTGACATTTACGAGCAAAGATTTTATTCTCAATAATACCTAATTTAGATTTTATAATACTTTTAATAATTTCTTTTTTATGTATCCATTCATCTTCAAAAATGTGAAGTAATTGAATTCCTTGTTTTTCACATTCAACTGTTTTATTTAGATGATAATTTTTATCCTTAAATAATTCTGAATGCCAATATAATCCATTAAATTCGATACCTAATTTATAATCAGGAAGATAAATATCAATTTCTTGTTTATTTTTTAATATTGGTATGTTTTTTATAATTGTTTTAATATTTAATTTATTATTAATAAAATCACGAATTTCATTTTCTAATATCGATGCATTTTCAGAAATGGGATTACATTTTGTACAAATATTTTCATGTTTATTGAAAATAAGTCTTGAATATAATAATGATTTAGAAATTTCAAAATAATTATGAATTTTACAATAATTTTTAATTATAACAAAATGATTATTAATTTTTATATCGTTTGAATTAATATTAAGTAAATTTGAATATTTTTCTTTAAAATTATCATTGATTACGTTGTGTATTTTATTAATTACATCTATGGATTTAGATGGATTATCTACACCATATTTTAGTATGGAAGTTATTTTACTTTTATCTCTATTATTATAATTTTCATCACCATATCTTATTTTTTTTGTATTTTTTACATCATCTTTATATTCTTGAGTACTACTATATGACGTATGATTATATTTTTTTAAATTTGTTTGTTTTATTTTTTCTTTAACTTTTTCATTTTGAATTGAATATTCAACGCCATATTTTTTTAAGTTAGTTTGTTTTGTTTGTTCTTTAATTGTTTCGTTTTGAATTGGATGTTCAACACCATATTTTTTTAAATTAGTTTGTTTTGCTTTATTATTAATTATTTTATTCTGCATTGGATTTTCAACATTATATCTTTTTAAATTAGTTTGTTTAACTTTTTCTTGTTGAGATTTTAATTTAAGATGATGTTCAACACCATATCGTTCTAAATTAGTTTGTTTACTTTTTTCTTTAATACTATCTAATTGTTGTGGATGTTCAACACCATATTTTTTTAAATTAGTTTGTTTTATTTGTTCTCTTTTTTCTTTAGAAAGTAATGTATATTTAAATCCAAAATTTTTCATTGATGTTTTTTCTCTTTTGATTTTAATATTATTGTCTTTTCCAATACATTGCATTGAACAATATTTTGAAAATCCTTCACTAATTTTTTTAAATTTAACTGGTTTACCACATATTACACAAATAGGCGGTTTGGATAAATCATTTAATATTAAATAAAGCATTGCACCAAATGAAATATTATAGTTTTTAAATTTGTTATAAATTAAAACATATAAATTATAATAATTTTTTTTAAAAAACGATTCTGTTAATCTTCTTTTAATAATAATATTATCATTTTTTACGATTTCAAGTATTTTTTCCTTCATAATTATAATTAATTTATCACAAATATAAATACTTTATCTTTAAAAACAAAATTATTTTATTTTTTATTTAAAAAAAATTTTAAAGAATTTAATATAAAAATTTTAAAAAAAATGGAAATTTAATTGAAAAAATATATAATTTGATAAAATCTGGATTTATAGACAAGAATGGTAAGGTGATAATAATTATAGTAAACCACCTTTTCAATTATTTTTTAGTATTTATTTGAAAAACAATAAAGCATTGTATATAAAATAATAATAATAATGAAAAATAAAATAATTAAATAACATGGCAGATTTTGTATTCACCTCTCCGGGTGTAAAATTTAAAGAACGTGACCTCACATTTGTTACTAGAAATGTAGGTATCACGACGTTAGGTCTTGTAGGTGAGACACTTAAAGGACCAGCATTTGAACCTATATATATTCAGGATTCAACTCAATTTTCAAATACTTTTGGTGGGCAAAGCACACAGAAACTTTCAAATGGAAATTTTCAATATTTATTACCATATTATGCTAATTCATATCTTGGTGAAACTAATCAACTTTGGGTAACCAGAGTATTAGGACTAAGTGGATATGATGCAGGTAATGCATGGGCAATAACATTGAGTGCAGGTGTTGACCCGACAACTGTTGTATCTGGTGGAACTCCTGTAATTTCAACTCATACATTTACAAATAATCAATATTTGGGTGTTTCGTTGATATATCAAGGACAAACTGGTACATATTCTTCAGGATTTACTAAAGGTATTAATAATACATTTACTGAATATGTTCATACGTTTACTGCAACCACATTAAATAATGTTGGAAGTGGTACGACAAAAGATAAAGTAACATTATTTACTGGTGCTTCATATAGTCAATATGAAAATATGGTATTAGCTGTAATTAGAAGTAGAGGTGTTTCAACAATTCAACCACATGGTGTCCAACATACAACATTTGATACAACAAATCTTACTATAAGTGGTAATACCACAAATATTGGTTCAGGTGATTTATTTAGTCAATTTACATTAAGGGCATATAGCACTGGAAGTACACAATATTATACAGTATCATTAAATCCAAATTCAACTAGTTTTTTACCAAATGTAATTGGTTTAGAACCAAAAGATAAAAAAACAAAAATTTGGGTTCAAGCAGTATATCCAGACTTAATCGAAAAATTAGATGCAGAAGGTATTGGTTATGGTATTAACACAACATTAATTACAGCCACTTCAAATAATTTCACAAATTATAAAATTGGATTTCAAACACCTGAAACTCCTTGGGTGGTATCTCAATTAATGGGTAATCATGTTAATAGATTATTAAAATTTATTAGTATTGCAGATGGTGATGCTGCAAATCAAGAAATTAAAATTAGTTTTGCTAATATTAATCCAGATACTTATGAATTTGATGTAGTCGTTCGTGATTTTAATGATACTGATGCAAATCCAGTTGTATTTGAAACATATACAAAATGTACAATGATTCAAGGACTCAATAGTTTTATTGGACAAGTAATTGGTACTTCTGATGGTCAATATACTTTAAGAAGCAATTATATTATGGTTGAACTTGCAGATGATATTCCAAATGATGTATTTCCTGCTGGTTTTGAAGGTTATGAGTTTAATGACTATGCGATGTCAGCAACAAGTGACCCAACAACTAATGGTATTGCTCCTAAAATTTTCTATAAAACAGAATATAGTGAAACAGATAAAGTAAGTAAGGTATATTTAGGTATTTCTGAACATGGCTATGATAGTACTAATTCAACTGGTAGTGGTATTAATCAAAACTTTTTTAACTATGATGGTCAAGGTGGTTTTGCTAAATCTAAAGGTTTCCATATGGATTCTGGTGCAACCGGAATTTATGTACATGGTACTGAAATTATTGGACAGTTTGAGGTTGGTGCAGGACAAATACAAACATACGTTGATACTGACGATTCAAATAACCCATATTATGATATTAAAACAAGGAAATTTACTTTAGTTCCTGCTCGTGGTTTTGATGGATGGGATGTTAATAGAGGTATAAGTGGTGAAGACCGTTCAAATGGTGATGGTTATCAACAAGGTGGTATGTATAGTGGTTATCCCGGTCATCCTGAAACAATACCAGCAAATGACTTTCAAGCATGGCAAACTGCAATTAATACTTTTTCAAATCCTGAACAAGTTACAATTAATCTTTTTGCAACTCCGGGTATTGATTGGAATAATAATAGCATTTTAGTCCAAGATACAATAGATATGATTGAACAACAAAGAACCGATTCATTATATGTAATTGATTCTCCAGATTCTGATATACCTGTTACTAATAATGGTAATGGTGGTGTTCCTAATGATGTTCAGGCAGCAAGTGAAATTATAGGTCTACTTAATGATATAGATATTGACACTAGTTATTCATGTACATATTTTCCCTATATTCAAATGAGAGATAGTCAAAATAATATTAATGTTTATATTCCTGCAACTGGTGAAGTTGTAAGAGCAATGGCATTTACTGATAATGTAAAATTTCCTTGGTTTGCACCTGCTGGTTTAAATCGTGGTGTAACTAATGCAATTAAATCAAAATATAAACTATCTCAAACTGCTCGTGATATTTTATATGCAGGTAGAATTAACCCAATGGCTGATTTTGCAGATTCAGGTACTGCAATCTTTGGACAAAAGACTTTACAAGTTAAAGATAGCGCACTTAATAGAATTAATGTTCGTAGATTAATACTTCAACTTAAAGTTCTTATTTCAAATATTGCAATTAGACTTGTATTCGAACAAAATGACCAAACAACTATCGACCAATTCTTAGCAAAAGTAAATCCAATTCTTGATAGTATTAAGAGAGAAAGAGGTTTGAATGACTTTAGAGTTAAAATGGATAGCACAAATAATACTCCTGAAACAATGGATAGAAATGAATTATATGGGGAAATCTATTTAAAACCGACAAGAAGTTTAGAATTTGTTGGAATTACATTTATAGTTACCCCTTCAGGTGCATCTTTTGCTGATGTCGGAGCATAATTTATGATTTATAAAATTAAAAAGACTCACTTATTTATAGTGGGTCTTTTTAATTAAAAAATAGAACATCAATTCTATTCTAAATTGTTTTCAAATATGTAAGTATTTATTAGAAAACATAAAAATAAACAGAAATTAATTAATAATTAAATATTATGGCAGGAGAAATGATAAGAACAATTCCGTTCAAGTATGAGCCTAAGAGAGTTAATAGGTTCTTTGCGGAATTCTCAGATACAATCGGACTTGAAGTATGGCAAGTACAAAAGTTCAAAAGACCTTCATTAAAAATCAATAGTGTTCCAATTCAATATATGAACGAACAAAACTATGTAGCTGGTAGATATACGTGGGATACAATGTCAATTACATTTATTGACCCAATCGGTCCCTCTACATCACAAATTCTTATGGAATGGGTTCGTTTACACGCTGAATCACTCACAGGTCGTATGGGTTATGCTGCAGGTTATAAGAAGGATATTTATTTAAAAGCATTAGACCCAACTGGTGTTGAAGTTGAAAAATGGACACTTGAACAATGTATGATTACATCAATCGATTTCATGGATAATGATTATAGTAGTGATGAATTAACAAACATAACGTTGGAGATACAACCGTGGCGTTGCATTTTAAACCTCTAAGAGATTAATTAAACTTATAATAATGTCACAAATTTTTACTATATTTGTGACATTATTATTTATATTCGTTTAATTTATGGAAAATATTAAAAATTTTTTTCTTACCAACAATAAATCTGGGTATAAAACCAATGAAAAATGGTTAAATATTAATCATAATGATTTATATTTAAATATAATTCATTTTTCGACAAATAAAAACATTTTATTTGTCGAAAAAATTTATTTGTTTATTAATAATTTAACTGATGTTCCCAGATGCCCTATTTGCAACGAATATGTTAAATTTATTGGAACTTTAAAACGTGGATATAATAAATACTGTTCAATAAAATGTTTAAATAAATCTGATGAGCATAAAAATAAAATAATTTCAACATTTCAAAATAAATATAATTGTAGAAGTCATAATCAGGTTGATGAAATTAAAAATAAAAAAAGAATAACATTAATTAATTCTTATGGCGTTGATAATCCAATGAAGAATAATAATATAAAAAAAAGACAAATTAATTCTCTTATTAAAAATTATGGTGTTGATAATCCGATGAAAATTAAATCAGTTATTGAAAAAAGAAATAAAAATATTGAAATTGGTGAAGAATTAAATATTAAAAGAATGTTAAATAGAATTACTGATAATACTATTATATATATTGGGCATAATTTAGCTGAAAATAATAATGTTAATTTTCATTGTTTGAATTGCAAAAATGATTTTAAAATAAATTCTAATTTATTAACATCACGAATTTCTAATAATACTACCATTTGTACTATTTGTAATAAAAATAAATCATTTTCTGAAATACAAAAATCGTTAGAAAATTTTATTACATCATTAAATATTAATTATGAATCAAAAAATAGGGATATTTTAAATGGATTAGAAATTGATATATATTTACCAGAACACAAATTAGGTATTGAAATTGATGGTTTATACTGGCATAGTAATAAATTTAAAGACAAAAATTATCACCTTAATAAAACTAATTTATGTGAACAACAAGGTATACAACTACTTCATATCTTTGAAGATGAGTGGGTTAATAAGAAAGATATTGTTAAATCTATAATTAAAAGTAAATTAAGTATTATTGAAAATAAAATATTCGCAAGAAAATGTCATATAAAAGAAATCGATTCATTAATTTGTAATAACTTCTTAAATGACAATCACATACAAGGTAATATTAATTCTAAAGTTAAAATTGGTTTGTTTTATAATAATGATTTGGTATCGGTTATGACTTTTGGTAAAAAGAGAGTTGCTATGGGTAATAAAACCAATATTGAGGGAGAGTATGAGATGCATAGGTTTTGCAATAAACTTAATACTCAGGTTGTTGGTGGAGCAAGTAAGTTATTAAGTTATTTTATAAAAACCTATTTACCAAAATCAATTTTAACATTTGCGGATAGAAGATATGGTCAAGGTAATTTATATAAACAATTAGGATTTAATTATATAAAAAATACCCCCCCCAATTATTGGTATATTTTACCGGGAGAATTGAAAAAATATTATAGATATTCATTCAGAAAAGATGTATTAGTTAAACAAGGATTTGATAAGACCAAAACAGAAAATGAAGTAATGATTGAAAGAGGATATTTGAGAATATATGATTGTGGTAATATGAAATTCATATATTAATAGTCCTTTTACACTGCTAATTCAGCAATTCTATTATCTATTAAATTTTTAACATAATATGACCTATCTTTAGTTTCAATAATTTCATAGTTATCATTATTATGTGAAAACCAAACTATATATGATTTTCCAAGTTTAATGCCAGTAATTTTTTCAATAATATATTTATACATTCCTAATTGTAATGAATATGTTTCTAAATCACAATCTTCTAATACACAAAGTTTATCAAGTAAATGTTTACTTTTATTTTCTTTACTAAATTTCTTATTTGTTTTATAATCCCAAATTTGAAATTCTTTTATTTTGATATTATAAAATAAAATATCAAGCATTCCACCAATCAATGATTCTTTATCATATACAACCATTTCTGTACGAATTGGTATTAATTTATTATGCACATCATTATAAAATCTATCAACATGTTTTTTTGTTGTAAGATATTCATTTAGTACAGGGTCAAAACCAAATTCATTTAAAATTAATTGTTTTGGATATTCAAATATTTTATTTTGAAATAAATTTTCGGCATAATCATGAATTGCCGAACCTTTAATAGTGCCTTTTTTATTTATAAAATTCCATGCCCTTTTAATTATTCTAGGACTTATATTGAGTTCATTACTTTTATAATCAGACCAAAATTCTTCATCAAAATCTTCTTGATATTTATGAATTAAAGTAGTTACAGATATTAACTCCTTATTATTAATATAATATTTATGTGGTTCGTCATAAAATGTAATATCATTAAATGATGTAAATAATTTATTGGGTATTTGAATATTCATAGATTACAAAACTACAAATTAATTAATTAATTACAATGTTTTTTTGTAAAATTTGGTCTAATTGTAATTGTTCCAATTTATTAATGATTGCTGTTTTATCAGCAGGAAGTACTGAATATCCATGAATATGATTAATTATTGCATCTCTAAAAACATTTAATGCTTCGACAATAATATCTCCTCTTCCAAGAGGATGTCCTTCATTAAATATTTTTGTTCTATCATCAGCAGTTAATCTTGCTGCTTTAAATTGTGGATTTCCTGTATGTGAAATTAGTGCAATTTTATCACTTGTTATTATTGTATTACTATAATAACAAGTTGACGTATTGTTTATAGTAGTTGTATTATTTTTTATTGGTTCAAATACCATACTAATTTCTGCAGGATTTTTGGTATTAAGTTTTAATATATTATCATTTTCATGTTTACCTGCTCTAATATGTACTTCATTTATCCTTAATATTACATCTGTATTAATTCTACCAATAATTGCAATATCTGTTTTTATTGGAAATACTCCATCTGCATCAGGATATGTTGATACTGCTTTTTCTGGATTAACTAATGCATAATTTGTTGTAGATGTCGCAGTAAATTTTGAATCAAATCCTATTTTCTGTGATTGTGATATAACACTACCTGTCCAAAATCGACTCCTCATGGGTAATTTTATATCTTCGATAAGAACTCTAACCATTTCACCAACTTGAGGATATTGATAAATAAATCTCGGTATTAATGGATAACACCAAGGTAAATCGTTAATATCTGATGTTCGATTATCTAAATCAGGTATTTTTACTTTAATTCTACCACCATCGGTATCATCATCAATACTCATAACCTCACCATAATATATAGTCCTTTGCAGAGTAATTGTGGCTGACTGTTGTTTGTTAGGATTACTTGTTTGTATGTAAGGTTTATCAAACATTCATTTATATAGTTATTATTTCAATAATTGCAACATAATTTTTTTCAAGTTCATCTAATAATACAAGTTTTTTATTGATTAATTTTTCAAGTTCGTCTGCTTGAAAACTATATTCAATAATTTCTTGCTTTAAAGCATCGTGTTTTGCTTTAATATCGTTACCCATTTTAAGCAATTCAATTGGTGTATATTTAGTATAATCTTCCATAATTTATTGTATTACTCCAAATGCAGATGCTATAATTATTGTTGAACCGAATACTGAAACCGGTCCTGATGGTGAAACACCTGAACCAGTAATTGTTATTCCCGGTGGAATTGCCACTGTAATAACTGCATCCTGTTGAAATGCTTTAATTATTTCTTCAATTCGAATCCTTTCCATAATTTCATCAGGATTAACTCCACCAGAAGGTAAAACACCAACAGGTAATCCTGCTTCACTTTTTCTGGCAATAATACGTGATGCAATTTTAGTTGGAGATAAACCCGGACGTAATGGAACACCAATTAATATCATTGGTGTTGGAATTGATGGCGGTCCTCCAAGAGATGAAAGACTTAATACTTTATTAAATCCCCCAATAATAGAATCAATACTACTGTAATCAATTGCCATATTATTTATTTTTTATATTTATCCTGTTAAACTTGATGCAATATTACTCGAACCAGTTAAACTTGAAATTATATCGATATATTGGTTTATTTTTTCCTTAACTACTTTTTTTATTACAGGTGTTAATAATTTTATTAGATATAAAATTGCTAATGCAAAAATAAATTCTGCAACTATTTTCATTATTTGTGTTGCCATACATTTAATACATGTTTTAAATTTTTTCATATCCTCATTTGGATTAGTAATTAATACTGCCCCATTATTTTCAAAAGCACCCATTATTCCCAATAACACTCTAATTTGTGGTGCAGTGGTTACTGCTAACAACATTGCCATCGTAATTGCACCAATTATTTTTTGAAAAAATCCATCTTTAATTGTTTGTTTATTTTCTGCAGATGTTGCAGTATTATTACTTTGGTCGATTGTTGCTTCCACTGCGTTACCAACTGCAAATGGGTCTGTTGACCCTGATATTGATGAAACTAAATTTTTAAAATCGTTATATGATAATTGTGCTGGTATAACGCCACAACCCATATCATAATTAGTAACACCGTCAACCATTTCACGTGCTTTTTGAAGTAAATTAGCATAATCACTTGGTGAAATTGTGAACGAATCATCATCATTTAATAATTGTTCCAACATTTTTTGAATTTGTAATTCATCATATGTTTGTTGTATTGTTTTATTTCGTTTATTTGTAAGCGTACCATAAATACTATCCATAGTATTGCTTACAATTTCTTTTTGGTCAAGTATTTGTGCATTATCAATATAATTACTAAAATAATCACCAATATTTGAACCATTACTATTATGTGGTTTAATATTAAAACTATCTGATGTAGAATTATAATTAATTATCATATTATTATATGGAGTATCTGTACCAGAATTTAAAATAGCATCATGTGCAGAACTGTCAAAATTTGGTGTGGAAGTATTATATAATAAACTACCTTCACTTGAGCTTTTATCGACTTTATATTTACCAGTAGTATCAACATTTTTTACTGGCATTGTAATACCATTTGATGAATATGATGTAGGTAATGCTTCATTCGAATTTGAATGAATAAACTGTTTTTTTAATGATGTTTTTAATGTTGGTTCGGAATTATTAACAACTTTTGTAAGCATTTGTCCCACAACTAATTTTAATGCTTCACTTCCAGCAACAGTTTTTAATACATCAAGTAAAAACGGAACGCTATCCTTTTTGTTATTAACAGAAGGATATGAATCAGTTGATTTTGGTGGGGTTTGTTGTTGATTTAACGAAGTATATGCACCAATAGTAGTAAAAACACCTCTTTTATTGTCAGCTAAACTCATAATAAATTATATATTGTTATTTTTTTCTTTTTTCTCAACTTCATCTGCAACGAATTTAAGTAATTCATTTCTTCTGTCAGTTGTTACTTCACCCTTTTCTTCTTCTCTACCACTTTTATTATTATTAAATTCACCAACCTTATTATCAAAAACAACTTCTTTTAGATAACGAAGTAGCATGATTTTTTGGTCTTGAATTTTTGATTCAGCTAAAATTAATTTTACAATTTGGTCACCAATTATTTGAATTTCACCGCTTTCTTTTACTTTAGTTTCCCATTTAGTAAAAAGTCTGGTGATTTTTGCCTTAGTGTTGTGGCTATCGTTGTAGCATTCTTGAAGTAGTTTATTTACACTTTCTTCATCAAATTTTAATTGTTTACGGGTTGGTCTCATATGCTTTTATTGTTATTGTACATATAAATAGTTATTATTTATATAAATAGTTATTATTTATAAAATTGAACTATCATTTTTATAAAGAGTGCCGTAAAACCCATCGGTCTTTAGCCGATGGGATGTAAGGCACAAATTAGAATTATTTTTAAAAATATATTTCATTATTATTTATATTAACTATTTTATTAAAATAAAATGAAAATAAATTTCAAAAAACTTTGCGGATTGTAAAAATAAGTGTATCTTTACAAAATGATATGTTGTGTGTCAGGGACTGATTCGCAACTAAAACAAAAAACGGAGTAAGGCGTTACCATTAGGTGAGTCTATGACCTCCGAAGCCAATCCCATCGCCTTTGGCGTGGGTGGGTAGTTCACCTTTGTCGAAGTTCTTTGAAGTATTGTTGGTTGGTGATTAATTGCTTTCACCATAAAACTTAAAGCAAAACGTAACACTGAACAGTTACAAAGTAACTTTAAATAGTTACACAAATCAATTAATTTGATTTTAAAATTTAACATCGTTTGGGACAAACGATTACGGGCATCGAGCAAAAATAAGACTTCTAACTCCTTGGAGCAGTAAGCATAAGCGTTGAAATGTCTAAAATTCATAATTTAATGTTTAAATTAAATGTTATTTTATGAAGCCCACAAGTCTTTAGCTTGTGGGTAGTTCACAACCATTCTATTTTATTGCTGGTTACAAAATAATGGGCATGATATGGTTTTTCTCCACTCCAATTACCAATTGAGGGTCTTAAAGTAATTTTATTATCATTTTTTGTTAATATCCATTCATTAATACCTAAAGGGGTGACCGATTTTTCACCACAACCACATGCGCATAAATGAATCGCAATTTTAAATTTTTCAGAAATATAAATTATTCCATTTTTTAAATCTTCCGGAATTTCATCATAATATTCTGGTTTTATTTCAAATATTTTAATCATCAAAGAAATCAGTTTTTTCTAAAAAATATATTTCTTTAAATGGTTTAATACCAATTCTTATTTCTTTTGTAGATAATCCTGTTTGTTCTTTTAAATATAATAAAATTTTATTTTTAGCAAATTTATTTGTGACTCTTTTATTATATTTTCCTTCTGGTGTATCTTCCATAAATAATACTTGCCAATTTTTTAATACATTAACTATTGCATCGCCAACAATTTTTTCATTTTTTTTCATTATTGTATCATTATCAATTTTATCTTCAATTTTAAATATTACTGAATTTATTAATTTTTCAAGTTGATGTTGGCTTTCTGTTTCAATTTCATAAATATATTCAGTATTTTGATTAATTTCATCAATATAATCATCAAAAGATAGATTAATTTTCTTTTCTGTATAACTTTTTTTACCGTGGTCTTTATAATAGTTTCTAATTATTGTTTGGCAATAACTAAATGCTCTGGAATTAAATATTCTATAATTATGTTTATTATCTTCATCAATTAAAGATTTTAATTTTTCATTGGCATCTACAGCAAACCAAAACCTATAATTAACATCTAATTTAATCCATTTTTCAGAACCATTTTTATTACATTCAATAATAAATGGTCTATATTTAATCATATGCTCAATTAAATGTGTAAGAGCATTCGATTCAACCTCCCTCATATCATAATTACCAATATGAATGGGATATCGCCTTAATATAGATTGTATCATTTTTTTAAAAGGTTCAATAAGAATTTCATTATAAATTTTATTTTTTTCTTCTAAAGAATTTGAATTTATATAATCTATAACTGCTTGTTCTTCTCTTTCCGCAAAATACGGTACGCTAACTTCGAATTCGTTTTCATTTTCTTTCATTTATCATAGAATCATAATAATCAAATTATTTACTCAACAATTAATTTTTGAAGTCTTGATATATCAATTGTTCTATCATTAGAAAAATTAGATTCTTTAGCTGCGGTCTCGAACCAAAATTTTCTTTCATCAATTGACATATTTTTTAAATAATTGTCGAACATACTACCTTCACGTGTTGCTAAATGTTTATAACCAATTTTTGGAATTGAGAATATTTTACTTGCATTATTTAATGCCCTGAGTAAATATTCAAACATAAAAGCTAGTTTAATATTTGATTTATATTTACCAAGATTAACAAAATCAGATTTTTTAATTACTGCACCACTTAATTTAAAATCGGAATATTGTTTTAATGAATTAGCATTTAAATAACCCATTTCACCATTTTCACCAACAAATTGTTGTGCCCAAACAGTTTCGTTTGTTAATTTAATACCTTCATTTTTTTCATTAACTTCAATCATCATAGTTAGAAATACATCAATTTCTGGATATGTTTGAATATATTTTTCTACATTTCTAAAAAAAGTTGTACCATATTCATCATCAAATTCAAGTACTGAAAAATAATCAGTAGTTACTGAATCAACAGCAAGATTAATTTGAGATTGATAATCGGTTTTTCCTTGATTTTGTATTAAATTAAATTTAACTTTATCTTGATATTTATGAAGCATAGAATCTTTAAATGAAATGATTTCATTATCAAGATTTGATGGATACACTATAAGTACTTCAGGTAATTCAGTTATATTTTCCTGTTTATTAATAGATTCAATTGCTTTATCTAAAAGATTTGAAATCTGGTCGTTAAATTCATGTATTGGAATTATTATCGATATATTCATGTTTATTTTTTATTTAAATTTTATAATTATTTTTATAATACAGCAGGTGGTTCTATTGTATTAACCTCTTCTACTGGTTGTATTGCATTTTGAAATAAATTAATCCTTTGTGTTATATAATTAGAATAAATTTCAATTAATTGTTTTTCGCTATCATTTTGATTATATTTTGATGCAATTTTTTCCATTATATCATATAATTCAGGACTAATATTATCATCTAAAAACTTAATTAATACATCACCAGCCAATACAGGAAGGTCATAATAGTTATCAGTCCATACACCAGCACCTTCAACTGCTATAATTGGTGTGCCTTTTTCGTCTCTTTCAATCATATATTCAGGCATAATATCTGGTTTTAAACAAATTGGAATTGTACCAGATTTCATACATTCAAGAGGAAATGTACCAAAACTTGCAATTCTATCAATCCAAACCGCAGCAAAATTTCCTTGCAATCTTTTAGCAAAATCAACCCTACGCATTGGTTGTGGGGGTTTACTTTTTGTAACCATTGGGTCAAAGGTCACCCAACTATATTGTGGATATTTACTAAAAAATAATTTTACGAATTTTGAAATTTCATTTGTATTTCTACCTATTACTGAAATTATTGGTTTTTGTGGAATACTTGACCTTTCAAAATATTCGGGAATTCCAATATTATAAGTTTTAATGTTAAATTTTTTACCATAAAATACATCAACCCATTCTTTAAGTGTTACTGAAGTGGTAATTATATCATTTATACCAAATGAAGACCAATCAGTACCCGGAATTAATGAATTAATCATATAATCAACCGATTGTAATAAACCTATTCTCACACAAGGTAGATTTTTAGTTTGTTCCATTACATTTGAAAACACTTCAGGAATTATCATAATATCTTCAGGACCTACTGTTAATTTAGGGTCTGACATTGGTATGTGTTTATGATTTGTAAGTTCTTTTTCAATCCAAACAGGAATAACATAGTCACCCTTTTCTACCATGATTATAACTTCATATCCCATATTTTTTACCACTGTGGCATGAAAATAAAGTTCATATACACTTGCAACAGGATTTATAGATTCTGGCATACAAAATAAAAATTTTGATTTTTTATTTACGATTCTATCTAACGATACTTTAATTTTTTCTATTTTTTCTAATTCAGCAACTTGTGCTGTATTTTTCAATTCTTCACCCATTTTATTTATTTTTATATTTTATTATTTTTTCGAAATATTTATTATCTATTAAATCTGCAATTTGTAATACTTCTAAAGAACCACCATAAATATTTTCATTATATGGTCTTTTTAATTTAATTATTTTTTTTCCCCAAGGTGAACCATTTTTTAAAATTTCAGGGTCTGTGGTGATTAGTACATCAATGTCTTTCCACATATCAATTGCTTTATCAACAAATTTATAATTTGTAAATCTGCATGATATTTTACTTAAGAAAAAAAGTGTTGGAGGGATACTAAATCTGTTTTCAACATTCATTATAGTAAAGTTTGCCGAATCTGCATATTTTAATAAAAAATTATTAACATGTAAATCCATACCTTTATACATCATTGATGCTGCACCATGTATTTCAAATAAATAATCTTCATACATAAAACGATTATATACTTCACGTGCAGTTTTTTTTATTTTTTCTTCTTTTTTAAATAATAAAAAATCTGCTGGTGCTTCACCTGTTTTTTCATCCACTTGATAATCAAGTGGATTAACGTTTTCTGGGGTTTCTTCTGGTTCACGCATTTCTTTAATTATCTCTTCAGTGTCTTTCCACGGATAATATTTAAAAAAATCATAAACATATGGTTGCTTTTCAGGAATTCCTTCTTCCCCAAATTCAGAAACAAAAAATCGGTCCATTTGAAGCCATTTCGCACGCAATATTTCATCTATAACTATACCTACTCTTACTTTACTCATAATTTTTTTCTTTTTTTATTATCTTTTAATATATTTAACTGATATTTAAGATGTTCATTTAATTCTTTTATTAATTCAGTATGTTTTTGGATTAATTGTGGCTGTACTATATATAAAGGATTAATACATTCAATTCTTGTATCTACTGATTGTGTTGGAATTATTATTATTTCTCCTTGAAATGTCACTGGTATAATTTTTTTTGTAACTTTTTGGGTAAAATTTTCAATATCCTCACTACGAATACCTGCAATACCAATATAAATAACTAATATTTTATTTTCAATTCTTTTTTCCATATTTAATTCATTACTTTAAAATGTATTACTTCAATTAATATTAATTATTTTAAATAATATCAATTATATATGATAATACGAGTTTTATTAAAAAATCTTGAATCGTGACGAAAATTTTTTTCATAGTATTTATTTACTGAAAACAATAAATAAATATAAAAATTTATAAAATCATGGGAAAAGAAGAAGAATTGCAACCAAAAGAAAGTATTGGAGAAGTACTAAAAAAATATAAAGAAAAACGTAGTGAAGGTATAATTCCAACACAACCAATTTCTAATACTAATGTTATTAGTGAAATACCGAAAGCATCTACATTTAATCCACAAGAATTTGAAAAAACCATGATGAAAGAAACTGACCCTGATTTAATGACTTCATATGAAATTGTTAAATTACCTTCAAAGGGTTTATTCTACACAAATCAAATTAATGAAGTTAATGTAGAATATATGACTTCAAAAGATGAAGATTTACTTACAACTCCTTCATTACTTGAAAGTGGTATGGTATTAGATATGTTATTAAAAAGAAAAATTAAATCTGCTAATGTAAATCCGGAAGATTTATTACCGGGTGACCGTAATGCAATAATTTTATTTTTACGTAGTTCAAGTTATGGTAATGAATATACAGTACAAGTAACTGACCCAAGAACTGGTGTTCCCTTTAAAGCAATTGTTGATTTACTTCAACTTAGATATAAGGAAATGAAAGAAATACCTGACCAATATGGTTATTTCACTGTTGAATTACCAATGCGTAAAAAAACTGTCACAATTAGATTACTTACTGCTGGTGAAGAAACAAAACTTTTTAAAAAATCGGAATCAATAAAAGAAGCATATAATGAAGAATATAGCCAATATAATACTTTAAAATTAAAAGCACATATTGTTGCAATTAATGAAAAATCAGATAGAGCATATATTGATAAATTTGTTGATGCAATGCCAGCACTTGATGCATTTACTATTCGTAGGAAAATAATTGATATTAGTCCTGATGTTGATATGTCATATGAATTTAGTGCTAAAGATGGTTTTAAATTTACAGCAAATTTAACAGTGGGGATTGATTTTTTTTTCCCTCAGATTTAGCGGGTGAATATAAAAAAATGGTTAATGAAGAGATATATATTTTAACCAAACACGCTAAATTTCAAGCAGATTATATCGAGAATCTACCAATATATCGTAGGCGACATTTCTTATTTCTATTACAAAAAGAAAATGAAGAAATAGAAAGAATACAAGACCAAGCAAGAAATAAAAATAATTTTAGACCAAGAAAATAAGTTTATTTTAAAAGTGGATGAATTTTGAAATATTCTTCATTTATAAAAATATTCAATAAATTTTCCCTTGCAAATTTTTTAGAACCATTTTCAACATTTTCTAAAAATTCAACATAATATTTAGTAATGTGTTGAATTATTTCATTACCAGAAAGTTCTTTATCTTTCAAAGTTATAATATTATTAATAATATTACTCATAAATTCACCCTTTTCATGGTTTTCTAAAATATTATGTTTAGCTAAATCTTCTATTTCTTTTTTCGTGTATTTCATATTATTTTTATTTTTTGCTAATATATTAATTATTTTTTAATTAAACAAGTATTATATATTTTATATCTTTTTGTATTTATAATATATAATATAAATTATTATTATGGCTGATGATGGTAGAACAAAAGCAATGAAAGAACTTCTTGGATTAACTAAGGAGTTACAAACCACATATAAGAAGAATTTAGATATTGAAAAACAAGTAGCTGATTTACAAGAAAGAAGAAGTGAAAGACAATCACTTATTAATCAATTACAATTAAATTTTAATGATTTAAATGATAAACAAAAAGAAGTTTTAGATAAGTTAATTAAATTACAAATTACTGAATATAATAGTTTAAAAGATTTATCAAAACAGCAACAATTAATTAATGAACAACTTCAAAAAGAAATAAAAACCAGAGAAAAGATTGTTGACTTAGCAAATGGGTTAGCTTCTGCTTTAAAACAAACTTGGACTTTTTTACAATCACAAGATAAAATTATTAAAAGTACTATTCTTAATCTCGGAATGTCAGGTGCTAAAGCAGATATGATGAGAAATTCATTTGAACAATCTGCTGGTTTTGTAGCAAGATTAGGTGGAAGTCTTGATGATGTTCAAGGAATAATGGAAGGATTTGCAGATGAAACAGGTAGAGCACGTGTTTTATCTTCAGATATGGTAAAAGATATTGAAATGATTGGTAAAGGTACTGGTCTTGGAATTGAAGGAGCTACAAAACTTGGTGCTCAATTTGAATTAATGGGTATTGATGCTAAATCGGCAAAGGATTATGTTCAAGGTGTTGTTGATACTTCAGAAAGAATGGGTGTTAATACAACTAAAGTACTTAAAAATATAAGTGATAATTTTAAAAGATTACAAGGATATACTTTTCAGCAAGGTGTTAAAGGTTTTGCTCAAATGGCAGAATATGCTGAAAAATTTAAAATTAGTATTGATGCTGCATTAAATGCTGCGGACATTGGAAGAACACTTGAAGGTGCAATTAATATGGGAGCACAATTACAAGTTATGGGTGGAAATTTTGCAAAAATGAATCCATTTGATATTCTTTATAATTCACGTAATAATCCAGAACAATTTCAAAAAGATATTGCTTCAATGACTAAAGGTATTGCAACTTTAAGAAAAAATACTGATGGTACATTTCAAAAATTTATTAGTCCTGCTGATATGGATAGACTTACTCAAGTTGGTAAAGCATTAGGTATTAGTGCTGATGAAATGAAAGCAATGGCTTTAAGACAACTTGATATAACCACAATGGCTGATAAATTACAAGGCATGGGTTTAACTGCCCGTGAAAAAGAACTTATTCAAGGTGCTGCATTTTTTGATACAAAATCTGGTAAATATCAAGTTATGCTTGCTGGTGAAATGCGAGATATTAATACTTTAACTAGAGGTCAAGCAGAAAGTTTTGTTAAACAAACAGTTAGTTTAGAAGAACGTGCAAAACAAGCACAAACATTTGATGAAGTATTAAAAATAACAATTAATGAATTAAAAGCTGCTTTATTACCAATATTAAAAGGTGTTAATAAAGTTCTTGAATTTGTAAGACCAGTAGTAGATGGATTAAGTAAACTTGCTGGAAGTGGTTGGGGTGGAGTTGTAGCTGCAGCAAGTATATTATTAAGTGCTGGTCTACTTTGGAAAGTTGTTTCAAGTAGTTTATCAAAAGCATTAACAAATTGGGGAGAAAAATTAGGAGAAAAAGGTATTGGTGGAGCTATTGGTGGTGCATTAAAAGGAAAAGGTGGCGCAAGTGGTGGACTTACTGATGTAGTCGGTGGTGGTACTAAAAAAGGTATTAGTGGTGGAGCAGCATTTGGAATAGGTGCTGGTATTGGTGCTGCTGCATTAGGTGTTGGTGCTGGTATTGGTGTTGCTGCTGTCGGTATTAGTAAACTTGCAGATTCTATGAGTAAATTAACACCAGAAAAAGCAAAAATATTAAAAGATATTGTTAAATCATTGAGCTGGGTTGTAGGTATTAGTGCTGCACTTGCTGGTGGTATAATTGCTATTGGTATGGCATCTACATCAGTAGCTCCGGGATTAGATATGTTAGCACTTGCAGCATTAGGTATAGGTGCTGGTATTGGAATTGCTGCTGCTGGTATTGGATTTATGGCAATGGGGTTAGCTAAATTAGTTGAATCAGCAAAAGGAGCGGGACCAGCTATGTTAGAAGTTGGGGCAGGTATTGCTGCAATATCATTAGCAATGATGGGATTTACTTTAGGTGCATTAGGATTTTTAACATTCGCAGCAACAATGCATACAATAGCAAAAAATGCTGATGCTATGTCTAAAGTAGGTGATGCATTTAAACAAATTAGTACAGTAATGCATGGTAATAAAGATGATTTTATTGCAGTTCAAAATGCGGTTGAAAGTATATCGAAAATGAATACTAAGGGTGGTGGTATGTTAGCTGATTTAGCTACACTTTTAAAATCTCCATTAAAAGTAGAATTTGCTAATGGTGGTCAAGTTACATTAAAAAATGATGTAACATTAGATATTGATGGTAATAAATTTATGCATAAAGTTTATAATACTGTAGTAGCTATTGAAAAACAACAAGCATTAAAACAAGGTAAAGCAGGTAAATAATATTAAAATTTATTTCCTTTACTTAAATTTTCATGCTTCCAAATTGGCTGTAAATTACATAACATATTAATAATTCTTGGGCTTGTTCCTTCTTTAAAAGCAGAAATAGGTTTTTTATGGTCAATATGCCATTCATTTCTATTATTCCATGACATACCCACTTTAAATTGACATTCAATTCTTTGAATTAATTGTTTAGGTGTATAACCAAATTCTGTTATAGTATTTATTGAATTTTTCTTAAATCCTAATTTTTCGGTTCTATATAAAAAATTTCTCATCCATTTAATTGTAGATAATTCGAGACTTTTCTTATATCGATTTCTAGCATATTTTCTAAACTTTTCTTTATTTTTTTTAAAATAATTATGACCATATTCATTTAATTTATTAAAATATTTAGAATAATAGTTTTTAGTATATTTATTAAGTTTATCTTTATTATTCTTATAATAATTACGACCATATTCTAAACACCTTTCCTTATTTTTATTATAATAAATTTTAGAACGTTTTCTAATTTTATTTTTATTAATTATATTATAATTTATATTATATTCTTTTATTTTTTCTTTATTTTTATTATAAAAATCTTTAAGTTTAATATAAGAACATTTTTTACAATCTGCTCTTAATCCATAAGAACCAAGTTTAGATTTATAAAATTCTGAAATATTTTTAATTTCACCACATTTACTACATTTCTTTTCTGTAATATCATTAATATCCTTTTTTATTTTAATTTTTTTTATATATTTACTAGATTTAAGTTTTCTTTTTTTCATTAATCTTTATTGGTTTAATAATTCTATTAACTCTATAATATTATTACATATTATAAAATAATATTTATAATAAATAGTAATTTCTATAAATATTATTTTTAGTTAACTAATTTTAACATTATTTAACTAAAATATTTTAATAAGGTCTTTTTTTATTGGAAAATAATTTATAACTTTGACAAGTTTTTTCATTAAACTTCTACGAAACTATTTTAGTTAATCTAATTAATCATTCAAAAACTCTTTCTTTTAAATAAAAGAACAAATTTATAATATTTATTACTAACTTCTTCGAATTTAATAAAAATTTAACAACACGGGATAGCTATGTTCAATTATTTTCATAATTGAAATTAGTTTCATAATCATTAATTTCATTTATAAATAAAAAATATTCCACACTCAATTTTATTTTAAAAAAATATATAATTAATCTTTTATAGATTGGGATAGTTTTCACCAATGTAAAAATAGATATTATAAATTTATTCTGCAAGTATTTATTTAAAAATAATATTAATGGCTGATATTAATGGAAATTCAAGATTATTTTTAAGTGGGGAACAATTTAGAAATCAATTAATACCACGTAATTTATATAATCTTGATAATGAATATGAATCAACTGATGAACTTTCTCTTAGAAATAAAAGTAAAGTTGCAGATTCTATTGCCAGTATTTTAGCAGTAATTCCACAATATCAACATATAAATCCAGATAATAGTTTACTTTCAAGAATAGATGGTAATACACCATTAACTGAAATTGGTACAAGAATGTTAGGGCAACAAATGTTTTATAATTCAGTGTCACATATTGCTCAACAAAATTTACCTTCAATTGATTTTTCTAATATACTTAAAGGTAAAAGTCCTTTTATAAAAAATGTTGATTTGACAATTACAGTAAAAGACCAAGATAGTAGTTCTTTATTAGATAAAGTTGGCGGATTTATAGGTAAAACATTTTTTAATACAAATGCAATTGGTACTCCAGACCCATTTAATCCAAGTTCAATTAATACTGATTATATAAAAAATAGTGGTAAGGGTCAATTAGCATATTTTTATGATTCAATAAATTTGAATGTATATAAACAAATTGGACCTGATGATAGTAGTGATACCATTATTAAGTATGCACCAAAAGGACATGAAATTCAACAACGTGTTAATATTACTAGTAATTGGAAATATTTTAATTTTACTGAAAAAAATGCATATCCTTATTTATATAAACCAAGTGGCACATTTACTCCAAGTTCTGAAAATTATGCAAATACTGATGAAAGAATTTCATATTCAGATTTAACAAAATCCAATACCATTCAAGAATATGCACCAAATCAACAATTTATAGAAGATAATTTTGGTGTTATAAATAAATCTCCAATTAAAATAAATATAGAAAATTTTGTTGATGATAAATCAGATATAACAACAGATGATATTCAACATAAATTAGTTTGGGGTAGAGATGGTATTAGTAGTGATTCTAAAGGTTATTTATCATCACTTCATGGTGACACTAATGATGAAATAAATGGTTTAAATTCAAACGATTCAGGAGATATTACTAAATTTAAAATAAATGGTGGATTATTAGAATATACAAAAAATTTATTAAATGCAAGTTCTGGATATTTAGTTGATATTACAAGAAAAGTATTTACAGAAGGTAATAAAATAATTGGATTTAATGGTTCACCATTATGGCAAGCACCGAATGAATTAAATGCATATGTTGTTGCAAATGATATAGTTAATAAAACAGGTGTACGCCAACATACTATGGTAGACCAATATGATAGATTTGCAAAAGCAATAAGGTATATGGGAAATGTGGTATATGGTGGTAATCCAAATTCTGTTATTTATAAATCAGTAATTCCAAAAATTCATCCAGAATGGGATAAAAGCAATACAGATTTAAATTATAAAAACATGATGTTTAGTATTGAAAATCTTGCAATTGTTGCAATTAAAAAGGATGATAGTTATGGCACTATTGATGATGAATGGAATACACCAATACCATTAAGTGAAGTTGGACCATTTAGTGGACGTATTATGTGGTTTCCACCATATGATATACAACTTAATGAAACAGCAAATGCTAAATATGAATCCACAGTAATGGTTGGTAGAAATGAACCAATGTATAATTATATGAATTCAGAAAGAACAACAACACTTAGTTTTACATTACTTATAGATTATCCAGAACAATTAAGAAATTATATTGGCGAAAATCAAAATAAAAATATTGCAGATTTTTTCGCATTTGGTGGTAATAGTATACCTGAAAAGAAAATTGAAGATTTAAAATTACATTTAAAACAACTTCAAGATAAAATTTCTCAAATAACTGGTCCAACAAAACAAGCCGATGTTGCACCAATAAATGTACCAGAAATAAAAATATATTTCCCTAATGATATGCCAACAGATAGTCAAATTAATACAATTATTGAAGATATGTATAATAATCCACTTCATTATGAAATTAGAGATGGCTGTATTTCGGAAAATGATGGTAATGGTTTTGGATTAAATGATAGTAAAAAACATGGTGTTTATGACGTTGTTGGTCTTAGTGCAAATTCAACAAATAATATATTTGTTCTTACTGGTACTTCAATATATTCTCAATATAATGTGTCTAATTTAAATAATGATTTAAATAAAGCATTATCGGATGTATATAGTAATCCTGATAATAGAAAATATTATGATATTACAATTGATGGTGGTTCATCAAAACTATATAAAGGTAAAGATGAAACTGCATATAATATTGCACTTGGTAATAGAAGAATAGCTGCAGTAAAACATTTAGTTGAAGAACGTTTAAAAGCAATTTTTAAAGTAAATAATGTTCAAACTGAATTAGGAATTAATATTATATCAAATCTTAGTACTGGTAGTGCTGGTAGTAGTGTGGAAGGTGCTGAAGCAAAAAATATGTCTTTAAAACCAATTAAAGAAGAAAGACGTGCATCAATTAATATTAAAAAAAATAATAAAAGTGTTGACCCAAAACAACAAACAGTAAATATAAATCAACAACAAAATATTAAAAAAATACAAGATGATATTACTGCAACAGAACTTTTACTTAAACAATATTCAAATCCTACTTTTAATACAAGAGAGGATGCAATATTAAATGGATTTGAATCAATAAGTAAAAATAATTATTATCCTGCATTTCATACACAAACACCAGAGGATTTTCATAGACGTTTAACTTTTTTACAACAATGTACAAGACAAGGTTCTGCAAAACATTTTAATTCTGAAGTTGATGCAGCAGGTACATTAAGAGCTAGAAATTCAGTATTTGGTAGACAACCAATTTGTATAATGAGAGTAGGTGATTTTATGTATACAAAAGTTATTATTGAAAATGTTACAGTAGATTATAATGAAACTACGTGGGATATGAATCCAGAAGGATTTGGTATGCAACCGATGTTAGCTAAAATTACATTACAAATGAAGATAATTGGTGGTCAATCATTAGAAGGACCTATCGATGCATTACAAAATGCGGTATCATTTAATTACTATGCAAATTCAACATTTAGTAAAAATGGTATGTATGCTCGTCCTTCAAAAGTTTCATCGGCACAAACAAGTTATAAGGGTGGAGTATCAACCAATACTTCAACAACAAGTTCAAATACAGTAAATAATACATTACAAACACAAAATACAAAATAATGCCGTACAAAGATTATGATAGATATTCAATATTAAAAAATTCTGATGGTACAATAGACCAAATGCCATTTGTGAATTTACCTATTAATCCAAGTGATAAATATGAATATTGGAATAGTGCATATAGTAGATTAGATAAATTATCACAAAAATATTATGGAAATCCCTTCTATGATTTTATAATACTTTATGGAAATTATATGTATACAAGTGAGTTTGATATTCCTGATGAAACTTTAATTCGTATACCATTTCCACTTAATAAAGCAATTGCTGATTATGAGGCAATATTAACAGCATATAAAACATAAAAACACTTGTCATTCTAATTTAAATTCATTATGTTTGCAGTTATTAAAACTGTAATTATGAAAACAAGTATAATAAATTATCGCCAAGTAAGTGAATCTTATTTCATAACAAAACCATTAAAATTAGGTGAATTTATAGATATTTTAAAAAATTTACCTAATGATTATACTGCTGTTGCAGTAGAAGAAATATTACAATTTAATGGATTTAATAATACACCTTATAGCACACATTATCCAATCATTGAAATTGAAGTTAATAATGATAATAAAGAAATTAAATTTTTTACTAAAAGAGCTAAACTTACCTTAATTAATGATGAAAAATAAAATAATAGTAGTATTTTCATCACATTTGGGAGATGAAAAAAATAATGAATTTATAAATCATATTCATAATACTATTGGTGTTAATCATGATATATTATGTTACACTAATTATAATCAATATTCTCTTACTGAAGTGTATAATAAAGCAATTGTCGATTATAATAAAGATAATGTAATTATGGTATTCTGCCATCCAGATATTATAATAAAAACAAAAAATTGGGGTAAAATATTATTAAATAAATTCAATAACACTAATTTTGATATTATTGGAGTGGCTGGTACAACTTTTCTTAATGAAAATGGCTGTTGGTGGACCGATAAAAGTAAAATGTTTGGAATAGTAGAACATACGAATGGTATTAGTACGTGGGTTAGTGAATATTCTAAAGAAATACCCAATGTAAAAGAAGTTGTAGTTATTGATGGTGTATTTATGGCTATTGATTGTAATAATATTATACATAAATTTGATGAAGAATTTAAAGGATTTCATTTTTATGAAATTCCAATGATTACTTCCAACTACCTCGATGGTTGTAATATAGGAGTAACTACTTCAATTAGAATTTTACATAAATCTATAGGTATGACCAATCAAGAATGGGAAAATAATAGAATTCAATTTGCTCAAAAATATAAAGATGAATTACCATTATCATTACCACCGCAATATAAAGATATTATTTCTAAATTAACGGTAGAGCCAAAAGTTAGTGTAATTATACCAACAAAAAATAATTTTAATTTAATTAAAAATAATATTAATTCATGGAATGAATGTGTTAATTATGAGAATTATGAAATACTTATTGCTGATACTGGTAGTAGTCCTGATATTATTAATAGATATTCGGAGATATTAAGTAATAAAGTTAAATTAATTCGATATGATTACTATAATTTTGGTAAAATAAATAATGATATGGTGAGAAATCATGTATCTGAAGATACTGAATTAATTTTATTTTGTAATGATGATGTTAAATTATTAAATGATGTATTAAGTAGATGTGTCGAAATTTATAATGCAAATAAAGAAAATGTTGGTACAATTGGAATTAGATTGCATTTTGCAAATGCTGATGTACAACATTGTGGAATTACAATTGTTAGAGATACAACCGATAATATACATTTAACGCATACTGACCTTAGAAAAGCAGATAATTATTTTACTGGTGTAAATTATAATTCATTAGGAAATACAGGAGCATTTCTATTAATTAATAAACAACTATTTATTGATATTGGATATTTTAATGAATCATATATTGAATGTTTTGAAGATGTTGAATTGAATTTGAATTGTCTCATTAAAGGTAAAAAAAATATCACAGTTTGTGATGCAGTAGCATATCATTATGAATCAATATCAAGAGATAGAAGTAATGATAAATTAGAAAAGTTAAATAGGGATTATTTTGAAAGATTACATTTATTTTATCTAAAAAATAAAGAAGTATTAAATAAAATTATTAGATTGGTTAAATAATATGGGATTTACAAAATACGGTATATGTTATAATGTTTTTGATGGTCAAGAATTACTTGAAGATTCAATACTTCAAATAAGAGATTTAGTTGATTATATTTCTGTAGTATATCAAACAGAATCATATTGGGGAAATAAGTGTTCGGAAAATTTATTAGAAATATTAAATAGATTAAAAAATGAAGGGTTAATTGATGAATTGGTTTTTTATGAGAATCAACAAACGCTTTCACCGCATTCAAATCAAATAATTAAAAGAAATTTAGGTATTAATTTATCAAGAAAAAAATATTGTACCCATCATATGTCAATGGATTGTGATGAATTTTATGTTGAAGAACAATTCGCTAAATTATTGGCATGGTATGACGAAAATCCAAATTTTGTTGGTTTTTCAGATTACAATGATTATTATAAATCTCCTTCGTATTTAATTGATAAACAACATGATACTATGGTTAGTTTATTTTTTCCAATAAAAGGAAATAATGTTTCATTTATACAAGACTATCCTTCACCAGTGCTTGTTGACCCAACAAGAAGACCTAATTATGATAGGTATGTTATATTTCAACCAGATATTATACAAATGCATCATATGACATTGGTTAGAAAGAACATTGACAGTAAGATAAGAAATGCAGCAAAAAGACTTAATTATAATAATGATGCTGCAATTCAAAAACAAATTGATTTTTATAATAATTGGAATGAAGATAATTTAGTTGGTTTAAATGAATGGGGTGATTTAAAATTAAAAAAAATCGAGCCAATAATAATACTAAATAATTTTAATAAAAATAATATAAAATTATGAATCCGAATGAATTAGATATACTTGCATTAAAATATGGAACAGATAAGTCATCTGAGCATCATGATTATACTAAATTTTATAATCAATTTTTTTATTCAAATAAAAATGAAGTAAAAAATGTTTTAGAAATTGGGGTTTTTCGTGGTAATTCATTGAGAATGTGGAGAGATTATTTTATCAATGCTATGATTTATGGCATTGATATTGATATAAATTGTAAGTTTGAGGAAGAAAGAATTAAAGTATTGATTAATGACCAAATTAATACTAATATAATCAACTTATTACCAAATAATTTTGATGTTATTATTGATGATGGCGGACATCAATCAACACAACAAATTAAATCATTTGAAATATTATTTCCAAGTGTAAAATCTGGTGGCGTATATATTGTTGAAGATGCGTGTTGTTTATATTGGTCAGAATATAATATAGGTTCAAATCAAACAGCAATAGAATATTTTAAAACATTAGTTGACCACGTAAATTTTTTTGGTAGTGTAACAAATGGTTTATATCAAAGAAATCGAGAAATTATATTGAAAAATAAAGAAAATGTAAGTTTTTTTGAAAAAAATATTGATTATATTTTATTCACAAATAGTATAATTCTCATTAAGAAAATATAAATTAATTAAACGAAAAAATAAGAAATAAACTAAAAATTAATAAAATATGATAAATAGAGAAGATGTTCAAACATTTATATTCGTGCATGACCAAAACATTATTTTATCTTATGAAGAAGAAAAAATATTTAAGAACATTGAATATACCTATGTGTTTTTAGGTACAGGTAAAACAGACATGTTATTTAATATTAAAAATATAATCTATGCCAAGGATTTACCATATAATTTAGAAAATTATCCAAAAATGTGTTCATATTCTGGTTGGTATGTGTTATTTAAAAATAATTTAATTACCGCCAAATATGTTAATTTATTTGAATATGATATTATATTATCTAATGATTTTATGGATAAATTAGTATTAAATATAGATGATAAAACAGATTATTATGGTTATATACAAATAGGACTTAATAGTTGTTTTTTATATAATGAAATCCAATTTGGAGAATTAAGTAAATATTATCCTAATCTTCAACTTAATATTATAAATAAAAGTAAAGAAAAAAATATTGATGTGTGGTGTGTAACAAGTAATGTTACAATGAAAAGGGAGTTTTTTTATAAATATATGTCAGATTCAGAAGATTTTTTTTATTGGGTTAAAGCAGCACCACGTGCTGGGCATGAATTAGAAAGATGTTTATCTGTATATCACATATTAAATAATGATATAATAAATGTCAAATATTTAGATAAGGAAAACGCATTAAAACATTATTATAAGAATTCACATAATATTAAATATTAAAATGAAATACATAAAAAATAGAAATGAAATGCTTGCACTACTTCCGAAAAAAATAGTGATTGCAGAATTAGGTGTTTTTAGAGGGGATTATAGTCAAATAATAATAGATATTATTCAGCCAAGTCATATTTATTTGGTGGATATTTTTAATGAAGGACCATCCTTTTCGGGAGATAAAGATGGTGAAAATGCAATTACGATACCAAATTTATTTGTTGAATATGAAAATTTAATAAAAAAATATAAAAAACAAAATAATGTGAGTATTATTAGAAATACTACAACAGATTTTTTAACGAATATTAGTTCAGATATACTTCAAGCAGTTTATATAGATGCTGACCATACTTATAATGCAGTATATAATGATTTAATTAATAGTTATAATAAAATAAAACAATATGGTTGGATAATGGGGCATGATTTTAACGGTATGGAAGTTCAACATGCTGTTAATAGATTTTGTGCTGAAAGAAATTTAGAAATTGAGTATCTTACTCAAGATAAATGTCCGAGTTATATGATAATAAAAAAATGAATAAAAATATTTTTATAGAAATTGTTAGACCATATACAATGACAAGTGTCGAAAGAATTATTGCATTATTTGATTCTTTAGAATATATTAGAAAAAATAAAATTTCTGGTGATATTGTAGAATGCGGTGTATGGAAGGGAGGAAATATTCTTGGAATAATAGAGTATTTAAATTATTATGAAATTTATGATAAAAATGTGTGGTTATATGACACATTTAATGGAATGACACAACCCGAAGAAATAGATATGGATTACTTCAATAGAAAGGCTATTGATATATTTCAATCAATACTATGTGTTTCATTAATTGATGAAGTTAAAAAGAATTTATCTATTTCGAAATATCCCAACGAAAAAATAAAATATATTATCGGGGATGTTGAAAAAACGTTAAATAATGAAATAAATTTACCAAATCAAATATCATTATTGAGATTAGATACTGATTTTTATAAATCAACAAAAAAAGAATTAAATGTATTATTCCCAATATTATCCAAAAATGGTGTTTTAATTGTTGATGATTATGGTTATTGGCAAGGTTCTAAAAAAGCGGTTGATGAATACTTTAATGAATTTACATTAATTGAGCATATTGATGATACTGGAATAAAAATAATTAAAGAATGAAAACATATTTAATATTTTTTTGCGATAAAAAATATGAAAAGAGAGAATCATATTTTTTAGTTGAATTAAAAAATATTGGTTTTGATAATATATTTTGTTATAGAAAAGAATGGTTATTAACTACTAATTTTTATGTAGAAAATAAAGAAATATTAGATATGCCAAGGGGGGCAGGATATTGGTTATGGAAACCATACATTATTATTGAAATGTTAAAGAAGATTGAAGAAGGTGATATTGTTTTTTATATGGATGCTGGTGATAGTATAAATAATTATAATATTATAAATATAATAAAAAACCATATGGTTGATAATGATTATATGATTGCTGGTACATCTAAATGGGGATTGAATAAATATTGGACAAAAAAAGATTGTTTTGTTTTAATGGAATGTGATAATGAAATATATCATAATGTTCCTCAAATTGAGGCAGGTACATTAGTTTTTAAAAAAACAAAAAAAAATGAAGATTTTTTAAATGAATGGTTATATTATTGTAAAAACAAAAGTATTTTAACTGATGTTTCAAATACTTTGGGTAATAATTATGATGGATTTAATGACCATAGGCATGACCAAAGTATTTTAACTAATTTAATAATAAAATATAATATGAAACATAGTGATATATTATATTCATATATAAATTATAATAGTTATTAACTATAGAATTATAATAAGCATTATATTAAGGTAAAAAAAATTAGAAATGAATAATGATATTACAAGACCCGATATTAGATTATCTAATGATGAACGTACTAAATTAAGGGGTGGTAATTCTCATAATATCCAAGATTCGAAAAAAACATTAAAACCATTTATCCAATTACCTAATTGTCCATTGGAGTGTATTATCACACGACAAATTAAAGATAATCCTTTTGAAGCAGTAAGAACAATGATATTATCTAAATATCAAAATCAATTTAAATATAATAACACATTAGTTATTTTAGGTTATAATATAGATTTTAATATTTTAGAATATCGAGAAAAATATCCAAATTATAAAATCGTTATATATCAATTAGAACAACTTTATGATAATAAAAGTCAATGGTATGATATAAATAATAAAAATGGAGCAGTTGTTAATAGAACAAAACACATACAAAAATCATTAAGCGAATGTGATGAAATTTGGGATTATGATTTAGATAATATTAATTTTTTAAAAGCAGAGGGATTTAATAATATAATACACGTTCCTTTGGAATATACAGAGGATTTAATTAAAATAAATAATATTATAAATCCAAAATATGAATTATTATTTTTAGGTTCTGTTAACGATAAGAGAGCAAAAATATTATCATTATTATGTGATAAATATAATATTTGTATACTTGCTCCAGAAGTTGATTGTAGTAAATATAAAAATTATAATTTTGGAAAATGTATGAATCCTTCAGCATTTGGCGATGATTTATATGAATATGTTTTTAATTCAAAAATTATTATTAATTTACATTATTATGAATCTTGTTTACAAGAACAAGTTAGACTTTTTGAATTATTAATAAATGGAAGAGTAATTGTATCAGAAAAATCTATAAGAAATTATTTTGGTAATTTAATATATGAATTTGATGATGAAAAAGATATGTTTAAAAAAATTTATTTTTTATTGAAAAATAATATATGGAAAAATAATAGTATATCGAAAAAATTTAAAAATAAGGAATATAAAAGATTTAGAGTCGGTATTGCGTATAATACCTTTTATGGTTTAGAATTGATTGAAAAATCAATAAAATCTATAAAAAACTATGCTGATTATATCATTATAGTTCACCAAAAAATTGGATTTAATGGAAGTCCTGAACCAGAAGAAAATAAACAAATTTTAAAGCATTTAATAGATAATAAATTGGTTGATGATGTTGTTTATTATGATAATAATGATAATGATATAGAACGTGGGGTTTTAAATAAAAGGAATATTGGTTTAGATTATTGTAAAAAAAATGGTTGCACATTTATAATGCCAATGGATTCAGATGAGCGATATAATGTGAACGAATTAATTACTGAAATTAATTTCATGTACGATAATAATATAGATACATTATATTCTCCAATTTATTCGTATTATTATGATGAAAATTATTATTTTAAAGATACATATTTTGTTGCGAGTGTATTTAAAATTGATAATAGAAGATTTGAAGTTATTAAATCTTCTGTATTAGTAGACCATGTTAGAAAAATGAATGAAGGTACATATAAAATATCTGAAATGTATATGCATCATTATACATATTTAAAAAATTCTTTTTCGATTAAAATAAATAATAGTGTAGCATCAACAACAGATGATTCATATATAACTATTGGTATGAAAAAAATACGTGATTATTTAATGTCATGGTCAGAAGGTGATGAAGCACTTGTATTTATAAACGATATAATAAATAATGGAATAATACTTACAAAAGTAAATTTATTAAAAAAATAATGTAATTATTTTGATATTTATGAAAGAAATTAACTTTAAATTATAATAAAATTTTAATTAATATGGTGGGTATATTAATAGTTAATTTAAATAATCTTGAATTAACAAAAAATTGTATTGATTCTTTAAAAAAACAAATAAATCAAGAATTTAGAATATATTTATTTGACCAAAATTCTAATGAACAAGGTACTTTTGAATATTTAAATGAATGTGAAAACAATAATATGTTTGTTTATAGAAATTCAGAAAATGTTCCACTTAATTATATTTGGAATAATTTTAAATATATTTGTGGTTATGAATATTTATGCTTTTTAAATAATGATATTGTGGTATCAAATACATTTGTTGATGATATTATTAAAATATTTATTAACGAACCAACAGTTGGTGTAGTAATTCATGTAACAAATAATAATGATTATATAAAATCAAAAAATAATCTTGAATATGCAATATTTAATAATAATAATAATGTATTATATCAAGGATGGGATTTTGCGATTAGAAATAGTATAATTCCTGATATTCCAAAACAGTTAACAATTTTTGGTGGGGATGATTATATTTTTGCTAAAATAAGTTCGCAGGGTTATAAAGTTGCGATGGCATTTAGTTCACCAATTATTCATTTTAAAGCAAAAACTAGAGTAAAAATAATTAATATTGGTGAAATTCAAAGAAATGATGGAATTGCTTATGCAGAATTATTTAGAACTGAAAATCTTACATCACTATGTGCAACCATTCATAATGGTATTTGCAGTGCAACACCAGAACCAAATATGAAATTAATACAAAATAAAAATTGTGTTTTTACTGCATTTATAGGGGATTATGATTTGCCATTATCAACCACGCATACAAAACTTCCTGATTGGGATTATATTTGTTTTACTGATAATAAAGAAATTAAATCAGATTTTTGGAGAGTAATATATATCGAAAATAATCATAATAATTTCCTTTATAATATTAAATTAGGGAAATATTTTAAAACAAATTTTTATAAATATTTATTGAGTTATGAAAATTTATTATGGTTGGATGAAAGAATTACTATTACCAATAATATAAATAATTATCTTAATTATCTTAATTATAAAGATATTGTTTTTTTAAAACATCCAGACACATTAAATATTTTAGAGGAATTTGAGAGAGTTATTAACAGTAAGAGAGAATCTACCAAAATGGTTGATATTATTCGAAATCGTTATGCGGAATTAGGATATGATTATAGTAATGGTTTGATTTCATCTGGAGTTATTTTATTTAAAAATAATGAAAAAACAATAAAATTTTTTAAGGAATGGTGGAATGAAATCGAACATTACTCAAGTAGTGACCAATTATCTGCAAATTTTGTATTGTGGAAAAATCCTGAATTAAATTATGTTATGTTAAGTGGAATTTTAAATAATCAAGATTTTATGCGACAGCCAAGAACTACACAAGTATTTAAACATGAGTGAATTATTTTATAAAAAGGAATTTGATTATTTTTTAAATAAAATAAAACTTAATCAACATTTTAAATATTCAAGATATAATGATGGTGAATTAATCGCAATAATTGGAAATTCTCCAAATTCTACCAATTGTGATGGTCATCAATATTTTCCTAAAATGTCTATTGAGTTAAGACAGACATTGCTGAGTTATAAATATAATGAAGATTATGTTTTAGAATCTTTTGATTATTGGTATAATTTATTACCACATGTCAAAAATATACTTAATGAATTAAAGCTAATAAATTCTGAACTTACCTTTTTACATACAGATTTTATTAGAATTGCTCATGAACAGAATCCTGAACAATTTATACAATTATTAGAAACATTAAAAACAAAAAAACTTATAATTGTCGGTCCTTTTTATCTTAAGGAATTATGTAGATTTTTTAATTTTACGTATGTTGAAGTATTATTAAAAAATTGTTATTTGGATAAGGATAATATTATTAAAGAAATTATAAAAATTAATAACTTATCCAATGATAATTATTATTTGTTTAGCGCAAGTATGCCAACAAAAGTTATTATTGATGTATTTAAAGAAGATAATAAGAATACATATTTAGATTGGGGAAGTGTTTGGGACACATTTTTTATATCACCACAATATAGTTTTATTAGAAAACGCTCAACATCAAACCATAATAAATATTTGGAAATATATAAAGATTATTTAATATAAAAGACAATTATTTTACTAAAGTATTTATTATTAAAAAATTAGAATATGAAAATCGCTAATGTTATTTTTGAAAAAGAATTAGTAAATCATACAAAGGTTGATTATATAAATTATTATAATGAACCTATTATATATGATACATTAGACAAAACTATACCAACATTATATGTGGGTTGGTCATTTATGAAAGCAAGCAATCCCGATAATCTTATAATTCAAAATGCGGATATTCTTAAAAAGAGAATTATAAGTAATGAACTATATTGGGAATGTAATTTTGAAGAAGGTAAGGCATCCCATGTTAAAGGAGTGGATTCTTTTGTAAATTTTGCTCCACAATTGTATTTTACACCAAAATATTCTTATGTTAACTTAGACCCAATTTTTTTCCAATTAAAAGATGTTCAAGACATCATGGATGTTCTTCCTAAAAACATTAAAGCAAGTTATAATTTCAGAAACGAAATGATATATTTATTATGTGATAATAATATATATGGTATAAATTTAAACATGTTTCAGTTTTTCCTATTTAATATAGAAGCGATTAAAAATAGTTTGTCATTAAGAACAATAACAACATATGATGATATTGATGGTAGCATATATCAATCATATTATAAATTATTTCCAAATTTTACTTTTCTTAAAAGATATCTTGTTGTGATATTGTCAAAATAGATATAACATAGTATTTATTATTAAAAAATAAATATTATGGAAAATAAAATAGAAAAAGCACTTGAAGATTTTGTTGAAACCCCTATAACTAATGAAGAATTAGAAAAGAAAGTAAAAAAAGATAAAGAAAAAATAATAAAATCTGATTTTACTATCATAGAACGTGTTGATAAAATAATTATTGCTGAAAATGGAAAGCAACTTCTTCGTGAAGTATATTAATAACATTCATATATTATGAAGAAAATAGAAGAAAAAAATCTTTCAGAAGAAATTCGAAAGATTAAATATCGTGTAGATTATAAAATCAACGAATCCCCTAAATATCATTCTTTAATTAGTAGTAATGAGGAATTTGATACTGTCCCTGTATTAACTAATGAAGCTGGTGATGAAGAAAATGCAGAAAAACCGGGTGGCGGGGAACAACCTCCAGCACCCTCAAATGATAAACCTATTGGTGTAGATGCGCCAGTACCCGCTTTTGATAAAACTGGCGGTGATAGTGGTGAAATTCCTGCTGAACCTATGACTGGTGGTGAAACACCGGAAGAACCTATGACGGGTGAAACTCCAGATACTATGGTGAATCCAATGGGTGCTCCTGAACCAGATAATCAAGTTAATGATGTTCAAAACGAAATTATAAAACATAATATTGAAGCCATGAAAAGTATTCATGACCAATTAGAAGGTTTGAATAATATTGTTCAAGGTTTAAATAGTAAATTAGAAACGCTTAATACTGATGTTGAGGAAGTTCGTGAACCTACGAATACTGAAAAACTTATGAGCAAAACTAATGTAAGTTATCCTTATTATTTTAATTTAAATGATTTTTGGTCGGGAAATTGGTTCAATGAAAAACGTAATCAGGAAATGGAAAAAGGAATAAAAGAATTGCCTGATGGTACTTTTGTTGCAGATTTTGATGATTTACCACAAAAGTCTAAGACTGATGTGCAAGATAGTTTTAATAGTTTGATTTAATATAATATAATGAGAGTTTTTCACCAATATGGCTCAAAGGATAGACTTTTTGAAATGATGCAGAAAGTTGGTCAAATGGGATTAAATGAAGCATTACTTCCTAAAGAAAAAAAAATAGAAGTAATTAATGACTTTGTAAAATTTGTTGGTAAAAAATTAAAATTTAGTAAAGAATTACCTGAAATTATATTATCAGATGATGAAAAAGAGGCGCAGACAATGCATTCTTTTGGAAAATTTACACCAGAGAAAAAAGAAATTAGAGTTGTTATAGCTAATAGAAATTTAGCTGATATTTTGAGAACATTGGCACATGAATTAGTACATTATTGGCAATATTTAAAGGGAGAATTAAAAACAGATTCTAATAATACTGGTAGTAAACATGAAAATGAAGCAAATGCACTTGCAGGTGCATTAATGAGAGAATTCGGTAAAATGAATTCAATAATTTTTGAGTGAAATATATAAAATATGAAAATAATTACACAAATTGGCAGCAAAGACAGATTCATCGAAATGTTCGAAAGAGTCAATAAAATACAATTGAATGAAGAAATTGTACAAAATAATAATTCAAATTCTGTTCTTGAAAATACTTTTCAAGAATTAAAAAATAATCAATTGAATATTCAACATGTCAATAATCAAGCTAATGGCGATGAAAGTTTTGTTGAAATAATTGGTATTGATAAGGGTGGTAATTATGTTAATTTAAAATTCAAAGTTACTTCAAGTCAAAGTGAACAAGATGGTGTATTTAATGTTGATTCAGTACAATTAGATAGTTTTACATTTAATACAAAAAATGGTGGTCAAACTATTGAAATGGATGTAAATGCATTAAAACAATTCAATGCTCAACATAGTCAAGAATTGGTTGATATTGTTAGTGAATATGTTGATGTTGAATCTGAACAACCAGAAGTTGATGAACTATATGAAGAAGCTATCAAGAAAATTGATTCATATAATATAAAAGAAATGTCAACATTTAGAAATATAAATAATATTAATCCAGAAATTCAAAAAATAGTTGCAGTACATTTGTGGGATGGAGGTACGGGAACTAAAGTAGCTGTTTTTCTTAGAGGGACAAAAAAAGATACTGGTGAAGAAGCATGGAGGTTATATCCAAAAAAACCAACTATTTTTGTAAAAGATGATTTTTTGCAAAGACCTGATGTTGCTTATTTACAAGGAAAAGCAGCAGATGAATTTTTGAGAAGTAATGGTTATAAAGTAAAACAAGATAATAAAACTCTTACAAAACTTGAAGAAATGGATATAAATCCCACTATTGGAATGCAAACACTTAGTGCATATGCTGATGAAAAACCAACAAATCCTGAAGTAAGAGTTAATTCACCTGAATTAGAAAAATATGTAAGTGAAATACAAGAATATAATCCAGAAGAAGAACAACCTGAAGGTGATGTTTTGGATTTACCACCAGATTATAGTAATACTGATATTTCTACTGATGATGAACCAGAAATCGTTAATCCAGATAATATTAAACCATCAGAACCTGAAGAACCGATTTCTCCAGAAAAGGAAAAAATAATTATGCAAGCATATGATAATTTGATTGCAAGAGGTATTTCAGCACCAACAGTAAATCAAATATTGGCAGAAATTGATAAAATAAATCCTTCTGCTTCAGAGAAACCAGACCCTGAAAGTCATATGGCTGTTGGAAAAAAAAGAGTATACCCAAGTATGGCAGAACCATTTTTAGAAAATTTAGATGCAACAGATATACTTTCAAGAACTTATGAGAAACAATTAAGCCCAGAAAAGAAAGAAGAATTTATTAATTTTGTTAAAAAATATGTTGATATGAAATTAGGTGCTAAAAAAAATCAAATATCAAAAGAAGATTATATAAAAATAGTTAAAGCTGTGTCATTGGAAATATATAATAGAGGTTTAGCAGAATTAAATGAAACAGATTATCCTGAAGAAATGGGTATTCCAAGAGAAATTAAAACAACAACAAATTATCCAAAACCCAAAAAAAAACATAAAACAAAAAAATTAAAAATCAAAACAGGGGTTAGTGAAAGTATTGACCAAGATAAATATGAAGAAGTTGTATTTTTACAAGGTGATGAAGCATATCAACCTTTGGAAATACTTAATACAAAGGGTAAAGATGCAGCATTGGAATATCTCAAACAATGGCATTATCCGGGTGAACATCAAGGTAGTCAAGAATTGGGACATGGTACTGAAGACCAAACTTATGAAAAAGATGGTTATATAATGTCATGGAATTCAGGAATTGGTTATATTGGTTTACAATATGATTTATCAAAAATGAATGAAGATGACGAACAAATGTCACATCAACCATTTGATAATGAAAAAGAAAATCCTGAAGAAACACCAGAATTAAATGCAAACGGTAATGAGGAAATCGAAAAATTAGCAAAGGATAAAGAAGAACAAGGTGAAGTACTTATTGGTGGTAAAGGTGATGGTAAATCACCACTTGAATTTGATGCAGACCAAGTAATAAAGGGTCTTGAGGTCGAAAAAGAACATACTGATGACCCATTAGTAGCTATTGAGGTGGTTTTAGACCATTTATCAGAAACGCCTGATTATTATACGGTTAAAGATACACCACAAGATTCAGCACAAGCAGAAGCAGCAAAAGATGCTGAAGGTGAGAATATTCCTGAAGAAAATAACGATGATGAAGAAATGACAGATATATTACTTGGTTATGAACCAAAGAATGTTGGGGATGATACAGAAGATAATAAAGAAATTCCTGCAATTAAAGAAGATATTGAAAGTGATTTAAAACAAAAAGACCCGGCAACATGGCATCAAATTCAAATTGCAAAGAAGACAATAAAAATGCCGGGAGCAATGGCAGATATTATGGGAGGTATGACAAAAGAAGAAGCAAGAGAAATTCTAACTAAACGTGGTATTAAAGTTGAAGAAAATATTGTTGGCGCAAGTGGTGTACAATCAGTAGTTGGTTCAAATAATAATACAAATGGTGCACAATCAACAATTGGTTCAAATTCTAATGTTAATACAAAAGATAATGATAGTTTAAAGAAATATCAAGAATATGAAAAAGAAGATATTAATTCATTAAATGATGGCGAAAAAAAGGAATATTTTGAACTTTGGACTAAATTTAAAAATAGTTAATTTTATATTTGTAATATTATTTATATTTTTATTAATTGGATGTTATTCAAAAAATAGATTACAACATACTGCACATAAAAATTATAATAAAACAATTAATAAAATTCACCATGATGTTTCAAAGCATGAAAAACAACGAAGGAAACAAGAAATATTTGTTTTTAAATAAGAAAAAATAAAGACTACAATAATAAGTAGTCTTTTTTATTTCTTAGGTATTTATAAGAAAAGAAAAATGGGATTCTTTAGGTCATATTTTAATAAAAACAATACCTTAATTTCTGGTAATCAAACAAATAATAGTCAAAATCCAGTTACTGAAGTATCATATGGTACACCAGATAAACAGGTTAGTCGATTTATATTTGATATTGACTTAACTGAATTGCGTAATAGAATTATAGATGGTTATATTAATCCAAATAGAATTGTAAAACATATATTACATATGACCAATACAATTAGTTATGCCCCGCAATATCTTGGACAAAAATCATATACGCAGGTAATTAATAGAGCAACAAGTTTTGATTTAGATTTATTTAATATTAATCAAGATTGGGATGAAGGTAGTGGTTATGATTTTATATATAATGATACAATAATAGCAAATTCAATTATTGAAGCATCTAATTGGTATTCTGCAAAAACAAATACATTATGGATAAATTCTGGTGCATATATTAGTGGTGTAACACAAATAATTGCTACAGAAAGATTTGAAAAGGGAAATGAAAGTCTTGATATTGATATTACCGATTATATAAATCAAAGATTATTTGGTACTGGCTATACTGGAACATCAGCATTTACAGGTTCTTCATATGGTCTTGGTCTTAAATTTCCGGATAATCTTGAAATACAAGAAACAACATATAGAGAAGCAGTTGCTTTTCATGCAAAGAATACTAATACATGGTATGAACCATATATTGAAACAATTATTGATGATACAATAATTGATGATAGGAATTATTTTTATTTAGATAAAAGTAATGATTTATATTTATATGTAAATATTGGTGCTTTTTCTCAGGATATTATAATAAATAAGGTTGATATCTATGATTATGAAGATAACTTGGTTGATACATTAAGCGGAACATCAATTGTTAATGTAAGTAAAGGAATTTATAAAATAAATTATTTTGTTGATTCTGATACATATCCAGATGCAGTATTATTTAAAGATGTTTGGACTGTTACAATAAATGGTAGACAAAGTGAACATACTGGAGAATTTTATTTAATATCACCAGATAAATATTATACTTTTGACCAATCGAATCAAATTCAATTTGATAATTATTTCTTTTATTTTTGGGGAATCGGTGAAAGAGAAAACATTACTTCAGGTGTGGTTAAAAAAATAAAATTAACAATAAAAGAATTATATGCCAATCAAAATAATTTCTTACCTTTGGATATTGAATATAGATTATTTACAACTGTTGGTAGTAAATATGAAATCGATGTAATTCCATTTACATCTGTTAATAGAACAAATACTGGTTATGAATTTAATCTCGATACATCATGGTTAATTCCTCAAGATTATCATTTACAAATAAGATTAAAAAATGGTAATTATTATGAAAATAAACAAACACTTTCTTTTACAATAGTTTCAGATAATTTAGTTAATGTATAAAACATAAAAAAGTTTATTTTTAAAATCTCTTGTATTTATCTAAAATGTGAAATATATTTGTATTGCAATTTTTATAATTGAAAAAATAACTTTACTGTAATTTAAATTTAAAAAATGGAAAAACAAAATTCAACGACAAACACCCAAGGTGGTGATTTGTCAGATTTAAAAAAAATGTTTACTTCTTATCAGAAAAAACAATCTCAAACAAACAAAAGAAAATCACGTGAAGACCTTTTAGCAAAGTACTTTGTACCACGTAAAGCTAAAGAAATCTTCAGAATTCTCCCACCTAAATCCGGTAAAAAACATATTGAAGAAGCATTTTTTCATGTGGTTACTACCAATGCAACTGGTGGAAAAAAGAAACACGGTACAGTAATTTACTGTCCTGCTCACAATGACCCTAAAGTTCCTAAATTGGGAGCAGATAATAAGCCATTGATAGACCAAGCAACTAGTAGTCCTATTCTTGTACCTGCACCATGTCCTCTTTGTGCAAGGAATAAAAAATGGCTTACGAAACAAGACCAATCCTTAAAAGGAATTAAAAAGGAAAATATGAATGATGCACAGTTAGCAATTAAAGCTAAGAATGATGAAATTTATAGGGAAGCCATTAAATGGGAAGCCAAGAAATTTTATATTGTTCGTGGTATTGATAAGGGTGTAGAAAAAGATGGTGTTAAGTTTTGGAGATTTAAACATAATTATAAAAATCAAGGAACTCTTGATAAATTACTTCCAATTTTGGAAGATTATATGTCAAATCATCAAGCAGATTTTTCTGACCCAAATAATGGTACTGATTTAAGTCTTACTATGACAGATAGTGAATTTAATGGTTATGTTTATAAAGCAATTTCTGCAATCACAGCAAAAGGTAAGTCATTATTAAGTAATGATTCATTAGTTTCAAGAGCATGGCTTGAAGATGATATTACATGGAGAGATGTATTTAAACCAAAACAAGCACCGGGAATGCCACCATTTGAATTTCTTGAAGCTGTGGCTAATGGTACAAATCCTTATTGGGATGATACTGACGCAAATAATAAACATTGGGTATTTCCGGGTCGTCCTGACTTGGAAGCAGCAGCCAATACTCGTACTCGTAATCTTGATGCAACTGAAGAAAATTTTGAATATGCTTCAGATTTGGATGATGAATATCCAAGAGTTACTATAAGTAATATTACTGAATCAAAAGTTGGCAAATATGAAGATGATGCAACTGATTTAGGAAAAGAAACACTTGCAGAAACAGCAAAAGATGTTATTACTGAAGATGAAAATCAATCGGGTGATAATTCAGATTATGAGGACCTTCCTTTTTAAAAAATAAAATTAATTAATTTATATATAAGGAGAATATAAGTTCTCCTTATATTCTTTAATATAAATAAAAAATATATGGCAAAAAAAATAGAAAATGAAGTACCTTCAAATGAATTGGTGAGAAAACCAACAGCAAAAAAAACATTTAGTCTTGAAAATTTTAAAAAGAAGGTAGGAGTTGAAGATATTCCAGATAAACCACTACAATGGATAAAAATTGATGATGCTATGGAGGAGGTAACTGGAATTCCGGGCTTCCCAAAGGGCTACGTATCAGCATGTTGCGGATTTTCTAATAGCGGAAAATCCACTGCAGTAGCGTTAGGTATTGTTAATGCACAAAAAATGGGATTGCTTCCAATAATAATTGATTTAGAAAATAACTTAAGTAAATATCGATTAACTACAATGGGTTTTGATTGGGATAAAGAACATATTTTTATTGATAATGAATATCTGTTAGAACATTTTGGAAGAGTTTTAGATAAAAATAGAAATTATGCTTCAATTGAAGATTTAGCGAATTGTGTTCGTTTCTTATTACGTGAACAAAGCGATGGTAATTTACCATTTGATTTAGCATTTGCAATTGACTCAATTGGTACGTTGAATTGCAATAAAACAATTAATGCTGCAGAAAAAAATGAAACAGACTCCAATTTTTGGAATGCAGGTGCGTATGAAAAAGAATTTATGTATTTATTTAATGATGTTATTCCAAATAGTAGGAAAGCAACAAAACAATATACAAATACAGTATTTGTTGTTCAGAAAATTGGTCGTGATGCAATGAATAATTCAATTACTATGAAAGGTGGACGTACATGGGAATACACGCCTCGATTGCAGTATTATTTTGGTGGTATTGTGTCAAAAGGTGTTAAGAAAATTACAGCTATTTCAAAAAAACGTGAAATATCATATGGTGTGTCAGTAAAAGTTAATGTATTAAAAAATCAAATAGATGGACCGCTTGGTGGTATTTCGATGGAAGGGTCAATAATTTCAGTACCACAAGGATTTATAACTCCTGAAGGTGTTGAAGAATATAAAAAGAAAAATATATTATATTTTCGTAATTTATTTGGTAATGATGATTTAAATGTTGATGATATTGGCACAGGTGAACGTATTGAAAATACTGATGGAAAAGTAGTATTTGATATTATAGAAAAAGCTGAATAATATTTAAAATTTTTATTATTATTATTATGAAAAAACCTAGAGGATATTGGACATATGATGTTTGTAAAAAAGAAGCATTAAAATTTACAAATAGACATCAAATGGGATTAGAATCTCCAAATATCTATAATAAGATTTTACGAAAAAAATGGTTTAGTGAATTATGTTCGCATTTTTTATTAGATAATAGAAAACCTAATGGATATTGGATATATAAAAAATGTAAAGAAGAAGCATTAAAATATATTAGAATTGTTGATTTTAAAAAGGGGTCGGGTGGTGCATACATTTCTTCAAGACATAATGGGTGGTTAAAAGATGTGACAAAACACATGATAAAAATTAAGCCTGTTGGATTTTGGTCAAAAGAAAACTGTAGAATTGAAGCACTTAAATATAATACGAAAATAGAATTTAAAAACAAATCTGGTAGTGCATATAATGCATCCATAAAAAATAAATGGATAAATGATGTTTCTTCACATATGGTGAAAATAGGTAATAGGTATCACAAATGTGTATATGCATATGAATTTTCAGATAATCATGTTTATGTGGGTATTACGTATAATATAGAAAAAAGAATTCATGATAGAAAAAAATGTAAAACGGATTCAGTAACAAAATATATTAATAAATCAGGATTAATTCCGGAATTTAAACAATTAACAGATTTTATTGATGTTGATATTGCAATTATGTTAGAAGAAAAATACGTTAATGATTATAGAAATAATAATTGGATTATATTAAATCAAGTAAAAACTGGTAGTGTTGGTAGTGTTAGAAAATGGAGTAAAGAAATGTGTATTAATGAAGCAAAAAAATATGAAAATCGTAGTGATTTTTCACATTTTAGTGGGGGTGCATATGATGCTTCAAGAAGATATGGATGGATTGATGAAATATTATCAACCATCCCGTTGAAAATTAAACCTCGTAGATATTGGACAAAAGAAATGTGTGAGACAGAGTTTAAAAAATATTCATCAAAAAAAGAAGTAAAACGGTATGCTGTTACCGCATATTGTGTTGCATGTAAAAATAATTGGTTAAAAGATTTTGAAAAATATATGACTAATGGTCGTAAAATTAATGGGTATTGGACTAAAGATATGTGTATTTCTCATGCGAAAATGTGTAAAAATTGGAACGAATTTAAAAAAAATTATAAAACAGCATATGTAATCGCAAGTAGAAATAATTGGTTGGAAGATATTAGCATAAGCACTAATTTATGAAAATCCGTACATTATTAATTGATGGTTCTTATCTGTTGAAACGTTCATTTCATGGTGCAAAAGATATATATAATAGTAAGGGCATCCATCTCGGCGGGCTATATCAATTTTTAACGACACTAAGAAAGCAGATTAAAGAACATATGATAAATAAGACTGTCGTGGTCTGGGACTCTTCTAATTCTGGTATTATGCGCCACCAAATAGACCCTAGCTATAAATCTAACAGAAAATCAAAACAATGGTATGAAAAAATTGAAATGAGTGATGCTGAAATTCGTAGAGAAAAAGAGAAAGAAGAATCAATATTATATCAACGAATTAAAATTAAAAATTATCTTGAAAATTTATTTATTAGACAAATTGAAGTAGATGATATAGAAGCAGATGATTTGATTGCTGCATATTGTCTTCAATATAATAATAAAGAAGAAATATTTTTATATTCAAATGACAGAGATTTTGCACAATTATTGGATTTAAATATTACAATAATATTTCCAAACATTGACCAACCAGTAACTCGTTCTAATTATTTAATGCATTTTAATCATCATTATTCGAATGCACTTGTATTAAAAATAATATGTGGTGATGATGCCGATAATATTAAAGGTATTGAAGGTATTGGTGAAAAAACATTATTAGAACATTTTCCTGAATTGAAATTCAAACATATTAGTGTTAGGGAAATTTGTAGAAGAGCAGATGAAATAAATAAAGAACGAATTGCCAATAAAAAGAAACCATTAAAAGCATTAGAAAAATTAATAAGTCCAGAAGGTGTTGAAAGATTAAAAACAAATTTTCAACTAGTTAATTTGAGAGAACCAATGCTTAATGAACAAGCGATTGAAGAACTTAAACAATTAGAAATACCATTATCTCCAGAAGGTCGAGGAAGCACAAATTTACTTAAAATGATGAATGAAGACCAGTTCTTATCAGTGTATGGTAGTACATTTGTTCAATATGTTGAACCATTTTATACAGTTATTATGAATGAAAAACAATTACTTACAGAGTATATAAAAAATAATAAAGGTAATTTATAAAAAGTCTTTTACTTTTAGTAGATTCATATTATATTTGTCATAGTTATTAACAATTTAAAAATAATCAAAATGAGCGAAAAAGAAAACAATAACGAATTTAGATTTTCACTATACCAAGAAAACATTTTGTTATGTGAAAAAGTATTTAATGCAGATAAATTTAATCCGTTTACGAGGTATTCAATAGATATTAGAGATATACTTCCACGTGCAATAACAAAATTGCAAAAAACTTTATCAAAACGAAATTATGATGTTCTTGCTGAAGTAGGTAGAATCGATACAAGTATTCCAGATTCTGAAAATTATGAATATGATTTATATGCATATCATCAAAAAACTTTGGTTGAATATAAAAATGAAATGCGTTATAATCCAATGCCTATTATACAAAAAATAGAAGAAAAAACAATTAAAGGTGTTGAATGTAAAATTGGTTTTTACATTAATAATAACCCAATAGTTGAACGAACGTTTTATGTTGATGGTTTTAATCCTGTTGCAAGATGGTCAGTTGATTTAACTAATGCTGTTGTTGATATTGCTGATGATATTTTCAATAAAATAAAAAAGAGTGATATTAAAAATATGTGGGATGATTATGACTTGATTAATTTCAGGGGTTTATCAATAAATCAAATCAGAGAACTCTCTACTTCTAAAAGAGAAGAATTGTTGAGAAAATTTAGGTAAAAGTAAGTAGAGAAAAATAATAAAATCATTATTGTTTTAATTAAAACAATAATGATTTTTCATACACATATTTTAAAATGGCAGATATAACAGAAAATACACTATCATCATATTTAGGTCCTGAATTTCAACAACATCTTATGTGGCAATTGTTGGTTGAACCTGAATTTGCAGAAAAAATATTACCTGATTTAGCAATTGAATATTTTGATGACCCTAATCTTAGAAAATTATTAATTATTATTTTAGAGTATCTTAAAGAATTTGAAAAAGTTCCAAACCTTCAGAATCAAAGTATTCATCAAGCAATTAATAAATATAAAACGCCAAATAATATAATTGAAGAAGAATCATTATTTGCGATAATTAAACGTATTGAACTTTGGAATGAAAGAATTATCAATAAACAAATGCTTTATGATGGTGATGTTATACAAAAATCCACAAATTCATTTATTAAACAACAAGAATATCGTAAATTAGCTGAAGGTATTATTGATAAAGTAAAAAATGGCGAAATTAAAAGTAAATATGTAATTGCAGCAATTGAAGAGAAATTTCAAAAAATTACACATATTGGTGAAGATGAAGATGATTGTGAAGAAGTAACTGAAGGTATTGAAAAAGCAATGAGAAAAGAATTTAGACAACCAATACCAACAGGAATTGGTGTAATAGATTCATTAACTGGTGGGGGTTTAGGTAAGGGTGAAATTGGTTTAATATTAAGTCCGAGTGGTACTGGTAAAAGTACCGCTCTTACAGTTATTGCCAATACTGCTTATGAACAAGAAAAAAATGTTGCACAAATAATTTTTGAAGACACAAAAGACCAAATTAAACGTAAACATTATACTATTTGGGCAAAATCTGCATTAAGTAAACTTGATGATAAAGAAGAAAATGTAAGAGTTATTAAAATAGCAAATGAAAAGGCAAAATCATTAGTAGGTAAGGGTAGATTGGTTATTAAAAAATTCAGTCAGGAAAATACCACTATGATAGACATTAAAAATTGGATGATTGGTTTTCAGAAAAAATATGGTTTTAAATTTGATATACTCGTACTTGATTATCTTGATTGCTTAGAATCACACAAGAAATCACCAGACAGAACTGAAGCTGAATTACAAATAGTAAAAGCATTTGAAGCACTTGCAAGTGATTTTGATATACCTGCATGGTCAGCGTTACAAACTGGACGTGGAGGATTTGGTGCTGAATATGTTGAAGCACAGCAAACTGGTGGTAGTATTAAAAGAGTTCAAAAAGCACATTTTTTTATGAGTATTGCTAAAACTAAAGAACAACAAGAAGCAAACTTTGCTAATATTAGAATTATTAAAGCAAGATTTTGTAAAGACGGACAAACATTTGAAGATTGTATTTTTAATAATGATACAATGCAAATTATTATAACTGACCCAAAATATCCAGTAAAGAATAAATTGAAACATTATGATGAAAATGATGTAAATAATGTTGAAAATACTGCAAATAAAATGCATGCTGTTATTAGTCAACTTGCTGAAGATTCTAAAAATGTGGCTGATTTAGTTTATGATGCTGTGCCTAATACAGTAAATGATGTTGTAAATTTATCTCCTGCTGAAATTAATGGATTATTGCAAAACAATTCTGAATTCGAAACTGAACAAAATACTGTAAAAGAAATTGTAATAAAAACTGATATCGATGAACCCATTGTAAAAAAAGAAGAAATTGTTGTCAAAATTGAACCAATTAAAACTGAAAGTAGTGATTTTATTGAACAAATGAGAAGAGAAATTGAAGGTGAGATACATGGTGTTCCTGTTAAACAAATAGAAAATATTCATATTAGTACAACAAGAACTGATTTAAAATATAATGAAATTAAACAAATAATTGACATTGCCAATGAAGCAATACTGGAAATTAATGGTGTAGTTGAAGTATCAGATGAAGAAATAATTCATCCTGAAGCAATATTTCATGAAGAACAAATAAAAAAGGATGAAGAAAAAGAACCATTTGAATGGAATGGCGAATCTGGTAAAACAACAATTAATGTGATTAATCAACCAGAAGTGAAATTAGAAGATATAAAAAAGCCATTAGAGTTAATCAAAATTACTCCACCGGGAATTTTGATTAAAGAAAATAATATTGTTGTTGAAAAAAATACTGAAATTAAGGAAGAAAAATTATCATTAAAACCATTAATTGAAAGAACAAATAAAAATATTAATATAAAAGAATTGGAAACTAAATTATTAATTGATATTGATGAACCACAAGAAAATGAAAAAAGCATATTTAATATTTTGAATAAAGCACGTCAAAATCAGAGAGTTATAAAGGATGATTAAAATATTTTAATTTTTTAAATTTTTATGTATTTATTTTAAAAAATTAATTAATTTTGCATCATTAAAAATATTGCGGTGTTGAGAAGTTGGTCATCTCGCCTGTTTCATAAGCAGGAGTCCCCAATAAGGTTTACGGTAGTTCGAATCTATCCACCGCTACTAATGAAAAATCTATAATTTTAAAAGATTTATTTTATAAAATTAAATTTGGTATATCAAATCCCCATAAGAAATATTTCTTATGGGGATTTTTATTTTATATTGTTTTTAATCCATTTCATTTGTATTTATTATAAATAAAACCAAACAAAAAAGTTTGGATTGCTAATTAGGGGTACGGTCATTAAGATAGCTCCTTTTTGAAAATAAAATTATATAATAAATGTAAATAATTAAATATATGCCGTTCTTCAGTCGTCCAAATTTGGAAAATGAACAATTTAAACAATTGAGTGGCAGCACTTTAACTTTAAATGGTCAAACACAAATAGCAACCACATCTGGTTTAACACTTACTGATGGTGCAGGAACTAACGTATTAATTACTGCAAGTGGTGCATCATCATCAACAAATGGATATGTTTTAACATATTGTGATACTACAAAAGTAATATCATTAGCACAATCATCTGCAAGTGGTGGTTCAACAATATATAATGGTGCATCACCTACAACATGTAGTGTTGGTGGATTGAATTCAAGTACAGCAATTGCTGGTTGTCAATTATCTTGTATTATTCAAATGATAGTTGCACCAGTAATTAGTCCTTCTTTAATACCACCAAGTAGTTCACTATCTCTATCACCAGCAACAACAACTTTTGAAATAGGTTGTAATATTGCATTTATTGGTATAATAAATTTTAATAGTGGTGTTGTATCTCCAGTATATTGTGGAGGTCCTTCAGTAAGAACTGGTGCAGCAACTGGTTATACTTTTACGAATATTGGTGGTAACCAATATTCTGGTATAAATAATACATGTATAATGCCAAGTATATCAATAACATCGGGTAATAATACTGCATCTGGTGTTGCTACATATGCTTCAGGTCAAACTCCTATAAATAGTGATGGTAGTTTATTAATAGGTTGTACATGTCCTGCTGGAAGTATATCATCTAGTGTGGTGGTTTGTGGTATTTATCCATATTTTTATGGAAATAGTGTAAGTGCTCCTACTGCTGGTTCGGCATTACTTACAACAGGAAATAAATGTGTAACTGATAGTAGTAATAACGTTATTGTAAATTATAATGTTACAAGTAAATATATTTGGCTTGCAGTTCCTACAATATCAACAATAAAGACCAAATGGGAAGGTTCAAATGCTCCAACAACAAATACAGAATCAATACCCGGTGGATTATTTAATGTACCAACATCAGTATTAGTAAATTCTCCAAGTTCTTGTTGGACAGGAGTAAATTATAATTTTTACATTAGTAATTATCCTACAAGTACAATAGCTGGTATTACTCCTTATAATATAACATTTAAAAATAGTTAAAAAATGGCAACACAATTAAATACAAATATAAAAGTTTCTGCACCATTACCAATTGATAAACGATATTTAAGCGAAAGAACTATTGGTGGTAGTCCATTACCATATTCAGCAACAACTGAAGTATTTTCAATAATTCCTTCAAGTGAAAGATATATTGGGTTAACTGTTAATATTAATAATGTTGATTATTGGTTTAAAAATAATACAACGAATTTAATATTAAAAACGATTACTGGTTCAACATCAAATATTAATAATGTTACTGGCGGAACAAATATTGGATATTTTAGTGGAAAAACTGGTATACAAATGCTTAATTTAAGTGGTGCTGGTTTTGGTATATATGAGGGTGATTATTATTCAGAATATAATAATTATTATCGAGATAGTTCAGGATTTGTAAGACTTGGTACACCAACATATCATGGAGCACTTAGACGTGCATATATAAATTCTACAAGAACAGTTTCTTGGTTATTTGACCAAGGTTTAAATGCATGGCAATTAAGTAATTTTGATATTACTTTATATATTGGAAGTTATGTTCCCATTATTGGATATACAGGTAGTGGATATACAAATACTACATGGAATGGAAGTAATTATAATGGTTCTGTTTTAGTTACTGCGTATGGTAGTTTAAATACTGGTAATACAATTACAATAGGAAGTCCAGTTTTTTCAGATAAACAATTTAGTGAACTTAGATTTAAAACATTAAAATCGAAGACACCGAATTTCGTTAATATAAGTAATGATGATAGTTTTATATATTTTTCTGGTTCATCATCATTAATAAAAGGTAAAAATGTTGGTACTGGTATTGGTGTTTATTCTGGTGTAACTGGAAATACTTTACAATTTAAAAGTATTCTTGGAACAGGTAGTACTACAGTAATAAATAATGGTGGTACTATTCTCATATCTTCAAGTAATGCAATAACTGGTGCAACCAATGGTTTAACAAAAGATAATCTAAATATTAAATTAGGTGGAACATTAACTGGTAATACAGTAATAACTGATAATCGTGTAACGCCTGTTGGTATTCAATATGGCGGAAATTATGCGCCATATTTTACTTCTCGTTCACTTGTTGATAGGGGTTATGTTGAATCGGTTGCAACTGGACTTATTCCTAAATTAGCAGTAAAAGTTGCAACAATTTCGGCAATAACATTAAATGGATTAACATTAATTGATGGAATTCCTGTTACTGATGGTGATAGAGTTCTAGTAAAGAATCAATATGATGAAACTAAAAATGGAATATATAGTGCAAGTACAAGTACTTGGATTCGTGCAACTGATTTTAATTTTGTACCTACTGGAGAAGTAGCACAAGGTGCAATAATTCCAGTTGTTACTGGTAATACACAAAAAAATACTCTATGGGTATTGGTCACACCAAATCCAATTATTAGTGGTGTTACATCCTTAACATTTGGATTATTTAATAATCCAATATTAAATCAAGGTACTGGTATTTTAATTATAGGTAATACTATTTCTGTTGATGGTTCAAGTCTTGCTGGAAATTCAATTAATTGGACTGGTAATACATTTAATGTTAATATTAATAGTGGAACATTACAAACAGCTTTAAATTCTAAATTAAACACAACAACATTTAATAATTATTCAGGAATTACCGTTCCAACAAATTATTATAATAAAACACAAATTAATAATTATACTGGTAAAACCAACACTGTTATAATTAATGCAATTACTGGTGCAACTAATGGTTTGACAAAGCAAGGTAATCATGATGTGGTATTGGGTGGTACAATAACGGGCGCAACGACAATTGCTATTAATAGTGGTGGTACTTTAACAATTGTTGATAATCGTACATCAAAAATTGGTATACAATATGCTGCAAATTATAATTCTGGATTTACTGATAATTCTCTTATAACTAAAAAATATGTTGATGATAATATAATTAATACAACTGGTGCTACTATATATAATTTAGGTTCACCTGCTGCAATAACTTTAGGTGGAATTGTTTCAGGAACAACATTAACTGGAAAAACTACTAATCAAATACTTGAAGAATTATTAGTTCCAACATTAAATCCAACATTAATAGCACCTTCAAGTACAATTGCTTTAAATCCATCTGGAACATTTGAGGTTGGTTGTAATATATCAACATTATGTGTCACAACCGCATTTAATCAAGGTTGTATTTGTCCACAATATTCTGCTATTTGTGATAAAAGAAGTGGTGATGCTAATCATTATTGCTTTACTGGCGCACAAGTTGCAAATGATTATGCATGTACTTCAACAAGTTTAATAGAATATGCAACAAATTATATTATTTCTGCTGGTACTGCAACTTGGGGTTCATGTGTATTTTATGATGCAGGTGTTCAACCAAAAAATAGTAAAGGCGGTAATTATTCAACACCACTTTCTTCAAATAATACTGGTGCACAAACAGCTACTTTAACTGGTATATATCCATATTTTTATGGCAAATGTACTTGTCCGGGTTCTGCTGGAGCAAATCGTCCCACAGCAACAAGTTCAATGGTTTCTAGTGGTACAAAAATTGTTGCAAGTTCATCAAGTTCTATTAGTATCAATTTTAATAGTGGTAGTGATGATTATTTGTGGTTTGCATATCCAGCATCAAATACAGATAAAACATGTTGGTGTATAACTGCACTTAATAATGGTTCTATTGGTGGCGGTATTAGTCCTGCATGTAATTTATTTCCATCATCTAATATAATTAGTGTTACAACAACTTGTTGGTCAGGACAAAGTTATAAAGTTTATATTAGTAATAAACAAACATGTGTAACTTCATCAATGTTAATAAGTTAATAAATAAAAAATATAAAAAAATGGCAATACAATTAAATGATAATTTAAAGATTAATGTTGGAAATCCAATTGATTCAAGATATTTAAATTCTTGTAATTATCCATATGTGAGTGTTGCAGCAGTTAATGCTGGCATTCCTCAATCACAAAGATATAGTGGTTTAACAGTAAATATACTTAATACTGAATATTGGTATCAAACAGGTACTAATGATGGTAATTTGGTAATTAAAAATGTTGGTAGTACTGGTGGTACAACTGTATGCGCAAATAATGGTTTAACAAAAAATGGTAATATAGTATCGCTAGGTGGAACATTAACAGGTAATACAACAATATCATTACCCCTCAATTCTCAAAGAAGTTTTACTGTTGGTAATGGCAATACTGCTCATTTTTATGGCGGTTATTTTTCTGTAAAAATAGATTGTGTTTTTGCATGTAATAATGGAATATTTTTGGGTGCAAGAAATAGTTCTGGAAGTGGTACTGAAAGTGTAATACAATTAATTCCTTCTGGAATTACAATTTGTGGTGTAAATAATAACAATTTTAGCGGTATTAATTATTATTGTGATTATAGCGTAAATTATACTAATCGTTCATTAGTTGACAAAGGTTATGTTCTTAGTGTAATTTCTGGTAGTACTGGTGGAACCAATATATGTAGTACAGATAAACAAATAATATTTAATAGTTCTAATATTCTTTGCGGTAGTAATAATTTTACATATAATTGCACAGGTGATTCATTAGCAGTAAATCAATACAGTGGTGCATTAGGCTGTAATTCAGTAGCAATGGCTGGTGGTTATACATATAGTGGTTATTCAGTAGCAATGGCTGGTAGTCAAACATTTGGTTTTTATTCAGTAGCAATGGCTAGTGGTGCAGCATGTGGTTATAATTCAGTAGCAATGGCACAAGGTACTGCTTGTGGTGGTGGTTCAGTAGCAATGGCTGGTGGTACTGCATATGCTGATTGTTCAGTAGCAATGGCTTTTGCTGCAGCATGTGGTTATAATTCAGTAGCAATGGCTGGTGGTACTACATGTGGTTGTATGTCAGTAGCAATGGCTAATGGCAATACAACTACTGGTGGAACAAATTCTGTAGCAATGGCTGGTGGTTATACTTGTGCTGATTATTCAATAGCAATGGCTAATGGTACTGCTTGTGGTATTAATTCAATAGCAATGGCTAATGGAATTGCATTTAATTGTTATTCGGTAGCAATGACTGGTGGTCATACATGTGGTGATAATTCAGTAGCAATTGGTAATGGAAGTATTACATGTGGTTATAATTCAGTAGCAATAATTGGTGGTATTGCATGTGGCGATAGTTCAGTAGCAATGAATGGTGGTATTACAAATACTGGTGCAACATGTTCAATAGCAATGATTGGTGGCGATACATTTGGTTATAATTCAGTAGCAATAATTGGTGGTATTACAAATACTGGTGCAACATGTTCAATAGCAATGATTGGTGGTAATACTTATAGTTGTGGTTCAATAGCAATGGTTAATGGTTCTACATTTGGTAATAATTCAGTAGCAATGGCTGGCGGTTATACTTGTGGTTGTTATTCAGTAGCAATGGCAGGTAGCTGTGCATATGCTGATTTTTCAGTAACAATGGCTGGTGGTGCTGCAAATGGTTGTTGTTCAGTAGCAATGGCAAATGGCACTGCATGGGGATATCTGTCAGTAGCTATAAGTCCATTTACATACGCTTATGGCTGTAATTCAGTAGCAATGGCTGGTGGTTATACATATAGTGGTGGAACAAATTCAGTAGCAATGGCTAGTGGTCAAGCATGTGGTTGTATGTCAGTGGCAATGGTTGGTGGTATTGCATGTGGTCAAAATTCAGTAGCAATGGCTGGTGGTACTACTTGTAGTGGTGGAACAAATTCAGTAGCGATTGCTGATGGTACTACTTGTGGTTGTAATTCAGTAGCAATGGCTAATGGTGTTACTTGTGGTGATTATTCGATAGCTATGGCACAAGGTACTACTTATGGTTGTAATTCAGTAGCAATGGGTGGTGGTCAAGCAGGTGGTGATAATTCAGTAGCAATGGGCGGTTCTGTTGCTGGTGGTAATTATTCAGTAGCAATGGGTAATGGTGCTGCTAGTGGTATTGGTTCAGTAGGAATGGCTGGTGGTAATGCTTGTGGTTGTTATTCAGTGGCAATGGCTGGTGGTTGTGCAATTATTGATTGTTCAATTTCTATGGGTAATTTATTTTGTGGTAATACTACTGGCAATACCGTTACAATAAATAATATATTAAAATTAGCACCAACAACAACACCAGCAAATCCAACTTTAGGTACAATATTTACTTGTACTGACAATCATTTATATTTTTATAATGGAAGTGCTTGGAAACAATTAGATAATCTATAATAATTAAATAATAACAAAAAATAGTGAGAAGAAATTTTCATTATTTTTTGTTATATAAATATTTAAAATATTTTCTTAAAATTAATAACTTTTACATTTGTTTTAGTATTTATAAAATATTATAAAAAATTATAAATATGATAATAGATAATAAAATAAAAGAAAATGATAGTTACGTTGTGCTTGAAATTTCTGGGGGGCATGGTAAGAATATTCAAGCAACAGCAGTAATTAGAGCAATAAAAAAACAATATCCTACTAGGAAAATTATTGTGGTGGGAAGCTGGGATGCCCCGTTTTTTAATAATCCCAATATATTTAGATTTTATTTACAGGGTCAAATGCAATATTTCAAGGATGACTATCTTAAAGATGATACGATTATAATGAAACATGACCCCTATAATGAAACTAATCATATTTTAAGAAAAGAACATTTAACTGAAACTTGGTGCAAAATGTTTGGTATTCCTTATGATGGTTATAAACCAGAACTTTATATAAATCCAAGAGAACTTGAAATAGCAAAAGATAAAATAAAACCAGATTCTCGTCCCATAATGCTTCTTCAAACGCATGGTGGCGGGGGTCAGACGTATTCAAAAAAGTCTTGGTATAGAGATATGCCAGTGGAGATAGCTCAAAAATTGGTAAATTATTTCAATAAATCATATAGAATTCTTCACATAAAAAATCCTGACCAACCAAATTTACAAGGAGTAGAACCTCTTAATTTACCTTTAAGAGAATTATATGCTGTGTTTCCCTTAAGTACAAAAAGATTATTTATTGATAGTTTTGCAGCACATGCTGCAGCAGCATTAGGTTTACAAAGTACTGTTTGTTGGATTGGTAACAGTCCTACTGTTTTCGGATATCCTGAAAATATTAATATATTACCAAATGCTAATATTGTTAATCAATTTAATAAATATACGTACTTAATTGATGATATTAGTGGGTTTGTACAATCTTTTCCTTATGATACAGTTAATGTTTTTGATATAAATCAAATAATTGAAGCAGTAAATAAACAAAAGTAAAATATTATAATCTTTATTGTAACAATACAAGTATTTATTATAAAAATAAAACATTATGTTATCAGAAGATGTATATAATTTACTACAAATCAATCAATCAAAATTTATTGATGTAGTATCTCCAACAATGATTTTTATAGGTATTACAAATAATTTAAAAGATACTGCTGCTAAGAATTGGAGTATTCAAAAAATTTCACAAGTTGGTACAGTTTGGCGTTTTGAATATCCTTATGGTGACCAAAATTTTGCATATGTTTGGGATAATAGAAACAATGGTACATATACTTATCAATAATATGTTAAATAAATTATAAAAAAGATTAATTAATGGCAACATTTGCAATAGATTTATTATCAGGAACGGCATTATTACTTACAGGTAATTTTGGCAGTAGTGGAAGTACTTCTTCATCATGGGGTTCAATAATTGGTGTATTAAGTGGTCAAACTGATTTACAAAACACATTAAATACTAAATTAAATATTTCTGCATTTAATAATTATACTGGTACTACAATTCCTAACACATTAAATACTAAATTAAATATTTCTGCATTTAATAATTATACTGGTACTACAATTCCTAATACTTATCATAATAAAACAGAAATTGATAATTATACAGGTAGTTCGGTTGTTCTTTTAACACAAAGAATGGCAAAATTATTTGCATATAATAATTTCGATTAAATTTCGACACCTAATTGCTGTTAACTAATTTATTATCTGTTGAACCAAATAAGGTTTTTATTATACTTATATTTGTATATTTGTAAAATCGTAAATTTCATTTGAAATTTGACATGTTATATTATATGTATTAGCACCATTAATATTATTTCCTAAGCCAGTCCAGTTTTTACCGTCATAAGAATAAGCCAAATTATTAGTTCCAGTACCAGCAGCAACGAACATCTTACCATTATAAATAACACTTTGTCCACGTGTTGAAAATATTGTATTTCCTAAACCATGCCAAATAATTCCGTCTGTCGACCAAGCTATATAATTAGTACCTATTCCTACTGCTACAGATATGCCATTACCTCTAACGCCTCCAAATCCCCTTGTTGTAAAAATGGTGTTATTAATACCAGTCCAATTAATACCATCATAGGAATAAGCTATTGAATATGTGCCAGCATCCCCAAAAGCAATAAATTTAGAACCGTCCCAAAAACCTCCCCTAGCAATCGTAAATATCGAATTACCACAGCCATTCCAAACTATACCGTCATCACTCCATGCAATAGAGTTAGTACCGCCACCAAATGCAACGAATCTATTACCATTATTACAAATATTTATGCCATAACTTGAAAAAATATTTGTACCTAATTGATGCCAATTAATTCCATTTTTTGAATACGCTAAAGTAGATAAAAGTTGACCCGTTGTATAACCGACTGCAACATATATGTTTTTTTTATATGATATGGCATAAATAATATTGTTAATGCTACCATTTTGACTACCAAAGTTTAAGTTTATTTTATGCCATTTTTTTAAATCATAACTATATGACAAACAGGAATTTTGTACAGTACTAATAGTAGTATTACGACCAGTTTGAAAAGCAATTTTATCAAATATATAAAAACCTAGTGAAATTTGTTCATATTTTAAAGGGTATTGATTATAATTAATACCATCATAACTAATACTTGGGGGAATATTAGCAACGCTATTAGGAACAATTACAATATTTTTATTAATTGTTTTCACTTTCAATAGTTACATTTTGTTGGTTATGTTTATTATTTAATAGTTTGCACCTTCTACAATAACATCTTGTTGGTCTTGAACTCCAGCATAAACACTTTGAGCAACGCCTAATATTACACCACTTGGAAGAAATAAACCACCAGTTATAATAATATTTTTAGCACCAATTGCTGTGGTACTACGAGTTGCCGTAGCTATAGCTATTTCATTATCTAATTTCCAAGTACTACCACCATCACTAGATAAAAATATTTTACCTGTCATTGCAGAACTAGCTCCTGCACTTAATTGTGAATTTATATAAGTAATTTTATCTACTCTTGTACCATTTGTAGCACCCGTTACAACTTTTGTAATAGAACCACTACCATTAGATGCAGTATTACCAGTTACTAAACGAGTCATACCTAAAATAAATGTGTTGGAAAAGATTGGGTTTAAATTTGCACTCATTTTTATTTTAATTTATTAATTAATATTATTTTATAATAAATACTTATAGTTTATCAAATAAATGATTTATTATTTTGATTCTTTTTAGTATTTATAATAAAAATAACAATAAAATGGTAAGTAAAATTTTAGAAATATTTTCACACAATGGTGAATTAAGTTCAAAACGAATAGGTGGATTTATGTTAATAATATCAGGAATAGTTTTATGTTTTACATATTATGAAAAAACATTATGTCTGGGTGTTATATCAATTGGTGCAGGACTTTTGGGATTTACAAGTGTTGAAAAAATATTTGAAGATAAGGATAATTCAAATAATGTTTGCGCTAAAGAAAATACAGATAATAATTCAAATAATATTACCACTAAAGAAGATACTGGTAATGACGTTGCCAAATAAATAAAATGGATTACTCGACATTCAATATTAACAACTTTTTTATTAAAAAAGATAGCACATTTCCTGAATTAAAATATCCATTGTTGCAACATACATTAGAACAATATGGTATAACTTCAGATATGCTCGAAAATGTTGCAGTTACAGTATCTATGATTGATGAAAATGGATTGTATCGTATTGCAAATGTTCCAGCAAATCTTGTTATTAATGATAATAGACTAGATTTTCCTGCTGAAGAAAAATATACATTAACATATAAATTTAAGCTAAGAGATACAAGAAAAACAGGTAATTACAAATTGGAACTTACTGTAGATTTTTTAGGAAATGAATTTTGTGGAAAGATAAAATTTCCAGTTAATGGTTATATAAATGTTATAATATCTGATTCAATTACTAAGACCACAGTTGTTTAATATTAAATTTATTATAGTTATGATATGAACTTCCATTAATAAGAACTCTTTTTAAAAAAAATAATTGACATTTTTGTTTTTTTGATTATCTTTGCATGTAAAGTCAAAAAGTTATATGCAATCATTACCTTTATTTATTATTTCTTGTGAAAGAATTTCTAAAAGACAAGCATATTATCTTAGGTTTCAATATAATGAAGGATTAATAAATAATCTTAAATCATTACCTGAAGATACTCGTAAATGGAATGCTGGAATGATGGTATGGGAAATAACCACATTATCATTATTCTCTTTAATTAAAAAATATAAGGGTTCTAATAAAATTCATTTTGATTTTGGTAATGATGATAGTCGGAATATTTTTATTCAACAAATTAAAAAACTTGAAATTGCTGAAGTTGAGAAACGTAAATTTATTGCTGAATTAAATATTAAGAAAGAACATTGGGTTAAATATAAGCAGGAATTAGAAGAAACATATGAAAAATATATAGATGTTGTTCAAAAAAATTTAAAACCAAATATAACATTATTTAAACATCAAGTTGTAGGAATAATGTTTTTAAATGTAGTAAGAAATGCATTATTAGCTTTAGGGATGGGTTCAGGAAAAACTTTAATTTCAATAGGTTATGTAGAAATGAATGGTTTTAAAAAAGTAATTGTTATAACACCCAACTCATTGAAATACAATTACTTAAATGAAGTAAAAAAATTTTCAAACAATTCACAAGTTTTTATTGTTGGTAAAAAAAATACGTGTAATATTGAAAATAGTAAATACATTATCTTCAATTATGATTATTTTAATTCATCTGATTTTAATAAGGTGAAAGATAAGTTTGATAAATTAAATATAGGTAAAATAGATTGTTTAATTGCAGATGAGTGTCATCGTATTTCTTCAACTTCAACAAATACGTATAAAGCGTTTAAAAGATTATTTAAAGACGATATTTTTAATGATGGAAAAATATCAAAAATTTTTATGTCCGGGACTCCAGCAAAATCGCACGCATATCAGTTATATAGCGTGTTACATCAAATTTCACCATTAGAATTTCCAACAAAAGATAAATTTTATAAAATTTATTGTGGAATGTCGTATAATATCGATGGCTTTGGTTGGGAAACAGATATTAGTTTAACAAAATTCGAAGAATTATTTAATAAAATAAGCCCATTTACATACAGAAAAAAACTTGAAGAAATGCTTCTCGATTTGCCAGAGAAAACAGTACAAAAAATAGTTCTTGAAATGACACCTAAAGAATATGAAATATATTATGAATTAGAAGATGGAACAATTAATGAGTTTAATGATAAAAAAATCATACATCCATTAGCAATATTAAGTAAGTTACGAGAATATACTAGTCATTTGAAAACAAATAGTGTGAGAGAATTAATAGATTCAATTTTAGAATGTGGCGATAAATTAGTAATTGTAGATTTTTTCAAAAAAAGTTTACATGAATTACATGATAAATATCCTGAAATATCAAAACTTCATATTGGAGATGTTTCTGATACTGAAAGAGCCGAAATTGTTAGAGATTTTCAAGATGAAAATGGAAAAACCAAATTATTATTGGGTTCTCAAAGTACAATTTCTGAAGGACTTACATTAACAGCAGCAAATAAGATTGGTATTATTACTGTACCGTGGACACCTTCTGATATGGACCAGATAGTTTTTCGAATTTATCGCATAAATCAGCGCAATGCAGTTAATGCATATTTTTTTGTATATAAAGATACTATAGATGAATACGTTTTCGATTTATGTGAAAAGAAACATCAAGAACTTTCAATGGTAATTGATGGGAAAAAATCCGAATCAGACATTAATCAAAGTATTATTAATGACTTAATTAATATAATAAAAAATAAGCATAAAAAAATCTAATAATTGAGAAAACATGGCAACCGATTATACATGGAATACCAATCCAATTCGAGACATATTAATGAATATGTTATTATCTAATTTTAATATTACAAATGGTGGTGCAAAACAAGAACTTCATAATATTTTTACACAAGTTATTGAACCATATTTAAATAATAGAGGTGATTTAATTTATTTAGATTTTAATGTAAAAAAGAATAAAAATTATTATAAAGTTATTGGAAATAACCTTATAACAAGTCTTTGGCTTTCTGGAATTTTACCTGAAAATCCAAATGAAGTGATGAGAAATAATCAATATAAATTTGGTGATATAACATATCATTATGATATTAAAACGCATAAATTAGAATATAGTATTAAAAAACAAAAAATAACAAATAAAAACAATAGGAAAAATGGATAAACAAAACGTATTAAAAGAAATTAAATATTTTCTTGAAGGTTATAATAATGATTTAAAATACATTGTAAATGTTGAAACTGACCCAAGAACAAATATTGCTAATTGTATAATACATGAACCAAATAAAGAACCGAGAATAGAAAATATTACATATGTTCCATTTCTTTATATGAAAGATTTATCAAGATTAAAATTTAAATTATATGAAAATCAATCAGAACAATATATTGAAAGTAAAAAAGTAAAATATGGAATAACTATTACTCCATTAAAAACCGGTAATCAAAAAAGATTAGTAGAAGGTTATTGCTTTAAAATAACTAGTAGTAGGTCACATAATGATATTATGAATTACTTAAAAGATGGTGGAATTGACCCATATGAAAAATTAACTGAAGATGATGGTAAGACGATAATTAAAGATAAAAAAGGTGAACCAATTTATTTATATCGTGATTGTTTTTATTCGCCAAGAATTACAGAACAATTTTTTATTTCAACACAAACGAGATTATATAAAGGATATGAAGAATATAAAAATGTTCATAAATTAACATTTGATATTGAAACTACTGGTTTACGTTATCAAATTGCCAGAGTATTTGCTATTGGAGTTAAAGATAATCGTGGTTTTGAAACAATATTGGAAGCAGCAAAAATTAATGATGATGAATCTGAAATTCGATTAATTCAAGATTTTTTTAATTTAGTTCATCATATAAAACCTGCAATTATTTCAGGATATTTTAGTGAAACATTTGATTTTGATTTTATTTTAGGTAGAGCAAAAATACTTAAAATGAATTTAACAGAATTGCCACAAGGACTTAAAGAAGGAATACAATTAAAAAGAAGGGGTAATGTTTCTGTTAAGTATGGTAATACTGCTGATAAATATACTGCTACAGAAATGTGGGGACTTTCCATAATTGATATAATACACGCAACAAAACGAACTGCAGCAGTAAATTCTGATTTAAAAGAAACTGGATTAAAATATGTTGCAAAGTTTGAAAAAATTGCTAAACCAAACAGAACATATATTAAAGGAGAAGATAATTCAATTGGTAAATATTATCATGAAAATAAAATATTTCTCATTGATGAAAAAAATAATTATATTCAAGTACCTGATGAATATCAAGAAGTTGCCAAAAATCTTTACAAACTTCAAATCAATAAAACTAATTTTAGTGATGAACAATATAAAGAATTAAGAAAAACATATCTTGATGAAAATAAAGAATTTATTGAATGGTTTAGAAAGGAAGCATTTCCAAAAAATTTAATTACATTTATTGGTGGTAAAAAATTGATAAAACAATATCTTCTTGATGACTTATGGGAAACAGAACAAGTAGATGAATTATATAATCAATCATCATTTATGTTGGCAAAAATAGTTCCCACTACATATCAACGTATTTGTACAATGGGTACTGCTGCGATTTGGAATTTACTTTTAACTGCATGGAGTTATGAAAATGATTTAGCAATACCTCAATCAGATAAATATGAAAAATTTAGTGGTGGTTTAGCTAGATGTTATAAAACAGGATATTCAGAACGTATAATTAAGATTGATTATGCTTCACTTTATCCTATGATTCAATTAACAGAAGGGGTATTTCCTATCTTTGATATAACTGGTGTTATGGAAAAGTTATTACTTTATCTTACAACTACTCGTAATATTTATAAAAAATTGGCAAATATTACTAAATTAGATAAGGAAGAAGTTGAATTGTCGAGACAAATTGACCCAGAAATACATATAAAATATATTAATAATGAACTTACTGCAGCAGATGTTGCAATGTCTAAAGTTAAACAACTACCTATTAAGATTTTAAATAATTCATTATTTGGTGCATTGGGTTCGAATATTTCATTTAATTGGTCAGATAATGTTTGTGCAGCAAGAATTACTTGTGTGGGTAGAATTCATTTAAGACATGCAATTAATTGGTTTAGTAAATATGGTTGTGTTGCATTACTTGCAGTTACCGATGGTATTAATTTTCAATATCCTGAAAGAACAACAATTAAAATAACTGATGAAGAAATGTTTGAAAATCAGCTAGAAGGTACAATTGAAGAAATGTGGAAGTATGATGATAAAGTGGGCATTGCAGCACTTATTGAAAAATATAATAAGGAAGAAATGAAACCACCTTATATGAGTATAGACGATGATGGCAAAAGTATTTCATGTTTAAATCTTTCACGTATTAATTATGGTACACTTTCAATGGCTAAAGATAAGAAGACTGGTGAAATGAAAGAAAAGGTTAAATTAACAGGTAATACAATAAAGTCTAAAGTAATGCCAGAATATATTGAAGAATTTATTGATAAAGGATTAAATATGATACTTCATGGTCAAGGAAAGGAATTTGTGAAGTATTATTATGATTATGTTGATGATATTCGTTATATGAGAATTCCTTTGAAAAAAATTGCAAGTAAAAGTAAAATCATAAAGACTTTGAGTGCATATAAGAAAAGAGGTAGTGATAAAAATGGTAGGGAAAAGGGTATGCAAGCACATATGGAATTATTGATTGAAAAACGTGAAAAAATAGCTGCAGAACTTTTTGAAAAACATAAAGATAATCTTAATCTTGAAAAAATTAAAAAAGAACTTACAATTGATGATAAAATAAGATTAATAGCTAATTATATGCCACAAGAACCTGAATTGGATAGTGTAGTATATTATGTAAATAGTGGATATAAAAAATCTTATGGCGATTCTCGTAAAATTACAGACAAAATTACTAATGAGGAAAGGTACTGTGCTACATTGATTAATAATGAAGACCTTCAACAAAATCCAAATATGACTGGAGTATATAATTATGCGAAATATCTTGATGCTTTTAATAAAAGAGTTGAAACACTTTTGGTTGGATTTGCACCTGATGTTCAGAAAAAAATATTGGTTGAAATGGATAAAGAAGATAATTTAATAAAAGCAGATTTTAGTCCATTACTTGATGAATTAGCATTAAGAAATTTTGATTCTGACAATTTTGATGAATCAATGTATTTAGAAGACCTCGAAGTTGATTTTTGGAATAAGACTGGATATGACCCTAGAAAGATTTGGAATGGTTTTAAAATGCATAAAGAATATTGTGTTCATTATGAAATATATGATAGTGCGTTAAATTTTCTTAATGAAAAAATGATTGCAAGTAATAAATCAAAAATTAAATCAATAAATGATGAATATAAAGAAGGAGATTTAGTACTTGTAAAAGATGGTAGTAATTATCATGTCGGTTTATATAATGGTGTCTATATTCAAATAATTAAAAGTAATGTTGATATTCCTAAAAGTCAAATTGAACTTGACCTTGATAAAGAAAGAGAAGAACGTCAAAAGAAAATTCAAGAATTGGGAATTACTGAATTGGCAACTAAAACTGATAGAGAATTATTTTTAGAAAAGGAAAGAAAATTTAGAATGACAGCGTTTGCAGAATTCAAACAAAAATATGGAATTCCATTAGATAAAACTATGGAATGGGTATTTGCAGAAATGGAACATTCTGATGAAGCATTTGAGGATTTTGTTATTGAAAAACATGAATGTATGGAAGGTGATGTCGATGAATATGTTGATGATAATGATATAAAAACTTAGCAATATTAACAATTGATTAGTATTTATATTAAAATTAATTAAATGATATTAAAAAAGATAGATTTACTCGAAATAATCGATTCGAATGGTGAGTTAATTGGTAAAAATGATACGCCTACAAATGGCAGTGATTTAGAAAGTCAAGCTAATAATACTACCGATTATAATGCCAAAATTGGCACACAACCCTTTAGATATGATATGTTGGGTCGTTTTGGATTTTCCAATTTAAGTTTTACTGAGGGAAAAGAAAATCAAGAACAGAAAGAATTATTAAAAGATTTGGCAGTACTTGTTCATGAAAAATATATGAAGGATTTACAATATTTTTATAAAAACCCCAATAAATTAAAAAGTGATTATAGAAAAGTTGTTGGTGATAAATTTCATTCAGAGGAATGTCAAAAAGCAGATATGGAATGGGCAAAAAAAATAATTAAAATAATGGAACTATATTTCGAAAATGTATTTAAAGAACCAATTGACGAAATTAATTCAATTACGGAAAGTAAGGTAGAGGAAGATAAACTCGTCAATAAAAAATCTGAAGATGAAATATCAAAAAAATCTGAAAACCAAGAAATTAAAAACAAAAAACTCCAAAAAGTTGCTGGTTTAATCAATAAACTCGATAAAAAAGATATTGATAAACTAATAAATTTATTGGAAAGAAGTAGATAATGAATAATATGGCGAATAAAGAATTATATGATAAAACCTATCCTGTGCCTCAAAACATACTTAAAAGTATTGAGGTGGCGAAAGCATCTACTTCAGATAGTAATGGTCTAAAAAGGGCAAATTTTATACTTAAAAACGGTGTTTTAACATATCAGGCATTAAAAAGATTAAAGAATTTTTTTGATTATTTTAATCCACAAACTCAAAATAAAACACAATATGCACTTGCTGGTGGTGATTTAATGAAACGATTTATTGAAACATCGTTAGCGCAAGATAGGGCAGGTGTTGTACGTAGTAAGAAAATTAAACAGGATATAACCACCAATCCTAATTCGGAATTAAAACCTTATCAAAGACCAAGGTTAAACGAAGAAAGGAAAGAATTAAAAAAAAACGCTGTTGCAGTAATTGTCAATAATGATAATAAAATTTTATTACTTAAAAGAGCAGATGATAGTAAAATTTGGATGCCAAATAAATGGTCATTGGTTGGTGGTGAAATGAAAAAAGATGAAACACCACAACAAGCCATTGAGAGAGAAATACTTGAAGAAACTAAATTAGAAATTAAAAAATTTATAAAATCACTTAGTATTCAAAGAAAAACTGATAGTATTGAACACGTATTTGCTTGTAGATATACTGGTGAAGAAACAGATGTTAAATTAAATGATGAAAATACAAAGTATGGCTGGTATGATGTTTCTGAAATGAAATATTTAGATACTGTACCACATTTAATAGAATATATTACACTTGTATTTAAATCATATGAAGATGAAAAATAATTTGGTTTAGAACTATTTATAATAAATAATAGTAAAAAAATTAAAATATAAAAAAATGGCAGAAATTATATGTGATAATAGTAGTAGATTATTAGTAAATAGTGCAAGTTTTAGAGATGAAAATCTTGTTAGAAATAAAATTTGTCATGGCTATACCTTTAATAATGAATATTGTACAGGAAATGCTGATACAATTTCTGATGGTGATTGTCGAGGTAGAGACCCACAAACACCGGGTGCATCAATTGGTACTAATGAAGATATTGCAGATAGAACTTGTTCAATCGCAAAAAATAGTAATCGTTATACTCCCGGTCATGAATATTGCGCAGCAACTGCATAATAGTGATGATGATAACAGAAATTAAAATATTTTTTAACAATATCAAAAATCTTCGCCATCTATTAAAAGAAGGTGTTGGTGAGAATGATATTGTCAATGCAATTCAAAAACATGAATATATTTATATTTATTATGCAGGAGATAATACAATTGAAAGAGGATATAGAACAATTCGACCTTTTGTATTAGGTACAAGCACTGCAGGTAATAAAGTTTTAAGAGCATGGCAAGATAAGGGTAAAAGTGATAGTCTTAGAGTAGATAGTCCAAGAAAACGACCTAATCATGAATATCATAGAGATAATGATGGTAAAGAAAAAGCTGGTTGGAGATTATTTCTTGTAGATAAAATAAGTTCGGCATATCCAACAGGAAAACGTTTTGTTGATGAAGATGGTAATGTAATGATTCCACCTTTATATAATCAAAACGATAAGCAAATGACGAATATTATTGCTTCTGTTTCACCAAAAGAACCTAAATCAGTGCAAACAAAAGGTTTAGGTAAAGTTGCAGCACCTTCAGTTGTTGCATCAAAAGTAGATAAATCGCAATTTAATACTCAAACAAATAAATTTAAAAAATTTTATAATGCTGGTAAGCAAAAAAGAGATGCAACTGCAAAAGATATTCAAAATTTATATGATGTTGCTAAAAGAGTTATGAAAAAATCACCAGATAGATATTTAGTTGCTATTGATAAAAAGGGTGATTTTAATCTTGTTGATATTGCTCAAAAAGATAAACTTCCACCAGAAGCAATTGTTGGAAAATTAACAAATCTTTACGATAAATTAGTTAGAACAACAAAAACAACAGTACCTGCAGAACAAAGTTTCATTAAACAACAAAAAGATTCTGTTATGAAAAAACAATCAAATATAAATAAAACACCAACGATGGTTAAAGAAAATGAAAAAAATCTTATTCAAGGAAAAACTTTTTTCAAACAATAAAGTATTTATAAAAAAATATAAAATTTTATAAAATGGCAACAAAACCTGATTTAAATAAACTTAAAACTGAAATAGCAAGTCGTAAGCGAGAAAAAAGTATTGCACCTGTTGGTATGGGAGCACAGAATCAATTAGGTGCATCACCAAGAGATACGTTTTTAAATGGATTGTTGGAATCTTTGAAAACTGGTAGAGATACAGCATCAAGTAATTTAGTTAAAATTGTTGATAATCAAGTGGCTGCAAAGCATAAAGAAACTGCAAGACTTCCAATTAATGAAACGGTAGCACCTGTTCAACGTTCAACTATTCAACAATCATCTATACATGAAACGGTTGATATGTCACCAGAAAGAGATGAATTATTATATCGAGACCTTGATAAACAGAGAAAACAAACAATTGCCGATGCAATGGCTGCTGGAATAGCACCCAATAAAAGTATGAATACTGGAATGCCATCTTACAATCCAAATACTGGACAACCAATGCAAATTAATGAAGGATATTTGGTTGAGAATGTAAAGAAAATTGTTGATAATTATTTAATTGATAATTTTGGTCCTGTTGTAGAAGAAGCAATTAAAGGTACAATTATTGAAATGTATGCTGTTGAAAGAATTAAAGAAGTCTTACAAGAAAATCGTGAAATGATAAAAACACTTGTATACGAAACTATTCGAGAAATACAAGCAAAGAGTAAAGCAAAGGCATAATAATTATTATACTTTTTTATTATTGAGTTTGTATTTATAATCATACTCATATTCAAAAATGACATACGAAGAATTTAAACAAAATTTTTTAGCGGATTTTCTTAATATAAAATCATTTGCAGGTAGAATACAATATGCTAATGAACATCTATCAAGAATTGGTAGTGGTAGTGGTAGGATTGTGTATGATATTGATGGTCAAAAAGTATTAAAATTAGCAAAAAATGCTAAAGGTATTGCACAAAATAAAGCAGAAGCTGGTATTGGATATTATGGGGATACGCAACATATTGTTACAATTATTTATGATAATGCAGATGATGATAGTTGGTTAATTGCAGAAAAAGCAAAAAAAGTAAACGAAAAAAGAATTAAAGAATTAACGAGTATTCCAAGTCTTAATGATTTGTATTATTATTTAAGAAATAATGAATCTGAAAATAAAGGTGGAAGTGGAATTTTTGGACAAAACGAAAATATTAAAAATCAATTAGATAATAATGAATTTATCATTGATTTAATAGATTTTGTTGCAAATTATTCAATAAGTGTTGGTGATTTGGGTAGACCAAGTTCTTATGGTGAAGTACTCCGTGATGGTCAACCAACAATTGTATTAACAGATTATGGATTAAATGATGAAGTATATGATACACATTATAATCCACAAAAAAAGCAAAAATATCGTATGTATGAATTATACAATTTTGCTGATGGTAATGATGATATTCTTTCTGATATAGGTAATGTTGGACAAGACCAAAGACATGGAATGTGGGCATTAATGCCATATGGTGTAGGTGATGGCGATGGTGTAATAAATGAAGAATTTAAAGAATTTATTATAAGAAGAAGCATATATCCAAATAAACCAATAAAGAATATGCCAGAACTTGTAGATAATTTTCATGAATGTGTAAATAATCTTAAAGAAACATTAAATCATGTAGATGATAAGAAAAAATTCTATAATAATTTATTGGAACTTCAAAAATATCTTATTTCTCAAAATTATTATGATAGAGAACCACTTAGTAGTGAAGAATATGTTATAAATGAAGATATTGAACAACAATCGCCACAAGTTCAAAAATTTACATTAACTGATGTAAATTATGCAACTGAAATTGCTAAGACTAGTGCTGAAAAATTAGGGTTTAAAATATTAAAAACAATTGGCGGTGGTTCAAATGGTTTTGCATTTGATATTGGCGATACAAAAATTTTTAAACTTTCTGCTGATATTAGTGAAGCAGATGCAGCAACAAAATTAATAAGAGTAAAACCAACACATCTTGCAATTGTTTATAATTTATATAAAATAGTGGATACTGAAAAAAATCAGGCATTCTTTGGAATAATCGAACGTCATATAACAGATAAACCACTTCAACAATTTAATCGAAACATAGATATTATTAATAGTATTATGCCAAATAATATGTCGATAGTTGATTTTTATATAATGATGAAAAAGAATTTTGATTATAATAATTTAATTAATTTAGCAAAAAATATACTTACAGAAAAACCTGAAGTAAATATTTCAAATATAGAAAGACAACAAGCATATGATTGGATGATAGGATTGTTCGAAATTAAAAAAGAATTATTGAGTTATAATATTAAATCAGATGATTATGGTAATCCAGAAAATCTTGGATATGAGGGGGGTATTTTAAAATTCTTTGATTTTGGTGGTTATCGAGGTGTTAATGAACCTGATTTGGGAGATGCAAATATTATATTTTTACCTGAAAACGAAGAAATATTAGATGAAAAATATAATAGAAATATTGCAGATAATATAGCCAATCAAATTGCAAAAACAAAAGGATATAATGAACCAAAATATGTAGATGCTGGTGAATATGGTGTTGCTTATGATATTGGTGATGATAAAATTTTAAAAATAACTGCAGATAATAGTGAAGCAGCAGAAAATTTAAAACTTATAAATAAACCATTAAAATATATAGCACAACCATATAATGTATTTACAATCGATTCAAAAAATACATATATTTCTAAAACATATGCAATTGTTTTGGAAAAATTAAAAACAGACCCACAAAAATTTAAAAGACTTAAAGAAAGAATTGATTTTATTTTTGGAAAAATATTTAATCTCAGACTTTATGATATTATTGATTATTATATAAATGGATATGGGGACATAGATACAAAAAAAATTGATGGATATATGTCAAAAAATCCAGAAGATGCTGAATTTTTTTATTCTATATTAAGAATTGCTGAAGAAGCAAAACAATATGGAGTTGAAAGTTTGGATTATTTTAATTATACTAATTTAGGATATAAAAAAAATGGAGTAATTGCATTTTTTGATGTGGGATTTAGTAATGGTTACTTACAACCGAATGGTGCAGAAAATATAAAAATAACTGAAGATGGAACTTCAAAATTCTCAACACCAAATAGTATTGGACAAGATAATTTTCCACCATATGAAAATAATGATACATCTCCAGTTACAGATAATAACGTACCAACAACTCCAGAAAGTGTAAAAGAAGATTTAGAATATCATCATGTTGTAGGTGATGCAACACAAGATAAATTTGCTCTTGATGAAATTGGAAAAAAATCATTTATGAAGGGAGCACAAGCTGTTACAGTAAAAAAGAAATGTAGATTAGGTGGTTTGGGAAATACAAGTGTAGCTTGTAATCAAGGTGATATTAATAATCTTGATATTAAAACAATTAATGAAAATAATAATATTGATTTATTAAAATTGCAATTAGCACAAGCAGCACAAAAAGTTTATAATGAATGGGAACAAGATGAAAATGGTATGGATTGTACATTAGGTTCTGGTGGTATATGTCAAGATATTGCTGGTGCAATGTGTGATATATTAATAAATAATAATATTGAATGTACAACAGTATCTCAGCAAATTGGTGACCAACATGTTTATGTTGTCGCTCAAACAGACGATGGTATATATGATATAGATATTTCACCATATTTATATGAAGAAGGTAGTGGTTATTGTTGGAAAAAAATACCTGATGTTGAATTTAATGAAAGATATATTAATATAAATAAAATAAGTTCAGACCCTAATGATTATGAAAAATATATAATTAATGAAAATTATAATAAAAAAATTAATGAACAATCAATTAATGAAACAAATTTACCGCATAATAAAACTTTTTGGGCATGGGTGTCACCAGATAATAAATTCACTGAAGTATCTAAACTTCAACATGCAGGATTTATTGAAGGAAAATATCCTGAACTATCATATGATTTAGATGCGTTATTTTATCAAGCATTTAGAGAAGGTTGGGTACGAGTAATTTATGAATATAACTCAGACAGATTTATGGGTACTTTATCTATGAATGGATTTGATAAAGAAAGAGTTAAATCAGTATTTAAGGACATGTTTTTTGATTTAATTAAATATGGAAATAATATAATTTATTTAGATTATGAAGTTGGTGGTAATGCTGATATAATAAGAACAGGTAATGCGGAAGGAAAAGCAAAATTGGTGAATTATGTAAATGAACAATCAATTAAAGATTTTGAAAAACAAATTGAAAAAGATAATAAAGATGATAAATTAGATAAACTTCTTTTATTTGAAGAAGATGACTATAAAGTATATGCAGTTAATGGTAAATATGTAAGAAGTAAAAATCCGGGACTGAATTTTGATGAATGGGTTGATGGCGGTCATCATTATGTTGATTTAGACCTACCAAAAAAAGAACAAAAATACGCTAAACATATTCCAGAAGATGAAATTTGGGTTGATGATGTATTCATTATAAAACCTGATGATTTAGGCGCAATATTATTACATGAAACACTTGAAAGACATTTAATGAAATACTATGGTTTGAAATATAGTAATGATGGCGAAGGTAAAGATGGTGCTCATGAAATTGCAAATAAAGCAGAAGTAGAATTTAGAGAAAGAGTAAAAAATGGTTTTGGTCGTGATGTTAGTGAAGAAATTTATACTAAATTTGTAAAAAATTATACAAAGAAACATCCAAAAAAGAAATTAAAAATTAATGAAGAAAATTATGTTGGAAAAGCATATAGAGTGAATTCTAATTTCATTCAATCTAAAGGAACTACTGCAGGTGATGTTGTTAGATTTGAAATGAAAGAATTAGGTAATGTTGATGATTTTAATATAACTCCTGAAAAATTAAAAGAACTTGATAAATATCCAGCTAAAGATATTGTCTGGATTACAAAAACATTTGAGGATGCAAAAAGATATTCTAATGAAGATGACTTTTCAGATATCGATGAATTTGATATTAATAATGGCGAAATTATTGGTGAAGATGGTGATGGTGGATATCTTATTTTAATTAAAAAACATAATTTAAATGAATCAATAATGATTGAAGATGATTCTCAATCAAATAATAAAATTACTGGTTTTGTAAATAATTTAAAACAAAAACCATTTATTCAATCACTTATAAATGGTTTAAAATCAGATGTTTATGTTGTTGGAGGGGCTGTTCGTGACCTTATTCTTAATAAACCAAACAAAGATATTGATTTGGTTGTAGGAAAAGTACCTATAGATACATTAATTTCACAATTACAAAAATTTGGTAAAGTTGATGTTGTTGGTAAATCATTTGGTGTTATTAAATTTATTGATAAAGATGGTACTGACTATGATATAGCATTACCAAGGGTTGATAGAAAAAATGACGAAGGTGGTTATCGTGGCTTTGATGTTCAAAGTGATGAAAATCTCCCAATTGAAGATGAACTTATTAGAAGAGATGCACGTTTCAATGCTATGGCAATTAATATCAATACTGGTAAATTTATTGACCCTTTAGGTGGATTAGATGATATTAAAAAGAAACAAATATCTGCAGCAAATCCTGATGCGTTTTCAGACGACCCATTAAGAGCATTAAGATTTTGTTCGTTTGCTAGTCGTTTTGGTTTCACAATTGAACCACAAACGATGCAAATGATTAAAGATAATGCGAGTAGAATTAAAGAAATTCCGCCAGAAAGAATATTAATTGAATTTGATAAAATTTTAAAAAAAGGCGACAAACGTATTGGTATACAACTGCTTAAAGACACTGGTTTATTTCAACAAATTTTTAATTTTGATTTAAAACAATCAACAATTGATAGAAGTCCATTTGAAGAAGTTAAAACAATGGGTGAGTTTATTTATTTATTAACACGATTATTACCAAATCCTGCAGAATTTTATAAAAATAATTTAAAAGGTGATATTGATACTTATAAGGAAATTAAAGCACTTGAAATGGCATTTGATAGTGGTGAAGCAACTAATTTAATTGAAGCACGAACAGTTGCGCATAATATGTATGTAACATCACCACAATCACTTCAAAGCCAAATAATACCTAGTGTAATTGAAACCGCAGCACAAGAATTATTACAAGGCAAATATCCAAAAGCAGTTGGTGAACTAGCAATTAATGGCAATGATTTAATTCAATTTGGATTAAAAGGTAAAGAGATTGGTGATATGTTAAAATCATTATTGTTAAAGGTATATTCAAATAATGTTAGGAATAATCGAGATGATTTATTAAATTTGACAAGTCAAAAAAATAAATCAATAAAACAAGAAGGTGTTGCAGATAAATATGCAGAAAAAACTTTTAATGTTCCTGACTCAAATACTGCAATGGATGTTAAAGCAATGGGTGGTATAGAAAAAAATAAAGAAAAACCATATGCAATTAGTGAAGAGGGTGATTTATTTTTTAAGAACCCAAAATCATTAACAAATTTTGATAAAAATGTTAGGGCAATTGCTGATAGTGATGGAAACTTATTTGTTGCACAAGTAAATGGTAATTTTCTTCATGGAGATATTGCAAGAACATTAGGAATTGTTGGATGGATATATGAAAATAATGATTATGTGTTGTTACATAGAGCAGGAAACACAAATAATTTTGGATTGAGTGATAGTAATTATAATGATATTAGAAATTTTAAAGATATACGTGAAAGTGCAATACAAATATTAAATAAAACAAAAAAAAGAAATCCACAATATAATTTTTACCTTAAATATTTTAACAATATAGATGATGATAGTATGCCTATTGATAATATAGGTCTTAATGAAAATATTGATGGTCAACATAAAACAATTACTGAAGAATATCATGAAGTTGGTGATGGTAAATATGTAGTAAATAATAAAATTGTTGATATTAATTTCTTTGTTAATGAATATAATAAATGGAATACTGAAAGTGGAAGAGGAAGAGCAGAATATTCAGACCCAAATGAAGCATCAGTATTAGAATTTTTACAAAATAATTATGAAGATTTTAGCCATAATGAAAAATTAAAACATAAATTATTATGGAAACTTACAGATAATGACGTTTTAAATGAAACACCAATTGATTCAATAACTTCAGATAATATAATAACACCGCAATATATAAAAGATGTAGAACGTAGTGATAATTATGAAAGATATATTGAATATTATAAATATGAAAATAATTTGGAGGATGAAGATAAGGAAGTTATTGAACAAAATGAAGATTTTAAAAAATGGTTTATATGGGAATTAAAAAATAAATATGATGATGTAATAGATAAAATAAAAGAGAAAATAAAACCAAATGATACTATTGATATTTGGAGAGAAATGACAGTTGATGATAATTGGATTTATCATATTGGTACACAAGGAAAACATTTAGGTATTTATTGGTCTTGGGAAGAAAATGCTGCTGAAGCACATTGGGGAGATAGTAAAAAATATAATAAAGCAATAATAAAAACATCTGTGAAAGAAGACAATATTGATTGGACTAATACAATATATGCTAATATGGATTTGGCTCTTGGCGAAGATGAAAAAGAAATAACATTATTTAAAAATACATCATTAAAAATTGAAGAATTATATATAAATGGTGAAGATATTATGGATTCTCCGCAAGCAATACCAATTAAAAATAAAATATTTTATGCTTAAAAATTACTAAATAAAACATACAATATCTAAAAAATGAAAATTCTTCTATATTTTATAGTATTTATAGAAAAATGAATTGTGTTAGATATTAATGTAATTAAAAATAAAAGAATTTTTAAATTAACAAAAGATGAATTAAATTATTTGTATCGTGATTTAAATATGTCACAAACTGATATTGGAAAATTACTTAATACTGATTCAAGTAATGTTTCAAGAAAATTTAAAAAAGAAAGCATAATTGCAGATAAAGGAAATGAATATATTTCAAAAAAACAATTACAAACACAAATTGAATTAACTAAAGAAATTTTAGTAATTGAATATCCAAACAATTCAATTACTAAAATAGCAAAAAAATTTGGTGTTAGCTATTCTTTTATTTATAAAAAATTAAATGAATTTGATATTCCAATACAAAAAAATGGTTATTTTCAAACAAAATATATTGATAATATAACATATGATACATTATTTGATTTATATTGGAATAAAAAATTAAGTTTGTTTGAAATAGGTACAATATTTTGTGCTGATAAAAATTTAATTAAAAGAAGATTAAAAGAATTTAAAATAAAAATTAGAACAAAAAAAGAGGCATTTAATTTAGTTGAATATAAAAAGAAGAAAAGTGAAATTATAAAATCTATAATTGGAAATGAGTTCAAACCAGTTTATAATAAAGAATCAATTCCAATAATTGAAGAATTTGGTAAAAAAATGGGATATAATTTTATTCATGCCGAAAATGGTGGTGAACATTTAATAGATGAATTATTTTATTGGGTGGATGGATATGATTATGATAAAAATGTTGTTGTTGAATATTACGAAAAGGCACATAAATATAAAAAAGAATATGATAGAAATAGAATTTCAAGAATTAAACAATTTTTAGAATGTAAAATTTTTATAATTTATGAAAATGGAATAATAGAAGAAAAATAAAATAATAAAAAATGAATAATATATCTTATAGTGCAGTCGTTCTTGATGATAGGTCAAAACAAAGACTTATTGAACGATTTAAAACAATTATTCCAGAAGGATTCGAAATTGTTGCGCATCACATGACTATTAACATGGGTGAAATCGACCCAAAACTTGAAAAATATCTAGGATTGCCAGTACGATTAAGTGTTAATGAATTTGCTATAGATGATAAAGTAATGGCTGTGGGGGTTAGCGGTTTTGAAACACACAACGCTAAAGCACATATTACATTAGCTGTAAATCGAGCAAATGGTGGTAAACCAATGATGTCAAATAAATTAACTAATTGGCAACCATTAAAAAGACCATTATATATAACAGGTAAAGTAATAGAAGTGGAATTTAAGTAACATGGCTGATTGGAAAGAATCATCAAGAATGGGTTTTGAATTTGAAGATTTTTGTTTAAAAGATTTAAATGAAAAATTATTTCCTCTTGCATATAAAAATATGAAAAAAGAAGAGTATAGTTATTATGATATTATACTTTTTAATGGTAAATTTGCAGAAAAACAAAAAACAATTGAATGTAAGTTTGATAAAATGGGTAGTGTTAGTGGTAACATTTGTATTGAAACTGGATGTTGGGGGAGGCAATCAGGATTATTAATTACAAAAGCTGATTATTGGATTATTGGTGATGGTATTATAACATATATTGCTAAAACAAAAAGAATACATGATTGTATTGTTGAAAATATAAATCAAATCGAGTATAAGAAAAAAACAAAAATTGAACAAAAGAAAGGTATTTTTAAAGAAATGGATATGTATATTATTCCAAAAAGATTCTTTGAACCTTATTGTGAAGAAATTAATAATATTAATGAAATGAAATATAATTGTTTATTATGATTAAATGTATTTAGAAATGGAAAATAATATTAAAAGATTAATTATCAGTGACTTAGATGGAACTTTGATTAATTCACCAATGCCAGAAACAGGTAAAGTTCAATGGTCTGAGAAAATGAAAACGCCATATAAATATCAAGGTTGGTGGGGTCGTCCAGAAAGTTTGGATTTAAACGTTTTTGATATTAAACCATTTTCAAGTGTATTGAATCAATTAAAAGAAGAACAGGCAAAGCCAAATACTTATGTAATAATACTTACATCAAGAATGGAAAAACTACGTCCACAAGTTCAAGCAATACTTGATGCAAATCATATTGTTGTTGATAAACTTGATATGAAACGTGCAGAAGGAGATAAAGGAAAGAAAGTTTTGAGATATGTGGAGCAATTTCCAGAATTGGAAGAAATAAATGTTTACGATGATAGAGATACAGACATTCAATCTTATGTAGCAATTAAAAATCAAATTCCAAAAAGTATTAGATTTAATATATATTTAGCAAAAGAAGGTAAATTATCTTTATTAGAAAATAGATTTACATTATTAAATATTATTCGTGAAGAAATTCAAAATATTTTAAAAAATTAAAACAACTGTATTTATAATAAAAATTAATAAACATTATGTTAAAAAATGGAAGACCATATCATTTACCACAAATAAGTATGCCATATGACATTGTTTTAAATAAACTTGATGAAGAAGGAATTAAATATGAATTAGTTTCATTGAATCCAAGTGAAGACGATGGAATAAAAACATCTCAAAATGTGGTGTATTCAGATGAAATGGAAAAATGTAATGTTGATGATACAAATCCAATATGGCTTTCAAATGATGGTGAAAATATTAATATTTGCGATGGGCATCACAGGTATGTTAAATCATTGATTGACAATAAGTTACTTAAAGCAGTTAAACTCGATTTAAATGAAAAAGATGCTAGTAGAGTGTTAAATAAAATTCAAGATATTTACGAATATGAACAAGCACGTAATATGGAAGAAGTGGAAGACCAAGATGCAATTAATTATTATGATAATAATGCAGAAAGCGGTAAAGAAAATACTAATACAGAATTTTTAGATTCATTAGAAGAAGATAATTTAGCACTACAAGCAGAAGCACCAAGTAAAAATGAAAAAACAATTGTTGCATATAGAAAAGAACCAATTAAAGAAAATTCAATTATTGGAAATTTTTTTATATTAAAACCAATTGATGGGTATGATAAATATGAAATTAATTTCGAAAATTTATTAGACGTAAATGCATTAGGTATTGTTTATAAAGATGGACAAGAACCAGTTGATATATTAGCGAAAAACTGGTTTCCACATATAAATTTTGAAAAATTAAGCGAGCAATATAATGTTCCAGCATTAAATCTAAAAAATAAAGCAATTGCAGAAAAAGCAATGAAAAATGGTTATGATGGAATTAAATATAATGATACATTAATACAAGGATTAAAATAATTAAAAACATGAGTACATTTAAAATTATAAACATAACAAATCTCGCTTCAAAGCGAGATTTTAAATACAATTCAATACTTGATATTGATTATGTAGATAAAATGACAAAAAAAATTATTAGTATAAAACCCGGTGATACTGCTTATTTAACAATACCGTCATTACCTTTGTCAGTACATAGGTTAAGAGTTAAAAATTTAATAACTGTAGATGAAATTGATAGTATAGAGTTTGCCAAATCAATGAAGAATATAAAAACTAAAACAGTTATTAAAGAAGTTGTTGATGAAGAAGAAAAAAAATCTATTCAGAAAAGTAAAAAAAAATATTCTAAAAAAGAAGAAGAAGCAGATACTGAAGTAGATATGAAGCACATATAAACATATTTATGCATCAAATAATATAAAGCCAACATTTTGTTGGCTTTTATTTTTAAATAACCTTTCATATTTGATAATTTTATATTATTTTTACGTATTTAATAATAAATTACATTATTTTATAATAAATTATAAATATGGACGGCAAAATAAGAGTTTTATTTTATAACCTTGATGGTGCAGGAGTAAATTTTTTTCGAACACTTTCCCCAGCAATGGAACTTGAAAGGAATCATTCAGAAGATTTTTATGTTGAAATTAATCCACAAATTGATTTTAACGACCCAAAATTCGTTGATTATCTTAAAACATTTCATATCATACATTACCATCGTCAATTTCTTGGTGAAACACAAAAAATGATTCAATTAGCTAATGAATTAAGAAAATCAGGAACAATTTTAATTGTTGATATCGATGACTATTGGAAATTACATAAACAACATCCTTTTTATATGATGAGTCAAGAAAAGAAATTGTATGTTCCAATTATTGAAAATCTTAAAATTGCCGATTATGTTACAACTACAACTGATTTATTTGCTTCAGAAATTCGTACCATAACTGGTAAAGATAATGTTGAAGTATTCTATAATTCAGTTGACCCGATTTGGATGAAACAATTTCAAAATAATTGGAAACCTGACCCTGATGGTTTGGTAAGAATAACTTATGCTGGAGGTTCAAGTCATTTGGGTGATATAGAACAACTTGAAGGAGTTATGAATGTACTTTCCAACGACCCACAAGTTAAAGATAAATTTAAGATTATACTAGCGGGTTTTGATTGTGAAGGTAATACAACAGATATTACATTTAATCAAGAATTTGGTGATGAATTGCAAAAAAGAGGATTATGGAAACCAGAAATAGTAAAAGCAATTAATAATTCAAAAGGTAATGTCGATGCAATTCCTAAACTACCAATAGATTTAAAAGAAAAATATAGAGATAAAATATTTAATCAGAATCAAAGAGATATTACATCTAAAGAAAGTGTATATTTGAATTATGAAAATATTTTAACTGATAATCATCATATGATTAAAAATCTTGATTATTTACAATGGCTTATGAATTTAGAAAGAAACGTAAAGTATGAAAATGAAGGTAATTTTGGTAGACGTTGGACACAAAAAGCAAATACATATGCACAAGTACTTGATGAAACTGATATAGTAATTGCTCCACTTGCCAATAATCCATTTAATAAAATGAAGTCGAATCTTAAACAAGTTGAATGTTGGACAAGAAAACTTCCTATAGTATGTTCAGATATTCCACCATATAATGTACATGGTAAGCACATGGAAAATTGTGTATTAATTCCGATGGAATTACCAAAAAATGCAAGAAAATATTGGGTTAAGTATTTAAAGAGACTTATATTGGATGCAGATTTAAGAAAAAAACTTGGTGAACAATTATATGAAGACTTTAAGGTTGAATATTCATTAAAAAATGTAACCCAGAAACGTGCAGAATTTTATAAGGCAGTAGTTGCTAAAACATTAGTAGTAGTTTAAAAAACAAAAACATGAAAAAAAGTAAAATTAAAAAATTAATAAGAAAAGAAATTAACAAAATACTTCCTTTCTTAATAGAAGAATTATTAAATGCAGTAAAATATCAGAACATTTATAACAAATCTGATGATATTGGCAAAGTAGAAAATGTTGACAATAAATCAAATACTACATTCGATGAGGATGTGAGATTTGATAATATTAAGAAAGAATATCCAGAAATCGATGAAATTAAAAATAAAGTTCAACAAACTTTTTTTCCTTCTGGTGTTGAAACTAGGTTTGTTAACTATTTAGCAGAAGCTGTTTTATTAAATAAAAGAATTATTAAACGAGATGGAAATTGGAAAGGTGAATATTATAAGAATCTTTTTAATGAATTTAAAAAAATTGTTGACGACTATAATGATGTGTATTATAATAAGGCAAAAAAAGAATTATCATTAAATAATGAATTAAATAATATTTCCACTACTTTGAATGATTTAAAAAAGGAATCAATTATTAATAATAATAATAAATTAGTAATTGATTTGGATGAATTGAAAAAAGAAAATTTTGAACAAAAAATTAATAATATGACTAATGAAGCAAATAATAGTTAATTAATAAATTTAGATGAAACATTTATTTCAAAAAATAATTCTTTGGACATATATAAAAATTCATACAATTATTATATATGTTTCTTTGGCATTATATAGGACTGAAGAAGACATATTAAAATCATCTGCTATTGATATTCAGGATAAAGATAAAAAAACAACAAGAAAACTTCATAAAAATCCTTTGCTTGAAAAATTTTATGCTGGTCAACGTGATGAACGCTATGTTAAAGATTATTATGAACTTCTTAAGAAAGCAGATAAATTTATGTGCAAATCAACACCACATCAAATGGCTGTTGCTGCAGATAAACATGGCATGAGTTATGGAATGAAAGACCAATATGGTCGTAGATATGAACATTATGGATTTTTCGATGATAAGCATAAACATGCTGGTAAGACATTGGGTGAGGTTTTGACTTTAGAATTTGAAGAAAGGCGTACTAAAGATGACAATTATAAAATAATGTACATTTTTAATAATAAACCAATTGAAGTGGGTTTTGCAAAAGTATTGGATGTTGTAGAAAAAACCCAAAAAGAAAATGCGGATTTTGAATATGAGGTACAAGATATGTTCAAGAAATCCAAATCTTTTGAATTTCCAATTAAAGCAACACATATTAATGAAAATATTATAAATAAAATTGAGGAATTAACAGAATATTTACACATAAAAAGAATCGGTTTTGAATATAGGATATTAGAATTTTTCATACCATTGAAGTTTAAAACTTCAGAATTAGATGATGATTCAAATGCGTTTAAGGAAATTCAAGATATTAAAGAAATTTATGTGAGAGATGAATATGGCGAATTGAAAGCATTTAGAATTATTAAATTCGTGAAAAGATTAATACATAATGACATATATGAAGTCCTGAAATTTGAAGGAATTGAAATGGAAACAATAAAATTATAATAAAACTAAAACGAAATATTATGGCAGATTCAAGTTTTTTAGAAAAACTCAAAAAAGCAGTTGATACTGGTGAGTTTAATTCAGAAGCAGCAAAAAAAATAATTGAAATTGATAAATTAGCAGATGAAAAATTATCAACAATGACAAAACCTAATATATCTATTGAGGATAGTGATTTATCGAAATCAATTAATGACCGTGTAAAAAAAGCGGGTATTAAAACTGTAAGTGAAGAAGAAGTACTTATACTTAATTCAGAATATGAAAAAAAAATGCAAGAAATGAAAGAAAGTGATGAAGAAAATAAACGAATTGCTGGATTAACAAATTTGGCTGATAAACAACTTGAAACACTTATCGAAATTGAAGATATGTTGAAAGCAAGCATTCAAGATTTGTTATCTTTTACCAAAGAACTTGAAGAAAAATTTGGTAAAGAATTTGAAGCAAAGAATCCAATATTTACAAACTTACTTGAAAAAATTAATCAAATAAATATGAAATATAAGAATTCTATTATTAACAATTAAAAATAATTATTATGGCAAAAATTGAAAAAGCATCAGAAGAAATGATTAATCTTTTCGGTGAAATTAAAAGTAAAACAACAATCAAAAATTGGCTTGAATTTGAAGTTCTTTGTAACAATAAACAAAAGGAACTTTATAAAATCGTTAAAACAAATGACCTTGTAGAGGTATTAACAAATGGTATTAATTTTGCGGTCATTTTTAACGAAGAAATTTTCGACCAATTACCCCCAGACTTACAAGAAATTGCAATTGTTGAATGTCTTGCAGGTGTAAGTGTCAATGAAACAGACACAGTTTCATTAGAGAAACCTAATTTCAATACACATACTGGTGTATTAGAAAAATATGGACATGCTCCAATTATTACATTACATGAATCAATTAAAAGCCTTTATGATGTAAAAAAACAAAAAGAGGATGAGGCAAAAGCATTAACAAAAGGTAAACGAGGTAGAAAACCAAAGCAAATGTAAATAAATTATTAATAATATTAAATCCCGGCAAGTTTGTCGGGATTTTTTATTTATTAAGTATTTATATAAAAAATAATTACAATGAATTCATATAATATTACTTATCCATTTCGAGATGACCAAGCGACCAATTCATTTCTTTTAATGAATCAAGTAAGTAAAGATTCATATAGTTCTAATTTGCTTTTACTTTTATTAACGCAAAAGAATGAAAGATATTATGAACCAGATTATGGTACAAATTTATTAAAATATATATTTGAACCAAATGATAATTTAACTTCAAATCAAATAGAAGAAGAAATTAAAAATACTGTTTCATTATATATTCCAGAAATTAAAATAACTTCAGTAACATTTAATACAGTGGTTGATGATAATGGACAACCAATGTCCGATAATCAAATAAATGTTAATATTAAATTTGTGTATACTGAAGGTGTACTTAATGAAGAAGGTAATATTGATTTAAATTTTTAAATATGACAATATCTTTGTGTATTACATGTATGAATAGAATAGAGTTTTTAAATTTAACTATATTTAAAAATATTGAATTAATTAAAGAATTTAATGATTTTAATAATAATAAATTTGAAATATCATTATGTAATTATGATTCTAAAGATGATTTAGATAAATTCGTTTCTAATAATCTTCAAGAATATATAAATTCTGGATTATTAAAATATATTAAAGTTAATAATAAGAAATATTTTAATATGCCACATTCAAAAAATATAGCACATAGATATTCAACTGGTGATGTATTAATTAATTTTGATTGTGATAATACATTAAATAAATATGTTGTAAATTTCATTCATCAAACATTTACAATAAATGATATTAATAAAATATATTTAAGTGATTCAGAATGCTGTGGATTTTTGGGTTTAAGTAGATTTAATTTTTTTAAATTAGGTGGTTATAATGAAAATTTATTTTCATATGGTTTTGATGATATTGATTTAAAAAGAAGACTTGAAAAACATCTTAATTGTTCAAACATATCGTTACCAAAATGTTTTCAATATAATACAAATTGCGTGATTCATCAAAATAGTGAATTTAAAATTCTTAATTTTAATAAAGAATTGGATGGTGTTATTTATAATAATATAAGTCAAACAACAGAATATAATGCAAAGATTTCAAATTTTTATGATAAAAATAATGTTATGAACCCAAACGAATTCGAAGGAATTGATTTTGGAAATTTAAAATAAAAAATAAAATGGCAAATAATACAACAACAAACATAATTCAATATAATTCTCGAACATTTAGTGATATTCGTACCGACCTCATTAGTTATATTAGAAGCACATATCCTGAGATTTTTCAAGACTTTTCAGATAGTTCGATTGGAAGCCTACTTATTGATTTAAACGCAGGTGTTGCCAACAACTTGAGTATTAACACTGATAGGACATTTCAAGAAACACAGTTGCAATTCGCACAACAAAGGTCATCAATTCTTAATATTGCAAAAAATATGGGATTTAATATTCCTGCGAGAAAACCAAGTGTTACTGTTATAGATTTTACTACAACGATTCCTGTTTTAGGTAATGCTCCAGACCCCTCATATTATCCTGTTTTAGATGCTGGAGCACAAGTAATTGGTGGTGGTAAAATTTTTGAAACTCAAGCAACCATAGATTGGAATTCACCATATAGTAGTTTGGGTGACTCAAATCGTAGAATTATACCGAATTTAGACTCAAATGGTATTACTGTAAGTTATTTAGTTACAAAAAGAGAAGTTGTTATAAATGGTGGAACAAACATATATAAAAGAATTATTAATACAGCAGATGTAATACCATTTTTTAGTATAGTATTACCTGACCCAGATGTAATTGAAATTGAAAATGTAATACTTTTAGAAGGGACAAATTATACCACAAATCCAGATATTAGTGAATTTTATAATCCAAATAATATGTATTATGAAGTAGATTATTTGGCACAACAACGAGTATTTGTTGTGGATAATACAAGTTCGAGTGCAAATACAAATACTAATGGATTAAAATCAGCTACTTGGATTGATGTAACGAGAAAATTTATTAAAGAATATACCCCACAAGGTTATTGTAAATTAACATTTGGTTCTGGCGATGCAGATGTTAATGCATTTAAAGAAGGTTTTTTAAAAGAAGGTGTTAGCAATGTTTATTTTCTTGAAAATTTCTTAAATAACACTGCTTTGGGTGAAAAACTTAAATCAAATTATACATTATTCATACGATATAAAACAGGCGGTGGCGTTAGTTCAAATATTGGTGCTAATGTGCTCACACAACTTGGTTCATATAATCTTAGGCTTGTGGGTTCTCGTCAAGATTATAATCAAACAGTACAAAGGAGTTTAAAAGTAACAAATCCAATTCCAGCAATTGGTGGAAATGATGGTTTGAGTATTGAACAAATCAGACAATTAATCAAATATAATTTTTCAAGTCAAGAAAGAAGTGTAACCTTAACTGATTATTTATTACAAATATATAAAATGCCGGGTCAATTTGGTTCTCCATTTCGTGCCAATGCATATAAAGAAAATAATAAGGTAGTAATTCCAATACTTGGTATTGGTTCAGATGGTACATTATCTAATACAAGCAATTCTTTATTGAAAGAAAATATTGCAAAATATTTATCACAATATCGAATGATTAATGATTATATTGAAATTAGAGATGGTCAAATATTTAATTTAGCATTTGATATTGATGTATATGTTGAAAATATATCTGATAATCAAGTTGCAAATAGTATTATAACATTAGTTATTGCTTTTCTTAATATTAATAATCATGAAATGAATCAGGATATATTTCTTGGTCAACTTCAAACTGAAATTTTAAATGCAAATGGTGTTATAAATGTTATTGGAATAACTGTTTATAATAAAGTTGGTGGACAATATTCAAATAATGTAATTGCACAATCAATAATTGATACAACAACTGGTGAAATTGAAGTGGTTAATAATACAATACATTCAATGCAAAATTCAATGTTTGAAATAAAATTTCCTTCAAAAGATATTACTATCTTCCTGCGTAAAAGTATTAGTTAAAATTAATAAATTTATTAATGGAAACAATAAAAAAAACAATACTTCAGGCATTAACTACAGGAACAACGTCTGGGTGTAAAGATAATTGTAGAATTATTATTCCAGATTTAGCTGCAGTTTATTATATTAAAATTAGTCTTACTCAAGAGGCACACGATTTTGGATTTTTTGATGCAGATATTATCGATAGTTTTCCTTATAGTAATCAAGAACCAATTGGACTTGGTAATTTAACCAATAATATAATAATTACTGGTGTAACAGCAAATAGTAGATTAATAGAATTAAAAAAATATACTAAAGGTGTTCCATTTTCTCAACAATATTTTGGCAATGGGTCTATATCTGTTGATGGTGTTGATTATAATAATTCAACAGAAAACATGATTGTTATTTATTATATTGGTGGGATTAAATTTATTGATACTTATACTGGAAGTGCAACAACTACAACATTTAGTTTTATTGGACAAGGATATAATAGTCTTGATTTTATTAATGTACCATATTATAAAGATTTTAATAAAGAAAATATTATTAGTAATCCAGAAATTAATAATGATATATTTATAATAAGACAGGAATTATCAGCATTTGATTCAAATTATAGATTAGAATATATAACAGATTTAATTGATTTGACAACATATGCTGGTGGTAGATTTTTTAATATAGTAAATGATGCGTAAATATGAAAATAATTCAATCTTTTGCACAATTTAAAGAAGGTAGTCCATATAAAATGAATAAAAATATTTATTTAAATTTTTATTCATTTTATTTAAGTTATTTAACATTAAATAAATATTATGGTAATGTAACAATGATTTGCAATGAAGAAGCATTTAATTCATTTATTAAATATATTCCATATGATGAAATAATTTTCATGAAAAATAATAATAGTTTTGATTTTTGGAGCGTATATAAAATAGATGCAATGAAATTAATTTCTGATGATTTAATTCATGTTGATTCCGATGTTTTTATTTTTGATGATTTATTTCGTGATTTTATTGATGGGGATTATGATATATTGGCTCAAGATGTTCAAAAATGGAATAATAATGATACTATGAAAAATTATGTAAATAATAATGCGAAATTTTTATTAGATAATAATATTATTGATGCAAAAATTTTTGATAATAAAATTGCAAGTGGTGGTGTACTTGGACTTAAAAATAATGTAAAGGAAAAATATTTTGATGCTGTTGATAAAACATATGACGCAATGAAAAATAATAAAATTGCTGATACTAATTTAAAACCTGTAATTTTAGAAGAATTAACATTATATCTTGTTGCAATTTCTAATAAATATAAAATTTATATCATTTTACCAAACGATTTAATTTCTAAATATGGTCTTACTGATGCGGGTAATAAGAAAAAATATGTGCACATGTGGTTTGATAGTAGATTTGATGATAGAAACATAACATTAATAAAAAATAAGATTAGATATGAATTTCCTCATAATTATTCTTTGGTTGATAAATATGAAATGAATGTATTAAAGGAAATTAAAATTTAATTCGAATGTATTTATAATTAATAAAACATAATTAGTAACAAATTAAATATTTATAAGAGTGGGCGTAGGTACGTTTGGTATAACAAGAGCTTCTGATGTAAGTATCGATGATATTGATATTTATTATAATTATACACCTGATAGAGAAACATTAAATAATGACATATTTAAATTAAATGCATCAGAATTATTAACATATAATTATTTACCGAGTGATGGTAGCGACCCGAATTATATCAATGGTGATGAAAATTTATTGGAAGGATTATATAATTTAAGATTACCTGCATCAGTATTTACTAGTTTAGGAATATATACATTATATATAAGACCAAAAAATGCAATAACAACAATTATCGATTGTAGTGTATTATCTTCATTACCAAGTGTAAGAGGAATTGTGCTTGATGGTAATCAATTACCTTCAAGTATGATAGCAAATAATGCATTACAAGGATATCGAATTGAATATATCGATGCAACAACCAATAATAAAATAAGAAATGTTGTTCGTTATGTAGTAACTTCAAATAAAGTAGTTCCTGTTAGTGAAAATATTGGAAATACTAGTCAAAAAGCTATTAGATATCGTTTTGATGATAGCGGTACTTTATTATTTTTACAATTAACTCCAAGTAGTTCTTCAGATGTTAAACCAAATATTTCGCCATTTATTGGTAATCCAAATCAAACAATTATTATTTCAAATACATTTTTTTCACCACTTGTAATTGAAGTTGATTTAGTCGCTAATACAATTGATACTCTTTCTGATATTGTTGCTGGTGAACAAATTAAAGATGTTCAAAACGGAATATTAACATATTATGATTCAAATAGAGTAATTACAAAACAATTTGATGTTTACGAAATAAAAAATGATGTTGGTAATACTCCTCTATTTGAAGTAAAAGAAAAACGTGTAAACCTAGACACATCCGAAGATTTCGATACAATTACAAATTTTTAATTATTTTCGTGTATTTATTTCAAAAATCCCAATCTAAAATAAAAACTTATTTGGTTCGGAACTATTTATATTAAATTATAAAGTCTGTGGCAAAAATAAAAGTAATAAACACAAATCTCGACCAAAATTTAAATGGAACTTTTTTTAATGATGCTCCTTCAAAAACAATATTTACGTTTGGGAGTTTTAATGTTACATCTAATTTTGATGGTAAATTAACCATAGACTATACCAATACTCTTAGTTCATTTGTTCGTCCTGTTACATTAGAAACAATGGGAATTTCAGATGTTCAGTCTCAAATATTACAAACAAATACAATAAATGCAGTATTAAATTTAGATAAGTCTGATTTAAATACATTTGTTAGATTTGGTTCTGCTTATGAATTTCTAAGAGTATCAATACAAAATATTATTCTTGCATATCCGGGAAGTCTTTTTGCGGATTCTCAAAAAGTTCGTGGTGGTAATATAACATTTTCGGGTTATTCATATAATGTAACAGCAAATACTGCAACATTTTATATACCAACAGCATTTACAACAAATATTTTTGGATTGATTTTTAATTCTGGAAATACAAATGTGTCAAATGATAATCAAATAACAAATTTAAATATTTCATACAATAATTATGTTGTATGGTTATCAATTGCTCCTGAATCCTTTTACCCAATAGTTGGGTTTACTGGAAATACTGTAGATAGTATTTATACTCTTTCAAAATATTATTTAAAAGTACAGGTCACTGGTGACCCATTTTCTTTATATACTGATGGTACTAGTCATACAGGTAATATTGATTTTCACGTAAAACCAAATAATATAATTTTTGAAGAATATCGAGCATTACTTAGTGATTATGAAAAATATATTGTATCTGAAAGAAGTGGTACAAATGGATTTCAATTTGCATTAAAAGACCCAACATTACTTGATAATGGGTCTATTATATATTCGGATGCAATAATGCTTTGGACAACATCTGATAAATATAATATTGATATAAACACCTCCAATTATCAAAAATTTTTAGAAATTGTATTAACAATTGGTGCAAAATATGATGCAATTAAAACTGATTTAATTGCAAGATTTTTAACACCTGCTTCATTAAAAACATATGACCAAACAGAAAATGGTAAAGTAACCAAACTATTAAGAATCTATGGTAGAGAATTTGACCAATTAAGGCAATTTATTGATTCTTTGGTTTATATTAATAAAGTTACTTATGATAAATTAAATAATATTCCAGACCAATTAGTAAGTAATATGGCAAGGACATTTGGATGGAATTATTTTTCATTGGTTAATGAAAGTGAATTAGTTCAAAGTATTTTAACTATTAATGATATAGAAAGAAATTTAAATGAAGATTTATTACCAGCAGAAATTGATATAGAATTGTGGAGAAGAATATTAAATAATACAAATTATTTTTGGAAATCAAAAGGAACTCGTGAAGCAATAAAATCAATATTTTTATTAATTGGTATACCTGAACCATTTATTAATATTACAGAATATGTCTATACTGTCGATGGTAAAATTAATCCAAATAGCGTTCAAATAGCTCAACAAGATTTTCCTTCAAATTCATTACCTTATGATACAAATGGTTATCCAGTTGCACCATTAGAAACAAATGATTTTTATTTTCAAGTTTCAGGTGATACAGATGGTGGTCAGGCTTATCTTAATGTATTTCGAACAGCAGGATTTAATCTTTCGGCAACGGTTGATAATAGAAAATCATGGATACAAACAGGTGCAACAACAAGAATTGATAATACAACGCCACAATATTATCAAGAAGATAGTAAACTTGTGATTAATACAAAAGAAGTAGATATTGCGCTTGATACAGCACGTGGTATTGAATATGATGTTTATGATTATATTAAAAATGTAGATTTTCCGGCAAATAATAGTGGATATACATTACCATATTCATATGTTAACATATCGTTAGATTATACGGGAACTCAAAATACATTTCAACTTCCAACACCATATGATAAAACTCAAGGTGATTTAGAAGTTCGTTTTAATGGTATTTTATTAAATGCGCCAAAAACTGGTAGTACTAGTAATATTGTAACTCGTGCGGATTATAGTGTTTCTGGAAATAGTTTTACTATTTTAAATGGTAATTATGCAACTAATTCAAATAATCGTAGAGATGTTATTGAGGCAACATTTATTTACAGTGGTGGAACACGACCTGTTACTGGAATTACAATTCAATATATTGTAACACGTATTAGACCACAATTTCCATATACATATATTCCATTACCAAGTCTTCCACGTGGTGATGTTCAAGTAACAATAAATGGTATTGCACTAACAAAAGGTACATCACAATTTACTGCAGATTATATCGTTGACCCAAACAATACAACAGGTCATAGTCAAATTATTTTACAAAATACAGATGTAATATCATTTTTGGCAATTAATCCAGAAGTACAAGTAGCATATGTCGAAGTTTATGGTAGTAATGATATTAATGCAAGAAGTGAAGTTGTAAGAATTGATAGTTTTAATAATAGTAAAATATATTTTAATTCTAGTGCAAATAAATATGTTTATAAATTAAATTATAAGGCAAATAAAGCATCAGATATTAAATTTTTGGTTGATGGTATTGCATTAGAGCCATATAGAGATTATGATATTAATATAATGAATCCATATGAAATATTTTTACCAAATGGTCTTAAATATGGAAATGTTCTTAGTGTTTATTATCTTGTTGGTGGAAACGCTGTATTTACACCAGTTGTTTCAGATAGTTTTGGAATTGGTGATATAAGTAAATTATCATTTTTGGAATTTATTGTATTAATTCAAAAAAAGATGATTAATGCAAGAAATAGAAAAACAATATCGGATTTTAATGGTGGCTGGTATCCTACATTATTAAGAATTTATGAAATGTATATGCAAAGAAGTACATTATCAACTGGCAATACTTTACATTCAAATGGATATACATTTGAAAATTTATATCCATTTTTAAATAAATATAATGCATTTTTTCAAAGATTTGTAGACCAATTATTATCAGCCACAATTATATTAAAAAATGGTGGTTTATTAATTCGTAATACTGTATTCACAAAACAAAAATTTACATATAAGAGAGGTGTAAATGTCTCTCCATCTGGAACTACATATCATTATAGTCCAGAACCACCACATAATTATGGGGAAATTCCACCTATTGGTATTGGTAATTTAACAAGTAGAGGAACATTACAATATTTGGGTGATGATGGTGCAATGTTTGTTATAAAACAAACTCCAGAACCATCAGCAAGTGATTTATATATAGAAACTAATGCAGGTACTGCTGGAATTGGTTCTATGGTAAATATTGGTGGTAAAAATATTAATGGATTAGATATTATAACTGAATATGGTGTGTCGTATAAAAAATCAACAGTTCCAACATGGTCAAAATGTAATATATTAGGTACACCTTCAGATACATCATTTAGTATTACATTAAATAATTTAGCTGAAGGTACTATATATAATTATAATGCGTATGTTCATTCACATAGTCTTGGAAATACTGGTAATACATTATCATTAAAAACATTAACGACACCAGCACCAGTACCACCATCAGGTAGAACAAGACAAAATACATCAAGTTCTTCAACAGTAATTTGTGGTACTGGTGGATATGCTATTCAATGTTATCCTAATATTCAATGGTATGGAATGCAATATAGACCGAAATAAATTATGAAAATAAGTATTTATAAAAAATAATATAAAATGCCAACACCTACTTGGACAACAACGACATTGACGGCAGGACCTCTTGCAAGTAATTCATATACAATGGCAATTCCAAATTTGTCTGCTAATACTAAATATGAATATAGGGCATATTTTATTGTTAATGGTATTGCATATTATGGAAATACACTTACTGGTAGTACATTACCAGTACCACCTGTTTCACCAACAGTATGTACTGGTGTTGTTGGCACAGTATTGTCAACAAAATTTCCAATAAACAATAATAAAGTATGTACCATAGGTAGTTCACCAATTAATGAATACGGAATATTATATACACAACTTAGTTCTTGGGGAACGAATTGTAATTTAATTTATTCTAATTCCAGTTGTTCCGCACTTGTAAAAATAAATTCAACATGTTCTACAATTGGAGCAGGAAGTTGTTTTTGTAATTGTGCTTGTCATCTTTCTCCAAATACTATGACATATTATCGAGCATTTGTAAAAAATAGCGCAGGTCTTGGATATGGTGTTATTAAATGTCAACAAACAGCACCGCCATCACAAATTAATTTATGTATGTTTGCTTCAAATGGTGGTGATGGTACAACAATTAGTTCTAAATGTGCTTGTTTTTATTCAACACCAGTAATGACAGCAGGTGAATGTTATTGTGTTACATTAAATATTGATTTACATAATAGTTATACTTCTGCTGGTTCATATTCGTCAATTTCTGTCGTTAGATATCCAATTGGTACTTGTTTAAGTTGTTGTATATCAGGAGGACAAGATTGTTATACTGGTTCATTAAGTTTTCCATTTTGTGCTGGTGATTTATATTGTATAACAGCAACTGCAGCAATTCCAACAACAGCATGTGCGAATATAAACACATCATCGATTTTTATTGGCGGAATTACTAATATAGTTGGTGGATATGCAAAAGGTACAACATGTACATGTATTTGTGCTGTAACTGGTTAATAAAAGAAATTAAAATAATTTATTATAGTATTTATAAAATATATATTAAAATTAAATGGCATTTATTGAAAAAAAAGACCCTGTTGTTATAAACATAAAATTAACATCAAAAGGTAGAGAATTATTATCTCAAGGTAATTTAAATTTTAAATATTATACAATTGGCGATAGTGAAATAGATTATGCATATACAGATGCAGTTAATACTATTTCCACCAACTATACTGAATTTAATACGAATATATTAAAACCAGTAGATAAGAATCCAAATCCATTAAGTTTTATTCCAAGAAATTTAAGCGGTGACCCATATAATGTAATATCAACCATACCTGTTACATCATATAGTGTTGAAAATCATATTGATTCTATAGGATTTTTTACAAATAGTGGCAATACTTTTATTGTTGATAGTAATCATGTGAAACAACCAGATGCAATGATTCAAGTAAATACTATTACTGGTGGTACAAAACTTACATTATTAAAAGCACCAACATATGGTACAAGCGGAAATGAACCTCAATCTGGTGATTCATTATTTATAAGGTGGACACATAGTAATAGTACCACAGGAAATAGTTATAATGTTAATAAAAATTATCCAACTCCTAATTTATGGTATAAAATTACCAATAAATTTTCAGGTTCTTTAGCAAGCGGTAATGTTTCAATTGGTGTTGATAGGGAATTACCAAATTTTAGTACATTAGGACTTTCTTCAACAGTTAAAGCAAGTGCAATGATTTATTATAATACTATTAATTATAGTGGTAATACTATGGCAAATATGTCACCAACAGAATATCTTGATGAAAGTGTTTTATCTTTTTTACAGAATAGTCAATGTCCAACAATAATATTTCCTTTTTGGAATATGTCAATTATATTTACAGAAGAAATTGCGGGAGTACAAGCAGCAAACTTAAAATATACCCAATTTAAAAATAAAGCGTTTGGTAGTTTTGTATCATATATTCAAAATCAATCACCCATTTATAAAAAATTGGGCGTTATTCATTATACAAATTCATCACCAGCAAATGTTTATGGGGAAGGATTTTTATTAAAATCAACTATATTAGAAATTCCCACAATAATGTGGCATAAATCAACAGGAACTAAAATGGGACTTACATTAATACCATATTCAATTGATGGTAGTCCAATGTATCTGACAGGTTCATCAAATGTTAATTATGGATTAGGAACTCCATATTATTATCTTATTGATGTTAATGATACAACATTAACACCATATTCTGTTGGTAAAGTGTTTCCTGAATTAAAAATATTCGTTATAGAAGACCAAGAATTATTATTTGCAATGTCATATAAATCAAATAGGTCTTGGACTCTTCCTAATTATACAATTAATACTTAAAATAATATGGCATCAACTTATACAATTTACGCAACATATGCATTAGTTCCAACCGGAAATACATCAGCATATAAACAAGCAATTCATTGTAATTATATTAATAATATACAACTTGTTACCACCAATATTAATATCGAAGAACTTCGTATTAATTTTGTAAATAGTGGTGATTTTAAATTCTTAAGTAGTGCAACAACAAGTGGAATTGGATATACCGTACATAGAATATATGTAATATTTCAAAGAATTTTAAATCAACCCGGACAACCAATACCTCAACCAGTATCAACAAAATGGAAATATTTAGATGTCACAGACCAAATAATTGGACATCACATTCCATTAACAGCAAACGATTTAACAAGTATTGTTTTTAAAATACCTTTCATAAATTATACACTATATCCAACATATAATTTAAATTATCTTAATTATCCTTCAGTAAGTCAAACAAGTCAATTATGTTTTGGTGATGAAGAATATTTTTTTGGAAATGTAACTACTGACATTAAAGCAGATGTTTATACTACAGATATGTCAATTAATGTGGATTTAAATGAATTTAATTCAAGTACTAATTTATCTTGGGAAGGTGGTTTTTCAAAAGTTTATATTAGTGAAGTTGCGTTATATGATAGTAATAAAAATTTAGTTGCTATTGGTAAATTGAATAACCCTGTGCCAAAAGATGAAACAATTTCCAGAACACTTCTTTTTGCATATGATTTTTAAAATAATCATAAAATTTTATATTTTTTTATAGTTTCTTAGTATTTATTATAAATTATGGATAAAATTTATAATAAAAACATGAAAGATTTACTTACACTTAATGATTCAAAACCAAAATCTATTATAATCGAAGGTGATTTACATAATAGATTTAAGTTATTATGTAAAGGAAAAAGTTTAAAAATTGGTGGTGTTATTGAAGACTTAATACAACTATATTTAGATAATCCTAAAGCAATTCAAAAAATGATTGATGAATTTAAAGAAAAACAATTAAAATACGTATAATATATAAAGACACTATTATGGAAAAATACATTTGGTCGTTAGATATTTCTACAACTAACATAGGTAGTGCTCTTTGGAGTGATAAAGGAAAACTTATTGAGCTTAAACATCTTGAATTAAAAACCGATAAAAATATTCCTATTGAAATTAGAGATATTCATAAAGCAGAAATTTTTAGAAAATATGTAAATGAATATAAAGAACGTATATTACATGAACTTAATGGTGAAATAATACATATTATTGTAGAAGAACCACTTGGTGGAAGTAATAATGCAAATACTGTATCATTACTATATGGATTCAATGGCATTTGTAGATATATTTTATTTATTGTATTTGGTTTATATCCTAAAAAAATAAGTGTATATGATTCACGTAAAATATTTTGTTCAGAATTTGTACATACTAAGAAAAGAAAAGGCGAAATTGTTGAAGAACTTTCATTTCCACTTGAATATCGTGATAAAAAAAAGTTGTATATCTGGGAAAAAGTTTCTAAATTAGAACCCCAAATTGAATGGTTTTACAAAAAAGATAGTAAAGAACCAAAAGATATGTGTTTTGACTTAAGTGATTCATATGCGGTAGGTTACGCTGGTTTAAAAAAATTGGGTATTATTAAATGAAATATATATATTTAATACAATCATTAGAAAATAGTCATTATAAAATTGGAGTATCTAAGCATCCTAATAAACGTCTAAAAGAATTGCAAACGGGAAACTCTTCTGAATTAAAATTAATTAATACATATAAATCAGAATTTGCACATCAAATTGAAAGAACATTACAACGAAGATATTCACATTTAAAAAAAGAAGGTGAATGGTTCGATATGTCAATAATTAATGAAGTTATATTCAATAATGAATGTAGGAAAATTGAAGAAAATTTAATTTTTTTGAAAAAAAGTGGGAATGTATTTATATAAAATTTAATACATAATATGCAAAAAAATTAAAAAATGAACTCGGATTATTATAAACTCTTGCATTATCTATAAATTTGTATTAAGTTTGACGAAAATATAATTTTTATCTAAAATATTATAATATGAAAAGAGAAAGAATAGAAAAAGCAATTGAAGTTATAAATTATGCAATCAAAAATCAAATATCAGTTAAAGAAGCCTCAGTTAAATGCGGATATTCTGATACTTATATAAAAAATATTAAAGCAATTGTATATGATGATTATGAAAATGGAATTCTTGAAGATGAATTATTCACATTATTTAATGATGCATATGAAGAATATAAACCTACAAATAAAGAATTTTCTGAAACCAATAATGAAAAACCAATCGACCTTCCATCCACACTTGACGGGGAAAAAATAAAATTTACTGCTAGTGGAAATGAAGCTGAAGCAGAATGGTTAAGTGGTTCAAATTATCCAGCAGACCATGTGAAAACACTTGAACAATTACTTGAAATATGTGAAGTAGATTTAAAACTTTGGAAAGTAAAAGATTTTTTGGTTAATAAATGGGATGTTTCAATGAAGGTTATGGATATTCCACAAACAATTCAAAATTTTCAAGTAAAAGCACGTCTTGAAAAAGATATTCAATATAGTGATTCAAAAGATATTCAAGAAATTTTTGCTGATATGGCACGTACTTATCAACCTCCTGTTCTTGATTGGACACCAATAAAACCTTCAAAAGGTAAAGAAAATAATTTGCTTGAAATATCAATATTTGATTTACATATAGGTAAACTTGCATGGGGTGGAGAAACTGGTGAAAATTATGATACAAAAATAGCACGTGAGAGATTTTTAATTTCAATTGAAAAACTTTTACATAGAGCAAGTGGATTTGAATTTTCACGTATTTTATTTCCAGTTGGAAATGATTTTTTTAATAGTGATACAATATTTAATACAACTACAAAAGGAACACAACAAGATGAAGACCTTAGATGGCAAAAAACATTTAATGTTGGTGTAAAATTACTTATTGATGGAATCCATATGTTAAAACAAACAGGTGTTCCTGTAGATGTGATTGTAATTCCCGGTAATCATGATTTTGAACGTAGTTTTTATATGGGAAAATATTTAGAAGCATGGTTTAATAATGACCCACAAGTAAGTATAAATTGTGGTGCATCACCAAGAAAATATTATCATTTTGGTAATTTATTGCTTGGATTAACTCATGGTAGTGAAGAAAAAGAAAGTTCGCTACCAATGCTTATGGCTACTGATATTGAATCAAAGCCAATGTGGAGTGAAACTAAATTTCATGAATGGCATTTAGCACATATACATCGAAAAAGAAATGTAAAATATGAAATAAATAAAAGTAGAGAATTAAATGAAGACCTTGGTGTAACCATAAGATATCTTTCAAGTCTCACAGGTACAGAAGAATGGCATCATAAAAAAGGTTTTGTAGGTAGCATAAAAGCAGCAGATGCATTTATTTGGAATGATATATTTGGATTGGTTGCTATATTAAATACAAATATTATTTTAGAATAAATTAATAATTAAATGATATGGTTAAAAAAAGCAATAATTTAATAAAATTGGCAAAAGATAAAAAACCAAAAGATAGTAAAATATCTACGCCAGAAAAAGATGAAAAAATAATAATCAGTCCTGAAGAGGAACGTGATTTAAAGGCAAAAGCGAAAGTTGAAGAACTATTACAAGATGTACAATTAACATCAGAAAAAAAAGAAGAAGAATTACTTGAAGTTGATGAAGAACCAAAAGGAATTGAATGGCTTGAAGAACAAATTCAATTACTTTCAGATGCGAATGAAAATCTTAAAGCAGAATTAATACTTACAAAAGAAGATTATTCGAAAATTTTTGAAGAAAATCAACGACTTAAAGATGGTGTTGGTGACGGTGCAATAAAATTAAAAGTAATTGAATTATTTAATGAAATACAAAATAATCATCTTCAATTAGGTAGTGACCCAATAACAAATATTGGTAATTTTAGAATTTATTGTCCGGGCTTCTTAAATCGTTTAATATTATTCTTCCCATTTTTGGAAAGTGTTAGAAAATATTAAATAGTTAATATAAATAACCGAATTTTTAAATATAATAATTATGAAAACATTTAACAATGATTTTATCGAAACAATCGATAATAAATACAATAAAGGAAAAAAGTCTAAAGAAAATCCATTAAAAAGATGGAAAAGAATTGGTTTATTGAAAGATTTACCTGAAAATAGAATGGAAATGATGGCAAATTCATTTGAATATCTTTTAAATTTATTGGAAGAAATTGAAGAGAAGAAACCTTCTAATGGAGATGCGAATTCTATAGCATTCCCAATAATAAGACGAATTGGTGGTGTTATTGATATTACTAATAATGATATAGTAAATATTGTTAAAGAAATTAACGAGCAATATAAAGATTATAATACTTTTGATGAAAAATTATATGGGGATGATAAAGAACTTGCATTTTGTACAGAATATTCCGAAAAGAAAATAAAGGAATTAAAAAATTAATTATGTATATTGATAAAGAAAAATGGAATTATTTAATTGAAAAACATTATATTTCTATTTGTGATAGAAAACACCCACCATTTAAACACACAATAGTAGAAATGGTTGAATGGTGGTATAAAATAATAAGAATACAAGGTGAAAAGGAAGCAGAATTAACAATTAAATCTATAACTAATTGTAATGATAAAGGAATTTTTTATCATCCTGTTTAAATAAAAAATATAATAATATGAGTAAAATAATATTTTAAAAACAAAAATAATTTCTTTAGTTTCTCAATTTGCCATAAATCCTTTGAATTATGGCAAATTTTTTTTATATTTGCATCTATGAATAATTATCGTGGTCAAGAATTTTATAGTATAATTCAAAATATATTCGGTGACGTTCATGGAACTGGACCACAATTTCAGGTAGAATGTCCTATCTGTCAAGATAATAAATTTAATCTTGAAATAAATACGGCAAAAGGTAAGGGCATATTTAAATGTTGGTCGTGCCAGTCACCACCCTTCAGTGGTTCACTTTCTAAACTAATTTATTTATACGGGTCCAAATCAGACTATGCACTCTATAAGTCATATGCAAGTATTTATAGTAATTATTCATATGAAAATAATAATGATGAACAAGAATATGTACAGGTTAAACTTCCAAGTGAAATGATATTATTTTCTAAAATTGAAGAAGGAAATCCTGAACATTTTGAAGCATATAATTATCTTATTAATGAAAGAAAAATAAGTCGAGAACTTTTTTTAAAATATCGGTTTGGTTTTTGTACCACTGGAAAATATGCCAAGAGAATAATAGTCCCGTCTTATGATATGACTGGTGATGTGAATTATTTTATTTCACGTAGTTATGATTCAAAAGAAAAAAGAAAATATTTAAATCCTGTTGCAGATAAAAATAAAATCATTTTTAATGAAGGTTTTATTAATTGGGACTCAACCGTTTTTTTATGTGAAGGTGTTTTTGATGCATTTTCATTACCCAATGCAATTCCATTATTAGGAAAAACATTATCAATAACACTTTTTAATAAACTAAATGAATTAAAACCAAATATAATTGTTTTATTAGACCCTGACGCAATAAAAAATGCAATAAATTTATATCAAACATTACATACTATTTATGTTGGTTGTGAAGATAGAATTAGAATTGTCGAATTACCAATAAAAGAAGATATCGATAGACTTAGAAAAGATTATGGAATTGAAAAAGTAATTGAAACGCTGTATACTGCAAGAAAACTAAATAATAATGATTGTTTTATAAATAAATTAACTAAACCTTATGATAATAGCAGTAGAGCAGGAAAAGGAAGATATGATTCTTATTCAAAATACTTTGAATGGAAATCCACAAGCGCAAGAAAAACTATATAATAAATATAAAAAACTTATTATGAATTTCTTAAAAGCTAAATATTCACAAAGTGATATTGATGATGTATCAGAAATAATGATTAAAATTTTTATAAATTTAAAATTGTTCGATAATACAAAATCAAAATTTAGCTCATGGGTATTTAGCATTGCTAAAAATTATATGATAGATAAATGGCGTAGCAATGCCACATTTAGTGCTGAAAATATTAATTATATAACAACAAATGATTGTATATCTACATCAAATAATAGTAATTATATTACATCAACAAATATAAATAATCTCGAATTTATTACAAATTATAACATGGAATTTGAGAATAATAACTCAATAAATTATATTTCAAAACAATTATCACCTGAAGAATTTACTTTACTTGATATGAAATATGTTCAGGGATATGATTATTGTGAAATTGGAAAAGAATTTAATGTTTCAAGTTCTACAATTAGCAATAGAGTCAATTATATTAAAACTAAACTCAAAAAAAACAATCCAGAGATAATTTATGATTAAATCAAGTATTTATAAAAAATATTTGATATCATGAAAAGAGGTATTTTTGAGTATGTTAATTTACAAAAGCAAAATCTTACCAGTAAAGAAGGTAAACCATATGTGAGATATATTGTAGTTTCTGATATAAATCTTGAAACAAAAAAAGTAAAAGAAAAATTAGCATCACTTGGTTTTCGATGGAATGGCAAAGAATGGTGGATATTTGGAAGTAATTTAACGCAAGAAATTCTTAATGCTTTAAAATCAATCAATGCTGAATTAGAAACACAAGGTGGTCAAACAGGTAATCTTCAGGATTTTCTTACACAATTAGAAAATCTAAAATCGGAAGTACAAAAATCAAATATGCCATCTAAAACAAAATCTGAACTCGAAACAAAAATTGAACAATATGTTGAAGATATTGCAAATGCAACTGATGAAAAAGCTGCTTCTGCTGAATTTCAAAAATTTTTAGACTTTTCACATAAATTTCATAATTATAGTTTTAGCAATATTATGTTAATCTATTTACAGGATTCAAAAGCATCTAAAGTTGCTGGTGAAGGTACTTGGAATAGAAAATTTAAAAGGCAAGTTATTGATAAAACAAAAGCAATTACTATTTGGTGTGGTAATAAATTTTATAAAAAATCTGATGGTAAATTAGCACAATATACATTAGACCAACAAAAAAAAGATAGTGAATACATTAAAAAAGTTGAAGCTGGCGAAGCACCAACGAATAAAAATGAATTAGATGCAATTAAATCAAGAAAACAAATAGTTCATATAAAATACGACCCATGTATTGTTTATGATATTACAAATACATCTGGTGAACCAGTTCCAGAAGAACTAAATTGGAAAGGTGCTTATGATGACCGTGCAGATGCAAAAGCATTATTTATAATTTCTAAAAAAAGTCTTGAAAATATGGGAATTAAAGTAACTCAAAATCCTTCAAGTGGTGGTGAGGGTGGTTGGAGTAGTAAAGGTCATATAAATGTTAGTCAAGATGCAACAGGTAGTGGTGCAGCATCAACTATTTTTCATGAATGGGCACATGATTTATTACATCATGAAGGTGGAAAATTTTATGATAAAGCAATGGATTATTTTCAAAAGAAAGGTGATTTAAATTATTCTGAAGTAAAACAAATAAGAGAAATTCAAGCAGAAACAATATCTGCAGTTCTTTGTAGATATTATGGATTACCTTCAGAGCATCATCCCACATATATGGCATTATGGCAAGCACAAGGTAAATTAAGCAGTAAACAATTAATAAAAGAAAATATTTCAACTGTTACTGATGTAAGCAATTTTATTATACATCAAGTTGATATTAATAGGGATGAATTTGATAAAGCAAGAGTGGAAATGCAACAACAAGTGCAACCAGAACAATAATATATTCATTAGTTAAATACCATAATATAAAATTTTAACAGTTTTAAAAAATCCTTGCATTATACATAGGGTTTCAATATATTTGTAAAAATAATTTTATGTAATTTAATTATGAAATGATTCAAAAAATTGCTCATTTAAGCGACATTCATATCCGCAAAACTCCTACAAGAAATGAAGAATATACAAAAGTCTTTGAAAATTTAATAAAATCACTAACTGAAAATAAACCTGATAGAATTGCCATTGTTGGTGACTTAGTGCATGATTATCTTGATTTACAAGGTGAACAACTAATTATGGCAAATAAATTTTTAAATGATTTGGCTGCAATAGCACCAGTAAGAATAACTAGAGGTAATCACGATTGTCGTAAAAAGAATTTAAAACGTGTCGATAGTATCGAAGCCATAGTAAAAACATTAAATAATCCAAATGTTATTTATTATGATAAAACAGGTTTTTATGATGATGAAAATATAACGTGGGTAGTTTGGCATCATGGTGATAATAAAAATAATCCTTGGAAAATCAAGCAAGGTAAACAAATTGAAATTGATAGGAAAAGTAATAAGAGAATTTATATTGACCTTTTTCATGACCCAATAATTGGTTGTAAATCTACGACTGGTTTTGAAATGAAAAGTAAATCATATTATAAAATTACAGATTTTAAAGGCGATTTTTCGATGTTTGGTGATATTCATTGTATGCAATTTTTAGATAAAAATAAAACTAAAGTATATTCAGGAAGTCTTTTGGCACAAGATGTTACAGAGGGAGATTCTTCCTTTCATGGATATTTATTATGGGATGTTATAAATAAAACAGCACAAGAAATTTCAATACATAATGATTATTCGTTTAAAAATATAAAAATTACGCCATATACTGATTTTGATAATTTGGATTTCGAAATTGAAAATCCAACTAAATATATGAAAGTTAGATTTATTTGGGGTACTTTACCACAAACACGTACAAAAGAGAATGAAAGAAAGATAATTGAATATTTAAAATCTAAATATAAAAATATTATTATTTCACATAAAAATGAATTTCTTGAAAATGAAAAAATTGATGTAAATGAAAGCATTACTCTGCAGAATATAACGGATAAAGCAGTACAACAAGAAATATTTAAAGAATATTTAACAAAAATTGGTGCTGATGAACAATTAATAACCGATGTGTTTGCACTAGATGAAGAAATCCTCAATGAAATAGAAATAAATATAGACCAAAGTATTGAATGGGATATAATTAAATTTGGTGGTAAAAATTTTATGTCATATGAAACAATGGATATTGATTGGCGTAATATGGATGGTTTGTTTCAAATAACTGGAATAAATACCGCAGGTAAAACAACAATTATGAAAATTTTATCATATGTTTTATTTGGTAAAACTTTAGAAACAGAAACTCGCATGAAATATGGTGATATGCGTTTTGTTAATAATAGGAATAATGCAAGTTTTTGTGAAGCCTATCTTGTAATTGAAGCTAATGGTGAATATTTTGGAATTAAAAAGAAAACGGAAATTATAAAAAATAAAAGTGGTGAAATTACTAGTACACCGACCACATTAAATTATTATATACTTGCAACTCCTGATGATGAAATGAATGATGAAACATCAATAGGAAAACTTGACGAAGACCGTAGAATAAAAACTCAAAAGAAATTTGAAGCAATTATTGGTACATATGATAATTTTATGCGTATTGTTATGACAACTAGTGATACACTTAATAGAATATTATCAAATGATATGTCTACATTTATTGACAGTTTACTTTATGATAGCGGATTGGATATTTTTGACAAAAAACTTGAAGGTTTTAAAATATATCAAAAAAGAGTAAATGAAAAACCAAGAGTTACTTGTAATATTGAATTTACTAATGTGGAAAATGCAAGATTACAACAAGAAATTGTTGCACTTGAAGGAGAAATAACTCAAATAGAAACAGTGAAACTTCCTGATATTCAAAATCGAATTGAAATTGGTAGAAAATATGTAGAAGACTTATCAAAGAAATTATATAAAATAGACTCAGAAATTTACAATCTGGACGTAGATAATGCACGTGAGGATATAAGTGCCAACAAAAAGAATATTGTTGAAATAAAGGCACAAGAAATGATTTTAAAACAAAGTATCATACCATTGAAAGAAACATATGATATTGAAAGACTAAAAATTCTTCTTGAAAAAAAAGAATTTCATAAAACTAATGAATATAATAAAAAATTAGACATTAAAAATCTTGAACGGCTAAAATCCGAAGAAGAACATAAAATTGAAATAATTAATGGCGATATTTTTAAATTAAAACAAGATGGTGTTAAATTAAAAAAAGAAATTACTGATTTAAAAAATAGTAAAATCTGTAGTCAATGTGGACAAGTTATTGAAAAACAAGAACATAAAGACCATATTGAAAAAACGGTTAAAGAAAAAGAAAAAGAAATGTATATTATTGCAGATAAAATTAATGTAAAACAAACTGTTGGTATACAAGAACATCAAATAATAATCAATGCAAAAGCTAATGAAATTAAAAAAATAAATGAAAGTATTAGGCAATCTGCATTAGAAATGGAAGAAATTCTTAAAGAAATTGGAACACTTACTAATGAAAAAAATGATGTCGAAAAACGTAAGGAATTACAAATTGAATTAGACCAAATTCCAATAAAAATTCAAAATGAAGAACTAAAAATTAATATTCTTGAACAAAAGATAACAAGTCATGAAAATAGTTTACTTCAAATTGAAGAAAATAAAAAGATTGAAAAAGGTATTGCTACAGCTAAATTAAAATTAGGTGAACTTGAAATTGAAAAAACCGATGAGAATGAAAATGTATATATTAGAAAAACAAATATTGGTGAAAAACAACTAAAGACTAAAAATAATGAAATACTTATTACTGAATTCAAAACACAAGAATATCGTGATACTGTTATGAATCTTTATAAAAAATGTGTTCATCGTGATGGTATACCAAGGCAAATGTTAAGTAATTATATTATACCAAAAATTAATTTGGCTTTGGAAGAAGCATTATCTGTTGCACAATTCAAAGTATGGCTTGATACTGATGATTTAAGACCAAAATTGGTATATGATTGTAGACCAACAGCAATCATTGATTGTATTAGTGCAAGTGGTAAAGAAAGAACTTTTTCAAGTATTGTATTAAAATCTGCATTAAATCAAATTAATATAAAAGCTAAACCGACAATGTTTTTACTTGATGAAGTTATGGGTAAATTGGATGAAGAAGGTAGTGTTGAAGAATTTATTGAAATATTACAAATAATTAAAAAGAATATGAAAAAAATGTTAGTTATTGAACAAAGAATAGATATTAATCCAGATTATTTAATTAATGTACAATTAAATGAAGATGGAATTTCATCACTTACATTAGAATAAAAATATATTATAAAACTATTTATGGATAAACTGTAGATATGGATTTAAAAAAATACGATGAATTAAGAAAAAAGATTAACACTAAAGACTTTGAAGGTAATAATAAAGGTCTTGATAAATGGTTATATTTATTTTCTTTTATTGGAAATGCTGGTTCAATATTCTTTTCATACTTTCTTGTATATCCGGGATTATTAAAAGCAATTACAATTAATTTAATTGGTGGTATATGGGCAAGTATTTTTGCATTTACTTTTACAATAATATTTCTTGTTATTTTCGAAGTAATTAAACGATATTTAATTAAAAGTTTTTCAACAGATTTTGTTTCAAATAAAAAGAAAATTAAAGCAAGTATTGTTGGTTGGTTAATAATATCAGTCTCAATTATTTTATTAAGTTTTTATTTATCAATAATTGGTTCAAAAAATTTAGCATCAACAAGTACATATAAAGATAATGTTATTGAAAATAAAACAACAAATATAACTGATAGTTTATCAATATTATATGAAAAGAAAAAGAAAACATATGAGGATGACAATACAATTTTAAGAATGATTAATAATGATTTACGTCAAAAATTAACAGAAACTCCTGTTACATATATATCAATTAGAAATCAATATCAGGCAAATATTGATAAAAATGTAAAAATTATTGAAAATAATCAAAAAGAGGTGGATAAAATTGAAGATAAATTATCTCAAAATGTTGTTGAATTAAAATCAAATCTTAGTGAAGTAAAAAATGTTAATAAGACAGAAGATGTACAAAATATTATTTTATTTGTGATTATTGCGTGTTTCTGCGAAATCATCATATTTTCAGGAGTATATTTTAGAGAATGGTTTGAGTACAACCTCTTTATTATCAATCAACAAAAATTTGAAAAAATATATACGAAAAAAGATAGATATCGTTCATTATTGGCATTTATTTATAATGATGGTAAATCAACAACAGGTGATAAAGTAATAAGTGGTTTGGAATTAAAAGAATTGGTTGCTGAGAAAACTAGCATCCAAAATTCAAATAAATTTTTGGATGAATTTTTACATGATATGGATAGACTTGGAGTGTTCAATACTGTTGGCAAAAGAAGATTTATTGCTGTAACATATTATGAAGCAATGAATGTAATTGAAAGTTTTGATGATACATTGAGAATATTAGAAAATATGAAATAATTATGAAAGATATTGAAGCATACGAAAAGGGTAAATTAATTAAGGAGGCATTAATGATTGTCAATAAACTTGCTGAATCAAATTTGGCAGATATTGATGGTGATTTTACAATTAAAGATTTTGATTATGAGGAATTACAAACTCTTATAATTCAGGCAAGAAAAATAAAGTCGAATCGTTGGTGGAAATTATTTTAAAATATGATTAGTCAAAGTGAAAATATAATTGAACGTTTAAGAAAAGAAGGTAAATTGACTGAAATAATTATGACTTCAGAATTAATATCTGAATGGATGGAACAAATGGCAAAAATTAAAGAAGAATTTAGAATAAAACAAAATAATTCTTGGCAAGCAGCTAAAGAAGTATGGTTAGATTAATATAAATAAATTATGAGTATAGATAAATGGGACTTAAGGTTTAATGAACTCTCCAAATTAGTTGGGTCTTGGTCTAAAGATGAGTCAACTAAAGTTGGTTCAGTAATCGTAAATTCTATAGATAAAAATCCAATATCTATGGGCTTTAACGGGTTTCCCACAAAAGTTGTAGAAAATTTACCCGAAAGGAACAAGCGTCCTGTAAAGTACTTATACACAGTGCATTCTGAGGCAAATGCATTAATTAATTGTGCAAAAAATAATCAAAAAAGTAAGGGTTGTACCATGTATGTTACATATTATCCGTGTTCAAATTGTGCTGGTTTAATTGTTAATGCAGGTATTATTAGAATTGTTTGTGAAAACAAACCAGATTTTAATCATGAAAGATGGGGAGAAAGCTGGAAAATAGCACAAATAATATTTGATGAAGCAGGTGTTGAAGTTGAATATATAAACCAATAAAATGAACATCGATAATGAAACATATAAAATAAAAGAAGAAAATCGTTATAAAACTCAAACAGTTAAAACACAAATTGTATTAGCAACTAGTTTGAGAAAAGATAGTTATCATATTACCAGACTATTACATAAAGATTTTGGTAAAACAAAAAAATGGAATACATATTCTATCAGTAGAGATGGAATTATATACCAACATTATGATAATAAATATCATTCAGATTTTCTTGGCATTAAAGAAGCAGATAAACAATCAGTTTCAATTATAATGGAAAATATGGGAAGTCTATTTCAAACAAATAGTGGAAAACATATTAATTGGATAAATGAGGTTTGCGATGAACAAAATGTAATTGAAAAACAATGGTATGGATATAATTATTGGGAAAAATTTCCAGATATACAATTAGAAAATTTAGCATTACTTTGTGAAGAACTATGCGAACAATTTAATATTCCAAAAGTTTGTATTGAATTTCATAACTATCATAAAGATACTATTAGATTTAAAGGTATCGTATTTAGAAGTAACTATATTGAAGATAGTAGTGATATAAATCCATTATTCGATATCTCCAAATTTAATGAAATGTTACATAAAGAATTAGTATGAAAAAAATTATAAGAAAAATCGAAGATTGGTTGTGGTTAAATGTTGGTTTTCATCATTACATGCATAAATTAGAGAAATATGTTAAAAAGAATTCAATTGTTTTAATATATACTGATGTTGATTAAGTATTTATAATAAAAATTATATGGATAATAAAAATATAAACAACCAAAGCACACCAAATCAAATACGTATTTTTATGAAAAGAATACGTGAAGGAAAATATGAAGCAAGTGAATCATCAGAAGAAATGAAGAAGGATTTATCAATTCAGGATATGCTTAAAATTACTCGTAAAATTAATGAAGATGTTAATACTGGAGAAGATAAAACAGCACAGAATAAAAAAACTGTTTACGACCAAAGTCGTGAAGAAGAAAAATTTACTGATTTTTTTAGAGATATGAATGTCAGCATTAAATTTATTGATTTAGAAATTTATGATAATCTAGTTTTTTGGGGTGGTACTGTCGATGGTGTAATTCAATTTGTTTACAAAGTAACTCCTGATGAAAAAACATCTGGTGTTGAATTTAATTATTTGGAAGATTTTTCGCCTGATAATCCAGAAAATGATGAAATTGTGGGAAGAATAGAATCTTACTACGATAATTTTTATAAGTATTGGAGAAATAATATGTTACAATAATAATTAAAATTATTTTGAGTTCATCCTTCCATTCAGAGGAAAGAAATTGAAAAACGCAAGCCAAGATGCTCTGCGTTTTTTGCTTTTATAAAAAGTATTTATTATAAAATATTATAAAAATGAAAAAAATTTTAGCTTTTTTAAAACAAAAGAATAATGCAATAATTACTGCGGTAATTATTATCATATTAATTCTTTCAGCAATTGTTTATTTTCAACATAAAAAAATTGCAAACCTTAATGATAAATATCAAAGTGAAGTTAAATTAAAAAATGCTTTAGTTGATACTGCCAAAGTTTATAAAAATAAAGAAAATGAATGGGTTACAGAAAAACTAACATTACAAGGAAGTCTTAAACTTATTAATGATGTTAATAACCATCTCACTGCATCAGAACAAGAATTAACAAAAAGAGTTAAAGAATCGGAAAAAAATAATTCAGTTATTACTGCAGCACTTATTCAAACTAAAGTCGAATTGGATTCATTAAAAAGTGGAAAAGTTAGTATTAATGATAAAGATAGTAGTATTGCATTTGCAGATTCAACAAAAAATATTAAATATAATATTGAAATTTTACATGTTAGACCAATAAGTTTAACAATATTACCAATAATGAAATTCAATAAATTTGAATTACCCAATAAGCAATATATTCAATTTTTTTGGAGTGATAAGAAAAAAGATTATCCCATTTCATTTAGCGTAAGTAATTCTAATGATTATTTTAAAACAGTAAATATTGATAGCTATGCTATTCCACAATTACAAAAAGATGTTATAAATCCAAGTGCTTGGCAAAAATTTACTACTTGGATAAAAAAAAGTGGTAGTTTTATAATAACTGTTGGAGTTTCTGGTGCTGCCGGAGCAGGATTATATGCTATTTTGCATAAATAATATAATTTTTAAATTAATGTAAAGAACGTGTGTTATTATAATATGCGTTCTTTTTATTTTTAAAATAGATTAAGTATTTATAATAAAATTATTATATGGACAATAATGATGTTAAGACAATCGTCAAGGATGAAATTAATAAATTCGTCAATGATGCTTTAGATAGGGAAGTTAAGAAAATACTTAAAAAATCTGGAAGTCAAACAAGAAATGAAATGATTAATACTATTGGAGATGCCATAGAAATGGTTTATAAAGTATTATGGCAAAAGCGTGATTTCTGGCGTACAGGGATTAAATAATTGATTATAAACAATTGATAATATCTAAGTATTTATACTAAAAAAGAATAAATAATGGCAACTTTAAAACCAACATTAGCGAAACCAATAAGTGTACAGTCAAAGAAATATGAAAGTAATTTTAATAAGACCATGCATAATGTTGCACCTGATGTTAAATTAAGTGAAAGTATCGTAATGAATGAAATTGATTCATATTTAAATGAAGAAGATTTTAAACTTAAGAAAAAAATATTTTCATTACCAAAAATGGAAGCATTAGTTTTTTCTGACCCAAAATTAAGTGCAGAATATAATAAAATGATGGGCGATGGTAAAGATGATAATACTGGAACAAATCGTTATGGATACCACGCAAACGAAACCGTTCAAAATATATTGTTCAACGACTATGTATTAAACAGTCCAAAATATTTACAAAAATATAAAATGGCAATACCTGTAAAAAAAGAACGCAGGGACCAAAGCGGAATCAATCAATTAAAACAAGCAGGAAAAGAAAAAATGAAAAAGACAGATAGTACGGGAACTAAAATAGTCAAACCAACTGTTGATGAAAATGATGTGACAAAAACAAAAGTATTATTTTTAGTTAATGAAAAAGACCCAAAAAATCCTGATTTATTTGCATATTTTCCTGAAGAAAATTATGATAATCGAGGAAATTTAAAAGTTGGATATTCTCATGTTGGTCAACATGGTGGGGTAGACCCAAGATATGCAAAAGAAAGTAGATTAGCAACTCCTGAAGAATATCAAAATCTTAAAACCGAACTTGAAAGTATTGGTTATAATTTTGATGTATTAAATTCTACAAATGAAAGTACTGGTGCTGCAGGTGGTGCTGGTGCATTTAGTCCAGCATTAGGTTATGAAAAGAAAGTTAATGAAATGACTGGTACTGGTGGCGCAGGTGGTGCTGGTGATTCTGGAAGTAATTCAAGTGGTTCTGGTGCATATGTTGGACCATCAGTATGGGGTAGTGGTGATTTGATGAAAGTTAATGGTAAATCAAAAGTAAAAACCAAACCAATGTTTCCCGGTGGTACAATAATTCAAGAAAATAAAAATTATCTTGTTGACCCAAGTGGTTTTGAAAATTTTGTTAAAGCATTAAATGAAGAAGACCTTTCATATCAAACAAAATTAGGTCAAGACTATAAACAATCACATACTGATAGTAATAAAGGATTGGGTGTTAGTGAAGTACCACAATCAAAAGAACGTGAAAAGAGTAAAAAGGGAATTGATGATAACACATCATTATATATTGGTCAAGATGTTGATAAAATGCGAGATGATGATGTAAAAATTCTCCATAATGATATGACACAGAAACATTCATATTTTCCACATCCAGATAATCCAAATTTAAAAAATGATGGAATTTCTGGAGTTAAAAATGAAAATAAAGAACATGAAGATAATGTAATAATTAATAAAACCAATGCTTTTAATAGTGATACTGTAAAAGATTGGGATAAAAATGATACCAATCTTGAAATGAAAACATTAAAAACAGGTAAAACCGATAATCCAAATCTAAATCAAATGGAAGAAAATAAAAAAATAGCAAAAGATGTTGAAGATTTTGCTTCAACAAAACATAAAAATTTGCCAGAAAAAGTAGATGAAGATTCTACAACAATGGCAAATGCATCAAAAATGCAACCTAAAGAAGATTCGATGTCTAATAAAATGGACAATACTACAATGCCTATTGGTATACAACAACAAGGTGGTGGTATGAATGAAGAATTTAGTTTATTAGAAGAAATAAATAACGAATTGAATGCATATTCAATTCATCATCAAAAATTAGTGAAAATGAGTGAAGATAGAAAACCATCTGCTTTGGTTCTTAGAGACCGTGTTGGCAGTGAAAATGAAAAAAACTTTAAGAAAGATTTACAAAATAGTGATACCAAAGAAATTATTGACATCGAGAAGGAGTTGGAATGGAAAGACCAACAAAGTAATGTTGGCAAAGACCCACAAAAATTAGGGAAAGATATCGAAGAAAAAGAAATTAAAACAACAGATGCTAAAGGTGATGAATCTTTAAAAGATGTTGGTGATAGTACAAACGATAATGGAGATGAAATTCCAAAACGCAACATGACAACAGATGAGCAAGATGAAGTAAATATGTATCGTAATGGTCAACATAGTTTAGTATATGATAATGAACCCGGAAAACGTTTTGAAGACCGTATGAAAAAAGATATGGGTGATAAAATTTATGATATGAGACAAAAACAACTTAAATTTAAAGGTAATCAGCCTCTTTATAACAAAGATAGTCAGCCAATTGAAAAGGGTATCAATAAAACTCAATTTGATAAAGAAAAATCTGGATTTAATGATGGTAAGGGTCTTAATGAATCAATGATTACTGGTAGATATCATAATGCATTAAATAAAAGATGTTTAATTGATTTTGCCGTAAATGAAGTTAAAATAATTACTGCAAATAAAATTAATGAAGGATTATTTGAACTTGACTTCACAGGTCTTGGTAATACATATAATGCAAAAACAATTGATAATAAAGTTGTTGTTAATGAGAATGTTGTTAAAATAATATCAGAACATAAATTTTATACCGATGGTAAAATAATATTTGCAATAAAAAATCTAGTTCAAAAATTAAATGAAAATATTGATAAAGAAAAACCTATGGTAAATGAACAATTTAATAAAATGAAACATTTATTAAATTATAAGCCAGAAACATTTACTGATACGAATAATATAAAGAAAAATAGGGGATTTTAATTATAATATTATTATTTTTGTAAATTATAGAATAATTTATGTTGAAATTAACAACCGAAGATTTTATTAAAAAATCGAGGAATATTCATGGTTATAAATATGATTATTCATTAGTTAATTATATTAATAATCATATAAAAGTCAAAATAATTTGCCCAAAACACGGAATTTTTGAACAGACAACATATACACATTATAATGGATGTGGTTGTCCTAAATGTGCTGGTCAATTTATGAATACTAAATATTTTATTCAAAAAGCAAAAGAAAAACATAATAATAAATATGATTATTCATTAGTTAATTATATTAATAATTATATAAAAGTCAAAATAATTTGCTCAAAACATGGTGAATTTTTACAAAGACCTAATGACCATTTATCTGATAAAGGATGTCCAAAATGTAATGGTGGTGTGAAATTAAATTGTGAGGAATTTATTGAAAAAGCAAAAATAAAACATAGCGATAAATATGATTATTCATTGGTTGATTATATTAACTCAATAACAAATGTTAAAATAATTTGTTCTATTCATGGAATATTCAAACAAAAACCAGCCAATCATTTAAGAGGATGTATTTGTCAAAAATGTGCAGCAATAAAAAAAGCAAATAATCGTAAAAAAAGTTGTGAAGAATTTATTGAACAATCAAATAGAATTCACAATAATAAATATAATTATTCATTGGTTGAATACAAACATGATAAAATAAAAGTTAATATCATTTGTTCTAAACACGGTGAATTTTTACAAAAACCTAATCATCATTTAAACGGTAATGGATGTCCCAAATGTAATGATTCTAAAGGTGAAAAAAATATTAAAAAATTCTTAATGGAAAAAGATATTAAACATGAATGTCAAAAAACGTTTAATAATTGTATAAATGAAAGAAAATTATTTTTTGATTTTTATTTACCCGAACAAAATATATGTATTGAATATGATGGTGAACAACATTTTAAAATTGTTAAATATTTTGGAGGAGAAGTTGGATTTAATATACGACAAAAGAGAGACCAAATAAAAACTAATTATTGTATAGAAAACAACATAAATCTTATAAGAATAAGATATGATGAAAACATTGAAGATAAATTAACACCAATATTAATAAAAAAATAAATTTAAAACAATAAATAATATATAACAAAATGGATATAACTACAATTACAAAAGAACAATTCGATACAGTATATAACAAATATTTACCAAATAAATGGATTAAATTTGCCTATAAATATTTTTCAAGTGAAACTGAAAGAAAAAATATTGCATTAAAAAATACAATAATATATGTTTTATCCGGATTATTTGGTATTGGATTTATATCGACAATTATTGGTTTATCCAAATCATTAATTATTACAATTACAATGATATATAGTATTTTACTTGCAATACTTGTGCTTTATTTATTTATTGCTGTTTTTCTTAATAATCTTAGGACAAATAAAATCTGTAAAGAACTTGGTGTAACTAAAGAAGAATATGATGATTTAGTTACAAAATTTTATAGCTAATTTAAATTTTTTGTATTAAATTTGTAAAGGACATTGATATAAGTGTCCTTTTTTGTTTAACAGTATTTATGAGAAAATTAAAGTTATGGCAAGTACAATTTCAAAACAACGATTAGAAAATTTAAATTGTGTCCTAGGACTCGATTGTTCTAAATATCAAAAAGATATAACTTGGAATAAAGCAAAAGCTGCGGGAATTGATTTTGCAATTATAAAATCTACGGAAGGTGATTATTACTCAGAAGATAATATTTATAATGTAAAAAACAGGGTTCTTAGTGCACAACAAAATAACATAAAAATTGGTTATTATCATTTTGCCAGACCTTCGCTTAATATTAATCCTGTAGATAATGCAAACGCTGAAATACAAAATGTATTAAATCATTATAATATATTACCAAAACCTAATTTTCCATTAGTTTTGGATATTGAAGCATATGCTAATAATGTGATTTGGAACGATACTGACCATATGAGCAAATATATTACAGCATTTATTAGTGGATTAAAACAACACGGTATTTCAGTAATTATTTATTCATATAGAAGTTTTATTGATACGAATACCAATCATTTATTTGGGATGCATTCACTATGGCTGGCATCCTATTTAGATGACCCAGAAAATTATCAACCAGCAATACCACAAGGATGGAATGAATGGAAAATCTGGCAATTTACTGAAAAAGGACAAATTGATGGTTATGTTGGCGATATTGATTTGGATATAATGAAGAAAGATTATTTTAATAATTTCTAATGAGTAATAATACTCAAAAACATATTATAGTTAAAGATAGGGTTGAAATCTATAAAGATTTTGCCATGAATTTATTATATTATATTTTTAATTATTATCTTGATAAAGAAAGTTTAAGTGTTGATGAAGATATTCGTAATCACTATTTATGGTGTTTTAATAAAGTTTGTGAAGAATTTAAACAAGAAAATATTGATTTCACCCAAAATAAAGAGTTAAAAGAATATTTTTTTGCATATTATTATCACCAATTTTATAAAGTTAACAATAATCAAGATATATCAATAGGATATTATGAAAGATTTTGGAAAAACATATTCGAAATCAATAATCAAAAAAACAAAAACATAATTAATATTCTAATTGAAATATATAAAATTTATGATACATCAATTTGTCAAGAAAATAATATTTTAGAGATTGTTTAAAAATCCTTGCATATTGTATTTATTGTTATTAAATTTACAAGCATAAAAAATAATTTTATTTTAAAACTATAAAGAATTATGGCAAATTTGAAACTTGATTTATTAAATAAATTAAACAACGACAAGTATTATGAAGAACTTGAATTAGTACGTCTTGCATCAGACCCTAACACAAATTATAAAGAAAAAATTGATAATATGGCATATAGACTTCAAAGTATTTCAATTTTGAATGCACAAATTGGTTTGGTTGGACAATATTTTCAAGAACCTGCTCCTGCAGTAAATATTCAGCAACCAGTAGCACAAGTACATCAAGGTCAGAGTCATGGTGAATAAATGAACATATTTATTGAAACATATCGATTTTTATTTATATCTTCCATCATTTTTATGATATATATCTTTGGTGATTTAATTATAAAAATGATTGGGAGGTTTTATCTAAATAAAGAAACACAATTTGTTTTAACAACACCTGAAAAAATCATATTATGGATTTCTTTGGGAATATTTTTTACATATTTAATCAAATGAAAACAATTAATTTAGCATTACAACCAGTAGAAGGACACTTAATTTCAATGACTCGAAATACTGTTAATGGATGGTATGAAATAGAAGTTGGATTACCAAGTAGTTGGGTTTTTGATGAAAACAATGAAATTAAATGTGAAGTTTTGGCTGAAGATAAGACAGGTAAATTAATAAAATTATCGCCAAAAAATCAGAATATTATAATTGATGATTTAATTACTTTTGTTGAAATTATTATTAATACCAATAAGAAAATTGCTGAGAAGGAAGAAGAATTTAAATTGCAAATGGAAGAAATGAAAAAAGGTCTTGAAAAAAAAGCAAGTGCATTCTTTAAAGAATTGGATGAATTGAAAGAAAATTCATTTAAAAAAATTAATGATAATTTTGTTAAAAACATACATAAATCTGATGAAGATGAAAAGAAAATAAAGAAAAATAAACAACCTAAAATAATATTACCTTCCGGAGAAACAAGTACAACCAAAACAACAACAGAATTATTAGAAATAGGTGAGGAGTAAACCTTTTTTGTTTTAAAATTTTAAATCAATAAATTATGAAAGGCGGATATGATTTTTATGAAATCAAAAGAAGAAATTGAAAATATGAAAACTTTAATGAAAAAATATGTAGATGCTGGTGTTTTTCAAAACAAAATTATTGTATCATCATCACCATCAGTTTGTAATTGGTCATTATCAAGGAAATGCTTGGTTGGCGAAAATGGTATTGAACCATTAGAATTATTAGATAATGGTGATGGAAACAAACGATTATCATTTGAAAACAATAGAATGGTTTCGATGCAAAATAGAACTGAAATAAATGTTGATGAAATTAATAATTCAAATGGTATAATTATTTCAGATGCAACTTATGGAAAACCATATTTTAGATTTGGATTTATACCAACAGAATAATGTTAAATCGAAGCACTATGGTAGCATTGTGTATAATGGTTCGCAGCTCATATAAAGGCAGGGTTTAAAAGGCACTTACCTGTCCAGTTACAAAAATTAACCAAGTGCCTGAAATGTTGGCAAACAACAACACCCCTGCTTTTATATGAGCTGTTGTTATAGCCAGTTAATTTTAATAAAATGGAAAAACACAACAAAAATGATGAAACACGGCAACTTGGATACTATTGGGTTGAATGGGAAGATAAAGGCAATTGGTTAATATTTTGGTTTAATCAAGGATATTGGCAATGTGTTGCAATGGGGGAAATAGAATTGAATGATGACTATATTTTATCAGTTGATGAAACCAAATTGATTCACCATTAATTGGCTATAATGAAAAGCATATGGTTAGTAAGCCATACGCAAAATTATCAAATTAATATTAACCAACAACATTTATTTGAAAGTAATGAAATAATTGCTTATATTTGTTGTTATAAAATCGTAAAAATTATGGAACAGAAAAAGTTAGTAGAACAGTTGATTAAGGCAGCAAATGAAATTTATAAAAATAGAAAACCAAGTGCTAATTATATTCAACTAAGTGAAGAATTCATATAACAACAGGCAGATGAACGAGAAATTTCATTTGATGACATGGTAGAAATTATCAAAAAAGAACTGATGTCTAATGAATAATTTTTATGTTTTATAACGGTGGCAAATATATTGTCGTTTTAATGCAATATATTTGTTGTTATAAGTATGTATTATTTTTGTTTTACCTTATAAAAACTAAATTATGAAAAGAACATTTTTAAAAGTTACAAAGAAGAAATTAAAAGAAATGACTTGCACTTTTTATGGTGCTGGAAAACAACTACAAAATAATGATAAGGTTTGTAGTGGATTTACAATAAACTATGCAAATTTGAATGGAACACCATCATCAGAATATAATCCAAATGAAATAACCTTATCATTAAAAATGTTCGTTGAAAAAGATGGTGTATTGTATGAATTATATAAAAATTCAAAACAAAAATAATATTACTTATAACTATTATATATAAAGTTATATACTTAACTATTTGATTGTGAACAATAAATATGATAATATTTTAAAGATTTGTTTTAAATGATTAAAAAACATAAAAACTAATATATGAATAAAGATATATTATCGATTGATTATGATGATGATAATAAAGATATTACCGCTTTTAATAAATATCTTGAAACTGACCTAATTCGAAAGAAAAATCAAACTGCTTTTGAAATTGAAAAAATGGGTAATCTTTATCTAAAAGAAATTGATAAAAAAAGAAAACAAAAGGAACATAAAAAAACAAAACTAATTCCATATATCATAAAACATTCAAAAGGTATGTATGATATAGAGGAATTAAATTCATATAGTTTTGAAGATATTCGAGACATTCATAATAAAATAAAAAAAGAAAGTCTTTCATCAATTTCAAAATTTTTTCATTTTATTTTTAATGTTAATTAAATATTAACCACATTTATATTGTAATAAATAAAAACATTAATATGAGTCAATTATTTGATACTGTATTTAATCCAAGTAGCATTTATGAACCAAATATGCGTTTCATTAATGTAAAATCTGTTCTTATTTATCCTACATTGGAAGAACTTAAAAAAAATAACAAACCTTTGTTTGATAGTTGGAGTAATTTGTCAAAAACCAAGTATGGCTTTGATATGAATGTTACTCATAGTATTGCTGGAACAATGACAGATGAAACTCCAATATGTGCACAAAAAATATATGAGGACAATGCACCAAACTATCCTGAATATAGTAGAATTATTGCTATAACATATGCAAAGGTATTTGTAGAAGATAATAAGCCGAAAAGTAATATAATGAATTTTTTTGGGGAAGAAGAACATCGCATACTTGAACAATTTATGGAAGTGTTATATCAATTATCAAGTGATGGCGTTCAGTCAACCCCAAAATATTTTCCGATGCTTTGTGGACATAATATTATAAATCATGATATTCCTTTTTTAATTAAAAGATTTATTATTAATAAAAATAAATTTGAAATAAAAAAGGGATTGCCATTAATTTTAAAAAAGTGTTTAAGTGCAAAACCTTGGGAATCTGATATTGTTGATACTGTTAATGTTTGGAAATTTAATGGTTATGATTATATATCATTAATGCTTATTGCTGATTTTATGGGTCTTAAAAAAACAGTAGATTTATTACCAAATAATGAATTATCGAAATATTATTGGAATAATGTCAAAGAAAAACCAGAAGAAACACTTAAATTTATATTATTACAATCAGCAACACAAACAAATCTTGTCATTCACCTCATGAATGAATTGAGACGATTATAATAATATATTTTATTCACTGAATAGAAGTGGTTTTAATCGATTTTAAGTCATAATTTGTTTTTAATGTCTTCTCCCATATATTTTCACAAACATCACCTAAATCCTATCTCAAAACTCTATTTTGATGGTAATTTGATTTGATATCTTATTTTAAGGACATATAAAATAATAATTTAAGAATTTAACTAATTAATCCATTTTAATACATCAATAAATTTTCCTTCAATATATGGTGCATCATAATAACTATCATATTCTTCTTCATCCATATAAGCACATTTTATTTTATATACGCCATTGAGTAAATAATTAAACATATCAAACATAGTATTAAAGAAAATATATATTTTATTTTCATGATTGAAAATAAAAATAAAACTTTCTTTCCAATCATCATTATCTAATGAATGATTAATTATAACGCCTAGTGTTTTACTACCATCAGAGTATTGTTCTTCATGTGCTGATTTTAATTTTGTTTTCATTCTTTTTTATATTTGTGTAAAATTTATTATTTGAGTGTCTTCTTAAAATATAATCAATATAATCAATTGTTTCTTGAATTGGTGGAACACCACGAAATTTAATTACTTTTTTAATACCTGCATTATAACATGCAAGTGTTAATTTCCATGAATATTTATCACTATAACCTTTTGTACGCCAATAATCATGCAAATCTTTTAACATTGTTAATCCAATATATATATTTTTTCGATTATAATCCAAATTAAGTGCATTAATATTAAGGATTATAGAATATGCATCTTCTGTTTCTGGCATAAGTTGAAAAAAACCTTTTGCACCTACAGGTGAAATAATAGTATCAATAAATTTTGATTCTTGTGATATTAATCTAAAAACAGTTCTTATTGGTAATTTAAATTCAATTGATTTATTATAAATATATTCAATATAATTAGTATCAACATATTTTGGAATTTTAATTTCTGCTTGAAACTCAATTGTATCAATCATTTTACATAGTTTTTCCAATCTCATTTGTTGTTTGATTTGATTAAATTTTGTTTCATCATTAGCTCTATTATAAATCCCAAACATACTAATACTACCAATATTTGTGGCATTCATACAAGTAAAAAGAATTATAATTATAAACAATATTTTTTTCATATTTTAATTTTTAATAGTTCATGTTATTTTTTTGAAAATTAATTAGTTATTAACTAAAAATTTTTAAATATTACCACAAATTAGTGGCATTTTTAAACTAAAATGCCTGAAAAATATTATTTTTTCAGGTATTGCTATATATATTGGAGAAATTTGTCCTGTACTTTCAGTAGAATCGGCAAAATTGTATGTTCTTTTTAATTGTTTCAAATTTTAATTATTTAAATTTAGTAAATATAAATACTTAGACATTTTTAATTTATCAACCAATTGATTTTACATATTTACGTTTCTCCAACATTCTTTCAATTGTTTTTTCTGGAGAATATATAAATAAATGAGAATTATTAATTCTATTAAAGCCACATTTATTAGCAATTGTAAATAACTTATATTCATTTATTTCAGTATCTTTTTTCTTGGTTAATTCATCAAGTGAATAGTATTTAAATGCTGGAACATTAATAATTTCAGTTAATTTAAGATTTTCTTTAACTTGAACTGATTTTCGATTATAATAATAATCAGCATCGATATAATTATTTTGAAATGGTTTAATTAATGCAATAATTGCAGTGTTTTTATAATAAAAATCTCTATAAATCATTTCAATGAATTCTTCAGTTATTCCACATTTCCGATAATCTTTACGTAAAATAAAAGAATGAATAAAAACAATTTTTTTGAAATCTTTTATTTCAATTTCTTTATCTTGAGCCATATCTATCAATTCAGAATAAGTATTTTCGACAATACGTTCTGTAATTAATTTGTTTAAATTCGCACCAAATTTTATTCCTAATTCAATATCCCATACAGAGAATCCATATTCACCAATAATAAGTGGCGGTTTTTGATTAGCTATTCTAATTTCAGATACACATCCTTCATATTCAGTAATAATATTTTCATCATCATTTACAAGGTCAAAATTCTTACGATAACCTTGTGTTTTGAATGTGATATTACTCCATAATTTCAAATTTATATCATTCATTGTGCAAATATATGTAAAATTAATTTAATGTGCAAATTCATTGTAATTCATTTGCCTTCCCCATTTTACCCAATAGGTCAACATAATAGTTCTTTATTTCATTGGTATGTAAATATTCTTTAGGTTCGAAATTCTCATCTATCCAGTCCATCCAATAAAGTTGAATACCAAATCTTTGCATATCATTAATAAAATCATTAATAGTAATTGGTATTGATATTATGTATTTTATAGTATTTGAAACATTTTTATAAATAATATAATGTTTTGGATAAAATTCGAGAATAATTTTATCATCATTCGTGAATTTATACCAATTCATCATGTTTTTACAATGCCAACCCTCAAAGAGTGTTTCACAAGATTTTTCATTAAATACCGGATATAACATATCAATAGTGAATGGAAGAGCGAGAAATTGTTTGAACTTCTCGCTCCCTGTTGTTTGTATGAATGGAACTACTTTTATCATGTTATTTTATTTTGAATAATGTTGCCAAATATCATACGTTCCATCATTATTTGGTGTAAAACGCCAAGTTTTCCAAGAATAATCTTCATCATGTCCATTATCACTGATAAATATCAATAATCGTATTTCTATATTACCATTATCTAATTTTTTTACGTATCCATTGCTAACACCATTTTTAACATAAAGTAGGTCTTTAAGGTCATCTCTATTTAAATATGTATAGCTATATGATGCTACACCATCAGAAGTACAACCATAATAATCAGTTTGAATGGCATTTGATGCAACATTCCATTTACCGTTATCATAACGAAGTAAATAAAGATTTCTTTCTATTTTTTCTCCATAATGTAAAACAGGAAAATTCCGAAAATTAAGTGTATCTGCATATGAAATCAAATATAATTTACCATTTTCACCATAAAATGAATATGTTCTTGTTTTTAAATATTCATTTAAATCTCCACCCTTTTGAGCACACCAAATACGAGATTTATCAACATCAACAAATGATGTGTTCGTTCCAAATTGACATATTTGCGACCCAACATGTTCTTTGTGACCAAAGAAATTGGAAGCCTTAGCGATACTGTCAGCTATAGCTTGAGCTTTAGCTGTAGAATCTGCAATACGCTGATTTTCTGCTTGAACTTTAGCAAGAGAGTCAGCCATTTTGGTAGAGTCAGCAATTCTTTGTGCTTCAAGTTCTTCAGCACTTGGTTCACATGCAGTGATTATTAAACCTGCAATAACGAATAATAATAATAACTTTTTCATTTGTTTTATTTTTTCTTTACTTGATTATACGGAAAACAAGTAAAAATGTTGCAAAAAACACGTATTTTTTGTACGTGTTTTTATTTTTAGATAAAATATGTGTTATTTTAATTCATATTCACCGACTACTAATACCATAAGATTGGTTGGCTTTTTTTTATCTTTCATTTCGGTTTTCATCACCGCATCAACATAATAATCAGAAAAAATTTCTCCAACATTTAACCATGTCCTGTCATTTATTTCAAAGAGTACTGCTTCAGTATCGGCATTAATAAATTTAACAGTTAGTCTTGGTGTTTCTTTTGTGTATTTCATAATTATAATTAATTAATAATGTTTATGGTAATTTAATATTAAATTTATTCGATAAATATAATAATGCTTCTGCATTACCTTTACAGTCATCTAAGGGAAAATGCGAGTGATGTGTTATTCGATGTTTTTTCCATTTATACCACATATCATGTTCTGCTCCACAAAATAAATCACCAATCCTTCTTGAAGAATAGCCAAATGGATTACTACCATAAAATTTATGAAAATAATAATTAAGACATACACCAAAATCATATCCATTATTATCTGAAATACCAATGGGTTGACCATTTACATTTTCTTTCAACCAATCCGCAAATCTTTTCATTACTATTTCTGGCTCATCAAATTTAAGATGTTCTTCACGACTAAAACCACTAATAGCTAATGCTTCGGGATTCCATTTATCAGAAATTGGTCGCATTTGTCCATAAAATGTTTTGGAAAGTGATGGTTCGACAATAATTGCAGCAAAACAAACTATTGAATAATCCGGCATATAACCGCCATCGCTCTCACAATCCACACATATTAGTCTATTTTTACTCATACTTTTAATGCCATTTTTTGTAAATTTGATTTAAATGCTTGTCTTGCAAAAATAAATAAAAATATTTCATAAAATGTATGCATTAATGCAAAACCATAATGAAATATTGTTATAAGTAAGGCAACAATTAAACCAAAGGTTAATTTATATAACCAGCCATTAAAACGATTAAATAATACTACAATTCGTTTCCAATGAATTTTTTCTTTTTTCCAAAGTATTATAAATAAATTTGTTTTCATAATTAGAATGGTATTTTACGAATTAATGAATCTGGTATTAATTTATATTCTTTTGGCGGAATATAAAGAATTGTAATTGTTTTAATGCTTGGTAAACTAAAACCAACGAGCCAACTACTTTTACTTTTTGGTATATCATATATTAATTTTTTCTCGCATCGATATGCAATAGTATCTGATTGACTTGGCGCAATGTATACTTCGTTCCATTTATCATAATCTTGTTGATATGACTTACAAAAAGTTCCAACATGAAAATTTTTTAATTTTACATCGTTGGTGTCATTAGTATAAAACAAAATTGTGATAGGAAATTGTTTATGCAACGTATCTTTTCTTTTAAAGAATTCTGTTGCATTATGATTTTCATAATAATTAAATCCTAAAACAACATGACTTTTATGATAATCTTTAAAAAGACTTTTTTGCGTAAAAAATGTATGTAATGGACTTGTGGTAATAATTTCAGTTCTGGTTTGTAAACTTCCACGAACTATGAAATTAGTTACAAGTGTAGCAACAAATGCTACACCACAAATAATTAAAAGTACTAAATATCTATTTTCCCAAAATTTGTTTTTGAAAAAACAAAGCGAAATTATTGATGTGATTATAGCTGATAATATAAACGTTAACATAATTTTAAGTTTTAAGTGTTAAAAAATTTTTACTTTTCTTCTTCAGTATCAACCCATTCAATTCCGGGACAATAATCACTATAACTTGCATTGAAGTATTCACCAAATACCCCACTACTATTTTTGAGACCACTACCAAATGCTTTGAATATCTTCCAAATAAGGATACCTAATGGTGCAAGTATAAGTTTAAACATAAAACTATAGAATATAATTTTAATTGGTATACATATTACATAAAAAAATCCGTATGCAAATCCAAGTACAATATATTTCACAGGATACCAAATTAAATAAATTAATGGTTCAACATACCAAACCTTTTTACCAATTTGATATTTATTAACTATATTTTGTAACCAACCGCTAATAAGCACATATAGTACATAAAAAATACCAATAATAATTGCAACACAACCAATAAATGCAAAAATCGCCCAATTTGCAATACACCAATCAGTAACTACAATTATACAATATACTAATCCATTAACCCCAAAATAAGATACTGCAAGTAGGAATAAAGTAACAATGCCACCAACAAATTGTTTAGTTCTTTTAATAATGTTTTTTAAATTAGCTGGATTAAAAGTAAATGCGTTAGAAATTGAAGCAAAGATTTTCTCAAAACCATCATTAATTGGTTTCATTTTAGCATCCCATTTAGCTTTTCTTTCTGCTTGAAGACGTTTACGTTCAAAATATTTACGTTTATTTTCTTCTTCTCTTTTTTGTGCTTCTTCTCTAATAAATTGATGAGATTTTGCTAATTCTTCACGCCATTCTTCCCATTTTATTGTAAGTTCTTTTTTCTTTTTTTGATATTCTTCTGGATTTATTTTACCATCAAGATGATATTTTTCAAGCAAGAAATAATCTAAGAAATTCTCATCAGATTTGTTAAAATATATCTTTGCTGTTATTGGCATTTTTTTATTGCTATACCAATATATGTCCCATACTTGTCGTTCATCGACATTCATTATCCAATCATCAGTAAGTTTTTTTAGTCCCCAAACTAATGCTTTAGGAATTAATAAAAATATGAATTTAATTAAATATCCAAGCAATACAAATATTACCACAAATAGTGAAAACAGTAATAACCAGAAATAAGGACAACCATTTTGCATTGTTTTAGGTGTTGGTGCATTACTGCGAAGTATGAATTTAATCAAACGATAATGCCATGATTTCATACTAACTCGCATAAGTTTAGGTTTTTCAGATAAAGTGATAAATTGTGCATCGCTTTCTTTTAAAGATACTTTCTCATCGATGGCAATATTACCATTATCAATTTCAACGACTTTTATGTAATAGCCATCAATACCATTTTTATAGAGAAATCCTCTATAATGAGAAATAGTTGATTGATTATATTCAACCACTTTGTTCAACAATAATTCTAATTTTTCGTTTTTCATTTTATAATAAATTAATTAATTTAAAAATCTTATCTTTTATTCCGCTTTGTTTAATACCTTCGTTCGCTATTGGTGTTCTAATGAAATTATTAGGAAGCCATTTTGATAAATCAAGGTCATCAATTGCAATAAATTTTTTAATATTATGGTCTTCAACATATTTTAATATTTCATTTGCACGACATTCTTCTAATTTGGCTAAATTGAAATATTTTATCCCCCATAATTGTGGGGTGACATCAAAAATTTTTGCATTAACCATATTTATTTCAAAAATGCGATTAAGTTGTTCAATAGTATAACTATCTTTCCAATCACTTGACAATACAATAACTGGTTTTACTTTTTCAATAATTTGATTAAATACTTTTACGCATTTTTCATCAAATTTATAACGATGATATTCTGAATTCCATTTATCTTTATTAGTAAAATATTGTTCAGTAACACACAGAACTCCATCAATATCCGTAAACAAAATAATTGAATCATCATTCATTATTATAATTATTTATTTATTTATATCATGTATATAATCCAATATTACCCAAAGTTTTTCAACTTCATCCATATTAAGATTATCTTTATACCAAGTTAATGCTTTTTTAAATATTGGTTTGCGATATTTATATTCTTCAACATATTTTTTATACATCGAACTACCATGTTCTTTACTATATTGAGCATTGGCATAAATATCACACATTTTAAGAATTATTGCACGATAATCTTTTACAGTTTTGGGCATTGTAAGTAAGTGTCGCATTAAACGATTTTCTGCAGGAACATCAGTAACTGCTAAAACAATATCGGCAACATCTTTACCACAAACTTCACAAATATTATTATATGTTAATTTTGCATCTTCAATACCATCATGAAGGAAAATTGCACCAATGGTTGGTTCAATATCTAATTTATTTTTATATATTAATACATGAGAATTAAATATGTCTTTCACCATATTAATATGAATAAAATAATTTCCACCATTATATTCACAATTAGCATCGTTATAAATTTTTTGTGCAAATCCTTTTATTTTTTCTAAATTTATCATGATGCAAAGATAAAACAAAATAATTAATATAAAAATTTTAAAGCAATATTATTATAAAAAATATTAATAATTATTAACACCAATGTGTGAATTATGTAATTTTTTATCGGAATTATGTAACATTTATTTAAAACAGTTTTCTATTTATGATATATGATGTAATCATACTTATTCAACATTTACGTCTCTGTTAATTACACATAATAAATTAAGAACGAACATTAAATATGCAAAAAATGAAAACAAAAAAATTATTGTCAACTATTATGGGAATTATTATTACATTGATTGTATTAATCACATGTAAAAAAGATGATTTTAAAGAAATTGTTGGTACGTGCCCCCAATCACAAATAGAATTTACTGTTGCATTATCATCAAAACCTCTTGCTGGCGGAACAACAATTGGTGATGGAACATTTCCTAAAGATTCATCGATAACTGTTGCTGCAACTCCAAATACTGGATATGTTTTTACTAATTGGACAAATGAAGCAACAATTGTTTCAACAAGTTCAAGTTATACATTTACTTTAACAAAAAATACAACATTAATTGCCAACTTTACTCCTGTAATTGCTGGAAATTTTGCTGTTATATTATCATCAAAACCTCTTGCTGGCGGAACAACAAATGGTGGTGGTTCATTTCTTGCTGGTTCTTCAGTAACAATTAATGCAATACCAAATATTAATTATAAGTTTATTAATTGGACAAAAGGAACAACTATTGTTTCCGTAACCCCTAGTCATACGTTTATTTTAACAAAAGATACAACATTAATTGCAAATTTTTTACTTAATGCATATACATTAAATGTTACCGCAGTTAATGGTAGTGTCACAAAAACTCCCAATCAATTTACGTATAATAGTGGTACTTCGGTTATCCTTATACCTATTCCTGCTTTAGGATATGTATTTAATTCTTGGAGTGGTGATGCAAGTGGTAATATAAATCCTTTAAATATTACTATGAATTCTAATAAGAATATTATAGCTAATTTTACTGCAATTATTATTATTTGCCCTACAATTATTGATTTAGGATTATCAGGTAACTTTGCAATATTTGCAGAATCTGGAATTTCAACCACTGGTGTTACTTTAATTACAGGCGATATTGGAGTAAATCCTGTGACATCTACATCAATAACTGGATTTGGATTAATTCTTCCAGCAGGTAGTGCATTTTCAACATCAAGTCTTGTTGCCGGAAAAATTTATGCTCCTGATTATGCTTCACCTTCACCTGCTAACATGGTAACCACAAGTGGCAATATGCATACAGCATATACAACTGCAAATGGTTTAGTTGTTCCAGCACCTGTTAATGAATTCATGGCTGGTAATCTTAATGGTCAAACTTTAACTAAAGGTATTTACAAATGGAGTTCTGGCGTTTCAATAACAAATGGTATTGTATTGGATGGTGGTGGTGATAATTGTGCAACATTCATATTCCAAATAGCTAAAGACCTTACAGTAGCAAATAGTGCAATTATTACATTACAGAATGGTGCTCAAGCAAAGAATATATTTTGGATAGTTGCTGGTAGTGGTGCAATTTTAGGAACAAACGTTAATTTTAGTGGAAATATTTTATGTAAGACATTGATTTCAGTGAATACTGGTAGTAAAGTTACTGGTAGATTGCTTGCTCAAACGGCAGTTACATTAAATGCGGTAACAATAGTTAAACCATAATAATTATAAAGAAAAATAATAAACAAAAATATGAAAACAAATATTATAAAGAAAATTTTTAACATTAAAACACTTACATTATGTATTTTAATGTTGATTGGTACAAATCTTCAATCACAAGAAAACCAGATAAATAAAAATGCTCAAAATTATGTAGATACTACATTAACAAGAAAAGATACAATACCATCATGGTGGTTTGGTGCTGCTGTTGGTGGAAATTTAAATTATTACCGTGGTTCAACCCAAAATGTGAATGCTAATTTATTTTCATATCCTGCTTTCCATAATGGTAATGGTATAGGATTATATATTGCACCTGTTGTTATATTTCATAATCCCGAAAAAGTTTTTGGTGGTATGTTCGAATTAGGATATGATAACCGTAAAGGTAAATTTAATGAAGTAACAACTCCATGTAATTGTCCTGCAGATTTAAAAACAAATTTAAGTTATATAACAATTGAACCAAGTATACATATGACACCATTTAAAGGTAATTTTTATTTATTTGCCGGTCCTCGTATGGGAATTACAATCGGAAAATCATTTGTATATAATAAAGGTAAAAGTGTTGATGGATTAATACCAGCAGAACCTCAATTAAAAGGTAATTTTACTAATATGTATGAAGCAGTAATATCTATGCATATTGGTGCTGGATATGATATTATACTTACATCAAATTTTAATGATAGTATTAAAGGTAGTAAAGAAGGTCGAAAATATAATGAAATGGTATTATCGCCATTTATAGATTTCCATCCATACTTTGGTCAGAATCCACGCACAATTGAAACATGGAATCTAACTACAATTAGAATAGGTGCAGTACTTAAATTTGGTCATGTAAAGATTCAAGCAAAAACAAGACCAATTATAATACCAGTTTCTGATACAATAATACCAGTTCCTGTTCCTGTTGTTGTTATACCTGTTATTATAGTTGTTCCAGAACCAATAAAAATTACTACGGCATATACTTTATATTTCAAATTTGATGAATCAAACCTTGATAATCAAACAATTAATTATTTAGATAATTTAATTAATGATTTGAAAAAAGATACAACAATTGGTATTCAAATTAAATCATATGCAGATATGAGAGGAACTGAAGATTATAATATAAGTCTTTCAGAAAGACGTGGTAAAGCAGTTGTTGATTACATGATTAGTAAGGGTATTGATATATCAAGAATTAACTCAACAGCTTATGGTAAAACAAAAATATTTAATGAATATAAAGAAAGTACTAATGAAATTGAATACGCATTAAATCGTAGGTCTAATATAATAGTAATTGGTATTGCAAGTAAAAAATAATTAGATTTTAATAAAAACTCCAAATAAAATGATAATTAAGATAATATTATTTGTTATTATTGTAATAGTGGTAGTTGCCATATATTTCAAAATAATTAAAGAAAGAAAAAATAAAACAAAAAACTCGTTATAATCTTATTGATTATAATATTTTAAAAAATATAAAATAATGAAAAAAATATTTACATTATTTACTGTAATTAGTATTGCACTAAGTATTTTTATTGTTGAATGTAAAAAAGATAATAATTCTGTTATAAAAATTAATATCCCAATTCAAACAATAAAAATGACACAACCATCACTTGCAAGTATAACGAATTTTGTAATTCTTGCTGGTGCGTCAATTACAAGTACAAATGCAACTATAATTACAGGTAATCTTGGATTATGTCCGGGTACTTCTATAAGTGGTTTTCCACCAGCAATATTAAATGGAACTCTTCATGTTAATGATTTAATTGCAATTCAAGCAAAACTTGATTTGATTTCTGTTTATAATGATTTAATGGGACGTAAAAGTACTGATATTGTAACATTATCGGGAAATATTGGTGGTCTTACATTAACTCCGGGTTTATATAAATCAACATCTACGTTAGCAATATCTTCCGGTGATTTAACTTTTGATGCGAAAGGTGATACCAATGCTATTTTTATCATACAAATAGCATCAAGTCTTACAACTACTTCTGGACGTAAAGTTATTTTAACTGATGGTGCTGTTGCATCTAATATTTATTGGCAAATAGGTAGTTCAGCAACATTTGGAACTACTTCAGTATTTAAAGGAACAATTATCGCATTACAATCAATTACATTTAATACTGGTGCAACACTTAATGGTAGAGCATTAGTAAGAAATGGTAGTATAACAATGATTGGTAATACAATTACAAAATAATAAATAAAATGGGAACACTACTTTACATAATAGCATTTATATTTCTCATAGGATGGGCAATAGGTGTTTTTGTTTTTGCTGTTAGTGGATTTATTCACGTACTTCTAATTATTGCAATAATTGCAATATTATTTAGACTTATAAAAGGCAAAACAATATAAAAATAATATTATTAATTAAAAACAAATAAAATGAGTTTAATAAGTATTTTAATTGTACTAATCGTAGTAGGAATTCTCCTATGGCTTGTTAATACATACATCCCATTAGACGGAAAAATTAAACAAATTCTTAATATCGTAGTAATAATTGCTATAGTGGTATGGTTACTTAAGGCATTTGGACTATTTGCTTATTTAAAAGGCATACACTTTTAAAAACAATTCTTTTATTTTTAAGAAATGAATGAATGGGATAATTATGTATTTATTCCATCCATTTTTTGGATATTTCATTTATTTGTTATATATTTGTCAAACTTTTTAATAAAATATTGTAACCTTTATTATGGAAGATTCGTATTATAGAATAAAAAATATTATGAATATAATTAAAGTTAGTGGATTTCATATTTTCTCCAAAGGAGATGTAACAATTGATACGAATGATATTCAATGGAAATTACAAGATAATTTTTATTTTGATAATGAAGAAGAACTTGAAGTTTTTCAAAAAGACATAAAAACTTTGTTTGAAAATTATTGTGGTGAAGTTACTGTAAAAACTTTTGAAGAAGTCGATGGAAGCAATATTAAATAAATATAATTCGGTCCTATTCTTAGATATTGATGGTGTAGTAAATTCGGAGCTATTTTATAAAGAAAAATTTGCGCATTTGGATAAATATAATAACATACCTTTATATAGGGTAGTAAAAAAACATTTACTTAAATTGGTTAAATCAAAAGAAATTTTGGAATTGGATTTTTATAAAAGTCAAATGTGTTCAATTCGAATTGGTTGGTTAAATGCATTATGTGAAGAAACTAATTCAGCAGTTGTTCTTTCAGCTTCAATGAGAAGTCATCATGATGTGGAAAAATTAAATCAGATTTTTAAATATTGTGGAGCGACATTCACAATTATTGATAAAACCCCATATACTGGATATGAAAGAGGAACTGAAATTAGTAAATGGTTAAAAGAAAATTGTATGAAATGGTTTGGTGTTCATTATTATGATTTTTATCGTTTCGCTATAATTGATGACGATAGTGATGTTCTTTTAAATCAACAATTTAACTTTTTTCAAACAGATAATTATTCAGGTTTAACCCCAAATATTTGTTATAGAATAAAAAGATTTTTAACACATAAAACATTTTAGATATGAAAAAAATTATATTTTTTTTATTTGTTGTACTAATTACAATAGATACATTTTTTATTATTAAAATTAAACAAAAACATGATAGTTTTAAACCAAATTACGAGCAAGGACTTCGGGATGGTTTTATAAGAACTTTAAAATATCTTGAACATAAAAATTATCTTACAAAAGATACTGTTATAATTAAAAACAGAGAAATTGATAGTATTTTACATCCAAAATAAATAATTATGAGTAATATTAGGATTCAATCAACAATTAGACAAGGAAATGTCTATATTAGACAAAGTGATATCATTAAATCATTATATTCTGATTTAGCAAATGCTACTGATGATATTCTTAAAAAATATTTAAGAGCGCAAATTGAATTATGGGAAGAATATGAAATAAATATTTTGAAACAAGCAAATTTATTATAATTATGATAAAGTTTTTAATTCAAAAAATCAATAAAGAAATTAGACATGATTTTGCATTTACATTGCTTGAATCTGTAAATTATAATAATTGGTATAATCCCGCATCAAATATGCGTGTAATGTTCTTTAATACTAAAGCTGAACAAACAGATTTTGTGTTCAATGAACGATTTCATACTTATATTCCTATTGGTAGTGTTGAATTTGTATCAGCATTTTTACGACAATTTTATAATAAAGAATTAAAACCATTAAATGTTCCTGAAGAATTATTTGGTTTCGCAGGTCGTGATATACTTAATGGTAATCAAATGTCTTTAAATGAAACTAATGTTGGTACATATTTTATTAAAAGTAATGATAAAATAAAAGGATTTACTGAAGTAATTAGAATGGACTCTAAGCATTTAGTAAATATTCCAATAGGTAATTATCAAATATCAGAATATATAATCATTGATAGTGAATGGCGTGCATTTGTGTATCAAAATAAATTAGTTGGATTACAAAACTATTTGGGAGATTTTACCATGTTCCCAAATATTAATAAAATTAATGGCATGATTAAAGCATTTAAATCAGCACCTATTGCATATACTCTTGATGTGGGTATTAGTAATTCAGATACATTTGTAGTTGAATGCAATTCTATGACAAGTGTTGGTCTTTATGGATTTTCTGACTATAGAATATTACCACATATGTTTTATAGATGGTTTTATCAATACGTAAGAAATATTAAAAATAAATAATAATATGAAAAATAAAAATATGAATCGTTTTTGTGAATATCATGTATATACAAAAGAAAATCCTGATGGAACTGATTGCGCAGCACATTTAGCTGAAGCAAGAGTTTTTAAATGTCCATATGACATTGAAAAGGCAAAACAAAAATGTTCGGATTATGAATCAATAAAAGATATATGAAAATTAAACAGATTTTTGACGAAATTGCTAATGAATCGAGTACTAATGAGAAGATGAATATCCTTTCAAAGTATAAAGATAATGAACTTTTAGTACGAGTATTATATTTAGCTAATTCAAAACGAATTAAGTTCTATATTAAGCAAATTCCTTCACATTCTGGAAGTTTAAAAATGTCATTAACTGGTGCGCTAGATTTGTTGTCGACTTTGAGTGATAGAAGTGTTACTGGTTATGATGCAATAGCACATTTAATAAATATACTTAATTCAGTTGACCCCGATGATGGATATATTATTGAACGTATTATTGAAAAGGATTGCAAAATTGGTATGGGAACTAGAAATATCAATAAGGTGATTCCTGATTTAATAGAACGAACTGGTTATATGGGTTGTAAGCCATATTCAAAGGAATTAATTAATAAATTGTTAGCTAAAGGTACTTGTTATAGTCAAGAAAAAATGGATGGTAGATTTGTTAATATTATTATTCAAGGTGGAGAAGTATTGAATGAATCTCGTCAAGGTGAACCAACATTATTAGATAATCCAGCATTTATGCAGGAATTAACGCAATTAAAAGATTGTGTATTGAATGCTGAATTAACTATGGGCAAATACAATGGAATTCCAATTTCACGCTATGAAAGTAATGGAATTATTGCATCTTTAATAAGTATAGCCAATAAAAAATCTGCTGGCGATGATGTTACAAAAGATATTCAAAAACTTGAAGCTAAACATTTACCATATAGAGAAGCATTAGATTTAATTCGAGTTACTGCTTGGGATATTTTAACTATTGATGAATATTTTACAAGGAAATGTAATAGGAAATATAAAGAAAGATTTGTAGATTTAAATTCAACCTTACAAGGATTTAAAATGTTATCGGTTGTTGAAACTAGAGAAGTTTCTACCATTGAAGAAGTAATGGCACATTTTAATGAAATTGTTTCTCGTGGTAATGAAGGTACTGTCGTTAAAAGTATGGATGGAGTATGGGCAGATACAAAACCTTCATATCAAGTGAAAATTAAACTGGAAATTAATTTAGATTTAAAAATTGTTGGATTTAATTATGGAACAGGAAAGAATTTAAAACTGATTTCATCACTTAATGTTGAATCCGAAGATGGTTTATTAAAAACTTCACCAACCGGAATAAATGAAGATGATATGGAATATATTACCACTAATCAAGATAAATTATTAAATACAATTGTTGAAGTTAAATGTTCTGGTTTGTCACAAGATAGTAGGGGAAATTATTCAGCACTTCATCCTGTTTTTAAATTACTTAGAACAGATAAGACAATTGCCAATACATTAACAGAATGTATTGAAATTAATAAATCCTCATCATTACTATAATTAATTAAAAATATTATGATAAAATTTTTAAAAGAAAATGGTTATCCAATGACAATATTTATTGAAACTTCAAAAATAATAGACCTTGAAAATGAATTTAATGAATTCGAATCAATAGTTACTGATAAAAAAAGTAATGAAATATTAAGATTTAGTCATCATAATTTACGTGATAGAATTCATTGGGTATCTGGATTCTTCACTGCATTAAGAATGAATAATGGAAATTAAAGGAACTTATAAATTAATATATAGCGTAGATAAACATGAAGAAGAATTACGAGTTGATGTTGAATTAAAACCAAACGAATTTCCATTAAAACCTTTTCAAAATGTTTATCGTGGCATTGCTTATGTAAACGGTTCAATATATAATGGAATTGATATTTCTCATTCAGTAAATGCTAAATTTGCTGCAGAAGAAATTGGTTTAAATTTAAAAGAAGAATTAAAGAAAAATTTGCGACAAGAAGGTAAAAGTTTTAGATTAAAAAAAGAAGAAATAAAATGATAAATGAAGAATTTAAAGAACGGTTATTAAAAGAAATAATTCTTTGTAAAGAATTAAAAGAACTTACTATTGAAATTAAAGATTTGTTTTTCGAACTAATTAATAGTGAAATCGAAAAACGAGATATGAAAAGATTTAAATTAAATGAAGAAGAAAAAATTATTTTCGAAAATAATGCATATATTGCATGTAATAATAATGCATTAAAATTTAACTCAAATAAAACTAATAATGCATATGCATATGTAGTAACAATTATTAGATGTTCTTTTTCAGATACAATTGTAAAAAGAAGAAAAGGTCTTGAAATTTAAAACTAAAATAATTTTAATATAAAATATGAAAAGTTTTACTGAAATTGGTCAATATCGACAAGTAGTTAGAGAAGTTAAATCACATCATGATTATACTGGTAAAGATGAAAATGGCGATGCCATATATAGTCATACATCTCCATATCCAGTATTAACATTTCGTGGTACAGTTAAATTGCATGGAACTAATAGTTCTATTGTTAAATACATTAATGATGGTCAGATTAAATATGATTTTCAAAGTAGAGAAAGAATAATAGATTTGACCGGAAAAGATGGGGATAATTGTGGTTTCATGAGAGAATTTCAAAAAAAAGATTATCAAAAACTTTTTGATGATATTGATTGTAAATCATCAATTGCAATTTTTGGCGAATGGTGTGGAAATGGTATTCAAAAGGGCGTTGCAATTGTAGAATTGCCAAAAATGTTTGTAATATTTGCGGTTAAAATCGATGATGTATATCAAGATATGAATAGCTTCAAACATTTAAAAAATGAAGAACAAAATATTTACAATATTTTACAATTTCCTACATTTTCAATTGATATTGATTTTAACAATCCTGAATTAATTCAAAATAAATTGGTTGAATTAACCACTAATGTTGAAAAAGAATGCCCTGTTGCTAAACAATTTGGTATTACTGGTATTGGAGAAGGAATTGTTTGGGAACACATCAATGGCAATGAAAGATATATTTTTAAAGTTAAAGGTGAAAAACATCAAAATAGTAAAGTAAAAACTCTCACAACAGTTAATGTTGAAGAAATTGAAAACATTAAAACATTTGTTGAATATGCAGTAACTGAAAATAGATTATTGCAAGGAATTGATAAAATGAGAGAACTTGGTTTACCTATTGAAAGTAAAACCACTGGTGATTATTTAAGATGGGTTTATAATGATGTTATTAAAGAAGAAAGTGATACTATTGCAGAAAATAATATTGATGTAAAGAAAATAGGTTCTGCAATTTCAGCAAAAGCCAGAATGTTTTGGTTAAATTATTTAAACACGCATTTATAATGGAAAAAAAATTAATTAAATCAAATATAAAAAAGTAATATTATGAAAAAAACATTATTAACAATTATGATTCTATCACTTTCATTAGTGGTAATGGCACAAAATCCTTTTAAGTATTTTTTTAAATCGAATAATGAGATTGAAACTAGTACCAATACTTTAAAATCGGGAATGCTCAATACAACTCCAGTTCCAATCCCACAATGGTTTTTTAAATTAGATGGGTCAGTATCTCTTTTAAGATTTCAGTATGTTGGAGGTACGCAAGGAGTAGAAGTAAGTACTTTCAAAATGGTTGGATTGGGAGTTTCTTATCAAGAAATTAAAATTATAAATAGCAAAAATTATGCCGATTTAACATTAAAGATTTTACTTGATTTACCTACAATAAATAATGAAAAAATGGGCGGATGTTTTGGAGTATCTTTATGGGATAATAAAATTGGTGCAATCATTGGTTATACTGTAGATGAAAAATATCCTTTTCTGGGCATAAACGGTAGTTATAACTTTTAAATATTTTATAAATAATTAACGCAATTAAAAAAATAAAAAATTATAAAAATATTATACTTAATTATCAAGGATACTAACATCATTATTTTCATTTTAACATATAATTAATCCTTCTTCCTTTTCAAAAAAGTATTTATAATAAACTGTTTATTATGAATGCTGTATCGTCAATTATCGCAAACATTAGTTTAAAGAAAATAGTAGACTTAATGGCTGTTTATATTCATGAACAAGCGTTAGAAATTCGAAAAGAAAATAATATTGAAGATGGTCATATAAAAATATATTCCGATTATGTCGTTTACCCAACAAATAATAATGAATATTATGCCTTTCATTATGTCGTTCATGTTGATAATCAAAGTGAAAGGTTTTTCATAGTATCTTGGACTCCTTCAACAGAAGATGAATTCTTAGACTCAATTAAATATTAACCGTATATTTGTAACATTATTTATTTTTTTTCGTAATATATAGTATTGTTATTGAAATATTTATTTATCTTTGTCAAACAAAAAATAAAATGAAATGAGAAAAGCATCTTGTGATAATGGAATAATCATTCATGAAAATAAATTTATTGGTATTTCGCTTGGTTATGATTATTGTGCAGAACATGAGGGCGGTATTAAAGGAATAAAACGTATTGTTGGAATTCCAGAATCCTCCAAAGAAAATATTGGTGTTAAAAGTCGTAGCATAACCATTTGTCCAAAAAATCTTATTTTCAAAGAAGAAATTGATGGTAAAGAAAAATATGCAACACTTATAATTGCATATATGGGATGGAATGAAGAAATTGATGAAGGTCTTCCACATGACCTAATAAATTATAAGGATGATATAAAATGGAATATTAAATGGAGTAAAGGTAATCCTAATAGCGAGAAAAAAGACCAATTAATTACTGCATGGGATGAAAATAGTTTTGGTATTGCAGTAATGGGTGAAAAAGAAGTTAGCTATCTTAAAGAACTTCATAAAGCATTTCAAAATAAAAATATTACAATTGCCAGATTAAATTTTGGCGGTATAAATCCTTTTAGTAATGCAAGTCTATCTATATTAATAGCTGACCGTTTACCACAGATTGCATTAGATGGTTTTCTTCATTCCGATAAAGAACTTTATGACCGTGAAGATTATGAAGAAAAAATTGGTATGAAAGAAATAATCAAAAAATATGGCAATAAAAACGGTAATAAATATTTCTTGGCTTGTAGTCCTAAATGGATTGATTATGATAATGTGGATGCTCGTGAAAAAACTAAAACAGAATTAAAAACCGAGTATGACATCCGATATTGGATTAATTATAGTGATGATGATAATAATTTTGGCTGGTATACTGTTGAAGAAATTAGAAAATGGTTAACAACGCCTAATTTACATCTTGTACAAATTAGAAAAAGAAAATGAATGTAATTGATGATATTTTTAAAATTCTTTTTCTTGTTATTATATTTGTACTATTACTGTATGTGGGACATGTAATTAAACATGAAAAAGAAAAAAAAATTAAATTGAAATAAACAAATGGAAGAAGAAAAAGTATTGGAATATAGAATGTATTTCTTTGTGCCTTATAATGTTAGCGAGATACAAAAAAGTTTACAAGCCGGGCATTCGGCATTAGAATATGCTCAAAGATATGGTCAATCAGAAGAATTTAAGAATTTTATGAATGATAAAACTTGGATTATCTTAAATGGCGGTACAACTAATGATGAAAGGGATTTTAATGAAATTGCATTAGGAACTCTAAATCAAATTGCTGATGGTTTATTGGAGAATGATATACAATTCTCATATTTTCGTGAACCAGACCTTAATAATGCACTTACTGCAGTTTGTTTCATTTGTGATGAAAGAGTATTTAACGGAAAAGATTATCCAGATTTTGTGGATTATATTCTTGATATCAAAATGTATACCAAAACAGAAGCAGCAACACCCGCAGAAAATATGATTATGTTAAAAATAAAAACTAATGAAGAATTAATAATAATGTTTCCAGAATATTATAAAGAATGGGTGCGCTTTATTGGTGGAATTAAGAATGTATTTCTACGTGAATTAATTAAAGATAAAAAATTAGCATAAATAACAAATAAAATTAACTTTTAAATAAATTATTAATATGGAAAAAGAAATAAAGATTAACGTACCAGATGGTTTTGAAATTGATAAAGATAATTCTACTTTTGAATTAATTAAATTCAAACCTGTTGTAAATAAGGAAGATAAGAATAAATCTATGTCAGATTTCTTATTTCAGATGTTTAATAATGCTGTATGCAAAATTACTGGTGAAAAAGAATTAATATATTATAAATTAGATGGATATAATCCAAATTCTGATAATAATAAGTGGTTATTTCAACAGGATTGGAAAAGTGGTAGACTTTGGATAAGATATACTTTAATTTGGCAAATTTTCGAAGAAAGATTTGGTCTTAACTACGAGCAAATCAGAGATTTCATTCAAGATTGGGTGGAAACCAACCTAAATTGGAAGGGTTTAACACCCCAACGATTCTTGCCATAGACTATTTTTTTGGTGGAAACCAACCTAAATTGGAAGGGTTTAACACCTGTAATTGGTGTTGAGATAAGTGCCAAAATGGTGGAAACCAACCTAAATTGGAAGGGTTTAACACCTGTAAATGCAATCTTTCTAAAGGAAGTAAAGGTGGAAACCAACCTAAATTGGAAGGGTTTAACACCTAAACATCCTTATAGTCATCTTGTGTTCGGGGTGGAAACCAACCTAAATTGGAAGGGTTTAACACCACATAGACATTGACATAATCTGCGTTATACGGTGGAAACCAACCTAAATTGGAAGGGTTTAACATATTGATTGTAAAAATAATAACAATAATATCAACAACTGAAACTAAATTTGAAGAATAATGAATATACGAAAAATTTTAAATTTACCAAATAAAGCTCAAAGAAGATTTATTGAACTTAGTAATGAAATTGTTTTAAATAATTGTGAAGTTATTGCTCGTGAAGAAATGGAAGAACAGCAAGATAATAAACTTTTTCATGACAGTCGGTGTCCAATATGTAAAAGTAGAAAAGATATTATAAATAAAATTGTTAATATTCAAAGTCTTAATCATATTGAAGGTAATTTCAAATTTGGTTTTGGTAAAATAAAAACTGTTATCACAACTAATACTTATAAAGTAAATCATTGTAATTCTTGTGGTAATGAATGGGAAATGTATAAAACCAAACCAATTTCACGAACTAATATATTAAATGTTGCTTTTAAATATTTGAAAGAAATATTGGAAGACCCAGAAAAAAATAAACAAGATTATAAAATGGAAGCCATACAGGTTTTTGAAAATTCATATGCAGAAACATTGTATGAACTTAATGTATGGGTGAGAACTGATATTAAATTATCTGTTTTAAGAAAACATTATAAATCAGTATATGACAAATATATATTTCCACAAGTTTCTCAATCATTTGTTGATAAATATATTAAAGAATGATAATATTGAAATAATAATATTTAAAAATAATTTTTTATGGAAAATAAAGAAATAAAGATTAACGTACCTGATGGGTTTGAAATTGATAAAGATAATTCTACTTTTGAATTAATTAAATTCAAACCTGTTGTAAATAAAGAAGATAATAAATCCAAAGAAATGTCGGATTTATTATTCTCAATGTTTAATAACACTGTGTGCAAAATTACTGGTGAAAAAGAAATAACTTATTATAAATTAAATGGATATAATCCAAATTCTGATGATAATGAGTGGTTATTTCAACAGGATTGGAAAAACGGTAGATTATGGGTAAAATATTCACTTATTTGGAAGGTTTTTGAAGAAAGATTTGGTCTTAACTACGACCAAATCAGAGATTTCATTCAAGATTGGGTGGAAACCAACCTAAATTGGAAGGGTTTAACACCAATTCAAGGCGGATATTGACGACAGCAAAAGGTGGAAACCAACCTAAATTGGAAGGGTTTAACACCGTTGCCAGTAATGCCCTTGCGGAACTATATGGTGGAAACCAACCTAAATTGGAAGGGTTTAACACCAGAAAAGGATAACTGGTTTTCCTATTGTTTGGTGGAAACCAACCTAAATTGGAAGGGTTTAACACCAGATAAATAAATTAATAAGAAAAAATTATGAATAAAATTATATTAAAAATAATTGATAAAAAAATAGTTGAAAAGGATTTCAGTTTGATAACTAAAAAGTTTGAAACTATTGAAGAACAAATTATAGAAACGAAAAAAATGTATGAATTTGAGAATGATAAAATTCAAATGAATAAAATTATTAAACAAATAAAAAAAATATAAAATTAAAACTATGCAATATCCTTTTGAATTTAGAGAATTATTATTAACTGATTTACTTCTTAAAGAATTTGGATTTGTTAAATGGACAGATGATTGTGGAGATTCTAATCATTGTTCAATAACACTTGCAGGGGTGAAAATTGAAATTCATGAGACCGATGAATTAAGTGATGGTGGTGTAGGTAGTTATGCAGAACCTGAATATTCTTCTGCACATTTTACTGATAAAAATTTTTATCCAATATATTTTCTTCATGATTTATATGAATATATGATATCATTTAAAAATGAAGATGTTATATCAGAATTTTTAAAATTATGTAAAAAGAATAATATGTATAATTATATTGAAACATATATTAATTATAAAACAACATCAAAAAAATAACTTTAAATGTTTAGTTTATGAAAAGTGGCTATAAAAAGAAAACCCAAACAAAAACTTATATCAACAATTGAAATTGAAGTAGCAATTGCAGAACTTTTTGATGTAAGAAAACACATAATTGTTCCAAATATTTCTTGGGGTTTTAATTCGCACGAAATGGACATGGCACTAATAGCTAAAACAGGTTTCTTAAAAGAAATTGAAATAAAAATAAGTAAATCTGATTTTATAAAAGATTTTAAAAAAAATCATCATCATGTTGATAGATTTCATAGAATTAATCAATTTTATTATGCAATGCCATTATATTTATATGAAAAAGTTAAAGAATTAATACCTGAAGATGCTGGAATTATAACATGCAATAATATTGAATATAGGTCAGGATTTTATGTACGAACAACAATTTTAAGACAAGCAACAAAAATTAAAGATAGTAGAAAACTTACTGTTGAAGAACAATTAAATATAGCTAGATTAGGTACAATGAGGATTTTTAAATTAAAAAGAAAATTAATTGTATTAAATAATGACATAAAAAATTTAAAAATAGTCAAATAATTAAAAATAAATAACTATCTTTGTGTTTTAAATTTTAAATTATGAATGACAAAACAATTTGGAATTATTTCTATGAATGGATTGATTACCCACAAGAAGTAGCACATAACCCAATTCCTTATGGAACTGTTTGGTGTTATATATCTTCAACATTTTTAAATGGATTTATTAATTATGTTACTCCAATTAAATGTTATTTAATTGATAGATATACACCAAATAATGAAAAAGTTGATGATAATCATACAAAAGGCGAATTAAAACAGAAAATTTTATATGGCGAAAATGAAATGTTTCATACCGAATTAAATTGTTTTAGAGACGATATTGTTATTCTTGCTGAAATTGATGCAGAAGATTATGATTCTAATAATAATAAATTAAATAAATTTATGTTTTTTTATTTTGATGAAGATGTTTCGGATTGTTGTATTGGTAAATTTGAAACTAATGATTCGAAAGAAGAAGTTATACAATCAATAATTAATTGGTTGGAAAGAGAAAAATTAAATAATATTGGTAGAACAGTTAAAGAACATACTGAGAGTGGAATTATTAATTATACTGAACTTCCATTATCTTTTATCAAAGGTTGGGTTAAATTTTAATGAATATTAAAAATGGAAATAAAAAAATTTAATAATAGACCAAATGACCATATTATGTATGGTTTTGATTCTCAATCATCAGATGTTAAAATAAGACAGGATTATTGGATAAGCAGGTCTGTTACTACAGTTGGTATTGTATTTGTAATTCCTTCATTTAGTGATATGCAGATTCTTATTACTCAAAGGTCAAATAAAATGCGTGACGAAAAAAATAAATATTGTTTACCTTGTGGTTACGTTGATTGGAATGAAACAATTTTTGAATCAATGATAAGAGAAGTTTACGAAGAAACTAGTTTATATCTTCCAGATTATAAAGATTTGTTAATTACAAATTATAATGAAAAACCAATAGAAATTAGGGATAATCCGGGTAATCATCTTCAAAATATATCATTTATATATCTTTCAGTATATGATTTTACTAAAAATAATGAACGTTTTCCAATTGAAATTGAAAAATATTCAGATAAAGAAACAAAATTAGTTAAATGGATATCACTTAATAATTTTTATAATAGTTATGATAAAGAACTTAATTGGGCTTTTGGTCATAACGAAACAATAAAAAGAGCAATTGAATTTTATAAAATAAATGAATAAAATATGACTAATTTTAATTCTGATATAGATTGGATTGCTAATAAAATAGCAACAAAACCTATAAATGAAAACACAAGAATGGAATTTTTAAATGATGTCAATAATTTAAAATATAGAATTATTTGTTATTTTGAAAATCATATTAATATTGATGATATTAAATTTAATGGATTAGATGAATATAAGATAAATCCTGCTGATTTATATACTGCTTGTCTAATTAATAAACTTGAACCATTTTCAACTGTTGTAAATAAGAAAGATTATATTGATTTTATTGGTGGAATTAGAGTTAGAAAAATTGGAGAAATAAATACATATAATTGTGCTAACTTTGATAATTTTTCAATTAAATATTATAATCCATATCAATTAACTAGATTTGAATATTATTTAATTGAAAATAACAATAGTGATTTTTATGATAATATGGAATATGGACGTTTTTTAAATGAATGGCTTTTTTATTATCGGTTTCCGTTTACAACAAAATGTAAAGTTTATTTATTATCTGATTATAAAGATATTGGATTTTATTGCAAGGGATTTTGTGATTTAATTGTAATTGATAAACTAACCAATGTCGAAAATTTCAAGAAATTTAAAGAAACTTGGGATTATAAAATAATTGAATTTCACGATAATTTGAATTTTTAAAAATTATGTTACAAATTTTTGATGAAGAATATTCAAATTTACAGCCAGTAATACCGGAAAAAAATGCTGTTGCTGTTTTTAAGATTAAATGTGCAAAAATGGCATTTCAACATCTACGTATGGATTTTGTTATAGCATTAAATGAAAAAACTAATAAATTTGCATATTGTTTTAGTGTAAAAGAATGTGAAGATTTTTTTAGTGAATATAATGAAAGTATTTTTAAAGTAGATGATAGAGTTATGGCTTTTGATGGTGTTGAATGGTCAAAAACTGGTGATTCACCAGAAGGAAATGATAAATTTTATAAACCTGCAACAGTAAAATTTATTAGAATTGATAAAATGTCTGGAAGATGGCTTGCTGATATTATTTTCGATTTTGAACAAAAAGATAAAATATTAAGTAGAGGTCATTTTCAAGATGGATTAAAATTGATTTCTATTGATTATGATAAAATTTAAATAAAATTAAAACTATGAAAAACAAAGAATTGTCAATAAGAGAAATGGTTATTAAAGCAAATATAGCTTATTTAGATGGAAAAACATTTAAAGATAGATGGAACGAAGAAGATATCACCGATGCTGCTTTAATACGTGAAATAATAATTAATAATGAAAATAAATATTATGTTGAAAATTTTAAAGGTGGTATTTTATCTCTTAGAACAAAAATAAAAGAATCTCCAATAACCGAAAAAACTTTATTATCTTTGGGTTTTGAAAGAGAAGATGTTTCTGCAGAAGAATCGGGTGATGAACCATATTTTTACTTTATATATAATTTAAAAAACGAAAGAGCAATACTAATTTCATGTGCAAATGATGAATGTAAAGATTATCCTTATAATGATGATAATGCTGATATAGATTATGATAGTAGATGTAATAATTATACGGTTGAATTCTTTAATGAAGAAGATGCTGGATATATCGATAATGCAAATGTTCTTGAAAGTTTAGTTAATGCTTTAAAATCTTTGAAAAATAACTAATGAGCGAAGAATTAATAACAGATGATGATATTTTAAGTTTCTTAGATGAAGAACCTGAAGAAAAAGTAACGGATAATCAATTATTACTTTCTTCAGGTAAACTTATTACTTTCAATGACCAACAATTCGAAGCAATTAATAAAATTAAGAAATGGCTTAAAGAGAAAGATAAAACGTTCTTTACACTGGAAGGACAGGCTGGCAGTGGAAAATCGACAATTATTAAAAAAATTTTGGATGATTATCGATATGGTGTTGTAGTGTCAGCACCCACGCACAAAGCTAGGAAGGTAATTGAGGATTTTACTGGAATACAAAGTAAAACTATTCATTCTTTGCTTGGATTAAAACCGGATTGTGAAATTGAGGCGTACAATCCTAACGACCCTAAATTTGCACCAATTGCCCCCTCAAGAATTACGGAATATAATTGGGTCATTGTCGATGAAGCGTCACAAATAAATAATGAACTTTTTGAACTTATTAAAGAAAAAGTAAATGATAGTAGAACAAAAATATTATTTATGGGAGATGCGTGTCAATGTCCGCCTGTTGGTGAAAAGATTTCGGTTATTTTTAATCAATTAGATATTGAAATTTTTACACTTAATAAAATTGAAAGACAAAATGTTGGAAATCCATTAATTTTATTATTTAATATATTAAGAAATAATTTAAGCTCAATTGATGGTGGATTTGAAAGAAAAACAAATGTAAATAAGAAAGGGGAGGGCATAATATTTACGGTTGATAAAAAAGAATTTCGTAAAGCAATGCTTGAGAAATTTTGTTCGGAAGAATTTCAAAAAAATGACGATTTTTGTAAAACGATTGCATGGAAAAATGATACAGTCATGGCATCAAATAAAATAATTAGAACAGCAATTTTTGGTAATAATACTGAAATTATTAATATTAACGAATTATTATTTGGTTACAGAACCATAATGGATGAAAAACAAAGATATAATATTATTGAAAATTCTGCTGATTATCGGGTGGTTGAAAAATCAAATTTAGAAGAAAATGAATATGGTATAAATGGATATCGTGTAAAATTAAAAGAAGACCTTGCCAGAGGAAAATTTAAATTTCAAGATGTTTTTATTATAAATTCAAATAATCATGAAAATTTACATCTTTATGCTCAAATGCATGATTTCTTTAGAGATATGGCAAAAAATAATAAAAAATTGTGGAATAAATATTATGAATTTCGTAGACAAAATTTATTAATGGAAACAATTGATAAACATCAAAATGGTCAACTTAGAAGTTCTAAAGATATTATCGTTAAAGACATTTCATATGGATATGCCATTACGGGGCATAAGAGTCAGGGAAGCACATATAACACGGTTTTCGTTTTAGAATCTGACATAAAAGATAATTGGATGATTCGTGAGCGAAATCAAATTTTTTATGTAGCCGTAAGTCGTCCAACAACTTGTGCTTATGTCCTTTGTAATAGAATTGATAAATAATTATAATTTTAGAAAAGTATTATAATTATGCAACAATTTAAATATTTTTTCGTAATATTGCATAATATTTAATCTTAATTTAATGTATTATGGATAAAACAATTGAATTAAATGGTGATATAATATCATCGGATGAACATGTTTTTACAACCAATAATGGTTTAGTAAAAGCAAAAGAATTAAAAATTGATGATGAAATCATTGGTTTTGATGGAAACACCATAAAAATCACGAAAATCATGAAATGTGGTAAAAGACCTGACGCACCAATTATTGGTAATACGATTTAAAAACATTAATTTAAAAATATCATGGCAAAGAAAAAAACAAAATCACTAGAATTACCCAAATATGTGAGTTTAAAAGGAGTTGCAATGCGTTTAACACCACATGAAGAACAGTATTATAGGCATGCTGGTCAATGGGGAGTTTATTATAAAATAGTAGATGGAAAAGTATTTTCGAAATGTCCACACTTACCTTGGATACATAATGTTGAATTAATACCAATAACTGAAGAACAATGGAAAATTGATAATCAAGGTTATTTACCTAATGACAAAGAGATTGAATAAATAATAACATAATAATTATGGAAAGAATAACTGATAAATATGTATTTTTTTATAAATCAAGAATATCTAATTGGCACATGTGTCAATTTAAGTATAAAGGAATTACATTTTTTAATACCGAACAAGCATTTATGTGGGAAAAAGCAATTTTCTTTGGTGATATGGAAACAGCAAAGAAAATTGTTGAAACTCCAAATCCTGCTGAAAATAAAAAACTTGGTCGCATGGTTAAAAATTTTAATACGGAAAAATGGGATGATGCTTGTTTTGATTTTATGGTAGCTGTTAATTATGCTAAATTTAGTCAAAACAAATATTCAAAAGAATTGTTATTATCAACTAATGATAAAATACTAGTTGAAGCGAGTAAATTCGATAAAATATGGGGTATTGGTTTACACTGGAGTGATGATGATGTACTTGATGAAACTAAGTGGCAAGGTAAAAATTTGCTTGGAAAAGCGTTGATGGTAGTAAGAGAACAATTAAAACAAGAAAATTAAAATTTTGTAACAATTTCAATAATTATTCGTATAATTGCAATATTAATTAAAGTAATTATGAAAAATAAAAATAATATAAAAGAAGACTCTTCAAAATATTTGATTATTTTGAGGGGTCTTCCTTAACTTGGTTCGGGAAAAAGTTCATTTGCAGAATTGTTAAATACTAAAGCTATTTGTTGTGCTGATGATTATATTACACGTAATGGTGTATATAATTGGAAACCTGAAACTGTAAATGCTTCACATGAATGGTGTCAGCGTAAATGCCGTAGATTCATGAAAATTGGCGTTGAACGTATTATTATTGCCAATACAAATACAAGAATGAAAGAAATGCAACCATATTTTGATATGGGAAAACAATTTGGGTATAAAATTTATTCGGTGATTATTGAAAACAGACATAATGGTACTAATAATCATAATGTACCAGAAAAAACAATTGAAAAGATGATAAATCGTTTCGAGATGAAATTAAAATAATGAATAGAATTGAAATTAAAACAATAATAAAACCTGAAACAGGAATTGAAATTGCAATTATAAATGATGCTGATTTTATTATTGGTGCAAATTGGGGAAAAAGCAAATAGTCTTATTAATGGACTTTTAGTTGAAGGTTATTTAGACCTTTACGTAAAGTTTTTTCATTGTGATAATGCAACTGGTGATAAATCACAAGAAAATTATGAATGGTTTAAAAATTTAATTAAATAATTAATTATGAAAACTGTAAAATTTGAAGAACAGAAAAAAGAAAAGATTTCAATATTAAGAAATGTTGAAGCAGGTAAAATAGTACGATTTGAACATATTTCTTATGAAGAAGCAATAAAAGATGATTTATTTTATTGTGTTGTTGGAAAACCTAAAGATAATAGGATTAAATTATTTTGCATAAGTAATGCAGAATTAATTGAAAGAGATGATGATTGGAGAGTGATTGAGCATGAAAGTAAATTATATGTTAAACCAAACATAATATAAATAAAAATGAGTGATAACTTAGAAAATAAAACTTTTTTTGAAGAATTAAAACAGCAACATATTAATGATGGTGGTAAATGTCCAGAAGCATTTGCTATTACCGAATTAATTGAAAATGCAATTCGTAATAAAAATTATAAAATTTATTGTGGTGGTGGTGGTTACGAATATAATACTGAAAACGAAATAAAAAAATTTGATATTGTTGTTTGGTTTAGTTGGGGTGGTGACCCTCATTTTCAGGTGTGCATAGATAATTCAGAAGGTGATTCTTGTATTTTAATTAATTTTAATGATAAGGGTGAACTTGTTCAAACAATAAAATAATTATGAAAACATTCGTTGATTTTCTTAGAGAGGATGCCCCAATTATAACATTTTTGTTTATTATGTTATTACTTCTTATTATTATAGGATTAAATGAATTTTCTTTTAAAAAGAAATAATTATGAAAACAATAACTATTTCATTTGATATTAGTGTCCGCATTAAATGGAAATGTCCTCATTGTGGCGCAGAACAAGAAACATTATTTAGTGCTTCACCATATAGAAGTATTGCTGAAGACCCGCCTGATGAAATGTGTAAAAAGTGTGAGGAATTTGTAACACTTAATTTTTATAAAAACGAAGAATAAATTTTAAAAATTAAATATATGTTCGAACTATTATTGGGTCATCTTTGTGGTGATTTTCTTTTTCAGACGGAAAATATGGCTTTAAACAAAAGTAAAAATACTTTTAAGGGTTGGTATTATGCCATAATTCATTGCCTAACTTATTAGGAGTGATGACTTACGAAGCTCATCCCATCGCCTTTGGCGTGGGTGGGTAGTTCACTTTGTAACACATTATGTATAATATAATTAAATTATGAGAGAAGGTATTTCTAAACACTTAGCATTGATATGTATTAATTATTATGAAATTAGTGATAATTTCATTTATAAATTAAGAGAATCACATCCAAATCCACAACAAGCATTTGATTATCTTCCCAAGTATACAATTAATACTAACGAAAAAGGTAATAATCAAATTATTGAAGCAGAATATTTTTTACAATTTGCTGGTTGTTTTGAAAACACAAATGAAAATCCAAAATATTTGATGTTTGATATTGAAACATTGGATGCCACACTTAATCAAGAAATAAGTGATGCAGGTATTGATGAGGTTTTTAAAAACATTGATTTTAAAAACATATTATCTGTTTTTAAACCACAAACCGAAGAAGATGAAATGAGTTTTGTATTTCCAAATTCAAATTATTTAACTTTTGAAATATCATATGACACTTCATATAATAATGAAAATGGATATGATTGTGAAGTGTATTATAAATTTATAGGTTATCTTGACGATATTATGAATGTGGTTTATTTTAAAGAATAATTTTTTATTATTCTTGCATTTCTTCCGAAAATCAAATATATTTGTAATTAAATTAAAATAAAAATTATGAAAAAATTTGAAGTAGAAGCAACTGGTCTAGTTTCTTTATTTATAGATAATATTGAAGCCGAAAATAAAGAAATCGCCAATGGAAAAGTATTAGAATTACTTGGGTGTGAACCCAATGAATTGGGTGGTTATTCTGTTACTTTCGAAAATTTAAGACTTCCAAATGGAATTGTTTTAGATGAATTAAGTATGTGTTTTAAAACATTTGTAGTCCCAGATGATATCGTTAAAGATTTAAATGAATGTTTTAATACTGACGAAATTGAAGAAAATGATGATGTGTCATATAATTAAAATAATAATATGAATTTAGAAATTGGCGATAAATTAAAATGTTTAAATTCAATATATAATATTTTTCAAAAACCATTATTCATTAAGAATTATATTTATGAAGTATTAGGTGTTGATGGAGATGAAATAACATTGAATCATATATTATATGCTAATGAATATGATAGTTATAATATAAATTTTATTTTAGAAAATTTTGAAAAACAATAATTAATATTAAATAATAAAATAATATGGAAATCGTAAAAGTTTATTCACCAATTGAAGACAAAAACATTCAAAAGAATCTTCAAGACTCACCAATTTGGAAGAATGCCCACCACTTTGATGAACTTACAGATACACAAATGAAATATGGAAATATGTTTGAGTATACCATAAAATTTTCTGGATTGCAGCCAGTAATGGTAACTAAAGTAAAGAAACTTTAGAGTATTTATATATAGTAAAATTAAATACTATGTATAAAGGTGTTATTTATTGTGCAATCTCTCCATCAAATAAAAAATATTATGGACTTACTTTAAATTTTTCAAGAAGAAAAAATGGTCATAAAAGATGTGCTGAATTTAAAAAATGTCGTTTTTATATTGCAATTAAAAAATATGGTTTTGATAATTTTATTTGGAATATAATAGAAACACATGAAAATGAAAGTAAAGGGAATCTTCAAAATATTTTAAATGAAAGAGAAAAATATTGGATTGAAAAAGATAAAACATATTATTCTGAATTTGGATATAATATGACTCGTGGAGGTAATGGTGGTGATGCATTTACAAACAAATCTAATGAAGACAAGGAAAGAATACTTTTATGTAAAAGTAATAGATTTAGTGGTAAGAATAATCCAATGTATGGAAAAAAGGTTTATGATATTTGGTTAGAAAAATATGGAAAAGAAATTGCTGATGAAAAATTAATGGAAAGAAAAAAAAGAACAAGTAATTCGCTTAAAGGAAAAAGTCATCCTTGTTCAAATGAAACAAAAGAAAAAATAAGAAAAAAACTTTTAGGACATAAAATTTCGGAAATTTGTAGACAAAAACGTTTAGGCAAAAAAAATGCTGCTGGAAAAAGAAATGATGAATTTAAATTAAAAATGAGTATATCTCATAAGGGATTACCATCACCAAGAAAGGGATGCCATCTTACAATTGAAACAAAAAGAAAAATTAGTGAATCAAAATTAAATAAAAAGATTAATTAGTATTTATATTGAAATAATATGAAAATAATATTCTATATGAATGAGGGTATTGAGAATTGTAATGTTCGCAATGTATTTTCTTATTTATGGATATTCAATGTCAAAAACCACAATTGAACCAAACCGTCCTGTTTGGGGATACATATGCACATTGGTATTTTCGATATTATCTATATGGGGCGTGGTAATTTTCATGGAAAATAATAAAAAAGATGAAAAGAACAAATGAATTTGTAACAATTTTTTCTAATTTTCGTATATGAACTATTAATTAATTAAATATAATATTATGAAAAATAATGAAAAATTTACACCAAGAATTAGCATGAAAGAACGTTGGTCATTAGAAGGTATGGCTAAAACGAACAAAATGACTGTTGAAGAATTCTTAGAAAATATCAAATTTCGGGAAGAATATAAACAGAAATGTATTAAAAGTTTCATGGATAATGGTATGAATAGAGAAGGTGCTGAACTACAAACTATGAGAATGATGTATATTTGTGGATAAATTTATAAAATAATTATGCATAAAAATTTTTTTAAATCTAATTCTGAACGTAATTTATGGATTAAATTAAATGCTGAACGCATTATGTATTCAAATCATGTTATCAATCCTGCACTAAATGAAGATATAGGGGGTGTTGATGAAATAGATACACCAATGTATATTTCAAGCAATCAATTGGGATATGATGAAAATGAACGTAATGTTCCTCGTTTTAGTTTTGAAGAACTTCTTTTACTTTCGCCAAATGATTTATTTAAACTTGCTAATGAAAGACATGGGATTAAAACGCAAGAATTCTCTGATATGAATGGACAACAGACCAAGTAAAACCAAAATAATTAAATTAATTAATACTTAATATTATGCTAAAAAATAAAAAGAATATTCTAAAGAAAATTGAAGAATTAAAGAAAATATATGAAATTAGACATCTATATGCAGGAACTTGTGGTATTAAATTGAATTGCGATTGTTGTGGTGGTGAAACACATAATGTTGAAAATCTTTATAATAAAGATTCTGAAAAGAAAGATGGAATTAATCTTTGTTTTGATTGTTCAATATTATGGAGAAATAATATTCCAATTAATGTTGTGGTTTAAAATAATATGATTATATTTGCAGTCTTAATTTTGTTTAACTAAAAACTTGAAGTCATGAAAAAAAATAACTTAGTTCCAAATAAAGGTTTATCTCTTTCACAAGCACAGTCAATTTCTAATCTTTGTAATCAAAGAGCAAATGAAATTGCTAATCAATTATCTGCTGTAAATAATTACAGTAAATCTGTAATGGTTGAAGGTAAATCACATGAAACAGTTAAAGGTGTTAAACTTCCTGACGATGTTATTTCATTATTACAAGAAAAAGCAAAACTTCACTCTTGTCAGGCGTTTCTCATGGAAAACATGAAAGCAAAAGAAAATTTGCTTAGTGTTGCAAAAAAAATTGCATATACTATACCTGATGGTTTAAAAAGTATTGCTCCTGAAAGACCTAAATTCGTTACTCCTATAATTTTATCACAAGTTAATGAAGAATTTGGTTGGGAACAACTTACTGCAGCCGAATATAATGAATATCTGGAAGCTGAAGCATATGCTTCACACCTTGGTGAATTTATTCATAAAGGTTCAATTCTTGCAGGTTTACGTAATGAAATAAATAGTATTCCTTCAGTTGAATGGATGGTTATTAAAGGCGATGGAACTAAAACTCCTGTTGAAATAAAGGTGCATCACACTCCTGAACAACTTCTTACCATTCACGAAAAACTTGCTACAATACATCGTGCCTTCGAACAAAATGTAAATTATTATAAAGCAAAAGTTAAAAATCTTACTACTGAAGAAAATGCACGTATTGCTAAACTTAATGCTGATGCTCAAAATGATGCAGAAAAAATTAACAATGACCTGCAACTTACTTACGATACTGCAATGAAAAAAGTGAGCGAAGCAATTAATACTGCTAAAGCTGAATTTGAAAAAGACCGTCAGGTAAAAATTAAAGAAATTGCCAGTATGCGTATTGAAATCGATTTAAGATTTCAAGAAACAATTGATTTATTTTTAAATCAACTTCCAAAACAAGAATAAAAATTTAAGGTGAAAGACAGATAGAGCACAAGCCGAGTTTGTTTTTCTTTGTATCATATGATGAGTTCTTTAATATATATGAAAAATTAACAACGTTAATTAGAAAATGTCCCTTCGGGGGCGTTTCCGACATCTGAAAGTAAAATCGCTTCCTTTGCAAAAAAACAAGTTTTCTATGGGATTTTTACAAAACCACCATGACTACTAACTAAGTTACCTTCGGGATAATTAGAGTAGGAAAACGACTTCGCTTTTGTCCTTGCCATTGTGCAATGGAAGGTCTGTAACTTTGGCGTTAACATTGATTTTATCTATATAAATTCATCATATGGTAACTTATTTTTAAATATTAAATAATAATAATATTATGGGTATTAAACACGTAAGTTGGATGCCGGGATTTAATGGTGAACCCCCCAAACCAATGTATTATACAATTGGAATTACTGAAGAAATGTCTAATGCTGATTTAATGTGGCAAATTAGATGTTGTAAAGAACCGGGAAAAGTAGAATTAATAGCAGCATTTAAAGAAAGTAAAGACGCAGTATCTTATATGACATCTGTTATATTTAAAAATAATAAAAAAGATAATGAAACAATATTAGGCGGAAGTATTGAAGGATGTTCTTATTTTATTGAATATAATTCTTCAACCGAATATATGGTATTAACAACTTAGTGGTAAAAATTATGGATAGATTAGAACAAATCGAAAAAGAAATTGAAATACTTGAAAATAAAGTAGATGAAAAGAATAAAATTTGGGATGATAAATTCAGAAGTAAACTTTCTTGGGATGAATATCAAATGTATATGTTCAAAGAATGGAAAGCAATTGCCAAATTAGATAGAGAAAGACGAATGATAATGCCATATAAACTATCTGAATTACCAAATTATGGCGATGTAATGTCTTTAAATGATTTTATTAAATGTGTTAAATGTGGCGGATTTATTGATTATGATGGTTTTGGCAATTATGTTAAAGATGGTAAAGAAACTGACATTGTAATACAGCCAAGTGATGTTAAATATAAAGCAATTAGAAAAGATTTTGATACAATAATTTGGTATAATAGATAATATTATGATAACAAAAATAAAAGAAATTATTAATAGTGCTAATGATAAAAAATCATTAATTTCTGAAAAATTTGATAATTCTAATAGGACAATTTCTAATATAGCTGAATACTATATGGATAATTCTAATGCATTTATTGAATTACTTGGAGATTTAAATAAAATATTGGATAAAGATGAATCATATTGTACTTGTGGAAATCCAAGTAAAGAAGGTAATTGTCATTTTGAAGGTGATGAAAATTTAATATATTGTTGTGCTGATTGTGGTAAACAAGTGAAAGATAACGAAAAATTTAGTGATGATGAAAATTAAAAAAGGGGATAAATTAAAATTATTTAATTTATTAATTAGTTTTGGTTTTATTAAACATATAACTCAACATTATATAATGTTTATAAAAGATAAACAACTTTTAATTTATCCTAAAGGTAAATTAAATATTCAACATTTTGAATCAGCAAGACATCAATTAGATATGAATGGTCATATAAATAAAAGAGAATTTGCTTTAATGTTTAATTTTTTAATTAAATGAAATTATGAAAGTAGAAACACAAGTTCACATCTATGTGATAGATGGTAAAGAAACTAAAGTAGGTGACAACAAAATTCTTAATGTTAGAAATGTTTGGAACAGAAACCAATTAGTAGAAATACAGATTGGTGAGAATGGAGAAAAGGTTGTCGTTCATGAAGTTGATTTAATTAAGGCAATTAGTAATGCAACAGGTAATGAACGATAGATATAAATAATTTAATAAATAAATTATGATATTTGAAATAATTCCAAATCAGCAAACTCCATGTATATTCGAACTTGTTCATGATTTCGAAGCCAATAAAGAAATATTTAATACATTTCTCGAATTTGCTTCTAATCATCGCAATGCGGTTGGACTAGCAGCAAATCAATGTAGTATTGATGGAGAAAGATTTATGCAAAATGTCTTTGCTCTTAGAAATTTAAAAATCAATACTTGGAAATTAATTATTAATCCAAAAATCGATTTATATTTTGGAATGGTTGAACCCAAACTTGAAGGTTGTCTTACTTGGGTAGGCAAATCTATTCTTGCTGATAGATTGCGTGCGGTTAAAGTTAGTTATGATGATATTGATGGTAATCATTATACTAATCAAATTTATGGTGGTTTTGAAGCTCAAATCTGGCAACATGAGATTAATCATCTTAATGGTATTGAAGAAAATGTTGTCGATTATAATTATAAATTACCACCAATAAAAAAGATTGAAAGAAATGATAAATGTCCTTGTCTTTCAGGTAAAAAATATAAAAACTGTTGTTTAATATTTGAAAGTTAAAACAATTTATAATGAGAAAACATACTATATTGATACAATATTTACGTAAATTGGGATTTATTATTGATATGCAACCAGATGAAACTGTTTGTACACATGGAAATAATATAATTGTATTTAAACGTGGTAAATTAAGTGAACCGCATTATCAGGTAATTAAAACGCAATTGATGTATCAAGGTTATAAAATTCCTGATTATGATTCATTATTTCTTACAGCAAAAAAATATAATAAATTCGTTTATGTTACGGTTGACCCCTTATTAGAAGAAGTGATTTGTGTTCATGCTAAACCAAATAAACTATGCTCTATATGTAATGACACATATTTTACCAGAATAAAAGAAGATTCATTTTATCTACTATATGAAAAAAAAATGTTAATTAGAACAAATTTAATTATATTATGATAACAAAATTTGAATTAAACGAAAATGAGGCTAAAGCAGCAGAAGAATTTATTGCTAAATTGCCTAAGAAATATAAAAAAATGTCACAAGAATTAATTATTACTTCTGGTGGTGGTATTGGTATTGGCGTAACAATTAGAGTTGGAGATAGAGAAAAAGATATAACTGATTATAATGCTTGGTAATATGAAAAAACAAATAACAATTGATTTGGATTTAACTGAAGAACAAATATTAGAATTTATTTCAAATGAGTCAACAAATAATTATTCAATGTTTAAGATAGCGGATAAAGCATTGAGTGAAGTTAGTTGGCATAATAATATGCCCAAATCAAGTAAATTATACTATATCGCAATGTTACAAAAACACATCAATGCATTTTTAAAAGATATTGATTATAATAATGATTTAAATGTGTTATGATTTTGTAACATTTTTCATTAAATTTCGTATTAATGCTCATGATGATACCAAAAGAACATATTGAAAAGCAAAAGGAATTTGTAATGACTCTTCAAGATAGTAAATATCTTCATTATCGAGATATTTACAAAAATATTGATAAATACAATTTTCAAATTTGTACTAAAGTGGATTTTAAAGCTGTAGGAAATTCTTGCGGTGATATTTTTGAAACATGGGATAAGCTAAAACAAGCAAGTAAAATCACATATGAAGCCAATACCAAATCAGGTAGTAGGTATTTTATTGATGAATACAATAATGTATATCGACTTTCAAATCATTGGGGTGCAGTTGCAACTTGTGAATGGACACGAGAAGGTAAAGGTCAATTAAGTATGTCTATTTTTGAAACAGGTGAATGGGAAATTGGTGTTGCTAATCTTAAAGATTTTAAAATATTTAGAAGAAAACAAGATAGAAATATAGATTTTATAATTAATCCTAAGTGGCTTAATCAAATGAAAGAAGTAATTCAACTAAAAAAGGAATTATTTAAATTAAAATCTTTACCAGAATTTAAAGAACTTCCTGTTGAAGATAAAATATTAATTGGAACTTCTTATCATTTTTTTAATAAAGAATTGGGTGGAATTGAAAAAAGAAAATGATAAAACAAAAAGAATTTATATTGTGTGCAGCTATTGATTATAATGGAACAATTATTTGTGGGCATAGACATAGTGATTGTTATTTTGTTTTAAAAGAATTAATAACGAATCCAGTCTTACCACCTAGAGAAAAACAAGGTTTTCTTACTTCGAAAAATCGTTTTGTCAATAGAAGTGAAGCATGGAAAATAGCTAAAGAAAATAATCAAATAAAATATGGTTATGATGCAAGTGAAAATGATGAAGATTCAATACTTATTTCTGAAAATTTATACTAAAATTTAATGTATGGGATGGCGACTTGAAATAAAAGATGAAAAATATCGTATCTATAGTACAGTAGTTGACGATTATATTTCTAATTATATGAATAAGAATGAATTAATTAGATTTTTATTTTGGCATAGATTTGAAGAATTAATGAGAAAAATGTTAGAAGATATAATCATTTTTCCAAACAATTGGATAGATAAAGAAACTGAAAAATATTTAAATTGTGATGAAGAAAAACGTAATGAATTCTTTACGATGCTAAATGATAGAAAAAAGGTATTTGAACAGTTTTTCACTAAAATAAAAGACGTGGGAATTGATATTTCGTTAAGTGATATTGATGGCGTTGATATACATACTAAAAAGTTAATATAACTTAATTGTTGTAACATTTTTAATTAATATTCGTATAATCATTTGTTATTAGTATTCACTAAAAAAGAAAGAAGATGAAAAAATTATTTAAAATCACAGTCTTATTAGTTGTTTTAGGAATTTTTGCATTCAGTTCAAATCCTATAATTACTAAGGTTAGAACCTTTACTATTGAAAATGGCAAGAAAGCCTATGATTATTGCACTGGTTCGTTGAAAGAAAGTAAGAACGAAACTGTTAAGAAATACAGTTCAATAATTCTTTAATCTCAGAAATATGGTAAGAACTATAGAACAAATTAATGAGCAACTTGATAGAGTTGCAGAAGCCGAAAAGAATGGCGGAAAATATCATGGAATGACCTATGAAGGAGGCGTAAAATACGCACTTGATTGGATATTAGGTAACAGTGAAGATGAACCAATGCCAAATGAAGAATAATTATGAAAAATTTAGCAGGAGATAAAGATGCAGACAAAATCGTAAGAGAAGAACTCTGGCTTGCTGACATACCAATGGAAAAAGAAATATCAAAAGGTGAAGTACCTTATAATACTATTGGTAAAATTGCTAATTGGACTTTTAGACGTGCATGGTATTATTGGATAGTCAATATACCTGATGGCGAAAAAGGTCTACCTTTAGCAATTGCAATGGAATTGCATCTGAGAAAAAATCCAACTGATGGCAATAAAATCATGGGTAATTCAATTAGATGTGGTGGTCATGCAGGTGCTCCTTCTCCTATAGAATATGGTTCTTATCCATTTTATGATGAAAAAGGTGAACCAACTATTGAACGTTATGTCAGTTCTTATCATGTTGATGACCAAATTGGTTTGAATATGTTAGCGGACGTGCTGAAAAAATATTATCATTTATAAATTGAAATATTATGTTAATGAATTCAGAAATACAAATAAGTAATCCAAGTGTAAATCAAATAGTATTTTTTAAACCTTGGCAGGATAAATATGATAAAAGAAGAAAAGCATATCCTGTCATAATTAATTCCGGTCATTATGAAATTGACGGTAGACTTTCAAATTTCTGGTATTGGCAAAGAATATCTCCATCAGGTAAAATTAACCCAATTGTTGAACATGGTTATGGTAATTTTACTGAAGCTACTGGATATGAAGTTAAAAGAAAAATAATAGTTATAAAATGAGCATATATTCTGATAAAAAGATGGATATTTGGTATAATGGCGATATAATACAAATACCAATAGCCAGAATACAAATACGCAGTAAAAAAGCAAAAAAAATTCTTAAAGACCCAACTAAACATTATCCAAATAAGAATGAAATGCGTTTATTGCGTAAAATAAAAGCAGAAACCGGGTTAAGTGAAGAAGAAATACGTGCAGATAAGAAGTATCGTAAAATGCTTTCAGAAGCACAAAAACAAGGTCAAAAAGGTAAAAAAACTGAACTTGAAAAGTTTTATCGGAATCTTATTAAAGAAGCGTGTAAAAAAACTGGTTTAGTACCACAACATCCAGATACATTAGCTGCTCTCGATGAAATAATAAAAGAAAGAGGTGGTCAGGATTTTTTTAAGTATTATCATGCTTCTCTGACTACTGCAAAAAGTATTGTTAAATATTACTCAAAATGAAATATTCACAACTTATAATACAAACCCTGTAATTAATCATTGCAGGGTTTTTTATTGTCATTAAGTATTTATATTAAAATACTCATGGTAGATATTAAACAAATTGTTAAAGAAGAATCTCAAAAGTTTTTAAATGAGGTTGATGTTGCTAATTTTCCTTCTTTTGGTGACCATTTACCTAGTATAAGTGAAGAAGATGAAGAACAAAATCAAGAATTAATAACAACAGTATTAAAAGAAATAAATAATTTTATTAAAAAATATAAGAAAAAATAATTGTTATTAAATAAATTATTAGTATATTTGCCCTTGTAATAATACAAGGGTTTTTTATTTAAAATAATAAACATTAAAATTCACTAATATGAGTATGTCAACTTACATTAAAGCATTCACTCCAGATACTGACCCTGAATATCAGAAACATAAAAAACTTTGGGATATTTGTGAAGAAATGGGAGTAAGTCTTCCAAAAGAAACTGAGGAGTATTTTAAAAATTGTGATACACCCGAAGATAAACTTGAAATCGATTTAGAAAAAGATGTTCATTTTGAAGAATATGAAGATGATTCAAGTCAAGGTGTTGAAGTCGATATTACAAAACTTCCAAAAGGTGTAACAAAACTCAGATTTTATAATAGCTGGTAAAAAAATAACTTTATATATAATCAATAAAAAATAATGTCAAAAAAAGTAATTTATTTAATAGGTAGTTTAAAAAATGAACAAATACCTCATATTGCCAATAAAATCAGAGAATTAGGATTTGAAGTTTTTGATGATTGGTTCAGTCCCGGTCCTGAAGCAGATGATTTTTGGCGTAATTTTGAAAAAGTTAGAGGCACTACACATAAACAAGCACTTAGCAATTATGCTGCGAAACATATTTATGAATTTGATAAGTTTCATATAGACAGAAGTAATATGGGTGTTTTAGTTATGCCAGCAGGAAAATCTGGTCATTTGGAATTGGGTTATATGATAGGGCAAGGTAAACCTTGTTTTATTTTATTTGATGAAGAGCCTGAAAAATGGGACATAATGCATGCTTTCACTAAGGAAAATGGTGGTGACATTTGTTATTCTTTTGAAGAATTACAAGAAGGATTAGAAAAATTAAAATAATTGAATTTATTTAAAAAATTAAAACATATGAATTTTATCACATCACATATTATATTAACACTAATTTTAATATTATATTTAATTGGTGTTATTTATTCGTATTATTACTTCAATAAAGAAGTTAGGAAAGAAATAATACTTTTATCAACACGAAATTATTTTGGTTTAATAATTATTTCATTATTAAGTTGGTTTTCATTAATTATTGAAAAATATAGTAAATATAAAACAAATGAATATGATTAAACAAAGTAATTCAGGTATGGTAAATTATAATACTGATTTAAGTACTGCAATTAATACACCAATAATAACCATTGAAGAAGTGTTACAACAACAATCCAAACCCGATGGTTGGATTTGCCTTGATTGTATTCATCATGATGGTAATTTAAAGTGTGAGAAAAATATGTTTATATCCTTTGTTGGTTGTTATACAAAGGATTGTCAAACTTTTAAAGAAAAAATTTAATATTTAAAATAATGGAAGAAGTAAAAAATGAAATCGATGCTCTAATTCAACAGAAAGAAAAAGAAATTAAGATTTGGCAAGATATGTTGAACGAAACCAAATTTGAAGGACTTACAGTAATGTATAAAATTATGTACGAATTACATATATCTCAAACTAAAGATATAATTGAAATTCTTAAAATTTTAAAAGAAAAGTAATGAAAAAACAAAAATTAGAAGCATCTAATTCGATTATTATTGATGCTGGAATAGATGTATGGAAACCAACAAATAATCTTAGATTTGTGTATAAGGATATGAAATATCCAAAAGAACATTGGGTAGATGTTATAAGAGAAAAAACATTACAACAAATGTGGATTTCAAATTTAGGAAAAGTAGATTGGAGAGATATTGAACTTGTAAATATAGTTATTTAATGATATCATAAAATTTTAAAAGCAAATGAAAAACAGCGAAATTCATCATGGTTTAGAAAAAAGTGAAATAAGAGATTTCCTTTCAATTGGATTGTTAAAATTAAATAAAGAAGAAAGTGAAAATCAAAAAGAAAATGTATTATTGAAACACAATATTCTTCTTGATAGAGATGACTCATTTGAATGGTGCATAAATGATGCGAAAGCACAAATTATCTTCTTAGAAAAATATATTAGAATTAATAGAAGTAGACAAGCAATCATAACATTAATTAAAATGAATGGTTGGGAAGAATTTGATGTAAGTGATTTAACAACTGAAACTGATACAATGTGTTTCATTGGTACTGCAGAAGAATATAATAAATTATTAAGTAAAATCGAAGATTTATATTCATAAATAATGAAGAAAGTTTTATTAAATGGTAAGTTTGTTGATGCAACAATAATTGATGCAAATAAACATAAATTTATTGGTTTGTTTAGAACACCAACACAACCCGATACATCATTTTTAAATGAAAATAATATAAAAGAATCTGCAGATATTTATGCTTGCCCATGTGGACAAATGCTATGGACAATTAATGGAATATTTAACCATTGGAGAGATGGACATATGGATATACCGCAATATATTGATATTATATAAATTAAATAATAAATAATGCTACCTACGCCTATAATAAAAGAAATAATATTTTCGGGAATTAAATTTTCTTACGAAAGTTATAATTATAAAAAAGCAAAAGCTGAAGTTGAAGCACTTAATACTATACAACCATCAACTCCATTTCCACAAAATTTTTTTAAAATGGCTGGCATTCATGGTAATGGTATTCCTAATGAAATAAAGAAAAATCACGTGGTTTGGCGTACAGGTAAATTATGGGAAGTAAAATTTAATCATACTGGTGATATTACTTCATTAAAAATTGGAAGATACTATGGTTATTTTAAAACTTTTTTTATATCTGAATTTGGTGTTAAATTTAAACCATTATTATTTAAATCCGAGGATAAATATGATTTAATTAAACAAGGTCTAGCAATTGAAGAAACAATATAAATTAAAAATAATAAATATATGAAAAGAATGTTTAAATTTTCACTTAAATGGTTAATTATTCTTATAATGACATTTGGATTCTTAGCTATGTGTAACTGGTCATATCATCTGGCAAGTTGGAATGGTTTTTCAAGATTTATTCTTGGAACAGAAGGAATTTTATTTCTTCTTGATTTATTTCATGAACTATAAAAAATAAAATATTATGAACATATCTTATTTCAGCAAGTATGAAGGTGAAGTAAAAACACTAATACTTAAAAAAAATCCATTATATTATGGATTAGGAAACTATACTGATATTAATGGAATTGTTTGGGATGTTATGTGTGTTTTTGGTGCAGGTGTATTTAATGATTGTAATAAACCAGTGATAAATGCACGACCAGTAACTGATATTCCATATTATTCTACAGCTACTAATGCAAATTCATATGGAATTCATGAATGGCTACCATATTATTTCGAAGTACAAGAAATTGGAGCAAAAGAACAAAAACCAACTATTTTTATTGGAGTTATTGCAAAAAATATTAAAGATTTTATTAACTGGAAAGAAGAAAATCTTCATGTTGCAACACATAAAGATACACAAAGAATATATACTGTCGATAATACAACATATGTTTGTTTATCTTCTCCAAATCATTGTAAAGGTTATAGTTTTGATGAACTCAAGGAAACAAGTGCAGCATACCTTAATCCAAACTATCAAAAGATATTGGAATGTGTGAAACATAATCTTAAACCATCAAATGAATTTAAAATTTAATTATGGAAATAATTAAACAAACTAAATTTCTCATCTTTGTTCAACTAACACGTGATAAAGATAGAAAAACTGAAGTTGTTACAGTTAATAACAAACACCACAACATGACTATTGGTGTCATTAAATGGTATGGGAGTTGGCGACAATATTGTTTCTTTCCAAATGGTGAAACAATTTGGAATAAGGATTGTCTTGATGATATTAATTCAGTTATTCGGGATTTAATGAATTTAAAAAATAAGAAAAAATTAGAAAAATTATGAGATATATATTTAGTGTTCTGGTATTATTAATTTACTTAATTATTATAGGAATTGGTATGTTTTTCTACATTATTTGGTATTTAAAATTACCAAAACATAAATATCGTGCAAAAATTATAAAAGAAGTAAAAAACTGGTTTTGATAATTTTAATTGAAATTAGATATTTTTTGTAACATATTTAAATATTTTTCGTATTATTGCATAATATTTAATTTAAAATAAAAATATATTATAATGAAAAAACTTGATATTCAATACGATTTAAAGCCAAATGGTGCTGTTATTCGAATAAATAATTACAGTGGTTGCATATTTAGAATATGTAGAATACCTAAAGAACTTGTCTTTGATGAAAATGGTAATGTTAAAGAATTTATTGATTTAGCTTATCCACAATCAAAAGTTATTAAAGAAGATTTAGAAAATAACATTTCTAAGTGTAAAGAAAATGACTCATATCAAACTGATAGTGGTATATATTTGTTTTATATATGACAATAAAACATAAATGTGAGGATAAGACTATTTCAAATAAAGCAACATTTGAAACAGTTAGAACCAGTCATATCATGAAAATTTTAATTATGATGGTGATGGCTGGTCATATTGGGATGAAACAACGTTTTATGTAAAAAATTGTAAAAATTGTGGTGAATCACATACAATAGAGGAAGAAGAATTATTATGAAAATAGAACGCAAAGGATTTGTTCAAGCCATGAATGGTGAAGAACTTTGGGTGAATACTGAACAAGATGAAATGGTTAAATTTGTTGTAAAAGATAATAATCTGAGGTGGAAATTATATTGTGCTCATGTAAAAGTAACTATAGAAATTATTGATTAAATGGAAAAACCAGTAGTTAATGAAGTTTTTACAGATAATGGAGAACATAGTCATTGGAATTTGATTGATGCTGAAACAGGTGAAAATCTGTGGTCTGAATTTCCAGAAGAAGATTTAGCAAGAGGTCATCCAGTAAAATCATTCGAATATGGTGATGAAAAATTAAAAATAAATAACACTAGTATTGAAAAAAAACTTGGACGTAGATATTATAGAGATTGGATTCAAAAACTAGCATGGGAAGAAGAAGATTAATAATTAAAATATAAAATGATGAAAACTGTAGTTCAATTAATACTTATGATAGTTATTATAATTATCTTATCAATACTTGTTAATATATTTAAGTTTGAAACTATTGTAATTGGTGCTTTAGGAGTAATAATTTCAAAAATGATTGTAAATGAAATCTGGAAACAATAAAGTTGTAAAAAAATACTTACTTAATTTAATTGATTATGATTTACGTAAGTTACGTACTGCAATAAATTTTCTTTTGTTAAAAATAAAAGAAAATCCTGATGATACTTATTGGATAAAAAGAAAAGATACTACAACAAAAAAATTACAAACAAGAGAAAAATATTATCAGAAAATATTAAATGAAAAATATTTTGCGCAAAATATGAAGAAAGCAAAGACTTCAATAAGGATTGATAAAACAATTGAACAATTAGAAAAAGAAATTGATGATTTATCCACTAAGTTAATTGATTTAACCTTTGAATTAAATTATAATAAAGAAAAGGAATTACTTGAATTGGTAAGAGAAATTTATAAAAGCATAAATGAAGAACTTGTTTGTAAAGAAAGTAGACTAACAAAAAAACAAATTCTAATGAATATTAAAAGATATTTGGAAGAATTTGCAAAAAATACTAAACTAAAATTATGAAAATTTTAATTACAAATTGTAGCGGTGAATATTATTGGTATGGAAATGATATTGGAAAAACATTTGAACTTGTCTCAAATCAAATTTGTTTTAAAGGTGTAAAACATCAAGTAATTAAATCAGGTTTTTTAGAATATTTCGTTGATTATAACGATGCTAAAGTTATAGATGAAGTTGATATGAATCATGAAGTATTGCTTGATTCAAATTTTATGTATTGGCTAATGACAAATAAAAACTCGACTTGGATTAGTTTAATCGAAGATATAAAATTATACAAATTAATTAATAATTTAAAATCATGAAAACATTAAAAATTGAAATTGGCGATAGGATTAGAATAAATAGTAATCCTAATATATGGTCTGGTTCTGCTGGCGGTCAATATCCGGGAAATTTAAAGTACCCCGTAGAGGGTGTTGTTAAAAATAAAAAACAGTGTTCCGAACCTAATTTTATTGCTATTTGTATAACAATAGATGGTGTAGATTATGGTTTTAGTGATGATGAACTTTTTCCAGTTTGTGAATTACTACCTAAATTCGACAAACTCCCAGAAGAATACATAGTTGAATGTAAGAATCAGGAAGAAACAAGAAAGATAGTGAATGAATTAAACTATGAATATCGTTGGAGTTATTGGAGTTATGTTATAAAATCTAATAAATTTGATGGGGATGATAATGTTGCTCTTCAAAATTCAATTGGTTCGAAATTTATTCATCTTCCAGTTTTAACATTCCAAGAATGGGAAGAATTATATTATACTACCTCGGTAAATCCTGCCAATAAAAATGTTGATTTGGATTGTGACCCAAATTCTGCTAATAAAATAGCTGATTTGTATTGTAAACCAAATACTGCCAATAAAATAAAAGAAGCTGATTATTATAAATTAAAAGAAAATCTTGAGCTTGCGCTTAGTAAGGTTAACGAAACTTTAAAAAATATAAAACCTAAATATGAAGTAAATGATATTGTTACTTGTTTACCAAAATTTCAAAATGGTAATTATTCTTATGATAAAGATATGGGAGGGTGCGGATATGAAAAGGGTTTAACATTTAAAATTGGTAAAATAACTGAAACAAATAAAGATTATAATGTTTTATGGTTTGGTCATAATAATAATGGTGTTTATGATTATGCTGTTCGCTATGCTACATTAGAAGAAATAGAAACATTTAATAAACAAAATATTACTATTTCTGGTTATAATGCCGATATATATAGAGACAAAAAATTTGTTAAATTCGGTTGTAAATCAATAACATTAAAAGAACTAGAAGCGGTTTTAACTGTGATAGAATTAAACAAAAAATTTGAATTTGCTTTTTTGGTTGGTTCACATAATATCAAACCCTCAACAGGGAATGAATTTGAACAAGTTTCAAAGGAAACCATTGAAAAACTCATTAATTTAATTAAATAATATTATGAAATACTATAATGGTGACATGGATGAAAAAATGTTCTTAAGATATGTTGAATCACATAGCGAATCAGAACGAGCATTATTTTCTAAAGCAATGGTTGCGGAAATATGTGAACTTAATGATGACCACGAAACAGCCGAAGCAGTTTCAAACGGAATTAAAGAATGGTTTAGTATTGATATGAGGGAAGATGTAAAAGAAATTCGTGCAAAGAAAAAAGTTATTGAAAAACAATGTGATGTAAAGGAAGAAATGAAAGAAGAAATGAAAGAAGAAATGTATTATATCCAAAATGGATATGTGGGCAATGCAATACTTTGGTGGGCAATAAATTCTAAAGGCTATACAACTGATTTAACTAATGCAGGTAAATATACTAAAGAACAAGCCGAAAAAATCATTGAAAGACCACAAGATATTGCATGGAAATGTTCTTATGTTGATAATTGTATAGATGCCCAGAAATTAATTATTGATGGGCAGTATCTTGATGGCAAATATAAACTTGTTGGTAAAATTAAATAATTATAAAATGAAAAATCAGGTAATTGAAGTGTTAAATTTAGAACACGGACAGAAAGTAATCAAATACTGGAAAAGTAAGGGTGTGAAGAATGCATCAGCATTTTTGGGTACTTATACTAAAGAAGCTGGGGAATCTCATCGTTATTATGGTATAATTAATAATCATTTTAGTAATTATTCAGAAAACACAGTAAGACAATATAATGCTGAAATTATAACATTACTAACATTTCCTAGAAAAATGTTAGTGTGGGATTATCATGAAAAGAATGCAATAGAAAAAATTGTAATACGTGATTTAGGTGTAAAAGTTAAGAATCGTTATATAGCTGTTAATACTTTTAATGTTGAGGATTACGAAGAAGGGAATAAATTTTCAGTTACTACTTGGAATTATGCTAAAGAACTTTCCAAAATAAATAGTAAAAAACAAGAATTATTAAATAAAGCTGACGAATTAATCCAAAATGCAAAAGAGTTAAAAGAACAAGCTGAGGAATTATGAACTATTTTCAAAAAATAAATGATTATGAAAATAAATTTTGAATATAAAGAAACTAAAATGATATTAGATTATGATAACGAAGGTTATTTAAATCATATCACAAATTCTGAAACTGGTAAGAAAATGATGGTTGAATATACTCAATATGGGAGTGGTTATGAATTTACTCATAATAATGGATATGTTGCTATGGATATGTGTCATGCAGTTTATGTAAGAATAATGGAATTAGATTTATTCATTCCAAAATTCATTTTCATACCAAACAAAAAAGAATAATATGGACAGTATGTGCTTCAATTTAAGGATATTTAATATTCACATTCAAGTTTTTCGTAATTTTAAAATTAAACCAATATGTAAATGGTATGATTTGTGGATAGGGGTATTCATAGACACTAATAAATGTTGTACATACATATTTTTATTACCAACATTAGGAATACAACTAATTGGTTTTAGATTGGTTGTTAATCAAAAATATTCATTTAAGAAAGATTCAATAATACGATTGATTCAATGTGGTAACAACTATTATCCAATGCAAGATTATAATAATATATAAAAATAAAAATTATTAATATAATGAGAAAAGTTAAGATTTTTTTTATTAAATTTGCATATTATTATGCTAAGAAAAATTATGAACACCATGAAGTTTTTCATTCTGAAAGAGAATGGATATTATTTAAATGGTATTTGTTGAGAAAAATAATTAAAATTAATGAAAAAAATTTAATATGAAAAGAAAAGAATGGCGGGAAAATTCCGAAGTAAGAGAAGAAAAACCAGCAATTATATTTGAAGAAGATGCAGAAAGAAAATCAACTACATCTGATAATTATTGCGAATGGATTGAATCAAAAAATAATAATTATATTCCAACATCTCCATTAATAATTAGAAAAAAATTACCTGCAGGAATTTATGATATTAGTTGGGATGGTGAGAGACATGTTTATATTTTCAACAAACAAAAACTTGAATTGGATGAATTATTAAATCTACCAAATCCATTATTTAAACAAATTTTAAATGATATGGAATATTTCTGGGACAATGAAGATAAATTCAAGAAATATAAATTTGCATATAAAAGAGGCATTTTACTTCACGGTCCAGCAGGAAATGGTAAAACATGTTTAAGTGCATTATTAACTCAAATGATAATAGATACTAAACAAGGTGTTGTTTTTTCCATTAAATCAACAAGAGACTTAGAAAATTACTTTGATGCAGTTACTAAATTTTTTAGAATAATAGAAGAACATACACCAATCTTAACAATTATTGAAGACCTTGATGGATTACTCGAATATCAAGAAAATGAAACGAGGCTGTTAAACATACTTGATGGGTTTTATCAATCACAAAACATTGTTTATCTCGGTTGCACAAATTATCCTGAAAAATTAAAAGATAGAATATTAAATCGACCCTCAAGATTTGATAAACGATATTATATCGGTAATCCTGAAGCAAGTGTTAGAAAATTTTATTTTGAACATAAAATAAAGGGTGATGATTTAAAAAAAATTAATATTCAAGAAATGGTCGATAATACTGAAGGTCTATCATTATCACATTTGGGTGAATTAATTAAGTCTGTTTTTATTTTTGGTAAAAATATAGATGAATCAATTCAAGAATTAAAAAATATGGGCAAGTTTATTTCTAGTACAAAATATAATGATAAACCCACAGGATTTACAGCAGGTATTTCAAAAGCAGCAAGTATTTCAAAAGCAGTAGATAAAATAAATGATAAATAAATAGAAATGAGAAATATTATAATTGAAAAAATAAGTGAATTAATTAACTTGACTAATGAAAACGATGAAGTTAGTGTTAAATTGATATTGTGTTCATTAAAAGGTGCAATATTGGCAAATGACGATGAATTACTTGCTAATATGGTTGGTGAATTTACTAAAAATGTATTATTGCCAAGGCTAGTTCAAAAACAAAATGAACATTTAAGTAGAAATAATTAATTAAAATTAATGTTATGTTAAAATACGCATATTTATACAAAGAAAAAATACAAAAATTATTAACAATGAATGTTGTTACTGATAGATGTAAATATTATCAATTAGGGGGATATGTTAGATTTGAGACCGAAATTGATGATAATAATTACTATAAAGACCAATATGTATCTATTGATGCAAATAATAACATTATGGGTTATTTATGTGCTTATATAGATAGACCAATAAATAATGTTAGTCAAATTGCTGCAATGTCATTTCCTGATTGGAATAATTGTAATAAAAGTATTTGGATAGAAGATAAACACGAGTTTTTTCGTCTAATGTTAGAAAAACACAACAAAATTAAATTTTCAACATTGGTTGGAAGTAATGGCGAAAAAATGTGGGATGCATTGGTTGAAAAAATGAATGGCAGAATCGTGGGAATATTTAAAAATGATGAAATGAATACTGAAGGCAAGATTTTCGACCAAAAATGGTATGAAATATTAAAATAAATATAATATAATGAAAACATTTTGGATTATTTATGGAATAATTGCTTTAATAAATGGAATATGGGCAATTAAAATGCAAAAGAAATATCATCCATTATCTATGGAATGGTGGCGAATAACATTAGTATTTGTATTAAATAGCATTGGATTTCCAATTACTATTCCATTGGCAATTTATTTTAAAAAACTTTGGTAATATGAGAAATAGATACACAATTGGAATATATTTTGATTCTTCTTTAAAGAAAGTGGCATTAATTCTTAAAAGAAGACCAGAATGGCAAGTAGGTAATTATAATTTTCCCGGTGGACATATAGAAGAAAACGAAAATGGTTATGCCTGTGTAATTCGTGAGTTTAAAGAAGAGTGTGATATTAATACAATTACTTCTGATTGGCGTTATATTGGTATTATTAAAGGTGATGATTATACTGTTGAAATTTTTACTGCGCTTCATGGTTTAAAACACGGTAATTTAACCACAATAACAGATGAACTTGTAACTTGGGTTAATATTAATGAAATACCTAATAATATAGTACCAAATGTATCATGGTTATTACCATTTGCAATTAATTATTGGAATGATAAAAATTTAAAATTTGGAACTTTTGAATATAATGAACTATTATAAATAATTAAAACTATGAAATTAAAAGAAGCAATGTCGATTATCAATGAAAAAGAAAAAGGTTTTATGGTAAGTTTTGAAAAAAGAAATGGCGGTATTTTATCGAATGACCATTTTCCAGATAAGCATGCTGGTGAAGGTTTAATAACAACTGAAAAATATGCGTGGGAATTAGCAGAAAGATTTGCAAAAGCTACTGATGATACTTATGTGAATATTTATGTTATTGATAATAATTTTTCGCCTGTAATAGGATATGAAGGAAGATTATTGAAAAAATATTAATAATTGACCTAAAGAAAATTTATAATGAAAATCGAATATAATAAAGCAATTGAAGTAAACAAGGAACAATATGATTTCTTGGTTAGAGAATTTTCTGGCATTATTGCACATAGTAGAAAGCATGATGGAAAAGATGGTTATTTTATTTTTGTGTGGATAATGAAATATGCTTCAATAATTGAGCAATTTATCGAAAAAACTGCAAGAGGCATCCATATCACAACTCAATAAAATGATATAATTGTCATGAAAAAGAATATACAATATCATGTATCATATAATTTCGATGCCCCAACATTAAAATTTGAATGTAATAATTGTGGTGAAAAATTGGAAATCAAATTTCCTGAAACAATGAAAGAATTATCTGAAATTGGTATAAGCAATCCTACTAAAGAATGCATTTCTTTCATAGAAAAACATGATAAATGTAAAAAGAAAAATAATGTTAAATTATTAAATAAAAGGAAATAAAAATCATGTGGCGTTCATTAAAAAATAGTAGACCTCATGAAGGAATAAGAGTTAAGTTAAAACATATAATAACTGGAACTGGAGCACCTGAACGTGAAGGATGGGAAAGTACCGGAATATATAAAAATGGAAACTGGATTATTAAACAAAATGAAACAGTAAAAATTGAACTCAAACCAACTCATTGGGACTGGATACCAAAATAAATCATGAAATTAATGTTTGTTGGAATGCATAATAAGATTGGTAAAATGCCTTTATGTAGTAGTACAAGGTCAGGGAAACTTATTGATAAAATTATCGATAAATTAAAACCAATTGAATGTATAAAAACAAATTTATATGATGTTGATTATCTTCCTAAAACTAATGAAGAAAAGTTTAGTTTAGCTGCTGAATGGCATAATAGAATTGAACCAAAATTAAATGATATAATTGTTTTACTTGGTGCTGAAGTTCATAAAAACTATATTTTAATTTCAAGTAATAAAATTATAAAAATTGCACATCCTAGTAGCAATAGAAGTCATGAAGCAATGAATAAATATGTTTCAAATACTGTCGAAAAAATAAATAAAATTTTATTATGAAGGAAGAACAAATACATTATCACAAACTAACTAATGGTGATATGGGAAGATTTTATTTTTATTCTCTGTGTAGAAAAAAACTAACATTACCTATCTATTACCCTAATTCCACTAGTGTTCCAGAATATGTTACTTGCGAGAAATGTTTAAAAATGCTCAAACAAAAACATTTAATATGAAATTAATCAATGATAACAATAAAAAATAGTCATAATTTATTGTTTATTATTGAAATTATTATTATATTTGCCGTTGAAATTGTTTATTATTAATTAACTAAATAAATTTTATTATGAAAACACCTAAGTATGACAATAATGTTTATAAAAAGAAACTTATTGAATGTCAATCACAACAATCAGCAACATTAGAAACTATAACTCCTGCAGTTGCTGCTCGTTATCTTGCTTCAAATTATATTGATAAAGAAAATCGAGTTAAAAACAGGGAATTGGATGATAAAACCATTGCTAGATACATGAATGATATTAAAAACGGTAGATGGGAAGTTGCAGAACCTATATTATTTGATAATCAAAATCGTTTAATTGATGGTCAGGGCAGATGTACTGCCGTAATAAAAACCCAAACACCTATTATTTCTTGGGTAATAAGAGGATTATCACCAAATGCATTTGCTGTAATTGACTGTGGTAAAAAAAGAAGTCTTAAAGATAGTCTTACTACATTAATGATAGAAAATTCAGAAGGTCATTCACTATCACTTAGTAGTCCTGCACGTGTTGGAACTGCCATTAATATTATGCATAATATGAATAACAATTCTCCAAATATAGATAAAGATAGATATCTTACTACACCAGAAATTACTGAAATGGTAAGAAATGATTTTGATTTCTATGAAGAACCATTTCAATTTGGTGGTAAATCCAAAATTAAATTCTGGCAAAAAAGAATTAAATATTCAATTCCTGCAAGTTATTTTGCTGCATTTTATTATATGTATAAAAGAACTTATGGCGATACTACCGATGAATTTTTAAATGTTTTAACTTCTAATGATAATACTACTCCAGTTATTGTCAGAAAATTCAGGGATGATGTTCTTGAAAATAAAAACAGAAATTCATTCGATAGAAAATATTTAAAAGCCAATGCAATTATGAAAAGAATCGAAGTACTCTTTTCATATTATGTGCAAGGTACTCTAAATCGAAAAAAAGAATTCACAAAGAAAGATTTAGAATAAAATGAAATTATTAAAGGCATTATTTAATTATAATGCCTTTAATTTATAAATAAATTAATCTTAAAAGTTATGAATGTTAATGAAATAATTAATGAACTTCTTATAAAAGAAACGGAATTAATTGAAAAATGTCATTCACTTGAATTAGAAAATATTAAATTAAAAACAGAAAATGATGACATGAATAAATTTTGCGAACATCTGTTTTCTGAAATAGATTTTTTAAAAACAACAACAACAAAAATCCCTGTTCCACAAACTGTTTCAAATGAATTAGTTGTTCCTCACCCTCAAATAATTATTAAAAATAATGAATATAATCAATTGCTTAATGATTATGGTGAAAATAAAAAAGAAGAAGTACTTATTGAATTATTTGATAAATTTCCTAATAAATATAATTATATTTTAGATGAAATAAGAGATATCCTTCCTGAAAATATTAATGAATTAGCTCAAAAATATAATTTTGAAAAGGATTTGGAATTACTACTTAAATCAAACAAATTAATTAATAAAAATGATAAATTTGAAATAAATACGCCAGATGAATTAGTAAAAAAATATGTTCATGGTTTTAATAAAAATAATAAAAAGACTGCATATCGTTATTTAAAACAAGCATTATTATTTTTTCCTTTAACATATAAAGAACAATTTTTAGATAAAATTCAAGTATTCGAAGATTACGATAAAAAATTTGAAGAAATATTTAATGAATTATATGGGGAAAATAATGACGCAAAAATTCAAACAATTAATAAGTTTCATATTGACTATACCAAAGAAACAATCGTTAATTTAATTAATATAACAAAAGACAAAGCCAATCCAAGACAACGTGCATTATTGGTCGTTGAAATGTTAAGAAAAAAATTAAGACCAGAATCCGATATCAATCAATTTAAAGAAGGAATAAATAATGAATTAACCAAAAAAATTTAAAACATGAAAACTAAAACCATCGATGTGGTTATAACCACCTATAATTTTTTAAATGAGTTATTTTTATTAACAAATACTTGCCCTATTTTATTAACAGATTATAAATTAAAACCATATAAAGCTAAAATATTAAAATATTCATTAGAATTAAAAAATCTTAATATTCTTGAAAATATAAATGAAAAGGAAATTCTATGGATTGGTAATAATATTCCGCCTACAATTGAATTGGCGTATAATTTCCATTGTGCTATTATGAAAAATTCAAAAACTTTTTCGGATATAAAAAATGTTATAGAAAATCCAGAAAATTATAGTATTTCAGAATTAAGAGAAGCTATTGAACTTAATAGCTTATATGAAAATGAAACAAATAAAGGATTTGTTAATAATCAAGAAGAAGGTGATTTAGCTGATAACATATCTTTAACAGAGGAAAATAAAGAAATTATTAATTTAATTAATAATTCTGATTATACTATAGCACAAATGTTGCGGAATAAATATGCTCCAGATGTTGAATTGGACACATATAAAGCAAGAATTAAAAAAAGAGTTCAAAGACTAAGAAAAAAAAGTTTAGATTTATTGGAAAACGTTCAAGAAACCAAAGAAATTGAATTTCCATTTACAGAAGAACCGATAACAATAACAATGTTTTCAAAAGAATATAAAGAACTTAATGAAAAGTTTTTAAAATTAGAAAAAGAACATCAAGAACTTAATACAAAATATCTTTTTTCTGTAGAAGAAAAAAAGTTATTAGAAAAATCGATTGAAAAGAATAAAAACATTACTGATAATAGTGGTGGTAATAATAATGAAATGTTTGAATCTATGGGTATAATTGTTAAACTTTTAGATTTAATAACTAAAGATACGTGTAAACTTGATAAACTTGAACCATTACAAGGGTCGTTTCGTAAGGTTATTGGTATGCTTACTACAATTCAAATGAATAGTGTACAACAATCAAGGATTCTTTATTCAATCCTTATGGATATGCAATTAGATTTTAATGGTACTAATATTCATGAAGGAATTTCTAATCGTAAACAGAATATTGAAAATGCGCTTCGAATTTCAGATGAATTAATTAAACATAATGATAGTGTCGCTCATTATCTATATAATGGGAAAAACAATAATTAAAATATGGAAAAGAATGATGCATTAATATATGGTGTAAAATCAAATAATAAATTTCATTATATTGGTAAAACCATCAAGAAAATAAAAAATGATAATGGTACTATAAACAATTCTAAAATTAATGTACAGTATCATAATTTATCTTTACGTGATATATTTAAAAATTATAAAAATGTTAGTGTCGAACCTATAATTCTTGTTCCAGAAAACAAATGGTATTCAGAAAAACTTAGAGAAGTGGTTGAACATAATGAACATCCACTTGTAAATGCTAAATGGATGCTTGAAGGCAAAAATGGGTATTGGCAGGGCAAAAAAAGAGATGCCAATACATTATTAATGCTATCACAAAGTAAATTTAAACAATTCGTAGAATACGATAAAAATGGACAATTAAAGAAGATATGGAAAAGTGGGAAGGAAATTGGAATAAAAATCTTTAAAGATTATGAAATTGTTAATGGAAGTGGTTCAACAAAATTATATCAAATTACTTTAAATCCTTCAATAAAAAAAAGATTTAAATTTAATTCATATTGGTTTAAATTGGATGAACTTATTATACATTTTAATGGAATTCCGGAAAAACTTAATATACAAAGTATAATTAAAAAAGAAAACGAAAATCGAAGATTAAAAAGAGAAAATGAAAAGGAAAGTAGAAAGCAAATGGGAATTTATAATGCTAAAAGATATTCTGTTGTACGTTGCGAAATAACCACTGGAGATGTAATTACAATATATAAAAATGTAAATGAAGCAGCATATAAACTTAAATTATGTATTCAAACCATAAGACGTTTATGTACTGGTAAAAAAATCAAACCAGTTGGTTTTATATTAAAATATGGTGAAAAAATATCACAACCAAAAAATATTTCCTATCCTAAATCAATACATAGTTCAAGTTGAATTAAAAACTCTTTACTGTTTATTATACTAATACGCAAGGTAATTACAATGAATATTATCAGGACAATAATCTGGACATTTAATGTCCGGATTTATTTTTTAATACTTCCAATTTGGTGGTTGTTTCTTAAACTTTTTAAAATACATTTCATCCAATTTATCAAGTAAGCCAAAACACCTATTCTTTAATAAATTATAAGGATGATGAATTTTTTCATAGTGGTCTAACCATAGTTGTCTGGCTAATTGTGGCGAATGTCTGTATTGTTTGAAATACATTTCTTTCATCCTATCTTCAATCTCAAATGCTGGCATAGATAATCTTCCCACATAATCCAACGCCCTTATTATTTCTTCATATACAGTGGTGTGGATATTACCATCAATTGATTTTTCTGTTTTTAATTTTTCGATTTTTTGTTTTAAATTTTCAATAAAATCCGTTGCTTTGCTTAATTCATTACTATGATTTGGTAGGTTAAAATCATATGTTATAAATTCTTCTTCTTTTAATTCTTTTAGTTCTTGCATGTTCTATAATTGCTAAACACTTCCAGTTATTTTTTGCAATTTAATATACATGTTTTATATTAAATTGCTATACAAATATATGAAATAAATGCGAAATTAAAAAAGAAAACCTCATAAATATTATGAGGTTTTTATTATTACATTTAAAGATTGAATTTCACTAGTTTATTGGTTCACATTCTTTTCTGGTAAATCTTTTTCACTTAAAACATATACTGTTACTGGCACAGTAATAATTTCTTCAATTATTTTCTCAATTACATTCCAATCTCCCCCGGCAAGACCTGCCCCGATTTTCGGCATATGTATTGTTGCACCAGTACGATATGCCATGTCATTAACGATATTTAAACAAGTACGTACTGCATTATAATTTATTGGTGAATTATTTTCTGCAGAACGAATACCATGTTGTGCAATCATATTTGCAACAACAATATCGTTTTCTACACGAACAAAATCAACAAAACCAAGAATATATTTCTTTTTTAATCTATATGCAACTTCAGGCATTTTCCATTTTTCACTAAGGGCAACCACGAAACCCAATCCCCAAAACCCTAAATCATTGCAAATATGTGGGATAAGTTTATTACCATCACCTTGTGGTTGTGTTGCATCGCCTACTATATAAGTTATCTTTGTCATATTATTTTTTTCCTAAATCGCCTAATATTCTTATTTTTCCTTCAGGTATTTTTTCATCTGGTTGTTTAGAAAACATAATATCATCAATATGTTTCCAAATATTCCACTGATTTTCAAATTTAAAATAAAATTCATTAAATTTTTCGGTTAGTGTATAATCACTAATGTTTCTTTCACCATCTGAATTTGGTGATTCAATGAGATAACGATGATTCAATTTTAAAGTATCCATAATTAATTAAATTAAATTTTTTGAATGTAAAACTAATAAATATTATTGAAATAAACTAATTTTTCATTATGTTTATTATGTTTTATTATTTAAGAACCTAACAATCTTTTCTAATAATTCATCACCTTCTTTTTTAGACAAGAAAGAGCATAAGACAAGTCTTTCATTTTCCTTGCCATTATCATCAATAACTATCTTTGCTATTGGTGTACTACTCCATTTACGCTTATCTCTGGATATTCTGTACATTATTATTTATTTAAATTATACCACTTAATAAATTCAACAACTGATTTCCATGCAGGGATAATTTCAACTATAATGCTCATATTTCTTACTCCGCTAGTTTGTTCGGGATAGGCAAGACTATATTTAGCAATTTCATCGATGACAGGTTTTAACCAATCCCATGATGAATGAAATTTAAAATCATCTACTGTACATTTGTTGCTATATCCTTGATGCCAAAAAGGAGGTAATGGATTTGATTTTGATTTGTTAATATAAATATCACCAGCCTTAACAAAACCCATGAATTCAGCTATTAATTTATTATTTTCAATTATTATTTGATTATCCATGTTTAGTTATTATTTAGATTGATTTATATAATTTTCAATACAATTAATTATTTTTTCGGCAATAAAACCTAAAGCACAAATTAAAACAATTAATGTCAGTACTTTTAATGTTGCTATTATTGTTATCATAATATAATATTAATTGTTAAATTCAATTGTTGCTTGTTTATATGGTTGTTGTTCTTCCAGATATTTTTCAATTGCTTCAATATATTTAAGTTGAACATCAATAGTGATACCTATAATATAATTCTTATAACCAATTGAACTGGCTTTAATAATTGTACCATCATCTGCATGACGTGTTACCGATGCTTCTGGATTTTGTTTACAGAGTTCTAAAAGCCTATCAGATATGCGCATATTTAATGCTTTAACTTTATTCTGCAAGTCTTGATATTCTTTACGATATTCTTTTACTGTTTTACGTTCCATTATATTATGTTTTTATTTATTATACGAAAATAAAATAAATATGTTACAAAAAACCCTGTATATTATTGTACAGGGTTTAAAATCAGAGAAACACAATATTAATCTTTAATCATATTAATACCATCTAAGTCCACAATTCTTGACTCAATCATTTTCATTAATTCAGTCATTGGTCTTGTTTCTTCTTCTGCATTAATTGCGGTTTCGATTGGTAATTCATTGGCTTTGATAAGAGCAATTTGCTTTTCTAATTCTTCAATTTCGTAGGCACAATAATCGTCTTCATAGTAAGGCAACTCAATAATATCAATTTTTCCGTCAGTATATGTAGCCATTCCATAAGGAAAATAGGAATTTACCCTCATTTTAGTACACTCACTTTTTGGTACTGAAATTACATTTGCCGGATTAACAAGACAAACTAGAATTACTGAACCACTATCTGCGTAACTACTTACATATGAGGTACATCCAACATGTAACCCAAAAGAACAGTCTTCATCTGGACTGCCATTACATTCTTTTCTTTCCATATGAACTGGTACACCAAGTTCAATATTCATTGTTTGACTATACATATCAGTATACTTTGCAGTAGCTTCAGTGCTTTCTTTATCTTCACTATTAACGATAGCAGAGAATAATTCACCGAGTTTACCAAGTATTTCAACACCCTTTTCTTTTTCATTCCAATTTTCAGCAGTTTCAATTTTGGTTATTTGATAAGTGAAATCTTCAAAATCCATATCATCAATTTCACCATCTTCAGCATAAGTTTTCTGAAAATCTTTATATACTACATATTTATTCGGAGAGCATTTCCAATCTTTCTTAACGTGTAACGCTTGATTGGTAACAAATTCTTCAAATGTATTGTCTTTTTCTTCACCATTCTTACGATAAACTGCTTTGTAAACGACCATGTAACCTTTGTCGGTTAAAACGAAGTCATGGGCGGTGATAAAATCAAAAAGACTTGTACGAACTCTCACATCGGGATTAATCATTAATAATTTCCAGAAATTAATGATTGCATCTAAAGGATATCCATTTTCATGGTATTCTTTAATGGTATCAATGAGAACCATTGGTAAGGGTGTATTAAACCCTGCAAGATATACTTCACCACTTTCGCTATCAGCTTCCAAACCAGCCATCATTGCAATTCTTGTTTTTTCATTAAGGTATGAACGAACCTTTTTAATATTTTCATCAGTGGGATTTTCTTTTGCTATTAGAACTAATTTAAATAGTTCATTTGCTTCTTCAGGACTACCACAATTCTTTTTATGAAGTTTTCCATCTATTGATAGATTTACTACATTCCCGGTCTTGATAGCATTAATGTTTTTCATTTTAATTTTTTTATGTTAATAAATTATGTTTCTCTAAATTCTATGTAATAATACGGAATAAATTTAGTAATGTTACAAAATTACTTAATTATTTTATTCTATATTAGTAACTAATATTAATAACCTTTACAATGTCTTAAAAAAGAATACAATTCCGGGTCTTCAATTTTTGCATCATTAAAATTTGCAAAACTTTGTCTTATCACAGCTTCAATTGCTTTTTATCAATATCTGTTGTAGCTTGTGTCCATTCATAATGAAACTTTACCAGTTCCTGACGTTTACCTTCAACATAGCTTTGTGTTTGTTCAAATACAGTTCTGTTCGCATTCTGTTGTGCTTTACCAACTGTTTTGGTATAACCAACACCTAAATATCCCAATCCAAAAGCTATTCCAATCATTATTGCTGTTCCTAGAACAACAAATAATATCCATTTAATTATACTCATATATTTATTCTTTTACGTTTATGGTGCAAATATTATCCGGTAATGGAAATGGTACAACAGTAATTTTAGGTTCTATATACAGAGGACATGGATTACCCGTTTTAGGATTTACTAGTAAAACCCAAGTACCTTCTGCACTAGCAGGAGAAAATAATCCATTTGGGTCGGCTTGTGGTAAGGTAATATAACCTTGTGCATAAAGTCTTTCTATTTTTTGCGGATTAGTAAATTGTGTTGCATAAGGTATTGGGAAACCAATACATTTACCAATATAAGAAAACTTACCAGTTACTTCAGAAAAAACATAGGCATAATTTAAAATCTTGTTGTTATCTCTGAGTTCATAAATCCATTTAAGAGTTTGTTTTTCTTGAAAATTTACAATAGCTGGCATTCCAATTTGACGTGTTCCTTCTTGCAAAATCTTTTCTTGTTGTTCTTTTTGAATTTGGTCAGAATTTGGTGATTCATCACAACTAACACCTAAATATCCTAAACCCAAAATAATTCCAATCATTGTTAAAAAATAAAATAATTTTTTCATAATTTTTAATATTTTAATTGTTAATAATATATTTATGTGCAATATTACGAATAATATTTAATAATGTTACAAAATTACTTAATTATTTTTTAATTAATAATAGTCCTTGATATAAACCTTCTTCTAATGCTTCTTCATGAGTATCAAAATACGTATCATCTTCACTCTCTTCTAATATCTTATCAGAAATTAAAGTATAATCGTATGTATCATCACTATAAAGTTTTACACATAAATGTATGTCATGTACTTCTCTTAACCATTTTTGTAACAATGCCTGTGTAGGTGCTAATACATAGTTTTCATAAATTCCTGATATTGAACACCATCTTTCTAATTCGTTATTATGATAACAAAGTTCACAACCATTAAATTCTTTAAAACCTAATTCATGTGCTAATACAGCTATTTTCTCTGAAATTAATTCTTCCCTCATAATTCTTTAATTAAAGTAAGTGCCTGATATAAACCTTCTTCTAATGCTTCTTCGTAACTTTTATATCCAGCAAAACTTCCTGTTAAATGATTATATTCTTCATTACATTGGGTTAAATCAAATAATTGATAATTCCAATTTAAATCATCATTATTTAATGCTATATGAATATTATGTTTCTCTCGTAACCAACGTTGTAATAAATTTTGGGTTGGACAAGCTAAAGTGGTTTTATTATTATATACACCCTCTGGTTCATACCATAAATTATCCTTTTTATTGTTAGCAAAAGATTTACCATAATAATTGGTACATTCTTCTCCAAATTTTATCTTTTTTGCAAGTATGGCTGTTTTAAATGTTACTGATTCGTCCCTCATAAGTTATTTAATTAAATTAAGTGCAGCTTGTAAACCTAATTCTAAAACTTCTTCATAACTTCTTTCAATATCATCATCAAAATTACTTTCTATATATCCCATTACATTTTCCACAACCCAATTCCATTGACCACAAGAATTTTCAACATAAACCAATTGTTTTTTATTTGTTGGTAATTCTCTTAAATATTTTTGAAGTAAACTCTGGGAAGGTGCATAATATTCGATTAATGTAGATTCTTCTTTTGCAGTAATATTACAATTACTAAGAGTTAATTCTCCATTTTGATAAGACATTACACAATATTCATTAAACCCTATTTTTTCTTTAGCAAGTTTAGCAGTTTCCAGTGAAATTATTTGTTCTTCCATAATTATTTAATTAAATTAAGAGCTAATTCTAACCCAAATTCGAGTGCTTCTTCATATGTGGGATATTCGCCATTATCACCATACATAGAAGTGCATTTATCATGATTTTCACAATCTTCTAATTCGGGTGCATAACAAAGAACTTGAACACAATAATTAATTCCTGTTGTGTAAAATTCTGGTTGAATTATAACATGAAGATTATGCACTTCTCTTAAATATTTTTGTAAAAAACTCTGAGTACAAGCTGCATAATATTCTCCATCATAATTAAAATCTATTCTACGTGTTCCATCTTCTAAATATGGTAAAATAGAATTAAAACTATCTGAATAACCATCGTTATATTTTATTCCTACCGCTTTTGCAAGTTTGGCAATCTTAAACGAAATTAATTGTTCTTTCATAACTAATTATATTTTTTACAAATTTAAATAAATTTTCGTTCATCTGCAATATTAATCTGAATTTAATTCCTCTTTAAATTCCTCAATATTTTCTAAAAAATCTTTATATGTAAAAAATTTAAAACACCAAATAAATGTTAATATTGCACAAAACAAATATAATAGGTCTTTTAAAAAAAGTAAAATAAACAAAAATATGTATTTCATAGTATTAATTTTTAATTAGAATTATTTGTTAATTTTATGTCCGCACATTTCACATCCGCTATTTCCTATTGGAAATATACTGCACTTTTCTGGCATTCTTCTTAATCTACATTTATTTATTATATCTACGTTAACTGGTTCAGATATTTCAATAATATAATCTTTTTTTAAATCTCTAAGTTTAGTTAAAACCAAATGATGATTTTCTTTTAACCATGCTTCAAAATCATTATCAATGAAAAGATTTTCCATAATCAATTTTAAAATTCCATAACCACTTGTAAGATAGTAATTAACTTATCATCAAAATTTTCCATTCTATAAGGTAAATTAATATACTGTAAAACTTTTTCATTCTTTGCTTGTAATGCCAAAACTTCATCAATTTGTTTTTCCAATTTCTTTTGTGCTGCAGTTATTTTTATATTTGACAGGTCAAAATATGTAGATAAATATGGTTGAATATTAGCAATCTTATTTTCTCTACTTTTTGCAGGAATTGCAACAATACCAGCTTTAACATCATTGATTTTCTTACCCCATTTAGCATTTATCATAACAAATGATTTGTTGGTATATAATTCATGAATCTGATTGTATTTCTCAATAATCATATTGGTCTGAAAATACTGCATAATAGTATCAGATTTCCTATATAGTATCTTATTGAAGAAATCATCAACTTTATATGCTTTCTTGCAATATTGCATATATTTAAGGTTATTTTCAGCCAATATAATGAACATTATACTTTTCTTACTTGCACCAGACCTTCTGTTTGAAAACTGATGGTCATAATCACTGTAATAAGTTACCGGAATATCTTCACCAAATAATGTTGTGAATATTCTATATATTTCATGCAATTTGCTTTCATCAGCTTGATTACCATAGAAAATTGGACAATTATAATCAAAAAGACTTTCAAGTATAATTCTATATTTTGAATATCCACCTACGAACTTAACTGGAATGGTTGTATTGCGTAAGTCTTTGGACATTGAGTTTTTCTTCCTGTCAATCACAAAATCTTCTGGCACTTCCAATGTATCATAATTTTGTGCATGCTTACGTATAATCTCAAAATATTCTTCTTGCATTTCAAGTAATGATTGCATATAAGTTGTTGGTTTGCCTTTATCATCACATGTACTAGTAATTTGTGTATGAAAAAGGTCAGCAACATCATTTTGAATAAGTGAAGATGAATTACTAATGATATTGTTTTTTTCAATAATATGATATGTTTCGTACAAAGACTTTAAATATGCTTGCTTAACAATCTTGCGTACAAACATATCTTCAATATATAATAAGTTTTTATTGTTATGTAATTCATCATAACCACCATCAAATCCATTACTAGTGCTGCTCCAACGACTTTTACGAGGTTTCTTACCATAAATACGAGATTTAAAAAAGAACTTGAATAAATGCTTATCAGAAGGCATTTTCATAAAACCATATTTGAAATTTGGAAAATCAACATCAGATTGTTTAATAAGTTTGCCAGTATTAATACTACTACCATTACTAAAATTCAATACTCCAAAATTTTGTTTTACACTAAAGTATTCTTCTAATGTCTGGACATTCTGATATTGTTTTGAAATTAAAGCAATAATTTCTTTCTTAGCTGCTTCAAGTTTTTTCTTTAATATTTTAATCGTGTTCTCATCGTAATCCAGAGTTTCACGACTTATATTTACACCTACTTCACCAACTTCAAGTTTTAATGCAATTGGAAGTTGATAATCACTTGAACTTAAATTAAGTATATTATAATCTATAGGATATGCAACTTTACCTAAACATACATGCATGATAGTACCATAATCATCACCTCTGAATAAGAAAGATTTTCCACGAATGATTTGATATTTATTTGTCAGGGTTTTATCATAGCGAGTACTATTATCATCATCTTCGTCAAATCCTTCGAAAACAACATTTTCAAAATAATAGAGTTGACGTACCATTTCTTTTGTAAATGTCTGCAGGTCTTTTTCTAATACAGGTATACGAACTTCTGTGCCATTGTGTTCGTCAGTTTTCTCGCTGTGAAGTAATGATATTATAGGAGATTTTTTACTTTCATATATTTGATATGTATATTTGATATTATCAAATATTGTAATAATAAAATAAGAATTATCATATTCACCTTCTCCAAAACCTGTGCTACGCTTGTAAGCCAGAGGACTCTTACTGCCTAACCCCCATTGACCGATTTGTTGAATATCTTCACGTTTTGTACTACTGAACATAACTGAAAATACATTATCAATTCTTTCTGTAGACATACCTACGCCATAATCAATAAAAGAAACATAATAATTATTTGCTTGTTTATCAAAAATTTTCTTAATTATAACCGGAGTTTTAACACCAGCTTCAACATGACTATCAAAACAATTTGAAGTTATTTCACGTACAACACTACCAATAGGATTGGTGTAAATGTTTTTTGAAAACATTTGAAAAATAATTGTTGCAGAATCTTTTGCTAATGTAATATTCTTTTCTACTGTAGTTGTTTGTGTTTCAACATCTGAATAACTATTAACATTTAATTTCATTTTATTTGTGTTTTTGGTTTATACTAAGTTTCTCTTTGATATATGATACGAATAATATCAAAAAATGTTACAAAAACATTATAATTTTATTAATTTAAAAAAGGAAAGGTTACAAAAATGCAACCCTTCCTTGGGCAGTCCGGCACAAATAGTCCACGAAACTTCATCCACCAATCAATTTATCTTACGATAAATGATATTTTTATATTTTCGATTAATTTTTTCATTATAATAATTTTTTATATATTACAAAAAAATTTAAATAATTCATTATATGTATTAAAAGAGAATTTGTAATTTCCCTGAAACAAATTATAAATTAGTGCTGCTCTATCATTAGGATTAAAAATTCTTTCTTCTATAGATGAAGTACTTTTATAATCTTGTACCAGTTTATATAACAATTTTTCAACTTCTGTTTTAACATTTATAATTTTTTTATTTGCTTTCTTCTTATCTATTACTTTATTGATTATAGAATTGTTTTTAGGTTTTTTATGCGATTTAAAATCATATGTTACAACACTTTTGTTATTATTTATAATAGTAGTTTTTCGAGGACTTTTAACAGTTTTGACACCCTCAACACTATAATCATATATTTTTTTGGTTTTGCTTGACATTTTATTATTAATTTATTAATTCATCTTGCACTTTTCCACATCTTAAGCATTGTCTTTGCTGCCTATAATCATAATATCTTTGTCCATTATCACGAGAAATCATTGTTTGTGAATATTGTATCCATTTGCCCCATTTATGTTTCCAGAAGCAACTACCTGAAGAATTATCATTTTCCATAATAAATTTTTTAATGTTTATAATATGTTAAATGCGAATAAATAATTAAAAATTGTAAGAACGATAAGCACTACAATTATATAATAGACACTTGGATGTCTTTTATACATACCAATAGTATTTTTTATCGGATGTTTAGTGAAAATAACATCGAGTATACATCTATGAGCAATAATATATGGTAGAATTGAAAGAATTATTATTATGGCACTAATAAATCCAACAATATACGGATTTGATTTGGTTTCTGCAATAATAATCGGAATCCAACACGTAATTGCCATAGCAAAATAATCTTTACCTCGTTTTAAATATTCAATTTTTTCTTCCATATTAACTATTTATTTAATTTACTAACTAGTTCTCCATTGTTTCCCCATAAAACTAAGAATAATATTAAAACTAATTTCCAGTCATAAAATATCCAAGCTAAAGCCAATCCTATAAAAAGAATTAACGTTCCAAAAATTTGTAATTTTTTCATAAATAATATTTATTTATTTTTCAATTTATTTAAATGTTCGATATCTTGTGGTGTTCCACTGAAATTAATCATTTCAAACCATGCTATTTTTAGGTCATCAGAAATTAAATCATCATCATATTCATAAGCCACATCAGCTTTAACCCATTTAGTAAATAATAATTCATTTTGCCCCCAATCATCTAAATCTTTGAAATAATATTCATTGCCTTTCCAGATGATAGGAAATTCATTACGACAAAAACCAATCCAAGCCGATAATCTTTGTTTACCATCAATTACTTGAAATGTTTTATGTTCGTGATGAATAAATGACATCATAGAGATGTTTAGATTTTTTAAAATTGATAATATTAATTCTTGTTTCTGAAATAATGTCCAGACAAAAGGACGTTGTAAGTTCATTTTCTTTGTTGGTAAGTATACATCGAAATCTAAATCATATGGAAAACTATCATTTTTCTTTTTTTCTATTATATCTTTTATATTAAATGCAACCAATCCATAGTTAATATGAAAAGGTAACTTTATTCTTACATCAGTTAATTTAAGTTCTTTTTTCATGATTTTGATTTTTCAATTAGACTTTTTACCCAATTCATATAGTCTTTAAACTCTTTATCTGAATAATGCCATACCATTTCAATATAAAGTCCTGACACTATTCCTTTATATCCAAATTCGGCAGTCATAACTTCTTCCATTCCACATTCAGCAATTTCAGTAAGTCGTTTTCTAGTTCTTTCTTTTAATTCAGGCTTTCTATATTCGTAAAAATGATTGCTATCAATATCAAAGCTAAAGCAACTACAATTTAATTTTCGTTTCCACGTAATTCTATAGTCTTGATATTCATATTTAATACCATCACCCCTTTGAATATAATAGCAATCATTTTTTTCATCATATCTTCCAAGTAAAATGGTTGTAAAATCTTTTACTTTAAAAAGATATATATTATCTAAATTGCCATTGCTATCAATATCTAATAAATTTTCCATAATTTTAATTAAATTAATTGTTTCCTTCAATAATACCTAACCATTTTTGAATTATTTCGTCTTGAATATCTCCATCAATATTTTCCCATTCTTGTCTTAAACCTCGTCTATCCGATAAATCACTAATAATATCATAGACTTTAGCTATATTACCTTTTGCTCGTTTTCCATCTAAAACTTGCTTGTAATATGCTTTGTAATGTTTTGAAGTAGGATTTAACATGGTTTTTATTTTTTATTAATTATACGAAAATAAAATCAAAATGTTACAATCAGCTAATTCCTATTTGATTTTTTTCTTTTTTAGTCATTTTATCATATTCTGCAAGCGAATAATAATGATTACAATGATGACATTCAATACCTTTATTTTCACATTCCCTATGCCAAAAAGAATGACAATTTTTTGTTGTATATGATTTTTCATATCTTTCTTTATGTTCAGAAAGACTAATTAGATAATGAGTTTTTATAAATTCTTCAACCGAAATTTTATCTTCTTTGGCAAGTTTGATAATTTTATTTAAATGCTTTTTATAATAATCTTCAAAAGTTTTCATATTTTAAGAACAATGAATTAAAACCATTAAATTATAATCATCTTGAAGCATAGCACCAATCATTGCAGTCGCCTTTGCTTGTTTATTGGTCAATATTCCATCAACAAGTTTTTCTTTTTCATTTGATGTTAATTGGTCTTTTCTTTTAACTAATTTTTCAATTTGTTTTGTTGTCATATTATTTAAATAATTTCATTAATTCGTCAATATTTTTTCTAGTTAGTTTTTGATTTTGATATTCTGAAATTACAATTTGTTCATTGGAAATAATAATATTACCATTATATTCTTTATTCAAATTCATTAATTGAATCATGGCTTTAAAATCTCCTAATGAAAATTCTTTACAACCAATTTTTACTCTATCATTTTCTTTATCATATATTGCTTTATATCCTTCAATAATAATTTCTGGTTCTTTTACGATTTCCGCCCATTTACCATTTAAATATATTGCAGGATTAGAACAAGAATCTTCCCATTCACTTTGTGGTACTTTCGTTCTTAAGACATTTTTAGAATAATAATAATCATAATAATCAAAATCACTATATTCTCCAATGGTATTAATAAAATCATGCCCATCAATGTTTTTAAATCTAGTTCCTACTTTAAATCCTTTGTGCTTTGCTACAATAATTAGAAATTCTTCTACTTGTTTAGGTGTTGCTTTAACTATAGAACCAAAATAATCATCATTTTCTAAAACATGGTCATATTGGTCATCTATAACATCACCATCTTTTATTTGATATAATTCAGAATAATGATAGTGATTATTTTCAAATTTTTTGAATTTAAACAAGACTTTATTAACATTATCACCTTTCCAACTACAGTATAACCATTCTCCGAGTTGATATTGATGTGCTGTTTCACTTTTTTTATTAATTTTGTAATCAAATTCGTTTAATTTTTTAAGAAGTTCGACTTTTAAATTTTCAAATTCTTGTTTAATGTTATTGTTTTTCATATCAATTTTATTAGTTTTTATGACAATATTTCTCGATTCTTCTTTTAAAAATTCATTAAATGATAAAATAATACAACGAGTATAATCAGTTATATCATAACTACGAGAAAATCTATCGGAATATTCGACATAAATATCTCTATCATCACACCAATATTCTTCCAATAAATTGGTGGGTTTATCGCCACTGTACCATTTCCAACCTTTCTTTTCAAATATTTCCAAAACTTTATTAAATTCTTCTCGTGTTTTACAACATATTACTTTTCTTTTATTTTCCATGACGTTATTTATTGTTGTTAATTAATACGAATATTAATTAAATTTGTTACACTTAATTGCTTATTTTTTCTTTAATCTTTATTTCTTTACCATCTAGTTTTTCAATAGCAATATTTTTTAATAGTTCATCATGACAATTATTATATTCTAAAGGACGAAATCGTTCACTTTTAAAAGAATAATGTGTTGGTGGTGAAATATTGGAAAAACAAAATCTACAAATAGCAATATCGCTTGTAAATTTTTTACTGATTGAATAAAATATAAGTCCGGTTACACCACAACTGGAACAAGCATACATTTCATCAATAACATATATTTCATTTAATTTTAATTCCGGTACACCTGAATTATCAATACATACAACTTTTTGCCCAATTTTAAACATAACTATTTATTTTTTTATTAATATTAAAATCTAAAAAATAGATTACAAAGATAATGCATTATTTATCACTTTTCCAAAATAATTTAGATTTAAGCATATTCATATCTGCAATATTTATTGCTTCTGTTATGTTATTATTTATATAAGCTACTCCAACACATACTTTTTCATTAAGACAAATCATATTAAATTCATTCGAAAAGAGTATAAATTCATCACCAGCATATCTTACAAAAATATCATTTTCTCCTAATTGAACTGAATTAACAATATTTTTTATATATTCATCACCAGCAGTATGACCGTTCTCATTTATTTTACGTAAATCATTAATATCTATGAAATAGACATAATTGGTTTTAATTTGGTCAATATTTTTATATAACCAATTTCTATTTAATAAACCAGTTAAAGAATCGTGATACGCTAAGTATTTTAATTCTCTATATTCTTTTACTATTTTTCTAATTCTGGAAAACATAATTTAAATTCTTTAATTGTTAAATGAGTCCACCAATTATTAATATTATCATTATTAAACATCACTGCAATATGGTTTACTTTTGGTCGGCATGGTATATTATCCGCTTTACACCAACCAATAGCATATTTTCTTATAATATTTTTATTTAAAACAATTAATTCAGTTCTGTGTGGTATTCTTAAATTATTAATAATACTTCCACTTCTCCAAGTCAACCAATCAAAAGATTGCTCATTAAAATGTTCAATATAAATATTATTCATGTAATTCACGATATTTATTATTATGTGAAATGCAAACATCAAGGCAATTTTTACGGCATATATCATCTTTATAGCAATCATGGTTTTTAAACCATTCTAAGCGTTCTAGTCTCATATTTTCTGAAATCCTACCGATTGGCTCACCCTTTTCTCTCATGTAAATAACACAAGGAAAATGATAATCTCCGGCAATAACAGAATCATCTAAAACTATTGCACATTTATTATAATCACTTTCACACATTCCTCTCACATTTTTGCCATTAGCAAAATTATTTATTCTATATTTCAAAATAGGATGCGCATTAATTATTCCTTCTTCAACTTCATTAAGTCTTGGTATTGGTATATTCCACTGAGCAGCAGAAATAATACGAATATCTGCCACACCCAATTTATGGGCAAATCTTATCGTTTCAATAGTTTTATCAATATTTTCTGGAGTTAATACAACACCAACAGTAACATAAGTTAATTTGGATATTGCTTTAATATTATCAACTACTTTAAACCAAGAATCCTTAATACCACCAGCCATTTTATCGCCATCATCAGCACAACAAGCATCTAATGATATTGAGAAATCATTACAACCAGCATTAATAAGTGCCATATATAATTCAATTTTATTTGAACCATTAGTTGATATTGCAATTCTATTTATACCTTTATATTTAGCATAAGTAATTATTTCCACAATATTTTTATGTAATGTTGGTTCACCGCCAGAAAATCTTATATTTTCTAATGGAATATCTTTACACCACAAATCAATATTATGTTTAATTTCTTCTAATGAAAGTTCTTTAATTTTTCTCTGTCCATATATTTCAGCTTTTAAACCTCTACAATAATTACAACGAAAATTACAATATTCGGTTATAATCATTTCACATCTTTTCATTTGAGATGTTATTGATACATTTCTCACTCTTTCATCAGATAATGTATAAAACCCAATTTCTTTTAAATTCATCATAATATATTTAAAGTTTCAATAATTCCTTCAGTTAAAGCTGATTCAAAAGTATAATGTAAACCAACTTTATCATCTAATTCTGGGTATTCAATTACACCCCAGATGTACCCATTACCTATCTTTTCGTTTGTAGTGTACATACAATTAAGATGAATATTTTTATCATTCCTTAACCAACGTTTAATGAACGATAATGCCAGTAAATTTAAATCATCGTCATTACAAAAATCAAATACAGGTAATTTCATTCCCTTGCTAGAAGCAAGATTGAGTAAATCATGAGAAAGTTTAATAAGATTTTCCATGTGTAATGATTATATGTTTTAATTATAATACGAAAATTATTAAATTTTGTTGCAAATATATAAAAATAATTTAAATAATAGTGGTTAAATCTAAATATTTATATTATATTTGCAGAAGAAAATAAAAACTATGAAAACGAATAACGAAATTGTTACTATTAAACTAAATGATACGGTAAAAACAAAACATGGTATTGGTCTTGTTGTAGATGTTATAGAATGGAACGATGGTATTACAAATCATATTGAATATGATGTTGAAACTCAGATTGGTAGTTATAGATTAATGAGAAGCGAAATTGAAAAATAAATTAAAATAATAAAATTAAATTATGGAAAATGAAACAAAAACTAACATACCTGATGGGTTTGAATTTGTTAACCCATGACCCTGTGGAAACTAATCTAAATTTGAAGTGTTTAATACCACAAATTTGTTCGGTTATACTTCCTAAATCCGTGGAACTAAAATAATTAAAAATAAATTATATATGGAAAAAGAAGATTTAATACTATGTGAATGTGGTTCTCCTGAACATCAAATTATTATTCAAAAGGACGAAGAATTTAAAGACAGAATGATTTATTTGCAAATTCATTTAAGAACTTACAACAATTTCTTTAAAAGAATTTGGATTGCAACTAAATACATCTTTGGTTATAAGTGTAGATATGGAAATTGGGATGAATTTATTCTCACAACAAATAATTATCAACCAATGAAAAATGCTATTGAATTTTTAGAAAACGATATAAACAAAAATGAAAACGATATTTAAAACAATCATAAAAAATGCACTATTAATAATTATGGCTATCGTAACAACAATAGGACTGTTATCAACAGGATATTTTTTAATTTTTATTGAGTGTAAAATATATACCCTAATAAGTTTTATTATTACTTGTGCTGCCATATCAGTAATGGAATACATTAATTTCGATAATAAAGAAAAAATCTTTAAAAAATTTTAAATTATGAAAGCAGAAGATATATTAAAAATTGACTGGAAAACCACATCGTTAATAGCTATTGATGAATGTAGAATGGGATGTGATGGAAGACCAACATTAACCATTGGTCGTTCTTATCATCCAACTCATTATAATACAAGCTGGATAAGAATTTTTGATGATTATAATGAAGAACATCATTTCGAATATGATACACTTCAAAATTATTTTAAAATTGTGGCTAATGAAAATTTAGAAAACATATGTACGGCAAGTAAAATTAATGTATTAGAAAACCTAAAATGTGCTGTAGGATTTGATGCAAACAATACTTATCCCGCATTATTTCAACACTTAGGTTATAGAAAATTAATTGCCGAACAACTATTAAGAGGTGGTGAAACAAATAAAATGAAAGAACTTGAAGAATTGTATGAACAAGTCAATATTAAAATAAAATTAATACTAGGACTACTATAATATGAATGTTGATAAAGTAAATATAAAAGATTGCCATCAGAATGCTTGCGCAAATTTCTTAATTGAAGAACATACGATTGGTGATTTAAGAGATGAAGCAGATTTTGATAATGTAGTTTATCATGCAAAAAAATCATTAATGTTTGCAAAAGACTTAATATTAAATATTGATGGAACTAATGAGGAAAAGGCAAAATTTATTGATGATGTAATTCTGGATTATGATAAGTTTAAAGTAAATGGGCAAAGTAAAGAAGAAGTTTGTCCTAACTGTGGTTCAAAATTAAAACCTTCAATGTATGCATATATAAACGTTCAGTGTACAAAATGCGATTATAAAAGATAAAATTATGAAAGTAAATATAAATGAAATAATTGAATGTGGTCATAAATTATATTATGACATCAATCCAAATAGTGAAATGGATGTGCCTTCTATGTTCTATGAACGATTAGAAAAAGAATGGGTAAAATGGAAAGAAAGTGGAAGCGAATTATCATTCTATGAATATTGTAAGCACAGCATATCTGATGTTGATGATTCATTACCTACTGATATTGAAATGGACGAACAAATTTTAAAAATAATGAATGAAAATTTGGTTGCTGGTACTGTTGCTGAAAATACAGAAGGAATTATTTGTAATAAATTTGCTACATCATTAAAAATTGTTCATTACATAAAAGAATTAATGAAAAAATAAATAATAATAATATGGATATTAAAGAACCAGATTTAACGGCTGGCGGTATGGCATAGTTATTTTTTCTATCACAAAACTAAATTAAAAGATATGGCTTACGATATTTATGGACAAAACTTAGCGAGCGGACACTGTGAGGTACATCCGTGGGTTGCGGAAAGTTATCCGTGCAGTTTATGTTATGCAGAAAGCAAACCTAAACACGACCCAAGACAAAAGGAGTATGAACGTGCGGAGGCAGAACACTACGCTGAAATGGAGCGAGCGCACTACGAAGAACTGGCAAGAAAAAATAATTTGCTATACCGCTTGTTATGCTATGTGGCACTTGCAGTAAGTAAATTAAACGAGCGAGTTCAAAAATATAAGGAAAAAATGTTAAGCAGAACGGTTGGTAGATTAATTCATAAACAATGATAAAAGAAGAAAAATCAACACAAGAAATAACAATTCATCACAAATATTGTGATGATTGCGGAGTGGAAATAAAGCGTGGTATGGCTTGTTCTGCTGCAAAGTGTGAGATGTGTGGTAAGGACTTGTGTGATAAGTGTGTTGAACATGAAGATAATGGCTCTGGTGATTACAGAATCGTTTATTGTTCTAGGTGTTGGCGTATTGGTCTCGAATATTTTGAAAAAATAAAAATATATGTAGATGAAATAGAAAATTTAAATACTGAATGGTTAAGAAAATGCCTTGATAAACAAGTGTAATAAAGAAACTTTTCCTGATTGGAAAGCAAAAACAGAATGTTTATAAAAAAACCCTACAGAGTCACAACTTCTGCAGGGCAACAGTATAAACCAATATATTGTCCCTCTTGTAATTACCTTGCGTATTAGTATAGTAAACAAAAGAACGGGACTGAGAAAAATCCTTTATTTTCTTTTATATTCTTTTAATTGTGCAGCCAAACTTAAATTCTCATGGCAAAATCCAGCTATTTCCCAAGCAGTTCTCTTATCTATGGTTATAGTTAAAAAATCCTCACAACTTGGATAAACGCAAAATGTTATTTCAACATTCCCATCTTTTGTTTTCCGTATATCAGATATTCCAGTTTCCATAGTTTTTATTATTTTATTTCAATTATATACGAATATTAATTAATAATGTTACAACATTTCCTCAATTTCAGCTAAAGTCTTTTTGTCTTTCTCTGGTAAATGAAAATGTTTCATACCATTCTTAAATTTTTTACTGTTTATAATTTCTTTTAAATAAGAAACCATAAAACCATTAACAGTATCAACAGCACATATTGAATGTTGACCAGTACCAAAACAATTTATGATTGAGCATATAACTTTTTTTTGCTCATCATTTAATTGTAAGAAATGTAATGTTGGTAATTTTTCCATAATATTTATGTTTTTTATTATATATACGAATCTTATTTTAAAATGTTACAACAATATTAATAAAAAAGTAACCACCTGCAAATTACTGTTAATTAATTATGAGTAGATTAAACAGATGCAAGTGGTTACAACACTAAAAATAAAAAGCTGCTCAATGACTTTCGTAAAGATACAACAACTTTTTAGATTTACCTAACATTTTAAAATGAAAAACCCCTGCAATTCTTTTCGTATCTGTACAACGTACAGTTTCAGGAATAACAAGGGTTTTTCTACTTGGCTCATCATGGACAGATGAATGTCCTCCAAATAACCATTGCCGTGAGGATATCATCCTGTATACCATCCGCTTACTTGACAACCTAGCTATGGTAAATCATTTTCAGCAGACTTTCGGTTGGTTTTCGTATCTTAAATATCTTTAGAACGTTTTGGTTTTTCAAATAAAATCTTTGTTACAATATCAGCAATATAAGTTGTGATTTTAATAATAATCATTATTGGAAATATTATCGTTACAAATCCAATTAAAAAATCATCATCTTCAATCATTTCAAATTTTACTAAAATATTGGTAAATATTCTTCCCAAAATTAAGTAAATGATGATGCCTATAATTATATGAAATGCTATTGTCATAATTTTTTGTTTTCTTTATTATACGAATTTGAATTAAAAATGTTACAAATTATGGCTTAATTATTATTTCACCTTCCCAAACTCCCCAACTAGACTTTTCACGAAAATACTTATAATGCGTAACAGTATCTTCAGTCAATACCCACATGTCACTTTCTTTCCAAGTAATATTAATTAATTTCTCATTTGCTTTTAATTCAATTTCCATTGTTCCACCAAAAGTTTTCGTTCTAATATTTTCAGTACAAGAAGAAAATATTATTATTGCTGAAATCAATAATGTTAGGAACAACCACCAATAAAAATCATTTTTTTTCATAAATTTATTTTTTATTTAATTTTTTTAAAATTTCATATAATAAAACTTCTGTAGGTGTTGCTTCTCTCATAGACCCATTTGGAAAAATAATTTCAGAAGTTCCAAACATATCTTTTTTGTTTCTAATCTTAAATGGTAACATAAAAAATGAATTATTATGCAATATTACAAATAATTTTCTAATTAATTACTATTTTTTCTAATTATTTTTTGGTTTATAAATAAATCTACCATCAATATTCTTTCTGGTTAATACAAATCCATGTTTACGATAGAAAGCATATAACCTTCTTTTATTTGCTCCATAGATAGTTGTAGCGTATAGTTGTATTTGAATATTATATTTATTAGCTAATGTTATTATCTCAGACATTATTATTGAACCCCAACCTTTATTTTGTTGAGATTTTTTGATATTAATTAATGCGAGATAGATATATGGGCATTCATTCAGTTCTTTATATTCTAATTTAAGGTTTTGAATAATATTCTTATATTTAACTTTCTTTAAATTAAATATTAAATCATCAAGTATATCCTGATTTAATAACATAAAACCTTCTAGTATTTTTTATAAATACAGAAGGTTAGTTTTTCTTTTTATATTTTAGATATAGTTCGTGAATAATACAAAACAAGATTAATAAACTAATGCTAATTGTGCAGTAAGGAAATTGCATATTGTTATATCATAATTATTGTTTAATTGTTAAAACCGCAGGATTTACTACTCCATCACCTTCATGTCCATATTCCTTATTGTGCCATTTCCGGAGTTCTTCACCATGTTTCCAGCATTGAGAAAGAAGATTAACAGCACAACCGTACATAAATCCAGTTATACCCATAAATCCAAGTTCATGCGAAGTTTTTTCGGCAATATCAACAAGTTTATTTCCTTTAGCTATTTCAACTTGCATAAGTTTTGCCCATCCTTCTGCATAATCCAAAGCAGCTTTTCCGTATGGGTCTGTATTTGCTTCACGGCTTTTATTCCATCCCTCGGTGTCTTTTAGTTCTAATTCAATACCATTAATTTTAGTATCAAATACGGCTTTTTCAGCAGCTTCTTTTTTACGGTATTCTTCAGCTTCATAAGCTGCTTTTTCTTCTTTAATTTTTGTAAGCCGTTTAAACTCTGCCTGTGTTTCTTTATCGTATTTAGCAACGCAATTAGTACCAACAGTTTTCCATCCCATTGTCCACGAATTTGAGTAATCACGGTATAAATATTTTAATTTGGTATTTTTATCAACCAAACATTTTACACCATTGAAATCAAATTCAACCACTATGTTTTTTTCTGTGGCTATTTCTTTAGCTTTTAATGCTACATTGTCAAATGTATTTCCGCAACTTGCTTCTAATTTATAAGTTTTCATAATATATGTTTTAAATTATTATACGCAAAAATATGATAAATGTTTCATTTATTCACAAGATTTTTCTCATATTGTTTTACGTGACCTGAATTAACTCTATATAATTGATTTGTTTTTGGATTAGCGATAACTAAATCCTGAATATATGTTTTAAGAACAGATTTATATTCATATTTTTGCCGAGTTTCGGCAACAATAAAATAATCAACATCCAATACGTGGTCATTATCAACATCATTGATAATACCAATAATATATAATTCACTTCCATCAAATCTCGTAACACTTGAACAATCAATTATTATAACTCTATCACCAATTTCCTTTTTGGTTTTATCATGTTCACAAACATCATGTTCATTAAGAAAATCTTCAATATCGGAAAAATTAATTTTATCTCTCATTGCTAAATATATTTAATTTTGATTTAATTCTTTATATACACTGGTATTGGCGTATGTTTTTCACTTTTTGTTTTATTTATTATACGAATTTTAATGAAAAATGTTGCAAAAACTAATATAAATTTTCACTGTATAAGTTATCACCAAATATTTGCTTCATATCAATTATCTGATTATTTTCTAATGCAATTTTTAAACCTTCTTTACGGTCAACAAATCTTCCAGTACTGGTTAAAAATCCTTGATGGTATGGATTTCTTGAAACCTTTTCTGATTGCCATAAACAATTACAGTGTCTTAGACCACAATATATTAATGGTTTACCTGCCATATCTTTTTCATCAGGATTGTGAATTGCTGCACAAATTATTTTTTCTTTCATTAATTTTTATATAATTTATAAATAATGTTCGTGTTTCTTACCTTAATATATTTTGGTTTTTTATAATAGTCTAGCATATTAAGCGATAAATCAGATTTTTCAATTGATATTGGATATTCTAATAATCTTGTAGTAAATTTCATAAACAATTATTTTTTGCTTGTAATTTACACATACCATCAAAACCAAATATTTGCTTGGTTGCTATTTCAGAATCTTTTTCATCTGACTCTATTCCAAGTGTAAATGATTCACCAAAACAATTAACTTCTTCTTCACTAATATAACAAAACCCTGCAGAAACAGGTTTTCTACTTTTAAATAATGAATGGTCGATTATCATAGGAAATATGATTATACTATCATCTTCCAATTTAACATACTTTTGTTTATTGTCAAACATATAATTATTTTAATTAAATTTTAAAATCCAACCTTTTTCAAATATTTTATTGAAAACTTCATTAGCTTTATCTTTTACTAATTTTTGTGAATAAAAACCTCTATGATGGTCTCCTGCTTTATAATATTCATAATGAGAAGGATATTTATCAATTTCCCATTGTTCTAAAACATTAGTTAATTGAATTTTATATGTACTAAACATTGGAATACTATGATTTCCCACTGAATAATTATGATTAGAATCTTTCATTAAATCAGGATAACCAATTTCCAAATTACCATAATAATGAATAGCATCTGGACTAGTACCTCTCCAAGTATTGATATTACATTTTACGATATGTCTGTTTTTATAAAATCTTGTTGTATATGCTTCACCACTATAAAGTAATTTAATTCCTTCACCATAATTTAAAGAAATTGTGTGTCCAATACATTGATAATCATATTCGGGAATTACTTTTTCTAAATCCCAACCATTATTATTTAATATTTTAAAATCCGAGTTCATAATTAAGGTGCTATACCAATTTCATATAAATATTCGCCATCGTTTTCATATGATTTAACCAAATCAATATATTCCTGAGAAGGTTCATCTAAACTAATTCGATATTCTTTTTCACCATCTTCCCATTTAGCTTCCTTAATAATAACTTTAGTTCCTTTAAGGATTCTCACTACTTGGTCAAGTACCCAAGTTTTATGATGGTCACCATCAATTCCACCATATTGGAAAATAAAATATAATACCCAATCAGCAGGTTTATAATATTTAAATATGGTGTCATTAACATCAATAATTGTTTCTCCTAAATATCCGTTCATAGTTTTATTTATTAATTATTAATATTCAAAATATTTTTTGTATAATGCTAAAATGTAATGTTTTTGTTGCCATTATTTTTGTGTTTTAATTGGTTTATATATGTGATTATACGAAATTTAATGAAAAATGTTACAAATATAATAAATTTATAATAATAATTAAATTATTTTAAAGAAAAATGTTTTTTCTCTAAAATTTTAGTATTTATATGAAATTATGATTAAAGCATATAAATATCGAATCATGCCAACTAAGGCACAACAAACACTAATCAATAAACATATTGGTAGTTGTCGATTTGTATATAATCTTGCTTTAGAAACCAAACAAATTGCTTATGCGGGTAATAAAATTAATTTATCTTGTTTTGACCTAATTAAACAACTTCCTGCTTTAAAAAAAGAATGTGAATGGTTAAAAGAAATTAATGCACAATCATTGCAACAATCAATAACACATTTAGATAATGCTTTTACTCGATTCTTCAAAGGACAATCAGATTTTCCTAATTTTAAAAAGAAATGTGCTAAACAATCATTTAATATACCACAAAGTGTAATTCTTGATTTTGATAATAATAAACTTATCATACCCAAATTTAGAAAAGGAATTAAAATAATTTTACATAGAACTTTTAAAGGTACTATCAGACAAGCAACTATAAGCAAAACTCCAACAGGTAAATATTTTGTAAGTATATTAGTTGAAAATAATGTTGTGATACCAAATAAAGTAAATATTGAAAGTAATAATAGTATTGGTATTGATTTAGGTCTTAAATCATTCTTAATAACTTCTGAAGGTGAGACATTTAATAATCCCAAATATTTAAGAAAATCACAATCTAAATTAAAATATATACAAAGTAAATATTCAAAATATAAAGGCAAAAAAACAAAACATAAATTAGCTCTTTTGCATGAAAGTGTTGCTAATCAAAGAAAAGATTTTTTAAATAAAATATCAATTAAACTTATTAGTGAGAACCAAACAATATGTTTAGAAGACTTGAATATTAAAGGTATGTCAGCAAGATGTAAACCAAAACAAGACGAAAATGGTAGATATTTACCTAACAGTCAAAGTGCAAAATCAGGACTTAATAAGTCTATAACTGATGCTGGTTGGGGTATGTTTGTTGATATGCTTAAATATAAAGCAGAATGGCAAGGTAAAAACATATTACAAATTGGTAGATTTGAACCATCAAGTAAAACTTGTAATGTTTGTGGCAATATTAATAAAGAGTTAACTCTTGATAATAGAGTTTGGACTTGTAGTAATTGTAATACTGTTCTTGATAGAGATGTTAATGCAGCAATTAATATTAAAAATTTTGCTTTAAGAAATTACATTAAATTGTGTAAGGAACTTACACTTGAAAATCATAGCGAACTGCCTACATTAGTGGGAGTGATGACCTATGAAGCCAACAAGTCTTTAGCTTGTAGGTAGTTCACTTGACCCATATTATTTATTTTTTAATAGAATTATTTTCCTTGCAAATATAAATCATATTTAATTAATATGCAAGCAAATTAATTTAACTTCCAAACTTTCTTATTTTAGCATCACTTGTTAAAAACCAACTTCTTAAATCCTTATCCCAAACGTAATCTTGATTATCACCTTCAAAATAAAAATCCAATACTTTTATTGCACCAGCACTATAACCTGCTTTAGTAAATGCATCAGCAATACCATCATCAACATCGGCATTGATAACTTCTCTTTTGCCAGTCATCCAAAATAATGTAAAATTTTTCATTTACTTCATGTTTTTATTATTAATACGAAATAAAATAATAATTGTTACATTAATTATTAAAAATAAAAACCTTCATTATAATTAATATAACGAAGGTTTAAATAATAATCAAATTCAATCTTTAACTTTTTCCCATAATTTTGAGAAATGTTTTTTTCTTTTCTGTATTCCAATAAAATATAATCCCTTTTCAAGAATTGTTGGTCTATGGTCTGCTATTTCAGTTACTTGATTCTTATTCCAGTATTCAGGAACTAGATTTTCAAATCTGGTATGATTTAAAGTACAACCATCTGTTCCAACTTCAATTACAAAACTATTATCTTTTTCTAATTCGTATAAATCATAATCACCACACATTGCATGACAATGACCAGACTTTTCTGATTTTGCAATAAATGTCTTTCCAATTTTCTTACATCCTTCGGGAAGTTTACTTATTGAAAATATCTGAACGTCACCTTGCATTCCAGCAAATTTGTTGTTAAAATTTAAATTTTTCATAATTAATTATTATTAAGTATTATTTTTAATTTTCTTTTGCAAATATAGATAATTTTATTTAAATATCAATCCCTTTTATTATTTTTAATTTCTACTATTCCAAAAATAATCCAATTCTTTTGGTATTTCATTTGGTCTATGATATTTAGCTGCTTCTATACAATCATTAAAACTACTGTCAGTTGGTATTAAATAATTTTGTCCAGTTGAAGGACATGTCATCTTTAACCAAGCTAATGCTGCAGGACTATTACCATTTAAATCCTCTTCTTCATTAAATACTTCTTTAGTCTTATATAATATAAATTCTTCATCACCATGTGCATGTTTAATAGTTTTCCTATCTACTTCAACAGCATCAAGAAATTTCATCATTTCTCCCTCACCTTTGCTTTCAATTATTTCATAAATACCACCCCTAACGTCTTCATTGGTTTCATTTATAAAATCTGTTTTAATTAATGAATTGTTATTTGCTTTTTCAAATATCAATTTCGGCATTTGTCTTCCATGAATATAATAACAATCAAACTTTGTTTCTTCAATTGTACATCCCCATTCAACAGCTAAACCATTTGTATTATGTAAATTATTGTTATTATCTCTATATATTTTCTTTGGATATTTTGAAACAACACATAATAATTCAGAAAAAATTGCTGAATACACACCAGAATCTAAATATAAATCATTCCAAGAATTTAATGTAATTCCAATTTCTCCACAATCAATTTTAAATTCATCTTTAATAAATTTCCACCAAGCCAATGAAACATTAGAATAAACATTTGCAGTAAATAAATATGAATTATTATAATTCTTTAGTGTATTGTTTAGTGTATTCTTTAGTGTATTGCGTAGTGTATTGCCTAGTGTATTGCCTAGTGTATTGCTTAGTGTATTGCGTAGTGTATTGTGTAGTGTATTGTCTAGTGTATTGTCTAGTGTATTGTCTAGTGTATTGCGTAGTGTATTGTATAGTGTATTGCGTAGTGTATTGAGTAGTGTATTGTATAGTGTATTGAGTAGTGTATTGTATAGTGTATTGCCTAGTGTATTGCCTAGTGTATTGTCTAGTGTATTGAGTAGTGTATTGTCTAGTGTATTGCCTAGTGTATTGCCTAGTGTATTGTCTAGTGTATTGTGTAGTGTATTGTCTAGTGTATTGTCTAGTGTATTGAGTAGTGTATTGTATAGTGTATTGTCTAGTGTATTGAGTAGTGTATTGCGTAGTGTATTGTATAGTGTATTGTCTAGTGTATTGAGTAGTGTATTGTATAGTGTATTGAGTAGTGTATTGTATAGTGTATTGCCTAGTGTATTGCCTAGTGTATTGTCTAGTGTATTGAGTAGTGTATTGTCTAGTGTATTGCCTAGTGTA